TAACGCAGAACCTGAAGTAAAAGATGGTAGTCCTACAGCAACACACAGAGGTACTATGCAATACTGGCGAGACTTAGTGACAGGAGAAGATTAATATGAGATTACATTTATTATTTGAAAATGTTAATAACTCAGTTGAGTTACGTGATGCATTTAATTCTGAACAGTGGTTGAGAATAGCAAACTATTTTATTACAGACGGGCCAGCCGCACCACCAAGATGGAAAGGGTCAATGGGCGAAAATAACGATCAAATTATTTCGCTCATGGGAAGAATTAATAGACAGATAGGCAAAAATATGGTTGTACAAACAACCGGTCAGTGGAACACTGTTGCAGCAAGATACGGCATGGATTATAAAGGCGGCGGCTTACTTTCATGGAATGCTATTTATAATCACCTAAAACCTTGGGCCGATGCGCCGATGCCAGAAAACTTTGATGTACGAGGATCAAGTGTTGACAGGGGCGATATTGACAATACCAGAGAAACTAGAAATGAAATATCAAATTGGGTCAATACTACTACAACAGAATGGACTGATTATCAAGCAGCAAAAGCCGAGTTTTTAAAACCTTGGGCTCTAGGTGCTTTGCACGAACATCGGCCTCCTGAGTGGCATGACTGGCTTGGCGGCCAAACTGAAGGTGGCAACGATAATATTTACAAAGATCGACTTGTTACTATCGGAGATACTATTGAAGAGCACGTTAGAGACAACGGTAGTATTAGCAAAGATGAAATTGTTCGTATGCTTTATGGCTGGCTAACTTCGACTGATCTGGCCTGGGAGAATTACCAAGAAAATCAGTCAGATGGATCTAATTAATTTAAATCCATTATTTACTTCTTCACCATACTTAACCAATCCAATAGAACGACGCTTAGTGGAAACACTTCCGTTCAAAGACTTTGACAAAGATGGATATGAAGTTCCGACACCTTTAGAACATCTACATTATGAAGCAAACGGTATAGAACTTAATAGAGAAATACAATACCATATTGCTCCTGTACAAGAATGGTATACTGATATAGATCAAAGCGAAGTTAATTTGGTTTTAGATCATTGTATGCTGCTAACACGCTATGCGTTTGACGGTGAAGCACGAGAGCAAATAGAAGAAGTTTGTAAGCAGCGTCCTATTCTACAAAAACTACTAAACATCAAACCCAAATGGGGGATTGACTTTAGCTTGGATTTTGTTACACACGATCTTGTGATGGAAGTAATACACATCGAACAAGACTTTGACAATGTCGACGAAGCATACGCTGCTAAAGAACGTTTAGAAAGTATTATTGACAATACCGACTGGTATGAAGGTGCTATAAAATTATGGCAGCGCAAAGACGAATGGATCAACTTGTCAAGTGACGACCATTCGGACTATAAGGCACAGTTCTTTGGATGGGAACGTGCTTTTGATAATAAAAAAGTGTTTTAAACACTTGACAAACATCTAAATCTATTATATAATTAACTTAACAACTTAACTCAACAAGGAGATATCTATGAGCGATCGTACCTATGGTGCTGAAGAGAAAGCAAAACTTGAGCGGCTAGTCCAAGAAGGCGTAACAGTGTTGCAAGAGATTGAAGATTTACAAGGCGGACTTAAAGACACTGTTAAAGCAGTAGCAGAAGAACTTGACATTAAGCCTAGCTTAATTAACAAAGCAATTAAGATTGCACAAAAACGTGATTGGGACAAACACTATGATGCGTTTGACGATTTAGAAACACTTGTTACTACAGTTGGTGTTGACAAATAATGCAAAAGATTAAGTCATTTTGGGTAGATAGTTATACCAGTGATAAAACAGCATTTTTCTTTGAATTAACAAGTTTTATATTCACTGTATATGCAAGTTTAACACTTGCGCTTAATGCTGATAACCCAAATATGCTACTTGTATATCCAGGTTTCTTTATAGGTAGTGTTACACAGTGCTATGCCGCTTACAGACGTGGTGCAGCCTGGGTAATGCTACTAACTGGATACTTTGCTATAGTAAATGTATTTGGATTTGGAGTTGCTTCACTATGGTGGTAAAGCCCTATCAATGGTTAGCGTGGTTGGCTACAGTATGTTTACTGACAGCCGCTATACTAGCCGCATTTAATGTTTACCCTTTGTACATCTGGGCATTTATTATTAGTAACAGTCTATGGATACTTATAGGTATTCTATGGAAAGAAAAAAGTTTAATTGTTATGAACACAGGCTTAACCGTAATTTACGTTGCAGGCTTGTTGCTCTGATATATATTAGTACGCACAAGCAGAAATGTGTGCATGTAGAAGGTTAAGTTGGCCATAAGCAACGAAGGAGAAATGAATGCCATACGTAGACGCGATGTTCGATCGCGATCAAGATATTATACGTGTTGTTGAAAGACGCGATAGCAAAAGAATTTTTACAGAGTATTCTGCAAAGTATACTTTTTATTATAAGGATCCTAAGGGCAAGTACAAGAGTGTGTACGGTGATCCGTTAAGTCGTATTGTAAGTAAGAACACAAAAGACTTTCGCAAAGAAGTTGCAATCAACAGAGACAAAGAACTTTTTGAGAGTGACGTAAACCCTATCTTTCAGTGTTTGAGCGAAAACTATCTTAATCAAGATGCTCCTAAACTAAACATTGCTTTCTTCGATATTGAGACAGACTTTGATCCAGAGCGCGGCTTTGCTGATCCAAGTGATCCGTTTATGCCTATTACAAGTATCTCAGTATACTTACAATGGTTAGATACAATGGTATGTTTAGCAGTTCCGCCCAAGACACTTACAATGGAACAAGCTGAAAAAGAACTAGAAGGCATCGACAATGTAATACTGTTTGAAAAAGAAGGTGATATGATTGACACTTTCTTGACACTGATTGAAGATAGTGATATCTTATCAGGCTGGAACAGCGAAGGTTATGATATTCCCTACACAGTAAACAGAACTAGCCGTGTACTAAGCAAAGATGACACACGTAGATTCTGTTTGTGGGGTCAACTTCCTAAGAAACGTGAATATGAGAAGTTTGGCAAAATGAGCCAAACATTTGACTTAGTCGGACGTGTACACTTGGATAGTTTGAACTTGTATCGTAAGTATACATACGAAGAACGACACAGTTATCGTCTAGATGCAATTGGTGAGATTGAAGTAGGCGAAAATAAAGTTGCATATGAAGGTACACTGGATCAATTATACAACAATGACTTCCGAAAGTTTATTGAATATAACATTCAGGATACTGCACTACTTGACAAACTAGATAAGAAGCTACGCTTTATTGATTTGAGTAACACAGTTGCACACGAAAACACTGTTCTACTACAGACTACAATGGGTGCTGTTGCTGTTACTGAACAAGGTATCATTAACGAAGCACACAATCGAGGACTTCAAGTACCTAATCGTAAAAAACGTGATGATGAGAATACACAAGCGGCTGGTGCATATGTTGCGTTTCCAAAGAAGGGATTGCATAAGTGGATTGCATCGATGGATTTGAACTCACTGTATCCATCAGTAATTCGTGCATTGAATATGGCTCCTGAAACTGTTGTAGGACAGATTCGTCCTGAAATTTCAGATGCCCGTGTACATGAAGATATGACGTTGAAGAAGAAGTCATTTGCAGGTAGTTGGGAAGGACGCTTTAGTACAGAAGAGTACGAAGCAGTCATAGAGAAACGCAAAGACATTGCACTAACTGTTGACTGGGAAGACGGACGTAGTGATGTATTGAGCGGTGCAGAAGTTTACAAACTAATCTTTGACAGTCAAATGCCGTGGATGCTTAGTGCTAATGGCACCATCTTTACACAAGAGTTCGAAGGTGTTATTCCAGGTATTCTAAAGCGTTGGTATGCTGAACGTAAAGATATGCAGAAGATGTTGAAGAAAGCAAAGGATGCAGAAAACAAAGCAGAGATTGAATACTGGGATAAACGACAGCTAGTTAAGAAGATTAACTTGAACAGTTTGTATGGTGCTATTCTTAATCCTGGTTGTAGATTCTTTGATAAGCGTATCGGACAATCTACTACACTAACAGGTAGACAGATTGTTAAGCATATGTCAGCAGAAGTAAACAACTGTATTGCAGGCGAATATGATCATGTTGGTAAAGCAATGATTTATGGCGATACTGACTCTTGTTACTTTAGTGCTTGGCCGTTGTTAAAAGATGACGTAGAATCAGGTAAGCTAGAATGGACACCTGAGAAGGCAATTGCACTTTATGATCAAATCTGCGAGCAAGCAAACACAACTTTCCCTAAGTTTATGGCAGAAGCATTTCACTGTCCAAAGTCACGTAGTGATGTTATTGCAGCAGGTAGAGAGATTGTAGCACGTAGTGGCTTATATATTACTAAGAAGCGTTATGCGGCACTAGTAACTGATAACGAAGGCTTTAGAACAGACGGTGACGGTAAGCCAGGCAAAGTAAAAGCAATGGGCCTAGACTTGCGTAGATCAGATACGCCTGTGTTTATGCAACAATTCCTAAGTGAACTACTACTAATGGTACTTACAGACATTCCACAAAAACAAGTACTAGATCGTATTACAGAATTCCGCAAGGAGTTTAGTGAACGCCCTGGTTGGGAGAAAGGTAGTCCGAAACGTGCAAACAAAGTTGGACACTACAGACGCTTAGAAGAAAAACAAGGCAAAGCAAACATGCCCGGGCACGTTCGTGCAAGTCTTAACTGGAATACACTAAAGCGTATGAACGGCGACAAGTACAGTGAAGAGATTGTTGATGGTATGAAAGTTATTGTTTGCAAACTTAAACAAAATCCTTTGGGTTATACAAGTGTTGCATACCCAACAGACGAGCTACGTATTCCAGAATGGTTCAAAGAACTACCGTTTGATGATGCGGCTATGGCAGAAACAATTATTGATAACAAACTAGACAACTTGATTGGTGTGCTTAACTATCCACTAGAAGATACTAAGTCGCATACAACATTTGGTAGTTTGTTTGAATTCGGAGACTAAAATATATGAAAGTGAAATTAGAAATAGAAATTGATACAGAAAACGAGCAAGACCTAAATACTATTGAAGAAGTTATTGAAAAGTTAAAACAACTAAAAGATCAGCTCTACTATGAGGATGAGGAATGAACGTAGGATTTACATGTAGTACGTTTGACCTTTTGCATTCCGGACATGTACAAATGTTACGTGAAGCAAAGGATCAATGCGATTATTTAATTTGTGGATTACAGGTTGATCCAAGCGTTGATCGTGCAGAAAAGAACGCTCCTATACAAACTGTTGTGGAGCGTTACACTCAACTCAAAGCAGTTAAGTATGTTGATGAGATTATTCCTTATGGTACAGAAGCAGACCTAGAAGATATCTTGACAATGTATAATATTGATGTTAGAATATTAGGAGAGGAGTATCGCGACAAAGACTTTACAGGTAAAGATATCTGTAGACGACGAGATATAGACTTACATTTTAACAAGCGTGACCACAGATTTAGTTCAAGTGATTTGCGCAAAAGAGTGTCGGAGAATAAATGAATAAGTTTATATTTGATGTAGATGGTACACTAACACCTAGTAGACAACCTATTAATGAGGAATTTAAAGAGTTCTTTTACAATTTCTGTTTAGGTAATGAAGTATACTTAGTTACTGGTAGTGACAAATCTAAAACTGTAGAACAGATAGGTGAGAAAATATACAACAGATGTAGCCGTGTATATCAATGCAACGGAAATGATGTTTGGAAAGGCGAAGAAAACATTCGAACAAATGAATGGACACTACCGGACTTAGCAAGAACATTTTTAATCAGTTGTGAGTATGAAAGTCAGTTTCCTTTACGCACTGGCAATCATATTGAGGAACGCCCGGGTATGGTGAACTTTAGTATTGTAGGACGCAATGCAACATTAGGCGAACGCAAGTTGTATGTAGAGTATGACACTAAAGAGAAAGAACGTAATAATATTGCAAATGCGTTTAATATAATGTTTCCAGACTTATCAGCAAAAGTAGGTGGCGAAACAGGAATTGATATTTCACCTAGAGGTTCAGACAAGAGTCAAATCATTGAAGACTTTAATACAGTAAGAGATCAATTGTGGTTCTTTGGTGATGCTATTTACGAAGGCGGCAATGACTATCCGTTAGCCAAAGTAGTAAAGAATCATAGAAAAGTTACTGGATGGGCACAGACTAAAGAATACTTAGAAGTATTCCAAGACAGTGGAAAAGCAGTATGAAAATTTTATTAACAGGTAGTCACGGGTTTATAGGCTCAGCACTATATGCTAGACTTGTAAAACACGGACATACTGTATTCGGTGTTGATCTAAAGAATGGCCCTCAGTTTGATTTGCTTACATATAATATATGGCAAGACAACATCGATCTTGTTATTCACTTAGCAGGTAAAAGCGGTGTACGTGAAAGTTTAAAAGACCCTGCAGGTTATTGGAACAACAACGTAGAAGCAACACGTAGACTGTTTGATCGCTACCAAGACACACGTATACTATATGCAAGCAGTTCGAGTGCTTACGAGCCCGATTTGAACCCTTATGCGGCGAGTAAGTACATCATGGAAGAACTAGCAGGACGGTATCCAGACACACTAGGTATGCGTTTTCATACAGTGTACAGCGATAATTGTCCTAGAGAGAACATGTTCTTTAATAAACTACGCAATGGTACACTAGAATATGCAACTAGGCATTATAGAGATTTTATTCATCTAGAGGACGTACTAGATGCAATTGAGATATTAATCAAGAAAACACATATCAATGGTACAATCGATATTGGTACGGGGCATCCAGTTAGGATCCAAGACTTGGCACCGTTAGCACCGGTTCGTCTAAATACCCCAGGAGAGCGGAACTGGACTTGTGCTAATATGGAAAAAATGAAGGCACTTGGCTTCAAACCTAAATACACAGTAGAAAAGTTCTTGACAAATCAAGAAAATAGTAATATAATAAACATTATAACAGGAGAAAACGTATGAAAGACATCTTACAAGACGTAGTAGCACATACTCACGCACTAGGCTTTTTGTCGCTTGTAAAAGTAAGCAACGATGAAGGCACACAAATTGATTCAATGGCAGAGGACCGTAGTGTAATCTTGTCAGCTGAAACACATAACTCTGTTACAGAGTTTAAAGGTACATTTGGTATGCCTAATCTAGACAAACTTAGCTTGCATCTTAAAAATCCCGAGTATCAAAAAGATGCTAAGATTGAAGTTGTAGAAGCAGAGCGTAACGGTGAAACTATTCCAACACACATTCACTTTGAAAATGCCGCAGGCGACTTCCAAAATGATTACCGCTTTATGAATAAAGCAATTATCGAAGAAAAGCTAAAGACTGTAAAGTTCAAAGGCGCAAGTTGGAATGTAGAGTTTCAACCTTCAATGGCAGCTATTGCACGTATGAAACTAATGAGTGCTGCACACAACGAAGAGCCTACGTTTAACGTAAGTACTGAAGCAACAGGCGGTGTAACTGATCTAGTGTTTAGCTTTGGTGATGCTAGTACACACGCAGGCGAGTTTGTATTCCAAAATGCAGTAGAAGGTAGCTTACAACACACGTGGAGTTGGCCTGTAGCACAAGTGCAAGCAGTTCTTAATTTAAGCGGTGACTTAACTATGAGTATTTCAGATCAAGGTGCTATGATGATTAGTGTTGATTCGGGCATGGCAAAATACGATTATATTCTTCCAGCTCAGAGCAAGTAATATGAACAAAGACCTTACAGAAGCACAACAAGATTATGCACACTTCTTGCCCGCACTGAGTGGCTTCTATGCTACTTACGTGGGCAAGCAACGCTATCCTGACCCTGTTAATGGTCCTTATGTTCCTGACGATCGTATTCCGGCAAACTTTCAAAACAATGTAGAAAGTCTTAATTACTTAAACTCCAAAGAAGGAGCGTTCACATACAAGTGGACGCTCTATTCTGCAGGACACGCTGATTTAGATACAACTAAACACGTACCTAAAGAAGATATGGTGCGTAATAGAGATAAAGAGAACACTTGGTTACTAGGTGATAGTGGCGGTTTCCAGATTGGTAAGGGTGTTTGGGAAGGTGACTGGAAAGATCCTAACTGTCCTAAAGCACAGAAAAAGCGTGATGGTGTATTGCGTTGGATGGATGCTTACATGGACTATGGTATGATCCTTGATATTCCGGCTTGGGTGGCACGTTCACCTGCAGGTGCCAAAGCTACTGGTATTAGTACATATGACGAAGCAGTGGCAGCAACACGCATCAACAACGATTACTGGATGAAACATAGGACAGGAGCATGTAAGTTCCTTAACGTTCTACAAGGTGAGAATCACGCAGACGCAGATGACTGGTACGAGCAGATGAAAGATTACTGCGATCCTACCAAGTACGAACGTCCTTTTGAAGGATGGTCAATGGGTGGACAGAATATGTGCGATGTGCATTTGTTACTCAAACGCATTGTTGCACTTCACTACGATGGGCTCTTACAAAGCGGCTTACACGATGTAATGCACTTTCTAGGTACAAGTAAACTAGAGTGGGCTACACTGCTAACAGACGTACAACGAGCTGTACGCAAGTACTACAACCCAACATTTATGGTTACCTTTGACTGTGCTAGTCCGTTCCTTGCAACAGCTAATGGACAAGTATACACTTCTAATGAAACACCAGATCGAGGCAAGTGGACATATCGAATGTTGCCTAGTGTAGACGAACTAAAGTATGCTACTGACACACGTACATTCAAAGATGCTACTACGCAAGATGGTATTTTTAAAGTATTTGAAGACTCTCCATTAACTGATGGATTGCTAGTAAGTGATATTTGCACATACAAAAAAGGCGATCGCAACAAGATTGGCGTACCTAAAGTAAGTGCAGGCGAAGTTGAACTAGACAAACATGATCAACCTGTATTAGATACTGAAGGTAATCCTATTGTACGCAAGAAAGACTCAACAAGCTGGGATTCATTTAGCTATGCTATTCAAATGGGTCATAACGTATGGACGCACATCAATGCTGTACAAGAAGCTAACAGACAGTATGATGCAGGTGTTATACCTAAGATGCTTGTACAAGAACGATTTGACAGAGTACTAGTTAGAGATGTCATAGACGAAATCTTTTCAAAGACAACTCGAGAAGAGTCATTAGAAACAATCGAGAAATATTCAAAGTTTTGGATGGCTATTCCTGGAACACGTGGCGCAATTGGTAAAAAGACAGTAAACAGTTCGACATTCTTTGATGCACTGTTTGATGTAGAAGAACCTATTGAACCTGTTGAAGAACTAGACGAGACTAAATTAGAGGAACTTGAAGATGAGCAACTATGAAGATGAAAGAGATAAACTTCTTGCACACTACAACGAACTACAACGGAAACATAGAGAGCTTGACACAGAGCTCGAAACCAAGTATAATAATATGACAATAACAGACGAAGTTCGTAGAATGAAAACTATGAAACTTTATCTAAAAGATGAAATGCATCGTATCAATGCATATTTGGTACAAAAAGGTTTAGAATAATGCAAGTAAATCGAGTAATTCCTATAATAGAATCTGGTTATGTGTCACCGGCGAGCGGGTTTGGTGACGGTGGTTACGGAGTGGCTATACAAAGAGCCTATGATGAACGGGGTATAGAAACTAACTACGGTCCTGGAAATGATATTCCTGATCTAGATCTTGAAATTAAAAGTTGGGACAAAACTAAGAAAGGACACATTAGTGTTGCTTCGAGTACATTTGATAACATATATGCTACTGATGGTAGCATATTTTTAGACAAGTTTAAAAAATGGAATCTTCATATTCACGAAGGCGGCGTTCTTAAAGAAGTAAGAAAGATTGACTTTGGACCAATTCAAGATGTTATTGAAGAAGAACTAGCCGAACTTTCAGATCAATTGTCGAATGGCACAAATGCTCCTAAGTCTGAACATTTAATATTAGAAAAAGTTAAAAGTAACAGTTGGAAGTTGCGTGTAAAATTTAATAAGGCAGAAAACTTATTTGGCATGTCTAGTTCACGCAAGCAGTTAAACGATCTCTTTGGAGCATTTTAATGAAACGTAATTATGAAAGTGGCGTAAGCGATACTCCAATATTCTTTACAGGCGTAGAAGTTGAAAAGACTCCTGCGTTTGGAATGAAGACACTGTTTGTTACTGGTGTTCAAGACTATAATGAAATTATGATGCATTACACATATCAACAATGCGAACATATCTTCTTTGGTGCTAATCACAGTTATCATCCTGTGTCAGCAGATGAGTTTGAAGATTGGGATCTAATGATTCGTGCGTTTACGGATCAAGGTATCCTTTGTAGTTTAGACATTCCAAGCACTATTAACCTTGAATGGTTTTTAGACGGTGGACTTGTTGAAAGTGATAACTTTATTCCGCAACTTCGTGTTGTAGTTCCGTATGTTGCACAATGGAATTATAATACAATGATTAAAATCGACGACAAAGATTTTAAAGCAAGTAATCCAGGCGTTTGGTGCCATAGCCTGCATGACTTGATGGACCGTAATAAATTTACGGACTGGAGCAAATATGGCCTTGACAAAGTTCTAAAGTGAAAGTATACTTAATACAATGCAAGAACGCTATTATGAGTACATGTTACGTAGAATGAGAGAAGAAGACAAAATGTCACAAGCAAACATGCTAAACAAAGCAGAACGCAGTATTTGGGTAACCTTTAATAAAGAGGGGGTACATATGTACCCAGGCGCAGATACTGATCCTAAACTAGCAACCGGCGATTGGGATGATGTATCATTCTTAGGCATTCCGCATCGTCATATCTTCCACTTTAAAGTTCGCATCGAAGTGTTTCACAACGATCGCGATATTGAATTCATTCAGTTTAAACGCTGGATGGAACGGTTGTACGCTGAAGTAGATAGCTCTACATCTGTACTACAGCTGGATCACAAGAGCTGCGAAATGATCGCAGATGACTTGTATGAAGAAATCGCTACAAAGTACCCTGGCCGCTTTGTAGAGATCAGCGTAGCTGAAGACAATGAAAATGGCTGTTCTATTTTTTATCCCAAGTCATAACAAGAGGAATATATTATGACAATTGCTAATCCAGCAGTGAATAAAGTGTTTAACGATCTTGATCAATACCGTGACTATTGTCGCTTTGAAGGTAAAGTATTTAACGAGGCAGACTTGTATAAAAAGGATGCACCGATTTGGATTGCCTATCAAAAGTATCAAGGTTGGCTACGAGCAAAGGCCCGTAACGGCGGGCGAGACTTTGTACAACGTCCTCGCAAGCAGTACAACAAAGGATAATAATTATGACTATTCATATTGTAGACATTGAAGCAGTAGATACACGCTATACTAAGCAATGGAAGGAATATCTTCCAAAGCAACTGCGACGAGCTACAAATGAAGATGTTGTAGTTATTAGCGGTGGGGAAACGCCTCAGGCTACAACGCCTGGGGCTTTCCTTAACTTTGGTGGTACAAATGTGTACAAATCAAAACAACTCGAACAGATAGGAGAAATGTTCTGCAATGGAACTGTTAAAGACGGTGACTATTTTCTCTATACCGATGCCTGGAACCCTACAGTTATTCAACTACGCTATATGGCAGAATTACTGGGTGTTGACATTAGCATTGGTGGTTTGTGGCATGCAGGTAGTTATGATCCGCAAGATTTTTTAGGAAGACTTATAGGTGATAAGCCTTGGGTAAGACATGCTGAAATGGCAATGTTTGAATGTTATGATGATAACTTCTTTGCAAGTGACTTCCATATTGATATGTTTACTGATGTATTCGACGAAGACTACGTAATTGATTGGGACAAAATTAAACGTGTGGGCTGGCCTATGGAATATCTAAAGGACAGTTTAACTAGCTACAAGGGTATGGAAAAGCGAGATTTGATCTTGTTTCCACATCGTGTTGCTCCTGAGAAACAAGTTGATATCTTTAGAGATCTTAAAGAACGTTTACCACAATATGAATTTGTTGTGTGCCAAGAACAGGAATTAAGCAAGAACGAATACCATAACTTACTAGGTGAAGCTAAACTTGTGTTTAGTGCTAACCTACAAGAAACACTAGGTATTAGTTGGTATGAAGGTGCTCTAGTAGATGCTATTCCTATGGTGCCAGACAGACTCAGCTACGGTGAAATGGCACTGCCTGAGTTTAAATATCCAAGTGAATGGACTGAGAACTTTGATGCATATTTACACAACAGAGATAAAGTAGTTGCACAAATTGTAAACTACATGGAAAACTTTGATGACTTACAAGTAAGTTTAGAAAAGCAACGTACAAAACTTAACAAAGAATTCTTTAGTGGTGCAGCATTATATGAGGCGATTGCAGATGGCGAATGAAAACGAAACATTTACTATTAGTCTCGACGATGATATTACTATTAACTTAGATAGTATTAGCAGTAATACAGGTACGTATAGCATTACCGATGGTGGACTTAGTCTTAGTGATATTACTATTAGTGGCACAGACACTTCGTCTTCAACTATTACTATAGATAACAACAGCACATATCCTTATACTAATGTTTTAGATAATATGATTGACCCAGAAGAAGTTGACAATATGTGCAAAGAATATCCAGCGCTGTCTAAAGTATGGCGCAACTTTAAAAGCGTATACGATATGGTTAAACAAGATTATGAAGGCAAACGAAAAGCAGGGGAGCTTGATAACGACTTCCCATTCTAACAATAAAGGAATCTACCTATGAGCATGAACCACGATGCAAAACCCAAAGACGAAGAACTAGAACGCATGAAGGCAGAGTTCCTTGCTAAGGGCGGTGAAATTACTAAAGGCAAAACAAAGCCTATGCCAAGCGAACTAGGCATTAGTAACAACACCTGGAACAACAAACTATCTAAAGCAGAAAAATCTTCAAAGGAAGGCAAATGATTAAGAAACATTATTACAGCTGGACTGATGTTGAACGCATGTGCGTAAGCATTGTTAATCAAATGTACACTGACAACTGGCGTCCTGATTACATTGTAGGTCTTACACGCGGTGGCAATGTACCTGCTACTATTATTAGTAATATGACTGGCATTCGTTGCGAAGCACTTAAAGTAAGTTTACGTGATGACGAAATGGGTCCTGAAAGTAACTTGTGGATGTCAGAAGATGCGTTTGGATATGTTCCACTAGAAGAACAAGAAACCTGTCGTTGGGATAATAAAAAACGTAAAAACATTCTTGTTGTAGATGATATTAACGATACTGGTGCTACGTTTAACTGGATTAAACAAGATTGGGAATCAAGTTGCTTACCACAAGAAGACAATGCTTGGGCAAGTGTTTGGGCTAACAATGTTCGATTTGCTACTCTAACAAACAACGATGCAAGTGAGTTTGACAATGTACGTTACACTTGTCACGAAATTAACAAAACAGAAGAAGATGTTTGGCTAGTTTACCCTTGGGAAAACGTAGCTGAATATTAAATCATATAAAGGAAAGGAAATGATTTTGAAAGAACAATTAGTAAAAGCCGCACGTATGCATGCCGAAGGAGAGCTCGAAAGAGCAAAGACTAACATCATGGTATACATGAACAATGCCACAGGTATTGGTGAACACAGTGACATTGTAGAAGCTATTCAAGAAGAACTTGATAAAATGGCTGCTGCTAACGATCGCATGGAAATGTTAACAAAATATTTTAGTGCTTGACAAAAACCTAAATACAATGTATAATATAAGTTATATTGTGCATTGTATTACTACCGGCAATCCACTGCCTAAACATCGGAGAAACACATGAGTAAAAGTGAAGAAATTAAAGCCCGCCTAGTACAGGCAAAGAGTCGTTACTGGGCTGGCGACAATATTAGTGCAGTATTGCAAGAAGGTGACAAAGAAGCACTTATCGACGAAGCAACTACAGCATTTGAAAGTGTACTAGATGCACTTGTAATTGATAGATATCAAGATCCTAACTCTAAAGGTACAGCAAAACGTCTTGCTAAAATGTACTACAATGAAATTATGGCAGGACGTTATGACCCTGCTCCAACTGCAACAGCATTTCCAAACGACAGCGATGATCGTTATGAAGGTATGTTAGTAGTGCGTTCGGAACTAAAGAGTATGTGTTCGCATCATCACCAGCCAGTAGCAGGTATTGCATACATTGGTATTATTGCCGCAGACAAATTAATTGGTCTAAGCAAGTACACACGTATTGCACAATGGTGTGCTAGACGTGGAACACTACAAGAAGAACTTGCAAATGATATTGCTAGAGAGATTCAGGCGGCAACTGATGCAGAACATTTAGGTGTTTATATTCAAGCAACACATGGTTGTTGTGAGAATCGTGGCATTATGGCACACAGTAGTTTAACACAAACTACAGTACTACGTGGTGCATTTAAAGATGACGCAGGTACAAAGAAAGAGTTCTTTGATAACATTAAACTACAACAGGAGTTTAGTTGCTAATGATTGAGAAATTAATTTACGGTGCTGCCGCAGTTATTTTTATTGTAGGCATAGGATTTTATTTAAATCATATATGGACTGATTGCCTTGAAGAGAATTCATTCCTAACTTGTGCAAGGATGCTAAACAAATGATAGCACCAGTATTTGAAAAAGGTTATCCCTCTTATGAAGCAGTTAACAGAAAGCCAGCTATGAAACTTAGATATTCAGAAGCATTTTATTCAGTACAAGGCGAAGGTAAGTTTGTAGGAGTACCTAGTGTATTCCTACGCACATTCGGTTGTAACTTTCGTTGTATGAACTTTGGACTTGGGAAAGACGAACCTAGTCGTGCAGAGAAGCATGAAGCAGGACAACGATACAATCAAGAAGTAAAAGACTTACTAGATGATGGCATTGTTGAAAAGACTGAAAAGTTTACAGACTTGCCTATCATTCATACAGGGTGTGACACTTATGCAAGTATCTATCCCGAGTTTAAAGACTTTAACAAACTTGCAGAAGTTGACGAAGTAGTTGAACATTTGCTATCGCTTACTCCAGAAGGTAAGTGGACAATGGATAACGGTCAAGATATCCATCTTATTATGACAGGTGGTGAACCGTTGTTAGCGTGGCAACGTCTTTACGTAGAGCTGTTCGAACATCCCCGCATGAAGGATTTAAAAAATGTCACATTTGAAACAAACACTACACAAGTTCTACACGACGACTTATACAACTATCTCAACGATAGCGACAGAATTACAGTCACATGGTCGTGTTCGCCAAAGCTATCCGTTAGCGGAGAATCTTGGGAGGACGCTATACGTCCTAGTGTCGCTCTTAATTATTCCACTGTTGCTGGCAGTGATGTTTATCTTAAATTTGTTGTTGCTGATCGTGCAGATATTGAAGAAGCTGGCAGAGCTGTGCAAGCATATCGTGATGTCGGCGTTGAGTGTCCAGTATATTGTATGCCGCTTGGGGGACGCTCGGAAGAGTATGTCCTCAACGTTCAAGAGGTTGCGCAGGTCTGTATGGAAAAAGGATGGCGATTCACGCCCAGACTCCACATATCCTTATTCGGAAATGCATGGGGCACTTGATCAAGTGCAACAAGAAAAACTTGATAAAGCAATGAAGGCTCCAATACGTAAAAACTTAGATGCAGAACTTAGAGAAAAAGGATTAATATAATGGGTTGGTGGAATAAACTGGCAAGAGACGCAGGTGATAAAAAGAAAATTGAAGAGTCTGAAGTTGAAAAAACTTCAGAAGACTTACGTCGAGAAGCGTTAGAAGCAGAAAAACAAGCTGCTACTAAAGCAGGCGAACCGTGGGTTGCTGTACTCGACACACAAATTAATCCTGAAAACATTCGTAACGGATTCTTTGAGCTCGATTGGAACAACGAATTTATCGAACAATTACTTGATGTTGGGTACAAAGGTGAGTCTAATGAACAAATTGTTGATGCATGGTTTAGAACTATTGTAATGCAGATGTTAGATGAAGAAGGACAATCGACTGATAGAGAAATGGGCTATGTCAATGTAGTACCAATCGACAAAGGAAAAAGTTCAATAGGATGATTGACAACAGCCAGATCTGGTGTTACAATAGTACTATAAATTATATAAAGGCAGAACTATGTTAGAAATTTTAGGCATTACAATACTTGTTGCATTCGTACAGAATGGCGACATCTTCTCATTATGTGTATCAGGGTGTTCATAATATGGCTACTTACATTCTTGTAGACACAGCAAACACTTTCTTTAGAGCTCGGCACGTTGTACGTGGCGACATTGACACTAAAGTAGGTATGGCACTACACATTACTCTTAACAGCATTAAGAAGGCTTGGCAAGACTTTGACGGTTCGCATGTTGTGATCTGCTTAGAAGGTCGTAGCTGGCGCAAGGACTATTACGAACCTTACAAGCGTAATAGAAAAGTTGCTCGTGATAAAATGACTGTAACTGAGAGTGAAGAAGATACAGCGTTTTGGGAAATCTTTGATGAGTTTAAGAACTTTATGACAGACAAGACTAACTGCACTGTTATTCAACACAAGCAACTAGAAGCAGATGATCTTATTGCTGGCTGGGTGCAAGCACACCCTAATGACGAGCATGTTATTATTAGTACTGACGGTGACTTTGCACAACTTATTGCACCTAATGTAAAGCAATACAATGGTGTAAGTAATACTATTATTACACATGAAGGTTACTTTGACGACAAGAAGTTAGAGCCTGTTATTGACAAGAAGACTAAAGAAGCAAAGCCTGCACCGCAGCCTGACTTTATGTTGTTTGAGAAGTGTATGCGTGGCGACACAAGTGACAACGTGTTTAGTGCTTACCCTGGTGTACGTAAGAAAGGCACTAAGAACAAAGTAGGTCTTATTGAAGCATACGAAGACAAGAGTACAAAAGGCTACAACTGGAATAACATGATGCTACAACGCTGGACTGATCATGAAGGTGTAGAACATCGTGTACTAGATGATTACAATCGCAATGTTGTATTGTGTGACTTGACTGCACAACCTGCAGACATTAGAGAGATTATTGATACAACTATTGCAAACGTAGAACCTAAAGACATTACACAAGTAGGTATGCGTCTTATGAAGTTTTGTGCTAAGTGGGATATGCAACGTGTTGCTGACCAGGCGCAATATTATGCACCACCATTACAAGCGAGGTATGATAATGGCATTTAAAGCAAAAGAAATATTAAAAAACAAGTTTTGGATTGTAGAGTCCGAACAAGGAGATCGTGTCGGTACCTTGAGTGTTGGTGAGGAACATCAATATATGTATACTAACGATGATGGTACTAAATTCTTTAAAAATATTAAGCAACTTAAAAATAAATTAGGTACTGAAATATCGTGGACTTCGACAGAATCTAATATTAAAACATTAGATAAAGAAGTACACAACTATCCAACTAGTTGCGCACCTTATAATCCCATGTATGATGTAAAAAAGAAACTGCCCTTATTTACAAAAAGTGTCAAAAGTAAAAGTTTGTATTGTGCAGGATATTTTATTATTAAGTTTGACAAAGGCTGGGTTAAAAGTTTTTGTCCAAAGTTAATTACAGTAGAACGTTACAAAACTAAAGGCCCATATAAAACAGAATTTGAAATGAAACAGGAACTTAGTCGTGCCAATTAACGAACCATTAAACACGTTACCAATACAACAATTTATATCTACAGTAAAATCAGCAGATTCTAGTAAAGCAAGAGAAGTAAAATTAGATATTAATACTGCAAAGCGTCTTGCTTTTACATTAGGAGAAGTAATGTCTCGATTAGAAGGCGATCTAGAAAAAATCTTATCTGCATCTTCAACTGCCAAAGAAAATATTGTAGTGCAACTCGGAAGTTCCGATGCAAACTGGAAGTAGGTATATGTGGCAATTGTTGGCTTTACACATATAGGAAAATCTTGGATATGGTACATCTTAGTAGTGCGCGGAATTCGCTGTCACAGCATCCCCGTGCCATATCCCGTCTATGTGTTAGTATACTACGTCTGGCGCTATAAACTGCGTAGATAACCTATTAAAAAAGATAAATATATGCGTATATAACTAAGGAAATGCGTGTATGAGCAGACCAAAACCAACAATTATTCTCGAAAGCATAGATAAAAAAACTTACAAAAGTGAGCAAGTCTTAAAAGCCGACGCAATTTGGGCAGTTTTTTATCAAAACGAGCCTTTTAATTTGAAAAGTTTTAATGTACTAACAAATTATCCTGGACCAAAATATAAAAAAACTAGCTTCTCCAATCCTGGACATGCACACAATCTTGCTAAAAAATTAAACGAAATGTTTAGTAGTGACGAGTTTGTAGTAGTAAGAATGACTACAGGCGAAATTGTCGAAGAAGAATGAACTGGAAAGATACATACACAAAGGTGTTTTTAAAACAACTTAACAAAAGTACAGATAGTACTACAGTTAAGCAATACATGCCATTGTGGTGGAAAAATACTAGAAATAAATTAGTAGGCGGCCTTAGATTAACAGATGCAGGCTTTGAAATACTAAATCAAATCGATGTTGAAATATACGATATTCCGTATCCTCGCGATATGCCACTAACTACGCAAGTAATTATATTCTTAGATCAATTTATATCTTGTCCTTATTATCTTACAAATCGTAGTATTATTGTTACAGATCAAAAGAAAGCTGTCGAACTTACCCTTTTTAGTGGTGATGTACGAAAATATGGCCTAACAAAGGCCATGAACAGAAGTAAACATGAGAATTGATCTACACGGCTTGCATATACACAACGGCTGGCGGCACTTTAATCAACAAATAGAAGAAGCATATCTTAGCGGATACAAAAAATGTCATGTAGTTACCGGCCAAGGTGCTATGATGCGTGAAATATATACGTGGGCAAGCAATCATCCACGCATTAGAGAATGTGTTCAAACCAAACATAATCCTGGAAGTTTTAGTATAAAGTTGAAAAAAAAGACTTGACATATCGTACAATGATGTTATTATATATGTATAGTTTAAATAAAACACAGAGGGTACTACACAATGGATACAGCAACACGTACAGTTAGCCCAAATGGCGCAAAAGCAAGCATCAAGCATGCACTTACAAAAAAACGTCCTATCTTTCTTTGGGGACCTCCAGGCATTGGTAAGTCTGATATTGTTAAACAAATTACAGATGGATTTACAAACTCACATCTAATTGACATTCGCTTGTCGCTTTGGGAGCCTACAGATATTAAAGGTATTCCTTACTTCGATAGCAACTCAGGTACTATGGTGTGGGGTGCGCCTAGCGAACTTCCAAGCGAAGAATTTGCGGCACAGTATGACAACATTGTATTGTTCTTAGACGAGATGAACTCGGCAGCGCCTAGTGTACAAGCGGCAGCATACCAATTGATTCTTAACCGCAAAGTAGGTACTTACAAGTTGCCAGACAATGTTATGATTGTTGCGGCTGGTAACCGTGAAGCTGACAAAGGTGTTACGTATCGTATGCCTGCTCCGTTAGCTAACCGCTTTATCCACTTAGAACTTGCTGTTAACTTTGATGACTGGTTCCAATGGGCAGTTGACAATAAAGTACATAACGATGTTGTTGGTTATCTTACTTTCAGCAAGAAAGACTTGTATGACTTTGATCCTAAATCACCGAGTCGTTCGTTCGCAACACCTCGTTCATGGTCGTTTGTTTCAGAATTGATAGAAGATGAATTAGATGAAAACACTACTACTGACTTAGTTAGTGGTGCAGTAGGTGAAGGCTTGGCTGTTAAGTTTATGGCACACCGTAAAGTTGCGGCTAGCATGCCTAACCCAACTGATATTCTAGCAGGCAAAGTAAAAGAGATGAAGACTAAAGAAATTAGTGCAATGTACTCTTTAACTGTGTCTTTGTGCTACGAACTTAAAGAAGCAAGTGACGCAGGCGACAAGAAGTTTGATGACAAAGTTAATAACTTCCTACGCTTTTCAATGGATAACTTTGATACCGAACTAGTTGTTATGGGCATTAAGCTTGCACTAACACAGTATTCATTGCCAATTGATCCGGACGAAGTAGCATGCTTTGATGAATTCCATGAGCGTTATGGTAAGTATATTAAGGCTGCACAGTCTGCATAATGATCCAAAAGTGAGCTCCAAAGAGCTCACTTTTCTCTTGACACCTAGTGTAAATGTGTTATAATATATACATAAGTTAAAACAATGAGAGGCGCGATATGTTAGATTTTTTACCACAGCATGTAGCAATGCAAATGTCTACAGAAAAGACAGCAAGCAAACTAAAAAACTGGCAACCTGACCCTAATATTACACCCGAGCAACTAGAAGAAATGCGTGTAGAAGTACTCGATCGCATTATTGTTGCACGGGTAGGATTGCTACTGCGTCACCCTTTCTTTGGTAACATGGCTACACGCCTGCGCATTTTGGCAGCAGATGACTGGTTGCCTACTGCGGCTGTAGACGGGCGCAACTTGTATTTTAACACGCAATTCTTTAACGCAATGAACAATAAAGAAATTGAGTTTGTTGTTGCACACGAAATTCTGCACATGGTATTTGATCACTTAGGACGGCGTGAAGAACGTAATCCTATGCTATACAATATTGCTGCCGATTATATTGTAAACAACATTCTTGTGCGTGATCGTATTGGAACATCTCCTAGTATTGTAAACTGCTTTCAAGACTTTAAATACGAAGGATGGATGTCAGAAGAAGTTTATGACGACTTGTTCGAACAAGCTAAAAAGAACGGCGAAGAAGCATTACAGCAACTTGGCGAAATGCTAGACGAGCACCTTGACAACGAAGGTGAAGATGGTGAAGATGGTGAAGCGGGCGAAGAAGGCAAAGACGGAAAAGGCAACAGTATAAGTAAAAAGCCTGCAAAGTACTCTAAAGAGGAAATGAAGCAGATCAAAGACGAAGTCAAAGAGTCAATGATTAATGCCGCACAAGCTGCGGGTGCTGGTAATACTCCTGCGGCAGTACAGCGTATGATTAAAGAGCTTACTGAACCTAAGATGAACTGGCGTGAACTTCTTCGGCAACAAATCCAAAGTACTATTAAAAGCGATTATACATTTAGTCGTCCATCACGCAAAGGACAAATGAGCGGTGCTATTTTGCCAGGAATGAATTACCAAGATACTATTGATATTGCAGTAGCTCTTGATATGAGCGGCTCAATTGGCAATGAACAAGCTCGTGACTTTCTTAGCGAAATTAAAGGCATTATGGACGAATATCAAGATTATAACATTAAGTTGTGGTGCTTTGATACTAAGGTTTATAACGAACAAGACTATAGTTCAGACGGCGGTGATGACTTGCTAGACTATGAAATTATGGGCGGTGGCGGCACTGACTTTATGGTTAACTGGACATATATGAAAGAGACCGGATATGTTCCTAAGAAGTTTATTATGTTTACAGACGGCTATGCTTGGGATAGCTGGGGCGAAGAAGACTACTGTGACACAGTATTTGTTATTCACAGCCACCACGATAAGAATGTACAAGCACCGTTTGGACAGACAGCACATTACGAGTTCAAATGATAAAAAATAAACATCCTAATCCATTAAACTTTTTTAATATTAGACGTATTGAGTTCCCTCCAAAACATTTCGAATATGTTGATGTTCCTTTACGATATAATATCGAAGATTCCATAGTTAAATGGATTGAAACTAATCTTAAAGGTAGATTTTACTTAGGCAAATCTATCAAAACAGATTCTTCAAACTTACTTGCACCATATGTACTAGTAGGTTTTGAAGATCCAAAGGAAAGTTCTTATTTCACTTTGGCATGCCCGTATTTAAAATATACGTAAATACATTAACAATGCACATTCATAACAGGAGATTAAAATGAGCGAAGAAAATACTCAACCAACTGAGCAGCCTGCAGAAGCCCAAGCAAACCCAGTCGATTTAACTGTTCAAGACTTATCAGCACTTAAACAAATTATCGACGTTGCTAGCCAACGCGGAGCATTTAAACCAAACGAAATGGTAACTGTTGGACAAACGTATTCAAAATTAGAAGCGTTTTTAACCGCAGTTCAGCAGTCTGCTGAGGCAGAGCAAGGAGCATAATATGGCTATTAAACATGTAGGTCGATTAGTAAGAAATCAACGAAAAGTAATTGTTGCATATAGAGTAGTTCCTGGAGAAGCAGATAATGCACTAATAGTAACAACAGAAAACTTAATGGCAGACGAACACGATTCTTTAATTAAATTAGTCGAGTCCGATGCTGGACAAAGTGCTTATGAATTAGCAGAAGCAATGTCTAGAACACAACTACCAGACGGTCGTAATATGCTTGCAGGATTTCATACCACAGGAAAGCTATTAAAAGTTGCATCTAGTGAAGTTGAAATGCAACCTGATAATAAGACAACTATTAATCTTGCGGAACTTAATAAAATTATTGCACAACAAAAGGGAGTTACAGTAGAAGATTTAGCTCTTCAGCCTGAAGGCGGCAGACAGACGCCTGAGACTCAGACAACACAAAACCCTGCTGATGCATATATAGAGCCTGCAACTGACGATGTGTTAACTGACGAATCATTAGCGGCACAATATCGTTCGCAAGCAGATGCATTGTTTAAAGAAGCACAATCGCTCCGTAAGCAAGCTGAGGAACTTGTTCCGACTAAAAAGAAAGCTAAAACGAAGTCCGAAGTAAGTGGGTAAAAAATCTGATAATCAGTTACCGCCGGAAGTTGTAGAACATTGGCCTGAAATATTCGGCGATCTCGATGTTAAAGTTGTGCCGTTAGAGTATTTAGATTCTATACGTGTTTACTTTGAAGACGGAAAAGTTTGGGACATTGACTTAGAAAAGTCAATGGAAAAGAACGGTGCCGACTCTTTAGAAGACACGTTAGAAGCTTTATTTGAAGAGTACGATGACTACATTATAAATGTTGATTTTAGACTAAACACTGTTAAACTTAAAGAAGATATTACTAAAAGAACAAAATACTTCTTAAAGAAAAGAAAGTAATAGATAGACATAAATACATATAACAGTTATTCTAGGAGTTTTCATACATGGCTTTACGATTAAGACGTGGTACAGATGCAGAAAGACAAATAATAACTCCGCTTCAGGGCGAGTTAGTATATGCTACCGATACCAAAAAATTATACGTTGGAGATGGTTCTACAGCAGGAGGGGTCTTAGTAGGACCTACAGCAGCAGATCAATTTACTGAACTAGTAGGAGATACTACTCCGCAACTAGGTGGAGACTTAGATCTCAATAATAATAATATTACAGGCATCGGCAATATTAATATTGACGGCACAATAAATGCAACTGGAAATATTGGCTTAGGCGACGATGCATCAGACATTATTAATGTTAACGGTGTAATTAATTCGTCTCTTAAACCTGCTATCGACGGCGGTTATGACTTAGGTACAGGGTTACGTAGATGGAATACATTACACGCAGAAGGTGCAGAAATAACTGGACAACTATCTGCAGACAGTATTGCAGTTACTAATATTATCGGAAGTGATAGTACTGTAATTTATAATAACTTATCCAATGTGCTGACTGTAGGAACTGTTAATGCTACTGATATAACTGGTGCTTTAACTGGCAATGTAACCGGTAATGTAACCGGCAACATTACATCTTTAGGTGTATCAAATCTTGGTACTGCTACAATCGGAACTGTAACGATTACAGGTGGTTCAATAGACGGTGTCGCAATTGGCCAGGACAATCTCATTCCAAGACAAGATATTAGTGCTAACAGAATTGAATCATTTACTGGATTTGTTGGTAACATAGAAGGCGACTTACTCGGAAATGTTAGAGGCCAAGTTACTGGCGATCTTACTGGTAGTGTGTTTAGTGATGACAGTAGTGTAATAATTGACGGTATTAATCAAAATGTTACTGCTAATTTGGCAAGAATAAATGAAATAACTTCTAGAGATGGTACTGGATTTAGTGATAATACTACTAGACTTGCTTTTAATGACACAGAACAAGAACGCATCACGTTTGAAGGCATAACAGATGGTACTTTTAATCGTCTTTCTGTTGTTCCTTTTAGAGCATATAAGGGAACTGATTTAGATAATAAAGCAGATACAACTGCTGGCGATGTTCTAGGCGGCTTTGCTATTGACGGTTATAGAACTACTGGATATGTTAATGCTGTTAACGCATTGGCAGCATGGAAATCAGATGCTGATTTTAACGAAGGCTTTCCAGGCGCTTCACTAACATATTTTGTAGGTAGCAATAACAGTACATTTCCAACACAGTTTATAATGGACGGCGGGCTAGGAACTTTTACTGCTCCGGTGCTAAAATCAGGTTCTTACGCTACAGGAGATATTCCAACCGGTGCCGATGTAGGTCCAGGTTCGATTGTGTTTGATAGCACTACAAACGAATTTAAAGGGTGGAACGGAACAAGCTGGGTAGTACTAGGCTAATAGATGCTTAGGATACTGTGTACCGGCAATCCTAATGATAACGGTATAGCAAAAGAATTTAAAGAAGTTTATCCAAACACAAAGTTTATTTCTAGATCTTCAGGTTATGATTTATTATCACCTGAAGGCTTAGAAAAATTTTCTTCCATTATTCACACGTTTGATGTGTTTATAAATCATTCACAGTTAATACCAGACGGACAACTTACACTACTAAAGATTGCTGCAAACAAACTTAGTAAGGGAAAAATTTTTAATATCGGAAGTATATTAGAATTTGACCAATGGAGTTGGATTGATCCGCCGGCGGCCAAGATTAAAAAAGAACTTAAAGATTTAAGTTTACTATTAAATTCAGAAACTTTAAAAACTACACACATAACTGTGGGAGGTTTAAAAAGTACAAATAAAGATTATATGCGCTTAGACCCTGTAGATGTAGTAACTACTATTAAGTGGCTTATAGAAAGTAAAGTTGAAATTCCGTATCTATACATAGATAATACTTCAGAAGAATTAAAAAAGTATTGGCTTGCTAAAAAATAATGTATATTAATGCTCGTATACTGAATACAAGTCTTTCGTAACTTTTACATCATAAGCGTTTATAGAATGTGCTATCCTACTTATATTATGATATCTGCGCATACGTTGTCTTTCGTACACTAAGACTTCGTCAGTAAGCCATTCGTTAAAAGACTCTTCGCAATCAAAAACAATAGTATGTTCCTTTTTATACATATCTTCTGATATTATAATCGATTGCTCTAAAATTTTTCCTGTGTCAACATATTCTTCTTGGATGTAATCAAAAATATCTTCGTCACTGTGCCACCAACGTTGATCAGTAGAGTTCCGTTGAAATTTAACTTTTACTTCAAACAACCTCAAGTTCCTTAACTTGTACAAATTCTTTAGTTACAAGTATGCAACTAGGTTGAATGTCGTCGTTATATATGTTTTCTTCTGCTACCCAGTTATATGGCTTATTAGGATCTAATGCTTTGCCTATACACATGAAAGATCTAGGTACAACTGTATCGACTGTGTATGCATCGTAGTCGAGAAATAAATGTTCTTGTACTCTTTTTACTCTTGGATCAGGATAATTAAATGTATTGCTGTATGCAAATTGGTAACCTGCACTAATTGCTGTAAGAGCAATATCAGCATATAATCTACCCATATGTAAATAATGTATTAAATCGTATTCTTTTGGAGGAACACTTAGTATTAGTGGAGCTTTCATTTGTGGTGCACCGTCGCACATATCGCCCGAAGACTCCCAATATACTGCTAACGCTCTTAATTTTTTAACAACAGCAGGATCGTCTACAAGTATTTTATGTCCGTTATAAGAACTAAGGAATGTATCAATCTTGTTTTCAAGAACATCTAGTGTATTAGCATCAACTTTTTGATCCATGTCAAAGCTTCGATGTGCATGTTTGTGTGTTGCATATACGCTTAGATCGTCATTTGAATCTATATTAGCACTATTAATTACTAACTCAACAACTGAATCTCCGTCGACACTGTACTCGATTCCTTTGCTTTTTAAGAAAAATTCTATTTGACCTATAGCAATACCAATATGTTCTGCCTTTTCAAATGCATGAAATCTTTCAGGCATAAATTCTTCATCTTCTCTTCTAGGATCAATAAAAAGATATTTGTTAGTTGGTGTAAATGTTAATTTTATATTATCAGCTGAAGGTTGAATATTACAATGATAATAAGTTCTGCCGCATCTGCATGGTGCAAGATAAATTAGTTTTTTAATAGTGTCTAAAAGTTTCATATGAGTACTCCAAATTTTATATTGTATTTATGCGTTTGAAGGTTGTCGGTCTTCCATTAAAAATTTAAGGATATATGCTATTGGTGCGCTAGTGTCAACTTCCCACCATTTAAAACCTAAATTTATTGCTTTAGGCGAACTGTGATGATTATTTTGTAGTAAGCCACTGAACACTCCTAAGAACAAATAATGTAATATTAAATTGTTGTTAGAATCGTCATTGGTATCTTTTAAGCGGTAAGTTAAAGGAAAGTCTTTTAAATGTGCTATTCCAGCTGCCATCATTCCTAACATCATAATAAATCTTCCTAAAAATATTACGTTAAATAATATTATAGGTGCAACTAAAATAAGAACTGCTATAGTGCATGTACTAATTATTAAAGAATACTTTTCGCAAAATCTTGTAAAAGGATCATCGATAATATTAGAGCACTGTCTGTATCCGTTATCAATAACTTTTTCTGGCTTAGGTATTTGGAAGTCACATAAAAATTCTAAAGGTAATGTACTTGCAGAACCGTACCAGAATTCTTTCCAGTTTACATTATCTGCTTTCCCTTGATCAGAATACATATGATGTGCAGGGTGCCACATACAGAGATATCTTACAGGCCCGTGTGACTGATTTACACTATTCAACCATGTTAAAGTTTTATATGTCCAAGATTTAGTGTTTATTTTAAAAACATTATGAGCACATATTCTATGTGCAAAAGTTTCTTCTACAGTTATTGCATAAACTAACGCAATAATTAACCAATACCATTGGTTAGAAAAATCTAAAAGTATGCTATAAAAAACGAATGCTCCAGCACCTATCATACCGAATACAAGTAAAAGTCTATATGCAATTTGATATTTGTTACGTTGATAAATTTCAAGATTGTCCATACAAATATTTACCTTAATAAATATATAGAATGACTTATAATGAATGGAGATAAAATGAAAATATCAAAAATTCCAGGCCTTGGAAACTACGGAGTGTTCATTGACGGCGTTAATTTTGAGAATTTAACAGATGAAGAATGGCTCGAAATTGGAAAAATTCATATGCAAAATCTTGTTACTATCATTAGAGATTGTAACTTAAAGTGGGAAGATCAGTCCGACTGGTGTACTAAGTGGGGCGACACACGTTATAACATTCGCTATAACATCCTTAAAAAATATCCAGGTAAAACATTTAGTCAAGTTATTAGAATGGCTTTTGCTAATGATTCGTCAGTTGACGATATTGATAAAGTACGTTTAACTAATATTGCACGTATGCAAGAAACAAGCGTTGACGGGAAAAATGTAATGCGGGTTACTGGTAAGCGTGACGAAAACGGAAATCCTTTAGGCATGTTTGCAGAAGGCGAGCTGCTTTGGCATTCAAACGAAAGTGGTACACTTACCTTTACTCCTGGTGTTGCGTTACTTGCAAGCGAAAATACTGTAGGCAGTTCTACTGGGTTCTTAACTACTACTGACTATTATGAAAATGTTTCTGAAAGTTTTAGAAGCGAACTAGACGAAATGATTCTTATGCATAGATTTACACCGGGGAAAATTAATCCTGGACTACGGATGGAACAAGACGAAGTTATGCATGCTAATATGTGTCCAGAAGACGATGTTGAAATACCGATGGTTATTCAAAGTCCCGGTGGCATTAAAGGATTACATTATTCAATTAATACTGTGCATAGAATTAAAGGACTGAGCAAAGAAGATAGCAATAAAGTATTTGACGAAATTAATAAAGGTCTGTTTGTAGAGAAATATCAATACGATCACTGGTATAAAAACGACGGTGACTTTTTACTGTTTGATAACTCTATTACACTACACAGACGACTAGGCGACATTAAAGATCGTCTATGTCATCGAGTACAACATGACTATTCAACGTTACAGGACTGCGCATATCAACCTTATTTTCAAAAAGAATATGCACAAAAATATGTTGAAGAAATTACAGATTTTGTTCGAACTGCTGAGATTAACAACTTTAAGTTACCAGATGCAACATTTATATAAAGATTATTATTTTTCAGAAGCAAAATATTTGAAACTAGATATACCTGTTCCGTACGAGAAAATGCATAAAGAAGCTGTTGCTCTTAAGAATAGGTTTACTAGCCATAGAGATGACGAAACTCATGCAGGTTGGAAAAGTTTAGCACTGTACGGATTATCAGAAGACCGTCACGAAAGTTGGCAAGATTACGGTTATACTAATGCTGTCGAAGCCGCAAAAGATTTTGTTTGGACAAAGGCGGCTACAGAATGTCCGACAATTATTAATTGGCTACAGAATAAATTTCCTAGTAATAGATTTGGCAGAGTAAGACTTATGCTTGTCGAAGCTGGTGGGTTCATTGGATTACACAGCGATACTAATTACAAAATATTAGAAAATATTAATATACCGTTAAATAATCCAAAGGAATGTTTATGGCATTGGGGAGATGGGCAAACTTTTTATATGGAGCCTGGTGGAGTCTATGCAATGAACATTAGTTACGAACATGCTGTATATAATCATAGCGACGAAGATAGATATCATTTAATTGTTGCTAGACACGACAGTACTAATGAATGGAAAGAAGCTATTAACACTGCTGCATTATTAACAGGAACCACAGGACATTACGAAACTCACGAAATAAGAGTTTAGACAAGAGGTCTAAGAACACGCCATTCGTCTGTAGTTGAATGCCAAGTTGGCTGCAATAGATCATTAATGTTAGACAAACTAAACGACTTAACAGGACCGCTCATAATACGTTTCGAATCATCAAACCCGTCAGTTGCTCGCGATGTCATGTGTAAATGTATATCTGGATTAAACTGTTGAAGATTTTTAATTAATCTATTTTCGCAACCTACCCGATATTTAAAACTTTGTGTAGGTGTATATGGACTATGTGTGAATACATCACTTATATTTATAAACGTCTTTTTAGAATTATCGAGCCAGTTTAAATCATACTTTGCCATATAATCTATTAGAATATAATCAAACTCTAAGTTTTTAACTTTGTTCCAAAGTTTTAACCAATTTGGGTATTGTTCTTTAAACTTATTCCACTCTTGCTCTGTGTAATCAATATATTGGTCAATGTTTTTATCAAACCCTGCAGGAAGTCTAGGAAGATTATTTTTATAAAATAAATGATAATCATTTCCGTCCCATTCTTCGACTAACTTTTTCATAAAGTCTAATGTATTATTGTTTATATCAGTAAAAATAACTTTAGTATTTTCTGTTATTCCTAAATTGCATAAATTAGTAACCCAGTATACTCCTATACCTACTGTAACATATTGCTCAACAGGTCCTTCGAAATTAAAATTTGTTTTATGCTGATCACTATTCCAACTGGCAAAGAAGTTGTTTACAAATAAGTGATCATAATAAACTTGCTGTAGTTGATTTACAAATACATGATCCCATTCATAATAGAAATATTGCTTATTATTTCTAATGTTGTTACCTATATCAATAAATTTTTTATCATATTCTAAGCCTTTACTTATAATATTATAACCATGTAATTTTACTTTATATTCTTTTTCAACTGATCCAGGTTTTATCCACACAGGAACTTCGTGATCATCAAACAAGTATTCCTTACTTCGAATAGGCTCAATTTGTTTATGGGTTTCGTCTAGAGATTGCTGTCCTACAGACGGACATCCGATATCTCTATAATCTTTTAAATTTATAAGATATAGCTGATGATGTAACTCATAATAACTATTTGCAAAAAACCCTGATTCGGAACCTCTATGTAACACATGTCCTGCTACAAAAAAATCTTCTTTACATTTTTCTTCAATAGCATTAAAAATTCTATCACTTAATCCAAAATAAAGACCTGTAGATACAACAACTGCGTGAGAATAAAAATCATTTTTAGATACTGTACGCAACAAATCGTCTTCGTCTGTACTAATATAGATATCAAAATCAAACAAAGCAAATCTATGTATCATATAATCAGAAATATTTTTTGATATTGATACTCCCCATGTAGATGGTAATTCGTTGTGCCTGTCTACAATACAACATGCAATTTTCTTGTTATGAGATGTTTTGAATTTTAATGCCATTTAGGGTACCTTTTTAAATTTTCTAAAAACACAGTTGGATTAAATTTCCAAACTTGCTGTGTACACCCTCTGTATTCTATAGTAGAATACTTTTCCCACTCACCCTGTTTTTCAAGTAGTGGAAAGTAGATATTATGTACTTTCCTTTGACTGCCGCCGTCTAATTGATTACTTGTAGCATACATTTTACTATCAATGCCGCACCACTCAATCATTTTTGGAACATAAAACTGACAAGTAGTATTTTGGTGCTGTTGAATATACCAACGTCCTGTACCTAGCCCTTTGCCGTTGTTTGGAATTACACCATCAAGCACACAAGTGCGTGTTAGTATTCTATAAGCATTAGGTCCCATTTCTGGAAAAGTGTGTGCTGCTACACTACCGATTGCACGATTGTCTTTATATAATATCCATACTTGAGATTTTTCTTCGTTGCGAAAACAATCAACCATTGCTTGCTGACTGGCGTTGTTTAAATGGCCTCGTTTTTGTGCTTCTTTATAAAACTCTTGTAAGTCAAGCGTTTTATCGAACGGTACTAATTTATACATTTAACATCCTCAATAAAATTGTTAGGATAATTAGTTCTAAAACTTTCCCAACACAATGTGTTTAATATTTCCCAAGACTGCGGGGTATTCCAATCTATACCTAATGGAGTTAGATATTTTTTAAGTTCTTCTTGACGAGTACTGTAAATATGACTTTCTACATCGCGTATGCTTATATTACTTTCTTTTGCTTCGTATGTAAAGAAGTAATTAATACTTTTTAATTTTTCGCCTACTACAAAGAAACTACTAGGATGCATACTGTATTTCCATAGTCCTAAACTTCTGTGCGCCGATACTATTTCTTTAATTTGTTCTTGCCAGTCAGGTAAAACGCTATCGTAATTTTTTGTTGTACAGTTTGCTCTGTTCCAAAAATCTTTTCCGTCTACAAGTAAATAAATTTTCTTTTCGTTGTAGTCAATATCTTTTATTTCCGGAACATGTTGAGGAAACTTTTTGTACATTAATGTTAGATACTTAATTTCTCTTTCAAATTTTTCTTGCATCAGTGCAGGATCAATTACTTGATTTTGTCCAGCATGATACGTGGTATCATTATGATACCATTGTACAAATGTAGTGTTATCTTCCGACATTAAACTTGTATAGATTAGATTATTTCTAGACAAGCCTTCTCCCGGAACATCGTTGTAATAATAGTAATACTTCATAAGTGTCCGCCGTTAATATAATTTATCATAAATATTATTGATGAACAAGATATCTGACACTATCAGTCTATGCGAACATTGTTATAGACACATACCGGCAATAAAATTAGAACGTGACGGACAAGTTTGGCTAGAGAAGCATTGTCCGGATCACGATAAAATCGAGCACCTGATAGAACCTAATGCTGAATTTTACAAAAATTATCAATATCCTAGACGTGTACTAGATACTTACTTTATAGAACTTACAAATAGGTGCAATCTAGCATGCCCGCATTGTTATCAAATACCAGATAATAAAAGCATCGACGAGTCTGTGCAATATTATGTAGATAAAGTAAAGTCTTGGGACGATGATGGATATAATATTTGTTTTGCCGGCGCTGAGCCTACAGTAAGAAAAGATTTATATGATATAATAAAAGCAATTAATTCTATTGATATGAAGCCGCGACATATTTTTATATTAACAAACGGTGTGAATCTTTCAAGAAAAGAATATGCACAGCAGTTTACAGAATTTGATAATGTAAGCTGGACTGTAGGGTTAAACCATCCTGACTACCAAGGTCACACTGTAAGACATAAACAAGAAGAAGGCATGCGTAACTGTAAAGACTTAGGTCTAGACATAAAAGATGTAAGTTTTACTCTAGAAGGTTTATTCCAAACAGAAGATTGCATTAAAGAAATATTAGATTTTAATAAAGACATATGCAATCATTTTAGAATACGTGTAAGTGCAGACATTGGAAGAAATCCTAAAGAAGAAAAAATTTATCTAAGTCAACTAGTAGGTTATGTAAAAGAACTATGTGTTAAGAATAATTGGACATACGAAACAAACTCGCAATTAGGCATCAGGGCACATTATCCTGTTTTAATTAACGGAGTTTTTATAAAACTAATACAATGGCCTGATGTAAAAACTATAGACTTAGAAGAAATGGAAACAGAGACTTGGGCAGATTTTTTACCAGGAAAACCAATTAGCCCACTTGTTCATCAGGCAATACTAAGAGATGCATCAGTAAATAACGGATTGCCTTTGCACGACACAGTGCCAGAAAAATATAGGAGATAAAATGTCATTTAAAGGTATAGACAAAAAGCCATATCTTGACTTAGAACCATTTTTAGATATGACTACGTTTGATAAGTTGCAACCTGAAATACTAAGAGGATTTGCAGAAGCAAAAGATTTAGCAAAAGAAGGTACATGGATGCGACCCGGTTTTACTTGGGACGACTGTAGCTATAAATTAAACTGGTTACCTATTCCGTATGCTATTGACAAGTTTATGGCATTAGACGACAACGATCCTATTAAAATAGAAGGTATGAAAATGTATGATAACATTAAAGATCATCATACAAGAAATTTATTTACACGTTATTTAAAAATGGCAGTTGGTGCATATGATCCTTACACTTATTACTTTCTTTGGGAAGAAGGTGACTGGAACGACAGAACTGCTGAAAGAAAACCTACACCAGAAGCAGCGTATTTTCCAGGTGCAGTTAAGTGGGTTAACCAAATGGTCGATAATGGTATATTTAAGCATATTGGTAGAGTCATATTTTTCTGCATTGAAGCAGGAGGAATACCTTTTGAACATAGAGACTTAGATGCTAAAAACGGTGTCGATGTAAGATATCCGCATCGTAATGAATTTATACATATTAGACCTAACACTAAAAAAGCGTTTTATGTATGGGATCCGGAAAAGAAGAATAAAACATATCTAAATACAAGAGCCGCTTGGTGGAATGATCAAGACTGGCACGGTGGCGAAATGACAATGGAACCTAGTTATGCACTACGCATTGACGGCAAATTTACAGAAGAATTTCGCACACAATTAGGTATTAATCATTTGGAGAGTTATTAATGGCATTAAAGGTTGTAAACAATTATGCAGACTGGATCAAAGACGAATGGATAGAACACTTTCTTTCTGTAGACGGTTCTTGTTTTCCAAGAGATGCTACAGCCGAGGAAGAGCCTGGTATGGTTGACGCCGCTATAAGAGGCGAGGATCCTAATAGCGGAGTTAGAATTGCAGACGGAAAAGAAGAATGGGGAACTGATTGGGTCTGTTGTATTACATATAAACAACACGAACTTCCTTTTAAAGTTGAAATGCCATTTGACATACCTCATGAACACGAATGGTTTTTTATGAAACTACGCCCAGGTATGGTACAACCAGTACATCAAGATTATGCAGATTACGGAAAAGAGTATGTTGACGGCGTAGCAATGTCAAACAAAAACAATGTTGAAAGATACTTGATACCTTTACAAGATTATAAAAGAGGACATTTGTTCCTTTATGACAATAAAATACTTAAAGACTACAAAAAAGGAGATATGTTCAAACACGACGGCGAAGATATCTGGCACGGCGGAGGCAATATGGGACATTCTACTAGATTAACCTTTAACTTAACGGTGTATCCTAAATGAGTTTAATTTATATTGGAAATTATGCAGACTGGATCTCAGACGAATGGGTTGATTACATTTTAAACAATGACGGCGAAAGATTGCCTAAAGCAATACCTAAAGATATAGTAGAACAAACTTGTTTTGTAGGTAATGATGATTTTCACGGTAGAGAAGAATGGGACTTTAATGATACAGTTTGTCACTCATATAAACAAGAACAATTTCCGTTTAAACTTATACTACCAGAAATAGAAGAAACCTATACAGATAATGAATGGTGGTTTGTTAAGTATAATGTTGGAAAAGTACAACCGGTGCATCAAGACTTGCCAATAGAAGATGGATTAAATGTTAATCGTTATTGGATGCCTATGCAAGACTTTAAAGAAGGGCATATATTCTGGTATGAAAATGAACAAGTAAGCAATTATAAGAAAGGCGATTTGTTTAAGTTTCATAAAAGCGATGCTTGGCATGCTGGAGGTAATATGGGACATTATACTAGACTAGTGTTTAATTTTACTACATGGAGTGCTAAATGAAATCACTCAAATATATAGGAAACTATTCTCACTGGATTAATCCCGAATGGGTAAGGTATATGTTAGAAAACGACGGTGTTCCTCGTCCGTGTAACAAAGAATCTGAGAACGATTTTGAAAACCATATTTTTAACAAGTTTAAAAACGCAGGCTATGATCTTACAACGGAATGGAGTTGTTTTTTTGAAAAAAACGATTTACCATTTGATATAGAAATGCCAGTCGAGAATGCTGTTCTTTGGTGGTTCATAAAACAAAAACCCGGTCAATATAGCCCGTTACACGTTGATCAAGAAGAAGAGGAAACTACAACTGTAGCACGATATTGGATGTCAATGCTGGATTATCAACCGGGCCATCTGTTAATCTGTAATAATGAATTAGCCATCGACTATAAAGCAGGAGATATGTTTATGTTTACTGATCCGGATCTGCTACATGGATCGAGTAATATAGGATTTTCTACTCGACTTGCCCTAAATATTACACAAAGGATAATTAAATGATATTTTTAGATAACTATAGAGAATTCGTTACAGACGAAATAATGGATGCTATGGAAAATCGCACAGGTGATGTTGTTCCAGTATGGCAGCCAGATAAGTGGAAAGATCATCCTATGCTAGACGAAGCTCGCGAAAAAACAAGAAGCGGGTATGCTGATAGAGGAGATGTGTTTCATCAATATGCTAATAGTAGTCCTGATATAAAAGGTATAAATGTTGAGCTTCCTCCGCTAGGCGAAGAAGAAGGTAGAGAAAGTTATTGGTGGTTTATAAAATTGCTACCAGGACAATTTCAACCTATGCATTTTGACCCACAATTAGTATATGCAGAAGATCCACAGCGTTACACTTTATTTTTACAAGACTGGCAACCTGGACACATTTATCAATACGAAGATAAGATGATTAGTAACTATAAAGCCGGTGATTTATACAGATGGAGTGACCCGATGTGTATACACGGTGCAGTTAATATTGGTTTTAAACCTAGATACACTTTTCAGATAACAACTTACAAAGATTTGTCAAAATCCTTATAAAGGATTTCCTAATATATGTAACATATATTTAGATTTTAATCCGCCATTAATTCCACAATGCCAATCTTTATAATTATTCCATTTTACTATTTTGCCTTGTAGCATATTAAAGTAATAATCATCGTTAATTATAAACACATGACCCATTGCAGGCGGTTCAATGAAACAACTATATCTAACAATATCGCCACCTTGTAAATACTCTTCTTCGTTATCGTCAACATCCCAGTGCCAAGGTGCAAAGTATCCTGGCTCTATTTTACTAATCCAAGATCGCAATACTTTAATATGCAACCCTTCAGATAGTTCATCTATAATTTTTTTAGAATAGTGGGTCTTAGGGTAATAGTTAATCCATTTAATTGCACTAGGATTAAAGTTTGCTTCTTGCCATAACTTATAAATGTCTGTATATCCCGGTGTATCTAGATTCCATTTACTTGGATCAGCAGTAATACTTACACCGTCTTGTTTTTCTAAGTCATCAATAACATTGTTCCAATCAAAAAATACACGCTCATATATTCTTTGTAATGCATTATGGGGCCATATTACATGTTCGGCTAATGCTCGTTTAAAAAATTTTCCTAAGTTTAAAGAATCGCCTTCTGACGCTTCTTTGAATCTACCACTTTCCATAGATTCTTTACCCATCATACCTTTTATTTGCTCAAAGGAAATATAAGGATCATCTTTATGTGTACATGCATACATATCAAATGTTTTTAATTGTCCTTTACTATTAAAGAAAAAACAATGAGGATACAAACTAGTTTTATAATGTCCACTTTTTGTAATATCATTAATTATAGTAAAGAGTTGTTCTTGCCAATCAGGAAATTGTTTGTCTATATCACCTTCACCGTATATAATGTCATTGCAAGTTTCGTTATGCCATTCTATAAAAATTTTTTTATTGGTATAATCTATAGACAATACTTCTGGACACCAGGCATAGTTTTTAAATAATTTTAGGTATTTTAATTCTCTTTCAAAAAAGAAATCCATTAGATCATTTGTAAGTACCCTTCCTTGTCCGTCTCGTTTTTGATATTCACTGGCTTTATCCCAGTGCATACATAAAATTTTTCCATCCGGACTCACAAATGGAGTATATAAATTATTATTCATTGTCCTGTCAAATGATTCAGGATCAATTTTTAAAAAGTGTTTCCAGTCTTTAGTATCATACATTTAAAGTAAACTCGCTTGGTAGTATATCTTGAATATCTTCTATGTTCTCTTTTGTAGTTTTGAAATTAACGTTTCTTGGTGCATATTTGAAGTCTTGTATAAGTCCTAGTTTATTTGCTTTGTTAAGCCAAGGACTTACTCTTTGGTCAAAAATATATCTACAGTCTTCTTGATCTACTGTTTTAGGAATAGTAATACTTACTTCAACAGGCTTGTCAAGTATTACTTTGTCAAGTAGTTTTCTTATTACTAACTGATATCTAGTCCGATTGCCAAAATTTGCCGCAGTGTGTATACTTCCTGCATCCATTTCCCACCAAATACCATCAAAATTTAAAGGCGTTAGTTTTTCAGTTTCTAAATTAATAAGAAAACAGTTATTGCCACTTAGATTAAGATGATACCTGTCATCAATATCTGCATGTGATTGATAACACTCGCCAGGTTCTAATTTAATTAATCTAGCTTCTCCCTTATCTTCTACCAGCAAAGTATTATAAATTCTTTCCCAAACTGTATCTTTAAATTCATCAGCTATAACCCATGGGTCATAGAAAAAATTTCCTGTAGGTTTGTTAATTGCAGTCCTAAAAGATTCAGAAGGTATCGAATCTAACCCGTCTTTAAGGAAGAGAGGAGGAACATTATATTGTGTCATTGTTAACATAGAAATATTTATCTGCGCAGTTAACTCAGGTAAATACGATGTGAATATACTTACAGCAACAACATACACAGAAGACTGGCTAGACACTGATAGGCCGCAGCCATTAACCGATAAAACTATAGAACGTCTAATACAAGAAGTTATGCAAAATGACTTTAGTAAAGACACTAGTGATCAAGTGTACAAAGATTTTATTAAAGAGTGCGAGGCTTGGATTCAACTAATGCCACAAAACAATTTGACAGGATTTGAAACATTCAGTCGAAAAGATATCTGTATTGGTTGTACACAATTTATAGACAATCAATATATGGTCGGAGATGTACAAACACTAAAAGGCGATTATAAATACCATCAACGATTAGGAAATACGCCTGTTACTATAGACACATTAAAAGATAACATTCCTCTTATACTTGCATTGCCGTTTCCTAGCACAGGAGACATTATACAAGACGTTGACAAATTATTAGACTTATGCTATAATATGAGTATACCTGTACACATAGACGGAGCGTGGATTACTTGTTCAAGAAATATTAATTTTAATTTTAATCATCCTGCTATAAAAAGCGTTGCTATTAGTTTAAGCAAAGGATTAGGACTAGGTTGGAACAGAATTGGTGTGCGTTGGTCAAAAGACACTACTGATTCAATTAGCATCATGAATGACTTTCGTATGAATAATAGAGTGCTTGCAATGGTAGGTTTACATTTTTTAAAAAATACAAGGCCTGGACATCTTTGGAGCACTCATTTAGAAAACTATTCAAAAATCTGTAAAGATTTTAATTTAAAAGAAACTAACAGTATACATATTGCTAAAGATCGTAGTGGGTCTCCAGTAGGAGTAAGCCCATTACTAAGGTACTTAGAAAAATGAATTTATTTTTTGACAAGAAATGGAATAATATTGCTGTAAGTGTTAGCGGCGGTGCAGACAGTGCATTACTATTATATCTACTATGCAAAGAAGTTACTAGTCAGACAGTTCATATTATCAATAATGTAAGATGTTGGAAAACTAAACCTTGGCAAGAACACGATGCAGAATATGTTATAACATGGATTAGAAAAAGATTTCCAGCAATAAACTTTAAACTACATAAAAACTTTATTGCTCCTGATATTGAATACGGAGAAATAGGACCTAGTATCAAAGACGAATACGGTAAAATAGTAAGTGGTGATAATATACAAATAAGATCGTATGCAGAATACGTATGCTTTAAAAATAATGTTGATGCTTACTATAATGGTGTTACTAAAAATCCAAATGAAAACTTAGGCGGAATGATAGAACGAGATATTGAACCTACAGAAGAAAATAAACATTTACTTATAATGGAACATATGGAAAGATATGCTATTCATCCATTTCGTTTTACTAGCAAAGATAAGTTAATTGAAAAATATAAACAAGAAGACATTGTAGATTTATTTAATATTACTAGAAGTTGTGAAGGAACGTTTGATTGGTTAGATTATAGAAACTATAAAAAAGGCGAATTAGTTCCTGTCTGTAATGAGTGCTTTTGGTGCAAAGAAAGAGATTGGGCAGTAGATAATGCAAAATAAATCATGTACATTCTGTATGCATCCTTTTACAGGACTTGCAACACGCAGTGACGGTGCTGTCATGGCTTGCTGTCGTAGTCATCCTGTAGGTAATATACAAGAACAAACTCTTGAAGAAATTTGGAATAACGATACTATGAAACGTATTCGAAAACAAGTTTTAAATAATGATCGTCCTAGCGAATGTGCGCCATGCTTTAACCTTGAAGATCAGGGGGTAGAGAGCTTACGACAGCGTCATATAGCAGGAGTAATACCGGAAGCTAGGGTCAACTTATACCCTGATGCATTAGACGCATTAGACGAAGATTATAGCATGCCTTTCGAAATTCCTACTATGGAAATTAAGCTCAATAACTTGTGCAATTTAAAATGTCGTATGTGTCATCCAATGGATAGTACTAGTTGGAATGACTATAAAGAAGTAGAAGAATTTTATGTGAAAGAAGGTAACTTTATGGTTGAGGAAATACGTAAGCTCAACTTAATGAAAAAACCTTATTTGGACAAATTTGATGACAATCCAAATTGGTGGAATAGTTTTGAAAAGTTATTGCCTTACTTTAGACGTGTAGAGTTTGCTGGGGGAGAACCATTAATGGATCCGCAACATTATCGTATACTCGATATGTTGGCTCCATACGGAGAAAACATTGAACTAAAGTATGCTACTAACGGAACAACTACCGGTATTAAAGGTGGACGTACTATACACGACTATTGGCCCAAGTTTAAAACAATCGCACTTAATGTAAGTATAGATGGTATAGGCGATAGTTACGAATATGTACGAGGCAATGGCAAGTTCGAAGACATTATGGAGAACATAAAAGTTTTTAAAACTTTTCCTAATATTACAAGAATAGTAGGTGCTGTTGCTGTACAAGTTAGTAATGTATTAATACTAGATAAAATGATAGAACACTTTCTTAACAATATAGGAATTGTATTTTACACAAACATGGTAAATTATCCTAGAGTATTATGTCCACAAGTATTGCCCGAAGAATTAAAGCTAGAAGCAATTAGACGATTAGAAACTATAAAATTAGATGTTCCTAACTTTTATTATGTAAAAGAAAATCCAATACTATTAAATATTACGCTAGGTCAAATAGACGGAATAATTAATTTTATAAAAGCAAACGATCAAAGCAATTTATGGCAAGACACTATCGAATACAATAAAAGATTAGATGCAAGCCGTAATCAGTCTTTTCTTGATGCTACACCAGAGTTTAAACCATATGCATAGCATAGAAAATCGTTGGGGACACCATACCAGTATTCATGTCGAATGGAATATTGGCAAACGCTGTAACTTAGATTGCGCTTACTGTCCTGCTGAAATACACGATAACTTTAGCCCTCACACTGATCTAAATGTTATGGTTAACACAATCTATGAATTGGAAAAGATTAATAAACCAATACGACTAAGTTTAACAGGAGGCGAACCTACTGTACATCCTAAAATTAATGATATCTTAGAATGTGGAAGTCAACGACTACAGCGGCTAAGTGTTACTACAAACGGATTGCGTTCGCCAGAGTGGTATATTAAACAACCTGTAGATCAATGGGTATTTAGTTTGCACTTTGACAACGAACATAGCCGAAGAGCAGGCGAAAATATTATTAGATATAGTCAGTTACTAGACATGGAGGGCAAGGATACGCTATTTCAAGTTAACTTAATGTGTCATCATGAATATATGAATCAAGTACGCGATGTAGCATCATTGCTTGAAAGTCATCGTATTCCGTATGTGTGTAGACGAATACGATGGACTGATGCTGACGATCGAGAATGGTTTGACGATATGAGGTATAACGGACAAGACTTAGAATGGATACTTAGTAAAACTGCAACTGTGAAGGCAAACTGCGTCATAGACGGAAAAGATATGATACATGCTAATGATATTATTAAACATAAACTAAATCAATTCGAGGGCTGGACTTGTAATGCAGGTTTAGAAAGTCTGATGATCAATTGGGACGGCGAGGTTCATCGTGCTACTTGTAGAGTAGGCGGTAGTCTAGGAAATATTTATAATGGTACGTTTAAACAACCTTTAGAACCAATTACTTGTACACGTAAGTGGTGTACTTGTGCTGCTGATATTCCGTTAACTAAAGTTTCTTCTTAGTTAGATGTGTTTCAGGAGCACAAATACAATTAAACTTTGAACATATAGTTGGCTTTATTTCCGTATCAAATTTTTGTTCGAAGTCGTTGTCAAGTATGTTGTAGTAATAATTCAAACCGTAAAGAAACTCTCCACAAGATCCTTTAAGTGTTCCGTCCCAATTAATAAAGATACTATCTACGCCAATGTTGCAACTCCATCCTTTAAAATTGTTCCAATTTTTATTAATGTAAGTTCCGGACTCTGCTCTTACCTTTTTATTGTTTTCTAGTGTAGCAACACTTTCAGTATATCTAATTTCACCGTTTGCTATAAGATTTCTGTTATTCCAAAACCATTTAAAATTAGGTAATTGTTTTATACCCCATTTCATATACTTTTTCTGTTCCGGAGTATACTTTAAATCATCAGTGGTTATTATTCTAATGTCGTTTAACGTAGTTGATTCCGTTTCTATTACTTCTGCTACTGTAACAAACCATTTGTGTTTGCTGTTCCTTTTTAAATATTCTACAGCATCTACACAATCGTCCCAACAAGTAGGATCCATCAAAACTTTTACAGTAATTTTCTTTCCTAAATCATACATAGCATCTGCTACACCAATTGTGTGATCTAAGTTTGCCTGAGCAACATGATGTGTCAAATGAATATTGTCTACGAGGTGTCCTTTTTCTTTCCACCACCGCAATGTTCGTGACCCATTAGTTATAAGACTAATATAAACATTGTGATCTTTTTTAATTTCTTGTACGAATATATCAAGATCTCTCCAAAGTGTAGGCTCTCCCCCCATAATTTCAATATGTGTTTTTGTTTTTCCTAACTGCTCTTTATAAACAGTTAACAAATGTTTGAAGTTTTTTATAATAAGATTTATATCTTTAGGGCTAGGATAGTCCCCGTCATTACTACCTGGAAAACAGTATCTGCATTTAAAATTACAAACGTTATTAGGCATCCATCTAATATCTAGATAAGAGTCTTCTCTAGTAGATTTTATCTTAATAGGGGTTGTCATAGCAAATGTTTCAATTCTGGAAATACTTCTTTTGCATTTAAGCCTCTAATTTTATCAAGGTTATTAACATAATCTTTAAAGTCAGGTAATAAGTGTGAATGATCTTCTGCGTCGATAAATCTTAATATACCTTCCCAACGTTTCCAACCATAAGGATTTTCGTGCCAAAAGTTATCATCTTGTGTATAATTGTCCCAAAGCCACTGTTTAAACTCTGCAAACTGTTCACGTATTTCTTGTTTGTCTTTTTCAGGTAATATCCTTGCACTTAAAAATGTAGGAATGTACAGTAAATGTAGATTAATTATTCCGCCACCTGCTTCATAGATATCTGTTTTAAACTTATTAATTTTCTTATAGCCTTTAGTAAGTTTCCATTTTGCAAAGTGAACAATATGTTTTACATTTAATGCCTGTACTGCACAGGCAATATGACAATGTATATGATCCGGAGTATTATCCATTAACTCTAAACTACGCTCTACATCTTTCCACTTAGTAGGGTATCTAATATAATAGTTACGTTCGTCGACTGCATCTAAACTAAATGCAAATCTAACTTGTTTAAATTCTGTCCAAATATCGATCATATCTTGATTTACAAAGACACCATTAGAGTTATATCGTAAACATATATTTTTAGCATATCCTCTTTTAATTATTTCTAATAAAAATTTTCTATGTTCTTTAATCATTAAAGGCTCACCGCCAGCAAAATACAACTGTTTAATATGTGGTATTTGTTCAAAAATTTCTTCCCAAAGTTCTGGCTTTTCGTACCATTTATTATTAAACTTTGTTTTATCCCAACTTATTTGTCGTATAACTGTTTGACTGTTTGAGGTTGCTATAATCTTTTCGTAGTCTTCCATCCATCGACTGCTATCGTGCGGACTACACATTACACACTTCAAGTTACAAGTATGACCTAATCTTAAATCAAAATATTGTATTTCGTGCGGAATCTTTCCATCTTCGCTTGTATCTTTTATTAGCTGTGCAAAATCCAACCCATCGTTGTTCCATTCATGTAATTCCCAGAGACGTTTACTTACAACTCCGTTTGATTCTTCTTCAAAGCACTTTGTACAACTAGCAGGTATTTTACCTTCTATCATTGTTTTTCTTACACTACACATGTAGTCATTATTAAATGCTTCTTTTAATGAATCTTTACCAAAGTTTGCAGGCTCACCATTTTCCATTTTAACAAGACCAACTTCGTGATCTCCTGTATGAGCACCTGATGCATTTGTTACACAGCAAAGTCTAGCATCACCGTTAGGTCTTGTTGCTATATGTATCCAAGGAAGTGCGCAAAATGTATAAGATCCTGTTTTTTCAAAAACATCTCGCTGTCCTTTTCCCATTCGACTATTTTCGTCTTGTAGCCAATATAAATCTTTCATAGCTCTTCCCTACTTGTAAATTGGTCCTGCGGCGTAGAAAACAATTCAGGTTGTATTCCGCAAGCTCTGCCGCAAGTAATTAATTTTTTATCCGTCCAATAACTATTCCAAACATTTTGATATTCGTCTGAATTAATAATATCCTTCAACGGTTTTTTCTTTACGTCTAATGCGTCTATACCACCTAGTGATTTAACTAAGTCAAAATATTCTGCATAAATTGCTTCTCGAATTTCATGTAATTCGTGTTCCAAATCTTTAGGATGATACGGAATCATTGCAAGCCAACAACACGGAAATACATGCCCATAAGAATCTATGTAAACTTCTTTTACATGTTTTGCATAACAATTAATTTCTGTTTTTTCTAAAATACTTTTATAATTTCCAATAATATCGGTATCAACAATTTTAATAGTTGAATGTTGACTTGGTTCTAAATAATAATCAATATTACCTTGTTTATCCAAGACTTTAAATTTAGGTTCCATTAACCACCGCGAACTATCTTTCATTGTAAAGTATTCAAACCCTATATCAATTGCTCGATGTCTTGCTTCTTCTACTTGATGTTCGTTATGTTTAAATCTTATATAAGCCCATTCTGCAATGCCGCCGGCATCTATAAATGCTTTTGCATTTTCGATTATTTTTTCGTAACTAGTACCAATTCTATAAATTGTTTGTGTATCTTCTAATCCATCTATAGCAAAAACTACTCTATGACTATTAGGCATAACTTTTGCTAAGTTTGTCCACCATTCTTTGCTTCTTAAACTACCATTAGTATGTATAGTAATTTTGATATCTTTTTTAATAGAAGTAGTATACTCGACCATTTCGAGCAATTGGTCGTTCAATAATGGATCGCCATAGTTTCCACAAAAGTAAACATTTTCAATTTGCTCTATAACTTCTGGAGATATAATTTTTTTATAGTCATCAAGTGTCCATCCACGTTTATTAATATTAGGATTTTTAAGTCCTCCGTGAATATTTCTAGTACACATAGGACAACTTGCTTGACAGTTATTTGTAATTTCTAAATGGATTTGTTTAAGTTGATTAAAGTTTATCATTATATCTACTTATCGCTCTACCTGATCTTCGACCCGTGTTAATGGAGTATTTTTTCCGCATAATACAATACATGCAGGAGATGTTTTGTTACTCCATTCTCTTTGCCAAATAGTTTGCCATTTAGGATCATTAACAATATTTTCTAAACCTTTTTTTGCATCTAATGCTTGTAATCCGCCAAGTTCTTCTACAATTCTATAAGTTTCCTTTTGTGCAATTTTTCCTACATCTACAATAGATGAATGCTTATATACATCATACTTTTTATATAAAACTTCATCATAGTTTGCATATAAAAAACTACCAAGCAGACAGCACGGTAATACTGTAAAGTTAGCATCTATATAAATTTCTTTATCGTGTAACACCATACAATTAACTTTTTCTGCTTCAGGCCAAGATTTGTAAGATAACAAATCATTTTTATCAAAGAACTTGATAGGTGTAACATCTGGCTGATCTAAATAATGTGTTACATTGCCTTGTTTATCTAATACTGGAAAGGTATCTCCAAATCGTTTGCTGTTTTTAACATGAAACTCTGAAAACCCAAACTTTCTAGATATAATTTCTGCGTCTTTTACTTGTTCTTGGTTATGTTTAAATCTTATAAACATCCATACTGCATATCCACCGGCTTTTGCAAATGCTTGTGCATTTTTAGTAATCTTATCATAGTCTGTTCCGACTCTATATAAACTATGCGTATCACTAAGTCCATCTAGTGCAAATTCTACCTTGTGACGCACTGTAAGCGCCTGTGCTAGGCGTTTCCACCAGCCTAGTGTTCTTGTGCTACCGTTAGTAAAAATAGCAGTTTCTAGTTCAGGATTTTGCTGTTTAATATAAGCACACATGCTAATTAAATCATTATTAACTGTAGGTTCTCCAAAATCTCCGCAAAAGTCTATACGCTTTAATTGTTGTAAAATTTTTGGTGTAAATATTTCTTTAAAATCTTCTAATGTCCAATCATGACTAGTTAGATTAGGATTTTCTATACCGCCGTGAATATTCCTTAAGCACATTGGACAGCTAGCTTGGCAACGATTGGTTATTTCGACTTGTGCCTTTTCTAAATTTTCAAAGTTAAACATCTACTGCCTGTCTTTTATTTTTTTGTATATATAATTTGCGTACTCTATATGATATTCTTCTTTAGGATGCGTGTATGTATGCAATTGACTAGAATCATCCCAATTAACTAAATCATTAAAAGAAAAGTAGTTATCTAATATAGAATTAAATTCTTTAACTGAGTTATATGCATTTAATAAATTGTATTCTTTAAACTTGTTAATGTTATTGTGTAACTGAGTTAAAAACGGGGTGAATGCAAAAACTTGTAAAATATTATGTTTTTTTGATAGCATTTCTAGATACTTTATATCTTTAAACCATCGAAACATATCGTTAAAATCGTTAGATACATGTAAAACATAATCTTTATGAAACGATTTCGACGGCCATCTTAATCTGTGCGATAGCTGTGAATTCCACTCTTTTGGTAGGCCGCCTGGACAACAATGATGTTTTTTGCATTCTTTGTCAAGATAGAACCATCTCGAACTTTCTGTATGAGCAACAATTATAAGATCAGTAGGTTTTATAAAACCTCTACTAATATCTTCCTCTAAAAAATATATAGACGACTCACTATTACTTCCTGGATAAGCTCTATTAACTACGTCAACATTAAGTTTGTTTGCTAAATGCTGCGGCCAGGCGTGATTATGTTCTCTACTGTCAATATATTCAAGAGAGTATTTGCTTTCAATTTTGTCTCTCCAGAATTCGACTCCCTTTGCTTTTATTTTATTTATTTCAACAAAATTTAAAGATGGCATTAGTTCGTAATCTGCAAGTTCAAATCCTGAAGTAATACTACACCCATATGCTACTATTCTATTATACATTCTTCTTTTTACCTATAATCATATAACGAGTATACTTAGGGGTTTTAAATTCGCCTCTCCAGTATGGTTTGATTTTACTCATGCGCATAAAGTCATCTTGATCAGTTGCACAACGAATGTGCTCGTCTAACTCAAAGTAGTTATTGCTTTGTATTACAAATAGCGCATCGTCTGGTTGAATGTCTAACCACTGTTCGTATTGTTCTTGCGTAATGTGTTCGCAGCTTGTGTTAATAACAATGTCAGCAGGTTCTGTGTAAGTACACATGTCTGCGGTTACTGCATCAAATCTTCCTGCTATTTCATAGTTTTTATTAACTGTGTATGCAGTTTCTTGGCAATCTTCATCAATGTCAACACTTGTAATATGCTCAATGCTTAAACTGCTATTAAATAAGATACTAGAAAGCACACCATTCCAGCCGCCGTATATTACAATACGAGCATCATCGTCAACGTAGTTTACACGCAGTGCGTCAGCAAGCCATATCTTGCTGTTGACTTGTCCTTTCCAGAAGCTTTCAAGTGTACGGTATTTGTCATCGCTGTTGCGAATTGCATCCATCCAGAATAATACATCTTGTATATCTATTTTCATATTTTTCTCTTTGGTAGTTTACTATCTGCACTGCTTACACAGCTAGGAGTAACGCACTTACGTGGTGCTTTAAACAGCTCAAATCCGCCGTCTAACGTGCCTAAGGGTTCATCGTGGCAACTGTAGCTGCGTTTAACTTCATTACTACGTATAACGCATCCTTGATAGCCTGCATTACATTCCCATCCTTTAAACTTATTAAATCCAAATGCATTAAAGCGTTCTGCTTGATCTATGTAGTACGTTTTTCCAGTGCTGTCTTCTAATTCAACTTGCAGTAAAGGAATTATTCTTTTAAATTCATCTGGGATTTTTTGTGGGAACCCTTTTTGCATGGTTTCGATTTCATTGGTTGTGTAACCATGTACCACACTACTGGCGGTAGGATCGGACTGGGGTTTGAGAGTGACATTAATACCTCTGGCGGCAAATCGCTCCAAGCGTCCGTAAAGCTCTTCGAACATTTCCGGAACCATAACTTGATTGATTGTAACATAAACACCTTCTTTCATAAGTTGAAGACATTTGTCTCCAAATTCTTGTTCATTAGCAAACTCTGCGTGATAGCTCGCTGTTATACTTCTACGTTGCAGAGTGCTTGTAGTTTCTAACCACTTGTTCCACCATTTGCTTCCCGGGCTAAGATTTGTTGTCATGTGGATACTTTGGTATTCGGGTGTTGCATCACTGCAATAATGCTCTATGAGCTCCCCAAAGTATTTATATGCCGTAGGCTCGCCTCCACTAAAACTAAAATGGAAGTCTGTAAATCCGTTATCTCTTGCCTGTCGCTTTATTTCAGTTAATGCAGTTTTGTATGTTTCTAATGTTTGATGGTCGGGTGTACTACTTCTTGCATAAGGCCAGCAGTAGCTACAATTGTAATTACAAAATCTCGCAAGGATCCAAGACACTGTAAACAAGTTAGTGTCTAACAAGGTTTTTTGTCCAAACTTTGTTATGTTGTCAAAAGGTATGTTTTGAAAATTCTTCATATAACCAATCAAAGTCGTTAATTAAATTTAGTTTATCCGGATAATGCTTATTGTCATTACCCCAATTACGGCCGCTACATGCACCATGTATAGCATATTTTCCGTATAGTGCATCGTGCCCTACTTCGCACCATTGTTTAAGTCTTTCTTCTGTTTCATTATCTACTTGTCCACGGATTGTTTTACTTGCTAATTTACAGCATTCTCTAAAAGCACTTTTCCATGTTGAAAAGGCGTCTGTGTTAAATGTTGTGATGTTACTTACACTTTCCATAGCATTAAATTTAGGACTAATGCTTGTAGTCATGTCAGTTTTAGTAACGTCCATGTTAAGTGTTTCTCTTACCGGAAACAGTTTAATTCCTCCGTAACCATATTCTAAATCATTAATAGGATTACGACTGCGCCAAACAAACACTTGATCTCTTTGCCATTTAGGAACTTGATGTTCAAACACAAAATCTTCTAATACTTGTGCATCCCCGTCTACAACAAAAAACATATTTGTTGTACATAGCTTTGCTGCTTCAATGTGTGCTTGATGAATGCCTTTTACACCGTGTACTCGTTTTGCTCTAGGAAAACGGTCTGTAAGCAAACGATAGTTATCATCTGCGTTAGGTTCATTATAACTAATAAACACAATGTCATATGGTTTAGGCGTACTAACAGTTATATCAATTTCTTTTTTATTTACAAAGAACCTATAATCAAACTCACGTTGTGCAAGTGACTTATCTTTGTGTATTAGAAACACACCGTCGTGGTACTTGCCGTTTTTAAATACGTGTATGTTTTCACGTTCGTAGTAAGGTATATGATAGTTAAAGTCCCAGTCTACGTCTACGTCATTAGGTATTACATAAAAGAAGTCTGTGCTAACTTTTTGTCCTAATTCACAAAATTCTTCATATGTGTTGACTACAATTTTATCATATTCTAATGCATCGCTTGCAATTACGTCATGTTCTTTTTTATTAGTAATAAATTTATACTTAAATTCTCGCTCGCTAATAGGTGCATGTTTACTACATAGAATAATACCATCGTAGTATTCGCCGTTCTTAAATACATGATTTATTTTTCTATCGTATTCACTTTCATGACTAAAGTACATTTCAAAGTTAAAATCATCACGTACTTGAACATGAGAAGGTATCATCCAAAACATCTCTGTAGGACAATGATCTATTATATCTAGATAATCATTATAGTTAGTTACTGCATATATCTCATACTGCCTAGGACCACTTACTACATCGTCCCACTGTTTAGCGTTTACTAAGAATCTGTAGTCTATTTGTTTTTTGTTGAGAGGTTTGTTTTGCGAACATAAGAATACGCCATTGTATAATTTCCTTCCATCAACCTCATGTACAAATGCATGATTTTCTTTCCTGTCGTAACTGTTATGGTGACTAAAATAAAAGTTGTTTATGTATGATAGACTATATTTTAAGTTATGCGATACTGCCCAAAACATTTCTGTTGAACTATTTTCAAGTGCATATTCGTAGTCTTCCCAAGTGTCAATGTAATACAAGTCAAACGGCTTAGGTGTACTTGCTACAATATCTACTTCTTTTTTGTTTATAAAGAATCTATGGCGCAATTCACGTTCTGATATTTCAGCACGTTTGGGTACAAGTATTACACCGTCATAAGTATCTCTATTTAAAAATGTATGAACATATTCTTGACTATATTCGTCTGCACGATAATCAAATTTAAAATCATCTGCAATATCGATATCGGGCCAAACAACCCAAAACATTTTTGTAAACACTATTTTTTGAGCTTGCTCAAAACTATCAGCAGACTTTGCTCTTGGATACTGTTGTTTTAACTTATTCCAAGAGACCTGTGCATATTTAGAATTATTATTAATAAAAATGATATCATACATTATGTATATTATAAACTCAATTGTTATTCATGTCAACAAAAAGTGATAAAAATTTAGGCTGCATGCGTCTTGTTAAAAATATTTCACGATTCTTTTTTAAAAACGGTATTGCTTCTGCTATTAATTCGCTTATATCTTCACTACTAAGACTTTTTAGATATTCAATATTTTTTCTAATATGCTCTGCACGGTTTGTAGGATCGTACATTGTATCATAATGTTGATTAATTAATGCATTGCAACTAAAATATCCTTGATTATTAAGGTAATTATGGACCGACGAACATCCTATAATAGCCGCAGGGTGTCCGATATATATGTGTTTCCATACGTTAGGTCCTAACGTAAATGATGCTACCTCTTGTTTATACTGAGTATTAACATCAATCTCAATGTCATCACACAATATAGATAATACTGTATCTTGGTATTCTTCGATATTGTAATTCATTAACGTATTGTTAACTTCTTGCGAATAATTGTCTATATGTTTTAATAATCCTTGTTTAGATTCTTTTTCAAGTTGCGAAGATCTAGGATTAACTAGCATAGGCGATATTGTTTTAGATAAATTATAGTTACTTGAATTTAACTTAACATACCCGTCATCAAGTAAGTTATTATGAGCCAACTCAAGAAATACAGTTACATCTGTCTGAAAATAATTTGTAAACGAAGTATTGTAAACTTTTTTAGGGTTCCAATTTTCGTGGTCAATAGTCAAATCTTTTGATATCTTTAAAAATGGATCTTCACATATCCACGATAATGACGACAATCCACTTCGAACTTTATAAACTAATTGCATATATATTTGCCACCAATCTATACCAAAAACGTTTTTAGTGTCTAACAACGTCCTATATACATTATTTAATTCTCCTAGCACAATGTATATTTGGCTTTTTTTAATACCAAGTAATTCTACTATTTCGTCAACTCTTTGCTTTAACTGTTCAATAATAAAAGAATTACCGGCTAGCCTCGGAGCTAAAATTAATAATTTTAACCTTCCCTTTTTTATTAAACTTTTAGCTCTAGGGGATATTAGTGCTGTTAAGTTTCTATTCCAGCCGTAATAAGAATAATTTAATTCAATAGGATAATATAAATTTTTAATATTTTTAGGCTTGCCTGACACAAGGTTTACTACTGTTTTATTTGCTTTCATTACAAAATAAAACGTATTAAACTTTGCTATAGGCATCTCTGCTCTATAATCTTTAACGTATGGAATTCTCCGAGCGTCTTTAGATATTTCAAAATTAAATGTACCGTTAGGTGCCGGAACGCCGTCAATTATATTATCGTAATATAAATTTATCATTCAAGCATTTCTTTTAATTCCGGGAACGTGTCTATAAACGACTCATTGCGTATGTCATCTAATGTTTTCATATAATCTTTAAATTTAGAATTTAAGATATATTTGTCTTCTGATTCCATAAAACTAATAGAACTTTCAAACTGAGCAGCGGAGCGATTCTGCAAATTTTCTTTTAAAAAACTTATATGCTTTTTATAGGCTGCTTTTACTGTTTCTTTTAGCTTTGGCGGCAATGCTTGTAAGCTCATATGTTCAGGCGAATGTACAAAGTTAATATGTAAATTATCGTAGGTATCTATTAATTTAGACTCTACTGCATAATGATGGAAATCAATAATATGCAAACTATTCATTACGCTTAATGTAAAGTTTACAAAAAAGTTAACATTAGGCGCTATTTCTTTTTGTTTTAACCTATTTTGATAGATTTGATCCCAATCAGTTCCTTTTCGGATATATTCTGCTTGTTTGCCGTAGCCATCAAAACTAGCACCTACTTCGACATCTTTAAACTTAGCCCATGTTTCTAAAGCGTCTAGCTTTTTGTATTTCATCTGACTAAAATTTGTATTATACTTTAGACGAACGTCATACCTATCTATTTCTTCTAACTTTTTTAAAATTCTATAATGTTCTTCCATTATAAGAGGCTCGCCGCCTGCAAAATAAATCTCTTCTACAGTATCAAAAAACGGAAGAATTTGGTCCCATAAATCAAATTGCTTAATTTTATCAGGTATATCGTTAGGAAGACTGCCCCATATCTTTTTAGTATCTTCATACCAACCGGTGCTAAGTTGAGGTCCGCAGCTTCTGCATTTCATATTACAAATGTTTGAAAATCTAAAATCCCAATAACGAAGATCCATATTATCTAACGAACCGTCAGCAGCGGTGGTTTGTATTAGATTTTCATAATTTGGAAACGTTTGATTCATATGCTCTCTAAAGCTATCTTTGCCGTGTTTTTCTTGTTCGAAGCATCGTTTACAGCTTTCTGGCTCTATACCTGCAATCATTTGTTTACGAATATTACGTATTTTTTCGTTATTCCAAACTTCTTCTAAGGATTGGTTATTTAGATTTCCTACAGGAAATTCCATAGGTGTAAGGCAACAAGGATAAACTTGCCCACTCGGAAATGTGTGTAGATGCACCCACGGTGCAGCGCATAATTTATCTGTCATTGTTTGCCTTTATTATGTTGTGCCACTCTTTAAACGTCTCTGCGTAACTCTGTTTACGTATAGCATCTAGTCTTTCGTTCTCTTTGAAGAACTGTTCAAATGCTAGTGTGTTTGATTCTTGACTTAAAAAATTATTTATACTACCATAGAACGGCATGCCGACAATCTTGTCTAATACTGCTTGTTTGGCATGTTGAGGCGCATTTGCTGCACTGTAATAGTTAGGATGATGTACCATATTATGTGATACATTAACACCCTTGCTTCTAAAGAACTCCCAAAACTCTTTGATATAGTATATGTTCATTACACTTACTGTTTGTAACACATAACTTTTATGTCCTAAGCTATGTAACCAATCAAATGCTTCTATTATATTATTCCACTTAGCAGGATGACGCAAATAATTATTGCGGTCTTCTAAACAATCAATACTCACCATAAACTCAACCTGCTTAAACTTGTTCCACAAGTTAACGTACTTGTCGTTTATGATTGTACTGTTGGTACTGTATACTAGTGTAATATTCTTAGCCAAATCTTTGGTAATCAAAAACTCTAAGAAGCGCATGTGCTTGTCTACTAGCAGAGGTTCGCCGCCGTTAATGTATACTTTGCGTGTGTTATTACAATGTTCTGCTAGACTTACCCAAAAGCGTTCATCTAAGGGCCAATCAAACATGCTTTGTGGCATATCAAATTTACGCTCATTTAGTTTTTCCCAGTCGCTCTTCCATTTTGAACTGCTCTGTGGATTGCAACTGCGACATGCTAGGTTGCAAATATTGCCTAGTCGCAGTTCAATAAACTCAAAGTTAACTTCATCTAGTGTGCCGTCTGTTTGTGTAATACGCTGTGCATCTTCTATGCTAAAGTCCAGCAACTCTGTGTCTCGGGTACGTTTGCTTTGATTGCCTAGTGTTTCTAGTTTGTAACACTTTGTACAAGGTGCTGGCTGTTTACCTTCTAGCATGTCTTTGCGCACTTGTTTAAACAAGTCTGAGTTCATTATTTTTTTAAAATCATACTCTGAGTTGTGCAGTGTGATAAATTCACGTGGTAAATTTTGAGATTCGCTTGCACGATTCGTCATATCGCTTTCACAGCAAAGTGTAACACTACCGTGCGGATGTGTTGCTAAGTGTGTCCACGGTAAAGGGCAAAATGTATTACTCAATGCTATCCCACCATTCTTTACCTGCGTCACTAAGAGTGTCTCTAAATGTAACGTCTTGCGTTCTGATGCTTTCTATAAACATTATATTCTTTTTACCTCGTCTCCAACCATCTTTATAGTCAGTGTATTCTTCTTCAAACGTTTTGCGTTCAAGCATGTTTTCTAATGTTTCTTGGTACACACGAGTTTTGTGTGTAACTCTAGGCTTAATGTAGTCTAGTAGTTTGTGTATTTGCTCATCTAATACTTCTCTTGGCAAACACATAGGACTCATTAGAACACTAGGGTCAAATGCAAATGTAATTTTAAAGTAACTCTTAACATCTAATTCTGTAACTACATCAAACATACGTTTCAAATCAAACAATCCCGGAGTTGTTAGTGTAACATCAAATACTAATGCATCGTCTCCATACTTATTGATAAGAAACATGCCATCTTTGAAGTTTTGTAGCCACTCGTCCCATTTGAGTCCTGTTCTAATGTATTCGCCGACTTCGCCTACCCCGTCTATACTAGCACAAAGGTTAACACGTTTGAAGTTATCTAGCATGTCGTACAGTTTATAATTCTTGTAGTGTGTTCTGCTCAAGTTTGTATTATAACGTACAACTACGTCTTGGCTTTTTTCTTCGTCTACTAGCTGTTGCATAATACGCCAATGTATATCATACATAAGTGGCTCGCCGCCTACCCAGTATAACTCCTCTACAATGCCTTTGTCAACTGCTGTTTGTAGTTCTGTTTCGAGAACTTCTTTTTGAAATGTAGCAATCTTCTTTCGTGTGTCTGGTTGCATCCATTTTTCACGTTTGTAGTTAACTACATTATGTTTAATCTTTTCAGTTTCCCAACTTGAACTAAGTTGTTCACCGCACATGCGACATTTAAAATTACAAAGATTGCTTATACGATAATCAAAACTAATTGGTTGCATAGTTGTGTAGCCGTCTTCTTTTGTACTAGCTATTATGTCTTCGACTTTGTGCGGAAATAGTGTATTAGTAAAATAGTTTTTGTATGTATGTAAATTTAATACTTGATTATTACACACATCGCACTGGCTTAGTTTTTCTCCGGCTAACATACGCTTACGAATATCTTTCATATAATCGCTGTTCCAATGTTCTTCGAGTGTTATTGGATCAAATTCAGTGTTGTCTTTATCACCTGCATCTATATACTGCTTTTGAAAACTTGCATCTTCTCTACTAGCACAACACAACCTACGCTCGCCTTGCGGGCTAACGTAAGTATGTGTCCAGGGTGCTGTGCAAAAGTAAGGTCCAATTTTATCAGTCATACGTTGCCAAAGGTATTTCTATGTTTTTATTATCAGGTTTTAATATCCAACCTTCTTTTTCTGCAAGTTCCATAATGCTTGCATCAGTATCTGGAATACTATCGACCCAGTCTGTTAGTATTTTAGGAAATACACTTAGGCTTTTGTTTCTACGTACATCATACTGTGCATAGAATGTTTTAAAATCACGCCATAGTGTAGTAGGGTTACTTGTACGTCTATGCGGAGCATCTACAGTTACCAAGTAATCTATTAAACGTTCAATACTTGCTTTTTCAAACTCACTCCAGCCCGGCTTGTCTTTGTTAGCTTCATACCATGTTGACAATTTATTATGGCAATGATCCTTAATATGATTAGGCAATGCCAGCGGTGATTGAAAACTCGGAAAGCGTAATAAGTTTAAACTTACAGTTGGCGTTCTACTTTGTGTGAGCTCTTTTAGTTTGTAAACATCATCTAAGAATTCTGTAATACTAAACAAGCAAAGACTGTTAATAGTCATCATAATGTGTACGCCTTTAGTATTTGCTTCTGTTAGTATACGTTTAATATTTTTAGTCCATTCGTCATAATCTAGTCCGTCACGAATATAATCTGCTTGAGCACCTACTGCTTCACAACTAGTATACAACTCAAAGTGATTCATACCTTGTGTTTTCTCAATTAGCTTGTCTATAATAGCATCTTTAGCAATTAGATTGCTATTAATTGCAAAACGCATATCTGAATCTTGCTTATTAAACCAATCAAACAACTTCCAAGTGTTTCCGCTCATTAAAGGTTCGCCGCCAGTGATACGCAGTTCCTCTAAACTGTCTGCTAAACCATTATCCCACCATTTCCAAAACGCTTGAATGTAAGGATTATCGTCATCATCTTTGTAAGGTTGTGTCCAACTGCCGTCTTGTCTAAATGCACCAGCGCCATCACTTACTAAGTTTGTGTACTCGCCATTCTTTTTAATATCTTTAGCCCACGTAGTTGAGAAACTTGCATTGCAATAACTACATGCTAAGTTACACGTTCTATCAAAAGCAATCTCAAATGTTTTTAGATTAACATTCTCATGATGATCCATATCATATGCACGTTGTAACTCTTCATCAGAATAGATAATGCTTTTAAAGGTTCTGTCACTGACAGCATCCTTTTTCATATCTTCCATTTTCCAACAATACTCGCACTCAGCTGGGCGTTCACCTGTCTGCATTTGGCGGCGCATTTCTTTTTTATGCTTGGTATTATGAATAGCAGTGTAGTCTGCTTCTACTTCTACTAATGGAATTTTATGTGCAGGCGGGTGATGACAACTAGCAGTTGTACCACTACCAAGCCAGGTAGTAGCGTTAAACCACTTGGCTCCGCAGAAACTCTTACTTTTATTGTCTAATACTCTATCACGATACTGTTGTAACGTTTCATCAGTCTTCTTTGGCATTCCATTCCTCTAATAAATGTGTATACTGTGGAAATATTTCTGCAAAATCTTTATTTCTTCTTTTGTCGTACGCTTGTATGTATCTTACAAAGTCTTCTCTGTGTTCCACTGTTGGTTCTGAGGTTCTTAAATAATCACAAAATCTTTGTATTTGATCAAACTCTTCTAAATATATTCTAGCATACTTTTCTTTAGTATAATATTTTAACCAACTTTTGCAAAGTGTTTCAATAGTGTTAGCAGTCTTTACACGTTGTTCTTTATCGAGCAAAGTACATTGAAGATGCGGAGGCCAATGCATAATATTAATACTCAACGGCACTCTATTACACTCAAAACTAGTATTATAAAGTTTACGCAAATCCATTACCGTCATAATAAAGTCGACGAATGTAGGCAAGCTAAGAATGTTAATTGTTGTCATAATTGCAACTGTGCTTTTTGTTTCAGAAAGCAAACGCTCTATGTTTTTAACCCAATCATAGTATACTAATCCGTCTCTAGCATATTCCGCCTGGCGGCCTGTGCTTTCAAGACTAGTGTATATGTCAACTTTAACTCCTACTTTTGCAAGTTTGTTAACTTTTAAAATTAGTTTGTCAATTAGTTTATCTTCTACACATCCGTTTGTATTAATGGAAATGTCTAAACCTTTGCGTGGATTTTCTATTAGATAATCTAGAAGCTTCCAGGTATCTTTTGACATAGTAGGCTCGCCGCCTGTGATACGCAACACTTTTAAATGCGGTAATGCATCAGGAAACCATTTCCAAAATGCTTCTACATAAGGATTATGTTCTCTATTAGGTATTGGCATCTTACCAGACTCTTTTAAATAGTCTAGATTATGCGAACCGTGCTTGGTTGGATATTCTCCGTGTTGCTTTACGTCTTCCATCCACTTGCTACTAATCTCAGGTGAACAGTATGCACAAGCAAAGTTACAAGCATTACTAAATGATACTTCTAAGTAACTTGGGTACACATCGTCTTGTGGATTGCTTTTAGCAATATCTTCAAATCTATCCCAGGCCCAAGAGTCACTTGTTTTATAATGTCTATCACTAAAATAGTTTTTATCTAAGTCTTCAATTTTCCAACAGTATCCGCACTCCTTAGGACGCTCACCTTTAAGCATCTTAGCACGTTGTTCTTTTTTAAACTTACTGTTGTGTAGTGCCGCTGGATTTGCTTCAATTTCGTGCAACGGAATCTTATGTGGAGCAGGATGATGACAACTGTGATTGTAACCGTTTTGTAATAGTAGCGTAGTTTGTAACCATTTAGCCGTACAGAATGAACAACTTACATTGTTTATCTTTTCACGTTTTTCTTCTAGTACTTGTATACGCTGTTCATTACTCATAATGTATATTTAAAATTCTGTGTTGTATTGCTAATAGCAATTTGTTTTGCACCATTACGTATGTGAAAGTGTGTTGCCATTGGCGTTAACGGTGATAGGGTTACTAGTGTTTCAATATCATCACGAGACTTCATTAAGTCGCCTATTTTGTGTATTATCTCTTTACCAGCGCCACGCTTACGACTCCATACTGTATAAGCAACTGCCGTATTAACATCATTTTTAAAATGAGCATTTTGACTCATTAAGTCTAACTCTTTTACACTTTTAGGTACATCATTAGTATATGCAATGCAGATAATACCTTCAATTTCATTTTCGTGCTTTAGTCCGTATATCTTACGTCCATAACTAGTACGCCATTCTACATCAAGCTCTGGACGTACTGGATCTTCTGTTACATCAATATCATCTAGCTCTACTAGTTCTGTTTTCTTTACCCAGCCAAAAAAGTTGTCAATTGACGCTTTAAATTTTTTTACATTTAAATTCATTTTGCTCTTCTTAGTATCCTTGCACTATTTTGATAGACTTGTTTAAAAAATTTGCTTTGTTCTGCGTCTAAAGGTTTAGTAGAAATATCAACTCCGGTACCTTTAAGTATTTCTAAACCTAAACGTTCTGCTTCTTCTTTTGGATCAACATCTTTTACTTCTGTTTCCCAAAAGTTGTTTAGCCATTCAAAGTCACGCACGTTAGCATAGTCCCATGGTGTACAGTTTGTTAGATAACAACCTTGTCGTGCGCCTAGTATACTCCATATACCATTTTTAACATCAGCACCTACTTGACTCCATATTAAAAGCCTATCATAGTTTTGCCACCATACTTTACGCAAGTCTTCTACTTTAGCACCTTGATCCAAACTCATCTTAACACCTTCTCTAAATCCAGCTCGCCAGGCTTGCCAAGGTGTTTCGTTTGTGTAGGATACACTAAAGTTTTCGTTGAACTGATAGTACTTGTCGTCAAAGCAAAATTCTACTTTGCCGCGTTCGTCGCCGTCTTCTGAATGTTCATGTGTCTTCATATTGTGTACAAACTTACGTGTCCACATTTTTAATCCGCCGTTGCCGTACATTAGTCCGTTAACATGTAACTTACCGCACCAACTAAACACATGGTCTGCTGACAGCCCTAACGATTCGTAATCAACTACTTGATTTAAAAACTCTGGATCAACAATATTATCTGCATCTACAGTAACAAAGTATTCTGTTTCACTTAAATCTGCACAAGCTTTGTGAGCTGCATCACTGCCGTGTACACCATGCACACGTTTTGCCCACGGTACTTTACTACACAAGTCTGCATAATTTTTTTCTGCGTTAGGCTCGTCGTAACTAAGAAAGATAATATCTTGATCAATTATTTTAATTTTATTAGGCATTAGTTCTCCATAATATGACTATAATTTTCAAAGACCTTACCACAGTATACACTCACATCAGTCCTCTGAGCAACCTCTTTATTAGTATTTTTTATTATGCACTCGTCTTTATAAAGCAATTCAGAAAACTCAACAACTAGTGTGTCAAGTAATACATTAGGATCATCTTCGTCTGTGACAAATAGTGTATGCGATTTATCTTTATAATATGATGTGCTTGTTAACAAAGATTTTAAATCGTCTGTTAATTTTGCTTTCCATACTCCGTTTCTAGGGTCTTGTAGAATAATAAAGTTTAGTCTTTCGCTAATAAGAGTTTTAGACAATTGTAAAATACTTCTGTCAACATCAAAGTCTTCTAATGATGTATGCCTAAATTTCATTACATAGTTTGCATCTGCAGAATCGCTTGGGACTACAAGATAGTCTTTAAACTCTTTTTTACAATTTGCAAAATCTTGTACTAAATATTTTTCTATTTCTATGTATAAGGAAGACTCGTCAAGTACATTGCCAACTTTTAAAATTGTACCGTCTTCTCTAAAGTTAAGATAATACTTTTGCATCTTTTAATTTCTCTATTATTTTATCTGTTAAAAAATTGTCTTCTACGTAATGAAGTATTCCGGTTTGTGCAAAATTACCTAACACTAAACTTCCATCATTTCGATAGTACTTTCCTATTACATTAGTCCATTGTTCAGGAACATATTGCCAAGCTTGTGTATGCGTCTTCATGTGGGTAAACGTTATATAACTATCTGCATTTGTTATTTGTTTTTCATTGCCTAAAATTTTACTAGCAATTGCTGCACACAAATCGATACTGCACCATTTTTGATAACGCTCTTTTGCATATTTACTGTAAAATAATTCCCAGTTATTAACTATAATCTCTAGTAGTGTATAGAATTCTTTTGCAGTATTGCCTTTTTTAAAATAATGTAATGCGCTATATAGATTAGGAAGGTTATTAGCATCAAATGTTTTTCTATAATACCGAGAAGTTACTGTTTCTTGTCTATACGTTTGTACATTGCTAGTAAAAAACAATTCATACTTATCTAGCTCTTTCCACCAGTGCGTTATGTCACTTAGTATAAGCATGTCTGCTTCCAATACAATCGTTTGCTCGTACGGACTAGCATGATAAACTTTCCAACGATTTTCTATTTTCCAGTTACTAGTTTCTGCACTATCTGTCCACGGAATCGGAATAATCTGATCAAACACTTTTTGCCATTCTTTTGGAATTGTGTCATTTGTAATAAGACTAATTTTTTGATTACGATTGTACTTGTGTAAACTTAAGGCGAGAGCATATGCCTGGCGAACATAATCTGTTGTGCTATTGTTTTGTGCAAGTAAACAAAATCCTTTACTCATTTTTTAACACCTCACTAATTGCTCTATCAAGACTAAACTTGTTCATAATATGTATACTAGCATCCTTTACAGATGCAGCAATATAATGTCCTTTCCAGTCTTTTTTGTCTAATAGAAACACATAATCTTCGTCTTCCATTTTTATTAAGACATCCATATCAGTAGTAAACCAAAGATTGCCTGGCGGCTGTTTTGGCCAGTTTGTTTTTTGATTTCCATTCATAAGGTGTATAGCAATACTAAAACTAAAATCGTTTCTGTACATCTTATCAGGTATCTGATATACTAATCTATAATACAACCAATTTTCTTTAATGTGTGTAACTAAATTAAAAAATAATTCTGTTTGTTCTGTTTTTTTAAAATAAAATAATGTTGCCCAGTACATGTCAATACTTCTATCACTAATTTTATTAAATGAAGTATTTCTTTCCGGGTTAACATCTGTAATATCTTTAACAATTAAAAAATCTTCAGCAGTGTCAAATGTATGCAACAACTGATTATTGCCTATTATAAAGTCAGTGTCCATTACAATAGTTTCGTCGTATGGCGTAATGTCATACACTGTTGTTCTATTGTGATTTCTCCACTCTAAGTTTCTGTTACTCATAGTACCGTCTTGATAGACACGCTTTTGCGAACATTCTTCCCAATCTAAATTTATTACATTATCAATATATTTAGAATAGTATGGATATTTTTCATAAAGGTACTTAGGCGTATCTGTAGCAATAGTTACTGATAGTCCTAAATGTTTTTTAATTTTCTTTGCGCAAAATAGTGCTTGTTTAATATAGTCAATAGTATGATTGTTTTGCGCAAATAAAAGTACGCCGCGACTCATATGTTAATTAAACCTTCAATTGTCCTATTTGTTTTTATCTCGTTGTATTTGTCTAAATACTGATTAGTTGTAGTAAAATAAATATCAAGAATGTCGTCTAGAAACTTTTTCAAATCTGTTACTTCAATAGGCGTTTCGTTATCATCAATGAGTACCGCAGTAGGTTGTTGATTATTTACAAGTGTTTGACAAAATGTAATCAATTCTCTGTTAACTGCAAATTTACCACCATTAATATAATGAACACAATCTTCTAAAAATTGTTCTCTTATAATGCGTTTTTGATTATTTAGAGTTGTCATGTAATTCGAAAACTCTAATGCTTTTGCTAATCTTTCATCCATACGAAATCTCCAAGTATACTATTAATTATATACTCAGTTAATAATTATGTCAAGAGTTGATTATGTATCTTGGAATTCAGTCGCGACGGCGTCTGACGGAGTTGGAACTGTTACTACACCAGTTGGACGTTTTAAGTGCAGGCCTGCGCCCATTGATCCGCCGCTAACAAGCACACGTTCGTCAAAATTTGGATTGCCTTCTGCAAAGTCGTTAAAGTCAACTCTAAAACGTATAACATTGGTGCCTACACGCTTTGCTCGAACTTGTACATAGTTAGTCGAATATGCACCTGATCCAAATTTTCTAAAGATAATATTATAAGATGTTGTTAACTGGTAATTTCCAAAAGCACTGTCAATGCCGCCACCATTTACATCTGTTGACCCGTCACGAGCTAATCCTGAGTTTGCTGTTGTATTGTTTTTACCAAATACAACGGTAACATTACTAAGCATAGAATTCCAGTCAATATCCTTTGTAGTATTAGAATTACCAAAAAAAGTTATCCTAACATCGCCACCGGCGTTAAAAAAATGTCTACGATGATCGGCCGCAGTTGCTGTGGTTCTTCCGGAAGTATTTGTTGTTGCATATCCGCCTTCAAAAATAACATCTAGTTCACTCCAAATGTTATCATCAGGATCTCCGTCGCCTCCCCAGGCAGTAAATCTAGTACTAGAAGTAAGAGTTCTTACATCGTCAATAGTAAATCCAACTGAACTATCAGCAGAAGCTTCAATGTTTGTTATTCCTGCTAATAAGTCATTAAACCCTCTAGATGTGTCAGTTAGACTAGTTGGAGAATTACCTGAAGCATTTGCACCTATGATTTTGCCTGCAGAATTAAATGAAGATGAAACTCCGGAAATTCCTTGATGGCTAGCACAAGTATTAATATCAACTGCTAATTTAGAAGTGTGATCATGATCGATAAGTTCGTCGTTTGTACTTACATTTCGATATGATTCATAACTAGGAACAATTTGTCCATAGCCGTTTTGTCCACTACCATCGCCGAGAACTGTTAGTACTCGTCCAAGAGCACCTGTATAATGGCTAGCCTGGACTGTATTACCCGTAGCTACCATGTATTAGTCTCCTAATTCTAGACTGGACTGTACGGAATAACTTGGCAACGGAACACTAACATACTCGCCCGATGGACGTAATGCTTGTATTCTACTTACTACAGTTCCAGCAATTTCTTCGTCAATAGTTGGATCACCTTGATCTTGATCTTGGAATTGAATTGTAAATTGGATTGCGCTTTGGCTTACTTCTTTACCAAAGATGTAATATCTATTTTCTGAATAAGAGTCTAATTGTCCAGTTCTTTCAAATAATGTTACTAAGCCTGCTGTTAATTGAAAGTTTCCAACTGGCCCGTCATCGTTCGGAAACAACGTTCCGCCTAATCCAGTTTTGGATGTAGTATTTGCTTTAAATTGAATAACGCCCATGTTTGTTAACATAGTTTTCCAGTCATTTGATTTTGGCGTAGATGGTGATTCAATTTGCGCACTAATATAAATTTGTCCGCCACTATTAAAAAATGCACGTCTATGATCAGTATCAGTAAATGTTAATGTAAAACTGTGCGAAAGTTGTCCTTGCCACGGAGAAAATCTTGAATCTGTAGCAATAGTTTCAATACTAACTTGTGTTCCGTCTACAACTAATGGATCTGTTTCAAGTTCGGCTATTTTTGCAATATATTGCTTCCAGCCGTCACGGTCTCCTACTGTTTCTTCATCTGCTCTAATTTTTGAACTCTGTGTAACTGGACTTAGATCAGTTATGCTACCAGTCTGGTGTATTGATATTCTATTAATATCAAGTAATAGTTTGTTTAAGTCGCTGGCGTATACAACACTTTGAGGAGGAACTGGAGAACTGTTAGGAACCTGCCCATATCCTGACTGACCGCTGCCTCCGCCCAAAAGTCTTTCAACTCTATTTTGTAGAGTGTTAAAGTTTGCTGCGGTTATCCTTGTTTCGAATTCAACTGCCATTTACATTTCCTATTATATACTAGTTTTATTTATACTTTAAGTACGCACTCGACTAATTTTTCTTCTACAGATTCATTAGTTTCTAATGCAACACCAACTAGTGATCCGCCATTAATATTAGTGCTAGCATAACCATTGTCATCGACATAAACAGCAGCGCCTTTAACAACTGCACCAACTATACGAACAGGCACACGCCCTTTAAGTGCAATGTATTGTCCTTCTGCTCCAGCGTTCATTTTAAGAGCAGGTTCTGTTGAAACTACTCCTATTGCAATATTTCCTCTTGTTGCAGCGTCAACTTCGTGATCTTCGTGTACACAAACACTTACAACTGTTCCTGGGGAAAGTTCATGCGGAGTTGAATACTTTTCTGCAAGATCAGCATACCAAGCTTCAGTAGCAATACCTTGGAATTTATTAGCAAATATGTCTCCGTTTTCGTCTCTTACAGGAATAGTATTAGCAGCAGTTTGTTCTGAAGGTAATAGTGCATCTCCGTTTGCCATTGTTCCACCATTGACTGGATCATCAATTGGAGTTTTATAAGTTGCGCCAGGTTTTAGTAAGCCGCTAGTTACTTGGCTTAAGCCTTTTATTGTTCTAGCATATACATCAGGCCATCTGTATTCTTCTGTACCTAAACTTGTAGCTGCAACTGTAGTAGTTCCTGGAACAAATCCTGGAGTTAGTGCATTATAAAATATTCTTGCAGGGTTTAATACATTACCAAACAAGTCTTTGGCACGGATTATAATCTGATTGCCGTTATCGTTTGAAATTACACCTTGGTTATCACCTTCTACTGACAAAGTAAAGTTTGCAGTTTCGCCTATTTGTATGCCAGATGTTCCAAATTGTGCAAGTCCTGTAAACGATGCATTATTAGACTGTACGTAATTATCTGATGAAATGCCGCCTAATTTTTCTGCATTTGATGCAGTACCATGAAGTCTAAATGCTCCACTAGTAACGCCGCCTGCGCTATTAATAGTATTTTTAAGGGTTAGACCTGGACGTATTCTGTCAAATCCAGGAATATCACTATCTACATCGCTAGTATCAATTGTAAAGTCTTGTGAACTAAATGTTAATACTGTTTCGTCGTTTACAACTGCGGTAATAACATTTTTACTATTTCCTAGTGTATCGCGAAGTGAACGGCTTACAATCTGTGTTTGGCCTGAGCCTGCACTTTGGGGTCCGATAAGTACAAAGTCGCCGCCATTAAATGTATAAAGTTGTTCATTTCCTGTATCCCACCAAAAATCACCTTGTTTTAATCCTGTTGGAACTGTAGAACTAACTTCTGCGCCACCTGTTGTGCGCCATTTTAGCCCGTCATAAAATTTTAATTTTGAATTACTCGAGTCAAACCAAATTTGGCCTGCTACTTTTCTCGGAGGCTCAACTTGTCCTGCAAAGTTCTCTAGCAAAAATACAAAATTTTCGTTTTGTATTTCACCATAACCTGCATAGTTTTTACCTACAAGTTTTAAATCTGTAGTTTGGTCAATAGTACCATCTTCAATCTTCCAAGATCGACTATTACTGTATGTATCAATTGTATATGCCATTTATAAACCCCTATTGCGACATTGTATTTATCTGTTTCACGGAAGTACGTTGGTACGGAGCCACGTCCATGCATTTGTTTGTACTTCAAATTCCATTATTGCCCTATCCGGAATAAATCCTGCTGTAGCAGATACTGGTAAGAACTCAATATCTTGTACTACTGATTCGTCACTTAGATTTCCATCCTTGTCTACAGCAATATAAGATTTACGAACAGCACTAATTTGAGGACCGCCCGGATTATCCGGATCATCAACTAATTGATCAACGTCAATGTTTGTAACTGTAGTATTAACATAGTTTGTACAATAAACCTTAGCAAAGGTACCTTCTTCCTTATCAGCAGCACTATAAAGTTGTTCTAATATTGCTTTAACGTTATTGTACGGTCCGTTGGCAGCAAAGTTTGATTCAGGATCTGCATAACCTGTTACATCTAGAGATGTAACTAATGGCTCTGCTTTTATTTCTGCATCTACATACTGCTTAGTAACTACTGCACTGTCTGTAGTTTCTGTAAGAGTATCTCTTGCAGCTACCCGTGGACTTATTGGCGTTGATACACCCGTAATTAATTTGTTGTTAACTGTAATAGTACCATTAGATACTATGCTTAGAGGACTTGTTGTAGTCATTGTAGAATTTAAAAAGTTAAATTGATCTACATTTAAGTATTGTAATGTACCAACACGTATTAATCCGTCTGCATATAAAACAGAATTATGTAATCTGTCATCAGATAGTTTTGTTATGTTGTTAATTTTATAAGCTAAACCTGTTTCTAAATCAAAGTTTTGATCAACAGTCCAGTTTTGAGTAGTGTTTGACCAATATATTGTTTTATCGCCGTCGGTTGATTTTAAAGTAACACCACCTAAATCTGCAACAGTGTCGTTGCCTGCTGGAAGTCCCGCAGCGTCTATTGATAATTCAATGTTTTTGTCTTCAACTTGTAATGTTTCTGTTTGAAGAAAAGTACTATCACCCTTTACAGTTAAGTTTCCGTCAACTGTTAGCTCTCCACTTATTCTAGCATCGGTATTAACGTCAAATCCAAATGCTGGAGTATTTGTAAGAATACCTACACGCTTTACCGCAGATTTAACATAAAATACATTATCATAGTTACTACCACGTTTTGTTCGAATAACAAAATCTTTATTACCTTGCTGTGACTCGAGCGTAGTAATATCGCCAGTGTCTACACGTAATGCAGCATAAACATTATCGTTTTTACCAACGGTTAGTCCACGCTCGTCTTTAACTGCAAGAGATCCACTTGTGCTAGTGTCACTGTCAGTTTTCATAAAGTTAGCATCTGTAAATGCTTCGCCGCCAGCACTAATCAATGACTGTGTACTCTTTGCAGTACCCTGCCATACAAAATCAGCACTAACAGGATTAAATCCTGTTTTAATCAATTGTCTTTTAGGAATATTTGTATCATCAATATCTATTGGGAATCCAGTAATGTTAAGCGACGGTCTAAATTCTGTTCTAGAATATATTCCTGTTAACAATCCACCTATGTACATATATAAAACTGTTTGGTCTTGGCCTGTTTCGTCAATAATAGTTGCAGCTTCTACAATTGTTTTGCCCTGTTGCGCACTGTACTGCGGGCCAACTAATACAATATCTTCGCCGTCGTAAAAGTAAAGTTTATTATTGAAACTATCAATCCAAATGTCACCTGTTACAAGATTAGGCTGTGTCTGACTGACTAATGCTCCAGATGCTGTCTTAAATGTTTCTCCTGTATATACCTTTAATCTTTCTTCAGCAGTATCATACCATAATTGTCCTACAAGAGGAGCTCCTGGAGCACTTGACTTGGCAAAGTTTTCCATGACTTTGACAAAATTTTCATTAACTAATTCGCCAAACCCTTTATAATTACGTCCTATAAGAGTTATATCAGTTGACGTAGTGTCAATTTGTCCATCTACTAGATCTACTAACAATTCTCCATTTGTTTTGTTAATTTTATAACTCATTATTCTCTTCCGCCGTAAATAATATAATTTATTGTCACTGTCGGTGGCATAATATTAAGTGGCGCAGTATCTGCTCCTCTTCTATCTTGTATGCCGCCTGAATTAGGTATACGCTGTGCATTACCATCGCCTACACCAGAAGTTTCTTCTGCTACTCCGTCAACTGTTGTGTCTCGACGATCTTGATATGCATAGTATTGGTTATTACTTCCGTCTTGCATATCGTGTTGGTGATCAGGAATTTGCGCTATGTTAAGAGTTTTGCTTTCTGCGCCGTCTCTGGCGCCTACAACATCTGCAGAATTAGCTTGCACAGTGTTTGAACTTGTGCCACCCATATTGTCTGCACCTAATGGCATTCTTCCTCGTAAATCAGGTATTGCAAAATAATTGTTTTGTACTTGAGATTCAGATTTAAAATTATAACCAATTGCTGAAAACAACGCTTGCCATTCGTCTTTGTTAATCTCTCTACCATCGCATAACAGCCATCCTGTAGGAGCTACATTTCCACCGTAAGGAAGAATTATCCCTGGAGGGTTTCTTGGTATTGTTTTTAATAAATCACTTTTAGTAACATGTTTTAGTCCCGGACTGTCGCCTTCTTGATCGTCAAATAGTAGCAAATCGTTGCTAGCAACATCAAATTCTTGTGTTTTGCCCGAAATAAACTGGTTTGATATTTCAGTTCGAAACTTTTTCTGTAACGGCTGTTCTCCCACCGCCAGCGGCTCTCCGTCAACGTTTTGACCATTGTTAAAATTAGGATCTTGATAACTGCCGTCAAACTCAACAGGAACAACTGTTGATACATCGCCTTCCATAATAAATGTAGTACGCGAGGTTAATTTATCTGTTTCCGTAGACGGACCATTTACTTTACCTGTTACTGTACCAGTAATGTCGCCAAACAGTCTGTTTGCATAAATGTGTTTATATTGATTCTGTGAGGTGCCTATATCTCGGATACTATTGTCATCGGGTACAATTTCTCGGGTAGTAAGCAAATTACTTAACTCTGTTTCGCCGCCTACATTAAGATTTAACTTAACGGCTGTGCCGCCTCTAACAATTAACGCACCATTATTAATTGTAGTACTTTGTGTAGTTGCGTTAACATATAAATTACCACTAGACTGTACATTACCTACTACATCTAATGCTTCTTCTGGGGCTTCTGTATTTACACCAACACGTAGATTTGAATCTACTCGTACTACTGTTCGTGTTTGATTGTTATTCCTAACACGCATGTCAATATTTGATCCGCCAATATTATGTTGAATAATACCTGCTTGCCCTTCAACACCGATTGTTAGTTCTCCGTTAACTCCATAGTTGATACCTGAGTTATTTTGAACATTAATTGGAGAATCTGTTATGCTTAACGTGTCGCCTCTAAGAAAATTTCCTGCAGGAATAACTTGATTATTTACAATTAAGCTCTCTGCCTTTTCTGTAGTTCCAAAGAATTTAAAATTGCTAAGTCCGTCTGCATCAGTATCTCTACTAATTACGTTAAATCCAGGATTAATTACTGGAAACCCTGCAACAGTTGCTTTTGGTAAAAACGGATTATCAGATCCTGAAATTATACCTACTACTACTCCGCCTACTTCGATCCTTAATACATTGTACAGTTCATTGTCTTGTCCTACAATTTGATCTGCTCTAGCACCAGTCGACAAACCTTCACTAAATTGTGGACCAACTAAAATCCAGCCGCCGCCTGTAAATAGATATAACTGCTGATTATCTGTATCTACCCAAAGATCACCTGTTTGTGCAAAAGCAGGTGTACCAATTGACTTTGTAATTCCGCTAGCCGGAACCCAATTTGTTCCGTTATACATAAACAGTTGCTCTTCGTCAACTGAATTATTATACCATATTTGTCCTTCTATAGGATTTGCAGGTTCTATTGTAGCAGCAAAGTTTTCTAATAGATGCAGAAAGTTTTCTGCAATAACAGCACCATAAGAAGTTGTGTTTCTTCCGGGTAGTTTTAACGTAGTTTGATCGTTAATAGTACCATCTTGTACTGTAATTGTGCCTTCTTTTGCTAGGTCAGTGTAACTAATTGTATATGACATCTATTACCCCTCGTTAAAACCAGTTAAACTCTGTATTCTTACAGTATAGTCAATTTGTATAAGCCTATTTAAAGACTTTTGAACTGGATGAAAAATAACATGCGTTAATAGTCTGCTAGTACCGTCTGCAGAATAACTTTTAAGTCCTAATTCGTCAAATACATATAAATTATCTGCGTTTGATGCTGTATCAAATGCGTCTTGCCCGTCTGGTTCACCGTAATCTAACAAACAAGTAACAAGTATGTCAGTGTAGTTAGTACCGCTAACATGACGTATTTCTGTTTTGTTACGTGCAGGGTCAATGTTGTTTACACTCCTGTCATCTACAACTTTTGTAAATGTTTGATTATATAAACTTGCATTTACTCCGGAGCTATTTGGAGTTAAGTATGTAATGACGCCTGTTGGATCTACTGACGTACCTCCATTACCAAAACTCATCTCGTTAATCCAGCCTTCGCCTGAGTTACTTAAACTCTCAGCAAGAGCAATACTCATATTTTCATAATGAATAGCGTTACGTTTGTTAATAAGAACTTCACCGCTTTCCGGGTCGTGAATCTTAATGTGTCCTTGCAACATTATTCCTTGTGTGTCTTTAAAATTATCTGCCATGTAAGTTTCCTGTCATAGTATTTATCGCGGTAAATTAATTGTCTTCCCACGCAAGAAAGTTGCTACTTCCGTGTTGGAATTTCCTAGTGGTTTAAACGTTAGAGGACTAGTTGTTTCAATCTCTCTCCATTCTTCGCCAAGCTTTCTAACTATAGTTAGTGTAGTTTCAGGTGCCGGTGGCGTAGTTAGACGCACATATGCTCCTTCGTTTTTATTAACTGCAAATTCAGCTTCGAGCTGTATATCGCCGTCCGGGCTAAACTGCCCACTGTTTACATCATACACTGTAACAGGATTTTTACGCAGTCTACGTCCATTTGAAAATACTTCAATGTTTAGTGCTTGCCAGTATTCTGTTGGTATCCCGCCTTCATCAAACGGTGCCTTGTACCAGTCTCCAGTTTCTGTCGGATTAGTTACAACGTCAGTAAATGCTTCAGGATTAAAATCTACTAGTATTTGCACATATGGCAAAAACTTAGGTAATACTAAACTTTCGGCAGCTCTAACAGCCGGTGCTTCTTCTCTTGGGTTATAAATTACTAAATCATATGCTCCTACAGGCATTGTCTCTGTATGGAATTGAATTTCAGTATCTGTACTTGATACCTTTTCTAGCTCTCTCGAAATTCCTTCTGCATCCTGCATAAACACCTGTACACCTGATCTAAAACCGCTACCAGTAACTGTTGCAATTTGTTCGTATACGTCTGCAACTCTTACCGGAAACACTGTATTATTGTTAAAGTCATATGTAATAGTATCAACAACAATTTCAGATTCAGTGTCCGGATAATAGGTAGTCATATCTGTGTATTTTCCAGAAGTAACACTAAACCGATCCTCTTCATCTTTATAAGGAATAACACTATCGATTCCCTGATTATACATTGTTGTACCAGCAATATAAATGTCTTTAACTCCAGTTCCCATTGTTCCTCTACGAAGCTGTTTTAAAATATTGTCTTCTCTGCGGAAATATTCAATTCGTTCTCCGTCGATGAAAATTACGCCTGGATACTTACTGTTAGCAGTTGGCTGAGGTAAATTTTCATAGCCTTCGCTTACTTCAATAGTCCTGTCGTACCAATGTAGAGGACTTGTTATTGTAAATTCATCCTCGCTTGACAAGCGTAAATAAGTAGTTCTGTTTAACATATCTTTAAACTGTCTCCAGCCAATTCTATTACTTACAGATGGTGCAGCAAAGTGTATGATATCTACAATGTCGTAATCATTTAGTGTTGTAACAAATCGAATACGTTTTTTGTCTTCTAACAAAATATAATCAGCAGTCGGTATTAGCCACTTGCCATTAACATTAATCCATACATAGTCTACACTCACTGCTTGTTTACGCAAGTCAATCAAATTATTTTTAAGTAAACGAGAATCGTAATAGCCAGGAGTACCAACTGTCATTTGAGTACGTTCTACTACATTGTATTTTTCACGTTCAATACCTAAACCGTCATGATTAGTAAATTGATAAACCTTAATAATATCTCCTGATTCGAAAGTTTCATCAAAGTATATTATAGCAGGTACCGGAACTAGTTCTGTAATAATTGTTGTAGAGCTATTGTAATCTCTGCCACCGTTATTAACAATAACACTTTGTATTGATCCTAATTCATCTACAGTAATTTCAAGTTCTGCTCCTGTACCAGTATCAGATTTAGCAGAAATTCCTGAAGAAGCATTATAGCCGCGTCCGCTATCAACGATAGTAACTTCTGTTATTACGCCATCTTCGATTACTGGAGTAAGTATTGCTGCTGTTTGTTTTCCGCTTGTGTCAACAAAATCGTTATCTGTATCAAAATACCCAAATCTATATTCTCCTGTCGAAAGTATAAACACTTTTAGTTCATCTCCGGCATTTGCAACGCCGCGATTTAATATAATAGTACTTCCAGGCTGCGCATCTGGACTAATCCTAGCATTAAAGCTGCCTGCGCCTTCGTATGTCCATTCTTGCAAGAATGTTAGTTCTCTATCGTTTAAGAACACTTTAAGTTCTGTTCCTTCAACTGATCCTACAGGTATTTGCCATACTTTCATTTTGTACTGTAGTACACTTTCTTCTACAATAAATCTTTCGCTATATCCTGCATTTAGAACACGCTCATTGTTTACTGTAACAACAGTGTAATAGGACGTAGGTTGTTGTTCAAACGGCGCTCTTGATAATTCGTAACTAATAGAAGAACCATCTGCTGTAATTTCATCTATTGATATTTTGCTAAAAGTTTCAATATTTGAATCAAAAACACCATATTGTATTAGTCTGTTAGCTGGTAGAGATTCACTAAATTTAATTGCTGTTTTGCCATTATCATCAATAAGTTCAAAGGGCAATTCTACGCCGTTTACTGTTACGTATGCAGTATTTTCGCTGCTATATGAAATAGTAGTTTCATATATGTATGTACTAGCATCTGTATATGTTTCGCCGTAGTCAACTAAGTTCGTACCTCCTAAGCTCGAAGATATAATCGAAATATTATCTCCATTAGCAGGTTCAGTATAAAATACTACTTTGCTATTTGGAATATCAACTCTATACTCAGCTGGATTAACAATTATATAATTCTTCTTAACTATTACACTTTGTAAAGAGATTGGTGTTTGTGTTAAATTAAATTCTTGTGTTTGTCCATCACCTTTAAAGTTGTCAACTTCTATAACACCAGTACCGCTGTTTGGACGTTCGTAAACAGTAATATCAAGAGTATCCATTATCTGTCCTGGGACAACTTCTTCTGGACCTTTTGAAGTAGTCGGAGTTACAAATCCGTCACCGTCAATATTAATATCTTCTGCCGATATGCCTGTTGCGGTAGTATAAGCTAAGTCGCCTCCTGTTAGTGCAGTGTCATAAGACGACCCGCTAACTTCTTGGCTTCCATCTGACGTTGCTCTGCGAATAGTAATAATATTTCCTGGAGGATTATCATTGCCGCTACCATTATCTAGTTCGTCTACAACTTGGCGGAATCTAATTTCATTATCAAATACTAATGTATCAGTAACCCCATCACCGATAAGCGGCGCCATAAATGCGTAGGGATTAGATTCTACCGATGATGTTCCGTCCCAGTTGCTATCGTCGACTCTAGTACCATTAATGTAAACGTTATAAGTAACGCCACTTTCTAAAGGTTTAGCTAAATCAAATACTAAAGTTGATCCGTCTGTTTCAAAACTTTCGTCGTCGTAATTTTCATCAAAGACATCCCAGTTATCCGTATACCAGTCTCCGGTATCCCATCCTGGAGGTGCACCAAATTCAAAACTCTTAACTTCGACGCCGCCGTAATCAACACCGTCCATTAATTGACTGATATCTTTACCAATTTGCCCGTCTGTTGGGTTATAGAACAAATTGATTCTATCCTGAGCATCTAACATATTGATAGATTTTTTATAGTTTACTTCAACTACTACTTCGTTAGCTGGAGGATCAATAAATTCAATTCTTCCATAAAATTTATCGTACCCATCTTTTCTATTAATAAGATTGTTGTACGAGTAATTACTACCAAGAACCAGCTCGCCATCGACCGTAACTTCAACAGTATTAGTTCTCATGTCCATAGGCCATTTTAAATCAAACACTGTTTTTGATCCTGTTGCAACAAAGGATTCAGTTTCATTTAGTTGTGTAATAAAAAACTGTCCCGATATTCTGTCAAATTTAACAACAGTATGCATGCTACGTACAGGAGAATTTCCAATTACTGCATCTAACTTTGCTGGTCTGCCGCCTTCTTTTAGTGCCCCGTTAATTACAATATTAGGCTTTGAAATATAACCACTTCCGGAGTTAGTAATTATTACTTTAGACAATATTCCATTTGGCCCTAGTGATACTTTAGCCGTTGCGTCTCCTTCAATTTCAATTAATGGAGGAAATACATATCCTTCTCCCGAATCACTTATATTGATTTCAATTACTTCATATGTTAAATTAGCTAACCAAGATTGATCAATTACTGCTGTTTGTCCTGTATTAAACAGTACCCCGTTAACAACTTTAACATCTGTTGCTGTAATTGCTCCTGTAGTACTATTAAATCGCGGCGGACTATCAAAGTCAGAAATTATATTTGAAGTGTTTTCTAGTTTAGAATAAGTTGACACGTATTCTCTAATCTTAGACTTATATGGTTTTACTTCGTTAATATAATTCTCAAAACTTGTTAAATTGTCATTTTTAAACGTTACTTTTTGTTGTAGGTCTCCAACATTATGTTGTGCCTTTATGAAGCTAGTTTTAAACGCCCAATCAACATAGCCTTGTTCTGTAAATACATATCTCAAACAAACAAAGAATAGGTTGTTAAATTCGTCTGCCAAGTCTGCAACAAAAATATTATCCTTTAGTGCTTTTAAAATTATACGTACTTCTGCAATAGGCTGTTTATCAAAGAATTGTGTATCAAACGTTTGATTGTCAAATCCAATTAAGCTATTATCAAAACTATACAATGTTTCTTTTAATTTAATTGTACCATTTTGTTTTCCAACTGTTTTATAATTTACAGTATAGTCAATAGTATCTTGCTCGTCAATTTTTTCTAATAAGATCCAGCCCTCGCCGCCAGCATTTAATACCTTAACGATATCGCCATTATTTGCGTCTAAGCCTTGCAAATTATATGTAAAGTCAATTAGATGATTTACTTGAGTAAACTGATCATAATCTGTGGCATACCAATCAATGTAATCCCAATAAGACTTAACGTCATATGCTTGAGATGCAACTCTTATCCATTCGTTACTAATTCTATGATAAAGCGCCCACTGACTGTTTGCAGTTTCGTCTGAATTAACTAATACAGCGATTGGTCTAACAGATATCACTGTATTTTCGTTATAGTTATATCCTTGATTTAAAACTGCAACATTATCTATTTGTCCCAATGCGTTTAACGATATTGCAAGTTTAGCGTCTGCGCCTTGTCCTGTTATTTCGTATGTAGGAACAACTTTGTAGCTTCTTCCAGGATTTGCAATATCTACACGAACAATTCTACCATTTTCAACTATTGGAGTTAACTCTGCTGTTTGTGCTCTTGCCGAACTAACAAATTGTAAATCTACATGATTGTCAATAACAGTGTCGTATCTACCTGATGTAATTTTTGGAGCAGGATCATTATCAAATAATAACGAAGTGTCTTTTTCGTCTATGATTAAATTTTCTTTGAATATTAAATTAACACGTTCGATAACCTGCTTTAATGCTTCTGATCTATTAACAAACATTGACTGTCTTGGTTTGTTAAGTATCCCATATTTTTCTCTTACTGACAATGTAGCATCAGGAACATTTCTGCCTTGAGAATCGTATCCAACTAAACTGTCAAAAACTTTATTAATAATAGTATCGTTAGGCACACTAGTTGACAGGCCTTCGGTTACAATTTGATATTGGTTATGAATATTAGAATACTTGTTTCCAGTAGTCCAGTATTGTATATTAAGAACAATGTCACTATCTTTTAATAGCTTCCCACAGTTGTGTAACACAAACGAAGACGAATCAGCAAAAGAAATAAATTTATATTGTTCTCCCTTAGGATCTTCAATTAACTTAGATACAGCGTTAACTGATAGTTTTCTTCCTAATATGTCAGGAACTGTTGTTTTATTCTTAACCCAATAATAAAAATAAGTTGTAAAACTTCCTACAACAGGATCATATACTCGTCGTGAACTATATGATACACTTCCGTATTTTGTAGTTCCTGTGATGTTTTCAGCTGCACCTCGGGAAGTGATAGAAAGTTTGTCCCAATCTTCAGGAGTGTATTTACTTTCTACCCATTCGTAAACATCTATTGATGCTCCAGGATACAGTGTATTAAAGTTATTTGCTTTATATATTAAGTTGCCTTGATATACATCATAAAATTTTGCATTAGATAAATCCCACCATACTCTGCCTTTTTGTTCAGGACCCCATGATAATGTTTCGTCTACTACTAAATTGCTAGTTCCTAGTGTGTAAACAGCAGGATCTACAGTTGTTTTATATCTAATTTCTTGATCTGCAGGACCTGCAATTTTGCCTTGTGCAGGATCAATATAATCTAGATACTGTACAAGTTCATTTTTCTTAGAATCATATAAGAAAATACTTTTAATTTTTTCTAAATCAACAGTTGGTTGGTTTTCTCTATGGATACTCCATAATTTTTCAGTGCCTGGACGTCTGTAATCTAATAAAATTCCAGTATTTCCGCTAGAGTTAGTATACTCAGGAACTGCAACATAAATGTGATTATTTTTAGCAAGAATATTTCTACCAAATCTGTCAATTTCTGCTACACTGTCTCGATCTAAGTAAGTGTGATAATCAATTGCTTGTCCAAATATTAACGAATTATCAATCCTGTCATAAACATAAACCGCACCGTTAATTTTAATTTTATTTTTAAATGCTGTAAATAAATTATCAAACGTTGTTGACGTATTGTCAAATGTAGTATCATCATCGCTCGATGCGTTATACGCACTAACGTATAATGTTCTACCATCAAAATCAATAGTACTTCCAAATGCTTCACCTTCTGCAGGCGTTGCGCTTGTTAGTGTCTGAGATAGCTCAAAGGTTCCGTCTTTTTGTTCGTATATATAAACTGCGCCAATGTTATCGCCTAATGTAGAGTCATCTGCGCCAGGGGCGCCTATTGCAATTAAATTTCCATCTTGGCTAATGCTCAAAGACTTGCCAAACTCTATGTTAAGATCGTTAACTAATGGAGATACAAGTTCCTGTGTTTTTTGGTAATTATCATTTACATTTCTATAAATAACAACTTTTCTTATACCGTTATTAAATTCAGCAGTTACAACTAACACTTCTGCGTTATCGCTTACATCAAACTTTTCTGCAAATTTAACTAAGTTTGTAGAGTCAAGTCTTAAGTCTTGATCGCCTCCAAGAGTAAAGTTTATTAACTCCCAATCTGCTGACGGAACTTCTATTACACCATTATTATCAATAAATCCGTTATAATTTAAAGGAATATTTCTTAGTGCTTTGTAAAAATTTCCGTTTTGGTATTGTATAATTTCGTCAACAATGTAGTTAGAGCGTTTAGTAAAGAATCCTTTATAATTAAAATCTTCAGGTAATATGTTTGTATCATTTGGCACATATCCTAAGTAATCAATACTTCTAATTTGATCACTATTGATTAATTGCCATTCAGTTGGAATAAATGTAGATCCGTCACCAGCAATGTTAGTTAACGCTTCGTAAAAATAACCTTCATAATAAACATAATCATTTACAAAAAAGTTTTTATTAGAATTAAATTCTCCTTTATAACGCTTGTCTTTCGCAAGTTCCCAATTATAAACTATACCTTCATCGTCTGTACCGTTATTTACAAAGTAAATTCTTCCAGGGTTGTTAGTCGTTCCGTTGCCTGCACATCCAATAAATGCTTTATATAGATCGTTACGTTTTGCAATTTTAATTGTAGAACCAATTCTTAAATTATCAAGTTCGTCTGGAACAATAAATGAATTTACAACATTAAATGACGAAACATTTTCTTTTTCGTATACTGCAAAATAACCAAAGTTAGATAGCCCGTTACCGCTACCATTAGGATCAGTTTTAATATTAAAAACTTGCTTATAATCAAAATTATCTGAACTTGGAAAATTAGGAAGAAGCGGTAATCCTAAAATTTCAAAATCTTTGTATATTAGATATTCTGCTCCTATGATAGTACTTGCTGGCGGAACATCTTCAATTTCAGCATCTAACTGAAATACACAAAGACTACCAATATTTAAATCTTCACTACCTAACGCAGTTGCTCTAATGTCGCCTAATGTTTGACTCGTAAACGTATCAGATTCGGTGCCAATCATTTCAAGATATCTGCCGTCGTTACCGATTCCCCAGTCTCCTTGTACATCAGTAACATATACTCTGCCACGGCTGTTGTTAAACTTTTGGAAAAATACTACTCTAGCTGTTCCGCCTGGATTAGGAGTTCTTTCTCGAACAAATTGGCCAACTCTTGGTTCGTAAGGCTGTCCGCCTTGATCCGGAGGCGTTAACTCGTCTAGGTCAAAATCAATGTAACCAGTCCATAAATCATACAATGTATGTTTCTTGTTAGTGTCTGTATATGAGAGTCCTGTAGGAGTTATATCTACATAGCTATCATCACTGTATTTTGGAAATCTTAAAATTTCTAATCCTACTTCGTCACCTACAACTAACTTATCTGTTAAATCTTTTGGTGCTCTAACTATAAACAGATCACTAGGAATAATATTTAAACTTCCTCCAGGGCCTGGTGTACCTTGATATGTTAACGTTCTAATATAACTGTTAATAGAATTTTCGCCAATATTAGTTACACTGTTATTTAAATCGTAGATGTTGCCGCCAGCTGCCTCTAGATCTACACTTCCTTGAGGAACTATATTATAAACTGCTAATGATCTTCCTTCGTCAGTTCTTGTGTCACCTACTGTAATAGTTGTTCCTAAATCAAAATACCAGTAACCGCCTAAATCTGCTGTTACATCAATTTGTTCGTCGGGCAGTTGTTTAACATATTGTCCAACAAACTCACCACTTTCTAAGAAAATATTATCAGTAGTACTCCACTGCCCCGATGTTCTTTCAATATAAATTGTTGCTGCACCTGCATCTACAAACACATAATTAACATACCCAAATACATTTTCTGCTTCAACTTGATCGCCAATTTCTGGAATTGCTGATATGACGTCAATATAAAGAACAACGTCGACCTTTTTCTGAATTGTTAATCCTGATTCTAAGAATGTTTCATTTATTTGCGGAATAGCTCCGTCAAACGGCTGTCTGTCTTCTAAAACATCTTGATCCTGATTTGCAGTAGTTTGTAAATACCAATCAAAAAATACAGTATCTCCTGTACCTGTTGCATTATATTGATCTCTAGGTGCTCTAATTAAAACATGATCAGTTTCAACGTCACTAAACGGATAATTACCAGTAACAATGTTTTTAAATGATGCTTCTGCTGCAAAAATATTATTTTTTTGCAAAATTTCAATAATCGATCCAAAACTTCCAAATTCTTGTGCTGAAGCAGCACCCTGAATGTCTACTATTATTTCCCATAATAGGCCTTCATATTTTACAATATCACCATTTTGATAATCTGTATTTTCGTCCCAAGGACCCTTAAATCTTGATTTTACATTTGCTGCACTTGGTGCACCTACTAGTAAATATTTTCCGTCTAACGAAAAGCCTTGTCCTAACCCAAATTGCTTTCCAAAGTTTGCAACTTCTATATTTGGTTCAATAAATTGCGAAAACTGATAGTCTTGATTATTTCCGCCTCTATTGTATATTGATATTTTGCCGTCATTGCCTGCGTTTGGTGATGCGATTGAGATTATACTGTTTCTATCATTAACTGCAATAGATCTAGAAAAGTCGTCATTAATTTCAGAAGTATCGCCTTCTATTTTTTGCAGTAAGTTGTATGGCTGAGTGTTTTTAAGAACTTTCCAATTTTGATTATTGTTTTCAACCCAAATCAACGAGTCTTTGATTATGCCCGACTGTGCAAACTCATTTGCTTCTTTATAATTTGCTACTTTAACAGAGTCAAACTTAGTAATAATTCCAATACAGTCAATTACCTCAGGATATTGATCATCTGATTCAACATATATAATGTTTAATACCTTTTTAGTAACTTTAAAGAAACCACTAAAACTGTTTTGTTCCTGAATTGTAGTTACAGAGTTGGCACTTACTGTCTCTGTAATTACATCATATACTCCGATAATTTCTCCAACGTCGACACTAGGAGAATTATTTAAAGTTAATTTTAATTCATAAGCTGATGTTGTATCAGTTACTTTTTCAGGAAGTGTTTGAACCCCAATTAAAGTTGTATCTATTTTATCATATTGATAAACATTCCAAGAATTTAAACTAGATCCTACCCAAACATACTCGCCTTTTAATGTTGTATCTATGTTTAATGTTAGTAAGTCATCATAATTAGATAGTATATATTTTGTATCGTCAAGATTAACAAATCCGGGACTACGTGTAAACTGGCTATAAGTATCTAGTGTCGGAAATAAATCTGTAGAATAATTGCTAGGTTTTTTAAATACTTCGTAGTCTTTAATTCCGTATGTTAATCCCTCTAGATTATCTAAATTTGTTAATTTTATCGGTTGCGGGTTTAACCTAAACTTTTGCTCGTCTAATTTAAATTCAACTTCATCAAAGCCTTCGGCTGATCCGTATTGACCTTGTTTAATTGCCCACTCTTCATAAAAATCAAGGCTATCAGAATCTGTCTCGCTTAGTACATCAAATAATTTATCAAGACTATTTTTAGACCCTTTTTCTTTAATCATTCCTTGATAAAATTTATACGCACTAACTTCGTCATTAACAATATTTTCTAAATACTGGCGCTTTTGATAACCAATTAAATGTTGTGCAAGCTGTTGCTGCTCGACATCAAAATTGTCAGTGTCTAGATCATAAAAATCTGTAAACTGTGTAGCTTTATAATCAAAATTTGGCTGTAGTTTGCTAGATGGAACATCGTCTAGACGTTTCCAACTATAGAAATTAAAGAATTCTTCTCCAGGTACTTGTTTATCAGCAGTATAATAAAATTCTTTGTATTTTACTATATCGCCTACTTTGTAATCTTTCCAAGGCTCCCAGTCACTTATGTTAACTTCCGAATATATAAATCCAGGAATATTTAAACTACCGTTCCAGTCGCCTGTGCGGTATCCAAATATTTTAATTCTGTCTTGCCTGTATCCTGTTTCTGGCTGATAAACAATATCATTAAATACTGATAAATTGTCAATTAATACAACATGCTCTTTTTGTACAACAGGAAGCTTAATAGCATAAATTCCATCTGTTGCACTAGCAGGCTCTAGTTTAAAAACGTTATCTTCTATACGATTAATTTTAATAAGGTCTTGTGTTAATGATTTACCGTCTGCTTTAAGTAAGCTATATCCATAAAAATTATCAGTTACGCTATCAACTATCGAATATTCTGTTTCAAAATACACTTGATCTGCTGCCGGACTGAGCGAGATTAATGCGCCTTCGCCCCATTTATGTGTAACCCAAAACATAAATTCTTTAGCAGATGCTTTCCAGTCTGAAATGATCTGCTCATTGCCGTCAAAATACTCAAATCTAAATCCTTGATCTTTTAACCAAGCTTCATATCCCAATAAAAAATCAATTACTTCTTGTACAGTACGTAGTGTACTTCCATATTGCAAACTTAGTGTTTGTGATTTATTAAACTTGCTTTTAAATATTGCATCAATTCCGCCTGTTACCGGTAGTTTAGGAAGTTTTACTAAGTTCTTAGTGTCAATTTGATTAACTGAAGTAAAGGTAGACGTAGCCCTGTAGTAAACTCCTGCTGCACCTTCAACTATAGTATCTTTTGAATACGTTCTATTTGCTTCCCATCTCACAAACGATTCTGAAACTCCGCCAACATTTGTGCTTATATCGTTAGATGACTGGTACGAAGGATAGTAAGTAAATGCAGGTATTTCTCTATCGTAACCTCTAATTACAAATCCCTGGGCACTTAATTCGATAATAACACCACTGTAGTTAATTGTCTTTAATGGAGAGCTAGTTCTTAAGAAAATTTGATAGTTTTCTTCAGGAATGAATACATTACCGTCGTTTAACGGAGTTCTACTATCAAGTATTAATTTAAACTTACTTTTATCAGTAAAGCCGCCTACTTTAAATGCTAGATTATTTTGAATCGACGTTAATGCTGTTTGATAATTATAAAAATTATCTGATAGTGTAGAAGCCATATATCCTTGCACATAATTTACAACACCTGAAGTTTGTATTAACTGAGAGTCTTGTGCATCACTGAAAGTAACAATATCTTGTAATTTTATGTAAGTATCTGTTTCAGAATAAACTATATGCCCTAACTGATTTCGAACTTGTCTAGATCTATCGTATCCAGTAGCTAGTAATAACGGTGCATTATTTATTGCCAAGCTAGTTAATAATGCAAATGGAAACTCAGAACTATTTCTCCAAGCTTCTTCAACAGGAGCCGAATCTCCAAATACAAATCCATCGTTAAGATTAACTGTGTTAAACTTCTTAGGAATGTTACAATCTGAAGGTCCTAACAAATTGCCATTTTTGTCAACAGGTATAAACGTTGTTAATCCAGGACGAGCATAAAGCGGATTGATTACAAAACCTTTTCCTGGCTCTCTAATAATGCCCTTTTCTAAATCTTCCCATAAAAGATAATTATTTTTAGTGTAAGGTGCCGGGCCATATTGGTCTTCCCACCATGTAGGTTTTATAGTATAACCTAGCATTGTCCAAGGAGTTAAGTGAGGTGTAATAGTGTCAAAGTAATGTCTAAATGCACCTTTCCACCAACCCGGTAACATGTCGCCGTTTTTATCTGATAATTTAGAATAATTAAATGTGAAACTATTTTGCCTATCGTAATAACTGTTTATAGTATAATCTGTGTCAACAAGTGTCATCCATTGTAAAAAGTCACTAATCATCGGAGTGTAAACTTCTTGTCTACTAAACCCTGTATTACGATTTAGTCCCGGTAAGTAATTATGTATGTTAAACAGTGTCTGATCATATTTAACTTTAATATTATTAAAAATTCTCTTTTCTAATTCTAGAATCAGCTCATCTCTATAGTCATTAAACGCTCTTACAATGCTTCCATCGTGTCCTTTAATTAACGTTACCGGAGTGCTGTAAGAATTGTCAACAAACTGTTCAGGTTGATGTAACGGATATAATCCTAATTTTGTCGGAGTTGGAGGTATAAACGATCCATTAGTTGTATCGTACTCGTTTATTTCGATTATGTCTTGAAAGCTCTTTGTTGCAGTAATTTCGATAAAACCTTGACTATTAAAGATATAGTCTTTTTCGTGTAAAAGCTGGGTATTATTTAAGTAAACTGTTACTGCTTGTGTGCTTAATGTATCTAAAGTAAATTGTCTATTTAAGGCAAAGAATCTAGCATCAGGGTCTTCTACTATGATCCTAGTCTTAATTGCTGTGCCATAAGGAATCATATCGCTAAAATAAAATGGCATTGAAGATGTTTTACTTTTTGTTAATTCCTTAATAATTTCATCAACATGTTGTTTATTAGATCCATTAAATTCTAATCCTTCTGCAATTTCTAAAAATTCTCTTTTAAATTTGGAATATTCTTTTTTAGCATATCTAATAGATTTTATAAGATTAGAGTCTTTATCTAATAAACTATACATTGATAAGTTTAGCGGCGAACTATGTTTTAAAAACTTTTTGCCGTACTTAGACGAATTACTAATATCTCTAAAGTTTGTACTAGTAAACTCATCACCAATTTCATCTATTAAACTGTCAACTATTGTTGCAACATGTTCACTGATTTCACCTAACGTTAATGATTCAATGTCGTCATTCAACGGGTTTTTTTCTAAATTAGAAGCAATTTCGTAATAGCCGTTTTTATTTTTAGGTTTAGACGAAGCACATTTAATAATAATTGTCGAATCAACTGGAACAGTATTATTAAACTTTACATGTTTAAATTTATCTGCATTATTTTCTAATACAAAGTCAACATTTTCTTTCTGTCTTATATTGTTAACATAAACTGCTACTGTTAAGTCATCTAAATAAGAACTTTGGTTATAACAATTAATAGGATATGTTAATCTTGTTCTGTCGTTAACATACTGTAGAATAACTTTTTGTTCACTCATCCTATGAGCTTTAGTGTAAATACCTACAGATTCAAATGTATTATTGTTATAATACTTTCTTAAAAAGCCTTTGTTGATCGGAATAGTAGTAATTTGATCATTATCTTGATAATTAAACGCATCTGTGTTATAATTAAAATCAAAAACAATATCACCTACGTTACTGATACTCCTATAAGAAATACCAAATCCCAATTCAGAATCTGTTGTTAATTGATTTTCTTTATACCCAAAAATCTTAGTTCCTCTAAATGAGCTTGCAATATATTTTTCTGTATTTGAAAAGCTTTCGTCGTCTTTATCAAAAACATCAAATATCGGAGGTTGGTTTACTGAAGTTTTTTCTTGTGCAATATTCCAGATTTCTCCATCAAAATACCATATTTTGCCGCCGTTTTCGTTGCCTCTTATTACTAATACATTTTCTCCAGACTGAGGAATACTATCATCAGTCTCTACTAAACTAATTTGTCCTGTTTCGCCAGAACCTTTAAAATTAATAAAGGTTACTTCAAAGACTCTACCTTTTACAAGAGGATCAGGATCATTTAAAAATAATACTCGCATGCCTTGAGATAGTTGTATTCCGTCAACATTATATCCAAGGCCGCCTTCAATAGTACTAAAAACGTCTGATGTAAAATTATCTATAAGATCGACACTAGATTTATTTTTTGTACCAAAGTTATATAATTTTAAGCCTGCATCAAATTCAATAATAGGACGGCTAGCTCGCTGTGTTTGATCTAAGTTAACCGAAACTCCGTTGACTCGAGAAGATAAGTCGATAACATCTTTATGGAACCATCTATTGTATCTTGCCCAAAAATTACCATCAACACTAGCACGGTTAATAAGAATATAGTCTTTATCTTTAGGATATCCAATAGCTTGAGAGAACGGCAATCCGTCAAAACCTTCACCATCAATATCATCAAACGGAACAGTTAAATCAATTCCGACCGGAAAAGATACGTCAACGTCTGTACTTGAAACTAGGTTAATTTTATCGCCTATACCTTCTACGTACCATTCGCCTTCTGCATATGTCGAAGGGATGGTTTCGCCAGCAAATTTAATCTTTAATCCGTTAGTTAGCGCCCAGCCGTCTCTAGTAGTATATGCTTTTTTGTTTAGTATTTCGCTAGTAACATCGATAAACGAGGCATCTTCTTGGTTTGCAACTCTAATCAGGCCGCCAATATTAATATCATTACTAGCTACATAAAACAATTCATCCGGGGATTCTGTTCCTAATGTTAATTCTATAACGCCGCTTTCAACTTCTTGCGCCGTTATTCCTTCATCTAATAAAAATTCATCGTCTAATGTTCGTTTTGTTCTAAAAGTTAATGGAACTCCGGGAGTTGTAATTTCAAACCTATACTTTACACCTCTGTATAATTTTAATGTTGGATTGTTAGTTAACCCGTCTGGACTGAATACGTAGGAATAATCGCCCAATGCCGACTGTAATTCTACAGTGTAAGTACTTGCAATTTCTTTTTGTTCGCCAGGAATATCTACTGCTTGAGGACCATTCGGAAGCCAATAGTAATTTCTAAAATTAGTAAACTTATCCCAGTCAATATGTGGATCAATTGTATAAAATTCTTGTTTAGTATTTCTACTATGATTATTATTAACGCCACCAAAGTTTGCAATCTGATTAATATAATCTCTGTATTCTTGATAATACGTTACATTATTATTCTGATCTTTAATAACGCTTACAGGCTCTAATTGATAATTAGCTCTATCGTCTGATACTTCGTCTAAATAAGTATCATTAAGAGAAAAAGATTTAGCTGTTTTTCTTCCAACAAAAGAATTAGTTTTTTCAGCAGTTCCTGGCTGTAATAATTGATCTAATGTAGATTGTAAAAACTTTTGATTTTTTTCTGTTCTAAAGTACTTAGGTAAATGTCTAGCAGTTTCTCTTTTATTCGAGTTACCGTCCGGAATTGGAAATTCTTTTTGATTATCGTTATGAGCCATTAGTAAGTATTTCCTCTATTAATATTAGTAATTACATTTTGTGTTGGACTAACTTTTGTAGCTGTTTCGTCCAACGCAGAACTTTGAATTCCTACATTTGCCGACGACACTTCTGTTACTATATTACTATCTGCTTTAAGCTTTGACGCAGTAACCGCATCAATTATTTCAATATTATCCACGGACGCTCCGCTAATAAAAATTTCATTGCTTTCTGATTTTATTTCAAATAGACTTCCAAAACCTTGATCGCCTTGATTTGGAACTATTATAAATGTTGATAAGTCAGGCGATAATTTGTACATTACATAATTTGCAAGTTCTGAGAAATAAAATGTTTCGCCAAAATCCCAATTTTCTAATGCAAAAAATTGATTAATTGCTGTAATTACTCTTGTCTTTATGTCGTTGTTGTTTAAAACTTTGTCTTTATTTTTTACAACTTTAAATGTAGCTTGCAAATCTTCTTCCGCATTTGATCCAAATAGTACTTTGTACTTAACTGGATGATATATAATTTCGTCTGTAAGTGACTTAATTTGGTTTAAACTTGGTGCATAAGAAATATGCATCTGATCGCTACTCGGCGGCAATGGCTTTGTTGTTGATTTATTCAATAGCCAATTTCTATAAGATGTATCATAATTTCTTTCTAGCAAATACATATCAATGATATTACTTGCGCTAGGATCAATTCTTTCATTTGCACTTGCAGAATGAACATATCTAAATTTAAGATCAGTTCTACCTAGTCTAGCTTTGTAATCTGCACTAATATTTAATTTTAAAATCGACTGATCTAATACTTCAAAAATGTCATTATCTATATAATAAAATACTTGGCCGTTACTATATTCACTAAATGGACGTACTTCTGATTTAGAACTTAAAATAATAACTTCTTTATTAGCATTGTCAAGATAATTGAAATCTTCAACGCCGTCAGTAGATTTTATTCTTTTAAAAATAACATATTTGTTTAATGTGTTTACTGATGGTGAAGCAATTTCTTCAAACAAGTCTGCGTCATCAACAATTCCGTCTTCGTCTGCATCAAAAAAACTTATTTCAATTTTTTTGCTATCAACATACCCTTCAACATCACGGTATATGTCAACAATTTCCCAGTTATAATCTTTAGTAAACGCACTCGTACTGTCCGGCTGATAGTTTACACTTAAAACTGATATTAGATCTTTAATAATTTTACCTGAATTACTATCATAAATTTTTTCTGTCGGATCATAATAAAATTTAATTTCCTTGTCGCTTTCAAAAACGTAACGCATGCCTCTATAGGTCACACTATAACGTTCTCCATCTGTTTCAAAAAGTAAGATCCAACTAGCATCAAGTTGTTGATTTGTAGTGTCTCCTGATTTACCAGTCGAAAACTCTGAGCCAATGGATAGGTTGTTTTCTGTAACAATTCTCCATTCACTAGCTGTTTGATCAAATCGTAGACCAAACGTTTTGTAGGCAAAGATCTGATCAATAACTTGTTGTTTTACGCTTGCAATTAAGTTATTTGGCAATGCCGGTTTAATTTCTGATAAAATTGCACCTGTTGGAATTTCGTCATTTAAGTAAACAGCACCGGTATTATCATCTCTAATTTCAAATCCTGTTCCGTTAACTGAAATTAATTTAACCCATTTATATGTTGTATCTCCTATAATTGAAGGATTACCCGAAACAATGTCTAAATCTTTATTAAAGTGCGAGCCTGTTGGTGCAATAAATTTAATAAGTGTGCCTTGTTTTAGTAGTGAAAGGATTGAAGATGTAAAGCTACCTAATTTTAGTGCAGCACCTTCTTTATTTTTAAAATATCCTGTACTTAAATTAGTTTCAGTTGTTTCTTGATTCCAAGTAATTTCTAAGTCTCCTGTTAAAATTCTTGGAAACTTGTCAAAGTAATAATTCCTAACTTTTTTATTAGACAATACTGGTAAAATAGAATTTAATATAACTCCCTCAACGTCTGTCTTAGTTTGAAATGCAAAATTTACTAACAAATCACTATATTCTTTATACAAGACTCCGTCGTTGCCATATAGTGTAGTTTTACTGTATTTTCCAGTAGCATCAATTAAATCAAAATATCGACTAATGCCACTTGATGTTCTGTTTACTGATTTTGATTTTACAATATTTTGACTAATTCCTAGTGGAGCAAGTTGATAGTCTTCACCCGTTACCATTCTATTTTGTGTATAATATGTTGACGGTGCATTGAATCGTATACTGTCTGTAGATTCGCTTTCTGCACTGTTATCAACAGTATACTGAAGATTGTATATTAATCTTAATGTTTCTGTTTTTCCACTTCTTGAGATATACGAGATACTAATAGAAACATTGCTAAGATCTCTGGGAGTTACAATTGTTCTGTCATTTTGGCTTGTTCTGTAATATACTCTAAATGAACCCTTTGGTAAGTTTCCAAAAATACCATCACTAAACATTAAACTTATTCTGTCATCTACACGAGTAAGAACACTGTAAATATTTCTTTCTTTTTTAGACAAACTATTGTAAATAATATTGTTGCCTTGCAATGCTTCAACTTTAGTCCAAAGTTCACTTTCATTGCCTAAACTATCTAAACCATAAAGCCATACATCAGAGTCATTAATATCTAACGCTTCAACTGATATTGCCTGATTAGTACTAGGACTGTTTACAGTAAATACTCCCTGGTCTAATGTGCCTTGTCTAAAGTGCGAGAAAAATCCTGTATTTGGACTTGTAATTCCTTTGCCATCATCCTTAAAAATAAATGCAAATTTATTTCCTGGAAACGGTGCTTCTTCTAAAACAGCATCAGCACTTATATCTGTTGATGTTATTTCGAACTGCAAACTTCTTCCATCAATTACTTTATTAAAAGAAAATATCGGGACATCGTTATTTACACTGTTAAATCGGTACTGCTCAGTAGTTATACCATTAATAATTTCGTTTTTATTAGAGCGCCCAAAAGTATTGTTTACAGGAAGTGATAAATTTAAAATTTTAATAAACTGTTCATACCACTCTGAATTAGACGGGTCATTCCAAACAATAGTTTGTCCTTGTAAATTTATATTATTACTATCATAAACTTCTTCAGATGTTCTAACGCTTTGTAATTTTAAAAGACCGTTTGCTGCTTGATTACGCTTAGGATTGTAAGACAACAAACGTGCTAGACGCAGTACACTTTCTCTACGTTCTGCAAGTTCTAAATAGTTTTCTCTTGCATTAAGATCTATACGGAATGCAATATTTTGTCCTAGGTAGGCGATAAGGTCAATAAGTGCAAGGTATTCGGAACTTTCTGTATAATCGTTAAAATCTTCAGGATAATTTTCCCGTAAATACTGAACCATTGTTCTACGAAGATTATCAAAATCGTAGCTTTTAAAATCTGCATTTCTAAAACTTTGGTAAACACGTTTCCAGTCTTCAGAAAGTAGTAATCTATTTTGTCTATCGCTTGAGGACATTTGTATTCCTTATCTTATTGTAATATTTAGCAATTTAAGATAACTGCGTATATAATTATGCTGTAAAAAATCCGGCATCTTCGTCGAATTGTAACTGTAATTTTTCAACTATAGAATAAGGTAGATACACTAGTTCGCAAGATATAGAAATACCGTTTTCGTAACTATCAACAATAATCTGGTTTACACTTACACGCTGATCATAATTAACAATCTCCGAAACATCTTGTATTATTTTATTTTTTATCTGATCAGTTAGAGGTTCAAACAATATATCCCAAATAATGGTGCCAAAACTTGGATCTGATAACTTTTCACCCTTTCGTATGTGGAAGTGATTAATAATATCCTGTTTAATAAGGGAAATATCATACAAAACATTACTGTCGCCATAAGTGCTAATAGTACTAAATCCTTTGTATGTAGGTGCCTTTACATACTCTAAATCTTTATTAGTATTACTCTTTACGCTAACTTGTTTATATAACTTTTTTTCTATTGTACTCATTTATTGCCCCTTTGCAAATGTATCATCCTGTGGCGGAAATTCAAACGGAGAATCATCCGGTTCTGGTCTTTCATTTTCTGTAGACCGAGTTTCATCTGGAACATAAGATCCTGGGTCTAAATTTTCGTGTTCTTTCCAAGGTTCGTGCTGCGGAATGCGTTTTGGGTAACATGCAAATTCTTCACCTTCAAACTCGGCTGCTTCGTCAGCGGAAGTTACTACCGCTCTTGCTCCTTCGACGGCGGGCATCGAGACTGTTGTATTTCCTGGTACAGGGTCAGGTGCATGTACTGTACCATTTAACCCTATAAAGCCCGCACTTATTGCAGCAGTTGACCTACCAGATAGTCCTACATTTTGCCCTTCAAAACCTACAGTTGCAGTTGCAGTTCCTGCAATATTCTGCTGTGCAGTAAGACTAATAGATCCTGCGTCTGCTGAAAAATTAATATCTTGTTGAGTCTTAATATCAAAGTTCCGTTGGGTCATTTTTACATCTGAACTTACTTCGGTTTCTGCACTGCCTTCTACAAATACTAATTTGTTGCCTTTGACAACTAAATGTTTGTCTTGTTCAACATAGGTAAATGACTCTTTGTCAATTCTAATGTCTGAATTTTCTTCTACATGCATTTTATAATTTAACGCATGATGCGTTGTAGTTTCCAATGAATGCATTTTGATATTTTTATCTGCAACAAAATTAATGTCTTCTTTAGCAGCAAAATTTATGTCTCTTCCTGCATTAAAATTTATATCATTTTCGGTATTAACACTTATGCTATCTTTAGAATATATTTCAATTTTGCCATTAGCAGTCATTTCTATCCAACTGTTTCCGCTGCCATGAGAAATATAAATTAAATCTTCCGTGTTGTGCATTAAAATTTGATGACCAGTTCTAGTTTGTAATCTAATCAGATCATTTGCTGGCAATGTTGGGTCACCACTTTGATCACCTTTTTCGGCATTGGCATATTCTAGCGGACCATCAGCTGCTGGCTTTTTTCTAAACAGTGTCATGTCGCCGTCGTCCATTACAAAACTAGAGCCGCCTAATCTGTTATATGGTCGTTGTATCGAAGTAGCAGGTGTAGGACCGTATTGATGCTTAGGGCCCTGTATGTCTTCAGGTCCCGGAGTACTTATGCCAAATACTTTACTTGGAACTTCTCGCCTAGCACTAGAAGTATTAGATCCTCTAATATGATCTTTTATTAATCCAGTCTCGTTGTAACGTGTAAAGCGGTCACTATCTATTGCCGGCTTAGTTGCCTTTGTTGGATCGCTACCATTGAGTTGTGTTGTTAATTTGTTGAATTCACCAACTGGTAATGCAGCTGACTGATCAGCATTATTAAATGTTGTTCCTGCATTGCCCGGAGTCATAAAATTCATACCTGTATCAGGTACACATCCTATCCAATAAGCACTAGAATAGTTACCTTCTGGCATTACTACAATTACTTGTGTTCCTATATCAGGCGGTACAGCCCAAAACCCGTAACTTTTCTGCGTACTTGCATAATCAGTACCTCTTCCTAACCCAGAATACGGACTTTGTCCGTAAAACGGACTAGCATACTTACAGTTTACAGTTTGTCCTGTAATGCTACCACTTTCGTTGTTTTTTAATATTTCTACTTGTACGCCGCCCATGTAAGTTGTATCAAGGTGACTTACTACTTTACCTAAAAATACACCTGTGTTATTTGACGCTCTGTCGCTATTATCTCTTCTTTCAAGTGCCATAATTTATGTAAGATCCTCATCTGGTCCAGTATTATCACCGACTTGTTGAGTCGGTGAGCCATTAGTACTTTGCACTGTTCCGTTACCGCCTGTTAAGAAGGAAATTACTTTTCCTGCAAGTGCTTCTATAGACAGGTCTTGATTGCGTTTTCGAGTAAGTGTTAATTTTTGTACAAATTTACCTTTTTCAAAAGTACTTTCAACTAGTATTACAGAATACAGCCCACTAAACATTGACAACGGCAAAAAGCCGCCTAATGGATATTCTACATATCCGCTAGGATCGTAATCTATCGGAGTTCTAAAATTTAAAATAACATAGACTTCGCCGTCCATCGGATTACAACTTCCGTCAAGTGTTACAGGCAACAAAGGAGACGATACTAATCCTAGATAATTACCAATACCAATATCCATTATAAAATACGGATCGCCGTGTATTGTTAGATCAACTTTTACTAGGTCTTCTGCTGAATTTATAACCAGTTGATTAAAATATCTAGCAGTTCCTGTTTCGGCATCGTCAGAACCTGTTCTACCGCTAGGTCCATTACCTATTTCAGTATCAGTTGCATCGTCTCTAAGCTGACTTGTTGCTTGAGAAGGTACTGTTCCTCGACCGGCTACTGTTACCGGATCTCTACCTTTAGGTCCAAACCCTAACGCTCCGCCTAACTGCTGAATTAAGGTTTTTTGGTTTCGAGATGCATTAACACCTGTGTAAAATGTATGATTAAATTTTAAATCTAAGTCTATAATATCGTCGTTAGCACCTGTATAAATGTAGCTGTATGCTTTAGCTGTCATAAGTTGTTTTATAAGACTTTTAGAAAAACTACTAATTCCAGGGGCTGCAACTGTTGAACCGTCATATCGAAACACTCTAACTCTATAAACATAAACTTTAGGGTTTGTTCCATTAAATATACCGCCTAATAAACTTCCAGTATTATATGTTTGTGTTTCTATCCTAAACCATTTAATACGTCCGGCCATGTCTGCATTTGCCCTACTAAAACTTCGGCCATATTCTGATGATATTATCACTTCTTCAATAATGTCTTCTATTCTATCATTTACTTTTAAAGACATTACTGCTGTATTTTCGTCCCAGGCTATCCTAGTTCTATCAATAGTCCCCGGACTAGCTTGATTTTCAGCTAGAGAAGGAATCTGCTGAGTTGTTTGACCAGCGTTTTCAGAAGTTCCTTGTCTAACGATTGATGATCTTCCAATTTCGTTTATATCAAACTCAGCTTCTGCTTTTAATTTGTCACCAAATAGCGACCCTAAGGATATTATAGATGTTGTTTCGCCTATAACATTAGGCGTTGCAATTGAAGCATTCTCTCCTGTGTTACCAACTAATCCCTGATACCATCCATTAAGTGAAGATCCAATTGCTCCCAACTGCGAAGTTAAAGCTCCGCTTACTGCATTAACAGCTCCGCTAACTGCTCCGCCTAAAATTCCAGTATTTGGAAATTGAATTATGTATCGATCGCTTGTATCGTTGCCTGCTTCGCGTTGTTCTTCGCCTACCTTGTTTATTTGTGTAGTAAGACTATTTGGACCTACTTGTAACATTTCAGCAACAGTCCTGCCTGTAATTTGAACATCAGTTTTAAGACGTTGCGTTCTATTAGTTACTGCTCGTTCAGTATAAGGAACTGCTTTAATATCATAAACTGCTCCTGATTCAGAAACTGACATGTCTGCTTCAACAATTTGTATTGGAAAATGTCGTTGACTGAAGAAAGGTGATTTAACATTACCTTCGTCATCATACCCAATAAATGCTACACTTATTAAAAACGGAGCGTCTAGATAGTTAGAATGTCCTGTTACTAATGCTGCACTTCTTAAATTATGATAAAACTGCCCCATTGAGTAAGGTTCTATAACTTTAAAATTAATATTAGTAGCATTGCTATGTCTAACACTGTTAACTGGTGCTACTGTATTTTTTATTGACACATCTTCAATAAAAAATTCACGCTTGCCATCTAAGTCGTACAAAGACGGAATAGTTGGTCCACCACCACCGCCACTACGAATAATTTTAACCAACGGACCAAGAGTTCTATAGCTTAAAGGAAAGTTAAATTCCATGTTTGTCAAACATCCAAGAGTAAAAATGGGTGCATAACTAGCAAATTGATTTAATTCGTTTCTAAACGGAAAGACATCTTCGCCGTATAAAGCAGCAGCGCCTGCTAAACTAGGATTTTGTAAAAAATTGATCGCTCGCGAAACATTATTACTGCTATCGTTGACTGTAGCAGTTCGTTTAGACCCTACTGACCCCACTCCAGGATCGCCAATTACAATATTTCCAGAATTTTCTGGTACGTATGCCATTTATACTCCTAGTTGCCTTGCCAATTCGTCGCCTTTGGGCAAATAAATTCTAACTCCGGGTTTTAAATCATATACTGGATCTTTAATTAAATCCATATTACGTTGTGCAAATACCCACCATAAATTTTTTGTACCGTAAAGATCATAAGCTAACAAGTCGGGTCTAAATGCATACTGTGGCTGAACAGTATACAATATGTCGTCCGGACTTGCTGGCACAGGACGTATTGTTAATACATCCAAATAATCGTTATTTTGAATTTCTGTATTAGACCAAGGACTATTATTTTCGTATCTAACTTCCATTAAATAAATCCTTTTCCGTTTGAAATATAACCACCATTAATAAAAGTATCTAGACTAAACTTAGTTATCGCCTTTCTGCTGTATGTTGGCTGTACCTGAACGTTTATTTGACTTCTTACAGGCACCCAAGTTCCGCTTTCGCCTACATCTGTTTGTATATAATCAACATCACTAGGCAAGTCAACTGTAAAATAAGTTACAGTTACAGGTACATCTTTAAATACATAATCACCGTAGCCATTTAATTTAACAACAGGAGGCGGTGAACCTTGATTACTTGTGCTTCCATATGCCATCTTTGTTACACTACGTAGATAATGAGTTGCAGCAATCCAATATCTTGCATCTGTTGCATTTTCTACTACAAATTCGCCAACAATAGTTAACGAGTTCACTTGACTGTTCTGATAAGCAGGAAATGAATAATTACTATGTGTAGGATGAAGAGCATTATAGTTAGCAGTGTGTTCCATAGTTATTTGTGGAGTATAAGGAAACATAAACCCATTAGTTTCAAGCAAAGGTTGTAATATATCACTGTTTTGAAAATTAGCAGGCAGCGACAGTTTAACTCTCCAATCAAGGTCAGTTTTTGATCCCCAATCAGCTTCAACAAAATTTAAATCGTTTGTTGGAACTGCTCCTGGAGGTAAATTGCCTCTGCGCCTAGCGCCAGGATCTGTAACAACATCGCTAGATGATACACTTGCAGCTCCAAGTGGTACTTCGCTTCCTGTTAAATTTTCTCTACTCGACGAGGGATTGTTTGCCATGCTATTCTCCTATACTATTATTTAGTTGACATAATTAAGTAAGTATATTATAATAGTATTAACATTTTAGGAGAACCTATGAGGAAAGTAAACTATCTTAACAATAAAGACTTGTTAAAACAGATACACATATCAAAATCACAATTTTGTAGTTTTGTAGAGCCAGAATACAATCAGTATGACATTATTTTGCCTGATATTGAAAAAGTTAATATCAGAACTGTTGCAGAAGCTAAACGAAATAAAGCAAAAAGGTTAGGCGATGCAGAATATGCTCGTCGTAAACAAGCAGGCGAAAAAGTAAAGCAAGCTGAATGTGAAGTTGATTACAAAACTATTACAAAAGAAGAATTAATCTTTCGAATTATGACTTTTGATCATATTCCGGAAGAGCCTGGACGTAAAAAAACTCCAAAGACTATAGCAGACACTAAAGTAAAACTAAATTTTCCTCCTTTTAACCATTATAAATTTAATGATGAAGGCGAATTAGTTTTAGTTGGTAAAAGTCATTGGGAAGGTGGCATGGAAAATGGTAATTTTAGTTTAAAACATGCTCGAGCAACCAATGAACTTGCTCGAATGTGGATGAAGCTTGTTGATCGTTATGCTACAAGAGGCAATGTACGTGGATACACTTACAATGACGAGATGAAAGGGCAAGCAATACTGCAACTTTCGCAAATTGGTTTGCAGTTTGACGAATCAAAGTCAAATAATCCATTTGCATATTATACAGCAGCAGTTACTAACAGTTTTGTACGTGTTATCAACTTAGAAAAGCGTAATCAGAACATTAGAGACGATATTTTAGAAATGAATGACTTAAATCCTTCATACACACGCCAGCATGCCGGCGAATGGGAAGCTTCTGTTAAAAGAGACGCTGAACGAAAAAAATAAATGGTTGACACCTGTTAATAATCTTGCTATAATGATACGGTATAATAGAGGAATCTAAATTTGTTTAAGAAAGCAGCAGTCTTTACTGACATCCACTTTGGTCTAAAAGGCAATAGTAAAGTACACAATCAAGACTGTGAAGACTTTATTGATTGGTACATAGAACAAGCAAAAGCTGCCGGTTGCGAGACTGGTATTTTCTGCGGAGACTGGCATCATAACAGAAATAGCCTTAATCTTACTACTATGGATGCAACAATCCGTAGTATGGAAAAGCTAGGTGCTGCATTTGAGCAGTTTTTCTTCTTTGATGGTAACCACGACTTGTATTATAAAGACAAACGTGACGTTAACAGTACAGCATTTGCAAAACACATCCCAGGTATTACGTTTGTAGACGAAATTACTACAATTGAAGACGTAACTATTGTACCTTGGCTTGTAGGCGACGAGTGGAAAAAGCTACGCAAGCTAAAAAGTAAGTATGTATTTGGGCATTTTGAACTGCCTAGCTTCTATATGAACGCTATGGTGCAAATGCCCGACCACGGAGAGCTTAGAGCAGAAGACTTTGCTAATCAGTCTTATGTTTTTAGTGGACACTTCCACAAACGTCAGCAACAAGGTGTAGTACATTACTTAGGTAATGCATTTCCGCACAATTATGCTGATGCGTGGGATGATGCACGTGGTATGATGATTCTTGATAGAGAAAACGACAAGGCGCCAGTTTATATTGACTGGGCCGATTGTCCTAAGTATCGAACTGTTAAGCTAAGTCAGTTAATTGATGAAGCAGATTCATTTATCAAACCTAATATGTATCTACGTGTTAACTTAGACTTGCCTATTAGTTATGAAGAAGCTAGTTTCATCAAAGAAACATTCATTAATCAGTACAAGTGTCGTGAAATTAGTTTAATTCCTCAGAAATCACTAGAGGAAATTAGTACACAACTAGATATCCAACAATTTGAAAGTGTCGATCAAATTGTTGCTGGTGAAATTGCTGCAATCGACTCAGACAACTTCAATAAGAAGACGCTAATGGACATTTACAACGAACTATGATAAAAATTAAAGATCTAACAGTACGTAACTTTATGAGTGTGGGTAATCAGACTCAAGCAGTGGACTTTGACCGTGAGCAACTAACACTTGTGTTAGGTGAAAACTTAGATCAAGGTGGTGACGATAGCGGATCACGTAACGGTACTGGCAAAACTACTATCATTAACGCACTTAGCTATGCATTGTACGGAAAAGCTCTTACAAACATTAGAGCCAACAACTTAATTAACAAAACAAACTCAAAAGGTATGCTTGTTACGCTACACTTTGAAAAGAACAATGTTGATTATCGTGTTGAACGTGGACGTGGACCTAACTTATTAAAGTTTTATGTGAACGATCAAGAACAAGAAATGATAGATGAGTCGCAAGGCGACAGTCGAAAGACGCAAGAGTTCATCAACGACTTATTAGACATGTCTCACGATATGTTTAAGCACATTGTTGCACTAAACACTTATACTGAGCCGTTTCTAAGTATGCGTCAAAATGATCAACGTGCTATCATCGAACAACTGCTTGGCATTACTATCCTTAGTGAGAAAGCCGATGCACTTAAAGAGCAAACTAAGCAAACTAAAGATGCAATCACCGAAGAAACATTAAAAATTAATGCTATTCAAAGTGCAAACGAAAAAATACAAACAACTATTGATAGTTTAAGTCGTACACAGCGTGCTTGGCTTTCTAAGAAGGATCAAGACTGTGATAAGTTACAGTTAGGTATTACTGAATTAGAGAAATTAGATATTAACACAGAATTAGAAGCACACGAAAAATTATCAAATTGGTCTGAACATAACAACAAAATAACTTCTTTAAGAAAAGAATTAAGCACACTTGAGCCTGCACTACAACGTGCTGATAAGAGTATTGAAAAAGCAAATAAAGATATTGCAGATCTAGAAGATGCAACTTGTTATACGTGTGGTCAAGAACTTCACGCAGATAAAAAAGCAGAGATTGCAGCTCGTAAAGATAAAGAACTTGCTGATGCAATTGCATATCAGTCTGAAGTTTCTGTTAAGGTAGTCGATGTTACAAAGAGTCTTGAAGATATTGGTGACATCAACGGTAAGCCTAATGTGTTTTATGACACTGTCAAAGAAGCATATGATCACAGGCAAAACGTTGATAGTTTAAAACAGGCACTTGCTAACAAACAGGACGATGTCGATCCGTATCAAACACAAATTGATGAATTAAATAATACAGCAATGCAAGAAATTGACTGGACACCAGTTAATGAGCTTACTGATTATAAGGAACATCAAGACTTTTTACTAAAACTACTTACTAACAAAGATAGCTTTATTCGTAAGAAGATTATCGATCAAAACTTAGCATACTTAAACAATAGACTTACATATTACTTAGATAAACTAGGATTGCCGCATCAAGTTGTGTTCCAAAACGATCTTGCTGTTGAAATTACGCAACTTGGTCAAGATTTAGACTTTGATAACTTGTCACGTGGTGAACGTAACAGACTTATACTTGGTATGAGCTTTGCATTCCGTGATGTTTGGGAAAGTCTATATCAAAAGATTAACTTGTTGTTTATTGATGAACTTATTGACAGTGGTATGGATACTGCTGGTGTTGAAAATTCACTAAGTGTTCTTAAGAAGATGGGCAGGGAAGGCGACAAGAATGTTTACCTTATCTCACACAAGGACGAACTTGTTGGAAGAGTCAATCACGTAATGAAAGTAGTAAAAGAAAATGGATTTACAAGTTACGAAAATGATATTGAAATTGTAGAATGATAGACGACGATACCCATGACAAGCTTGTAAAAGCATACATGGAATATTTTAGAGCAAATGAAAAATTTGAGTCAAGAAAGTCAGTTAGAACTCATCGAGAAGCACGAAAATGGTTACGAGAAATCCGTAACCTTTCTAAAGATCGCATGGATGAAATTCATCTTACATATAATTCAAATAAAGAAACCAAAAAAGAAGGCAAATAAATTAGGCACTGGTAAGTATACTCATGCAGTGGACTTACCAAGGTGAAACAATTGACACAATACCAGACGAGTATGAAGGCTTTGTTTACCTTATTACAAATACCACTACAGGCCAAAAATACGTAGGCAAGAAACTAGCAAAATTTAAAACCACTAAGCCACCTCTAAAAGGCAAAAAAAATAAAAGACGAGGCTACAAAGAAAGCGACTGGAGAACATACTACGGTAGTTCAGACAGACTAAACGCAGACGTAGCATCACTAGGCGAAGAACACTTTACAAGAGAAATATTATATCTTTGTAAGGGCAGGGGCGAAATGTCCTACATAGAGGCAAGAGAACAGTTTGACAGGCGAGTACTTGAAACAGATGATTACTATAACGGAATCATTAATGTTAGAGTAGGCGGATCAGACAAACTCAAACAGGCATTGCTAGAACATCACATACAGGCAAAACATTCCAACACCTAAGGTTAGCGGGCCAGTTTACTAATACCGCTGTGGAAAAAGCTCTCGTATAGAAGCACACGTAACATATTGATCGACTACCCAGAGGTAGGAAGCCACCAAACAAATTGGGCTCACTGGTTGATATAGATTGTTTTGTTGGCAGTCGAAAAACACAAACACAGTACATAAAAACTCTTTAGCAATAGGAACGAAGCGAGAGGTAGCTGGAAACAGCGATGTCGACGTAGGTTGGGAAAGGTCAGAGCCCATTGTACTTTGTGTATAAACAATTACCTACTTCCAATGTCTCGGCTGGTGCAGACTCACATGAAGCGCATTTTGAGATTAGATGGGACCGTAACAGGTTCCGTCTGACTGAAACAATCTACATGAAACTTAAACATTAATACATTCGTATTAATGCTTTCTATATAAATTATGTATTAAGAAAAAAGTTTGTAGTTTGAGCGTTAGCGAAAACTTATATCTACGGAGTAGATATATAAATACTATACACAAAAGGTTATTAGAAAATGAAAATAAATGATATCTTAAATGAAGAATTAGTAGAGTTTATCCCTTTAACTAAAAGAGCTCGTACTATGAGTAAAGCTCAGAAAGCTGGCAAAAAAGATATGATTGCAACTGCTGATAAATTAAACAGTGAATTTGCAGGATATATGGGAACACAAGGCAAAAAACTAAATCAAGTAGTTTGGCAAGATATTATAGATTTTCTTTCTTATAAAAAAGTTGACACTAGTAAACTAGATACTACAGCAAAGCCAAATCTAAAGAAGGTATTTAGAGATGTTGCTCAAAAAGCAATGGCGCTTCCATTCAAAGCACCGACTCCTAAAAAATCCGCTGCACCAAAGGTTACTCCAAAAGGAAATAAAGTATCTAACAAGCCAAAAGTTCCGGCTAATGTTGTTAATGTTGTAAGTAAAATGTCAGATAGTGAAAAAGTAGCATTAGCTAAAGCAATACTAAAAAAATATAGTTAATAAAACGGTAAATTTGTATTTTTAGTTGTTTCTAAATTTTCTGCTATTATTTTACCGATAATTTCTCTATCTTCTATACACATAGTGAAAGCTTCGTCTGCAGAAACACTTCCCCGCATATACCAACACAATTTATATAGTTCATGTTTTAGATTTTTTTGATCTAATTCCATTTGTTTCATTAGATCTAGAATTTCTTCCATACCTGTAGATATAATACTTACACGAAAAAATTTGATTGATCAAAAGATAGAGGAATTTCCATATTTTTAGGTGCACCGTTAGCTACATCTTCTTCATTAAACGTAACTTGTAATGGTTCCATTACAAATGAATTTTTTTGTGCTTCTAAATGATCTAAAACAGTGGAAAATACGTTCTTATCAGCATTATCAATAAATTCTTTTATAAATGTTTTGTTATCTACTATGTTGTCGTCAACTGTGATAGATTCTATACTGTCTATCATCATGCCTACTGTTAGTTCAGTAAGCTTACGGAAACTAGTACTAAACTTTTCCATTTTTTCAACTTCTGTCATAGTTTTACTGTTTACAGATGCAAATATTCTTTGCTCTTCAAATGTTTTCATACTACTATCAGTAAATTGTCTATACGTTAGTGGAGATAGTTTTACTAACATATTGTCAACTTCAATTTCGTTAACATAATTTATTCTTGAAAACTTTTCTAAAGTATATCTTAAATCTACACTAAAGGACCTTTCTTCATTTAATCCTGGTATTACTTGTGTAACAGATAGTTCTGGTCCAAATGTAGCTATTCTAATAGCTATTAAAATAGTATCAAGATCAATTGAAGGCATTTTCCAAGGATCAATAATATTTGGCACACAGCTTTTTACAAGATCAACAGTAGCTTGCCCGTTCATTAGTGCATCAGGAGTTTTCATAGTTAGTTCGTCTTTTGCTGTCATGGGAAATACTGGCAATTCTCCATTTTCAGGCATATCTATTGAGCCTTCTGGGTAGAATCTACCCTTACTAGGCAATTCTAAATATAATTTAGGTTGCCGAAAGTATTTTCTTAATGGGTTAGACCCACTTGGTTGAATTTCCTGCATTGTGTTCTCCGGATAAATAATACTATAAGTATATATACAGTATATTTATGTGCGCATATAATGGAAAACATGTCTTTTGGCTGAAGAATCAAATATTTTAAATGTAGGTGGCGACGGTGTTGCAAGTGAAGCAACACTACAGAAACTTGTAGGTGCAATTGAAGCTCTTGCACGTAAACAAGGAGCCGATCCTAAATCATCAGTAGCTAAAACTATGAATCTGTATGATACATCTATAAAAAATAGTGTTAAGACTGTTGATACAAATAGAAAGGCATTAGAAAGTCATACTGATGCAGTTGACGAGAGTGCTAGTAAACTAAGTCAACTAGGAAAAGGGGCACTAGGAGTATTTTCAGCTGGTTTAGATATGGCTGTAGATACTCTTCTAGGATTTACAAAAGAATTATTAGGATCAACTGTTCAGATTACTGATTTTGCAAGGCATATTCCGATAATAGGCCAAGGACTTGCGTTTTTTACAAGTCAAATAGATGAATCATATGATACATTTGCAAATTTAAGTAAAGTTGGTGGTAGTTTTGGCGGCGACTTAGGTGATCTTAGAATGGCAGCAAAAGATCTATATATGGATCTTGGTACGCTATCTAATTTTGTAGGACAAAATTCACAAAGAATGGCAGCCTTTGGCGGCACAGTAGATGGCGGCGTGCGAAGTACACGTCAGTTACAAAGTGCAATAAGCGACGAATTAATGTTAAAGTTTGGAGCATTAGGTATAACCACTGATGAAGTTGCCGAACAGTTGGCATACTATCAATATATTGACAGAGCAGGTAGAGCAGGCGAACAAAGAACTGCACAAGAACAAGCACTAGCAGCAGCAGCGTTGACTGAAAATTTTGCAACACTTGCAAAATTAACTGGTAAAGATATTAAAACACAACAAGAACAATTAGCACTAGCACAAGCAGATATTGCATTTCAAATGGAAAGAGCTAGATTAGAACCTGAACAACGAGCTGCACTAGATAAGTTAATGTCAGAAGCAGCAGAAACAATGGGTCAAGCTGGTGTAGATAGTATTAAATTAAGTTTCTTAGGAATGCCAGCAATCAGTGAAGAACAGAAAGTATTTCAGACACTACAAAAAGAATCATTTACATTGTTAAAAAATGATTTAGATGCAATACTAAAAGGTCAACTAACAAGCGAAACTATGACTAAAACCAGAGGTGAAAGAATAGCTGCTCAATTAGAAGCACAATTAACAGCAAGTGCTGATAATTTAGCATTAATAAAAGCAGGTGCAGCTGGTATAGACGGTGTTCCGGCTACGCTACTATCTAATCTAAACTTATCGGTAGATCAGTTATCAAACTACATAAAAGAAAATTCCGACGGTACATTTAGTTTTATGAAAGAGGCATTTATTAAAGACTTCAATGAAGGAGTCATTAAAACAGCAAACGAAGAAAGAGATGCAGTAGTATTGTTTAGAAGATCTTTAGGTGATACACGAAAAGCACTTCAAGAACAATTAGTTAATCCTTTTCTTGATACTGCAATTACTCCTGCACTTCAGAGTTTTACTGAGTGGATGCGCGGGTTTACAGCAGACGAAACGGGTGAAGGGTCAAGATTTAGTGTTGCAATAGCATATATCACAGGACAAATGCAAAAACTTAATGTCAGATTACAAAAATTCTTTACTGATTTTGATACAGATCCTAAAAAAGCTATAGACGATCTCTGGGCAGATATTTCTGCAACATTAAAGCCTATAATGGATAAGTTGTTTGATATGATGGCTAGTCAGTTTGCAAGAGCGTTTAATAAAATAGTATTTGGTATAGATACAGGAACTGCTGAAGGACAACTAAAAGACTTAACAGGCAAAGGAGTCTTTAATTTATCTGATATCGGTGGCGGACTTGATGCTGGATCTCAACTATATAAAGATTTAGCTGCTGCAACTGGTACAAGTACAACGTACACAGAAACAGGATATGGGCAATCTATAACCCTTCCGGTGAACCCGGCATGGGTTACAGAGCAAGCAATAAATGAACTTGAAAAAAGACGTACTAGTGAAGGCGGACTTACTGAACAGGAAACAGAACTTGTAAACAAAGTGTATAACGCACTAGTGAATAACACTTATGCTAATGGCACTGGAGGATTTAAAGATTTTGGTAGAGGCACACTTTCAGTACTTCACGGCAACGAAGCAGTTGTTCCTAGAAATAGTCCTGAAGGAAAAGTACTTGACAATGCAATGAATAGCAGTTATAATAGTGCATCAAGTGGTTCAATACAGGAATTAAATAATACTATGAGACACGTTTTAAGTGTTCTTGAAAAAACATACACAGTTGAAAAAGATATGTCCAGAAGTATAAGAGGTATAGGCTCTAATACTATTAGAGGCACAGTTTTAAGATAACGGAGAATTAAATGAGTTGGAAAAAATATTTTACACCGGTGCCGACAGGAGATAATCCTTCTGGTACATATTCTCCTTTGAGTTCAAAGAATACGAATTCTCAAGCAGGTCCGGCTAGGACTAATTATAGTTCGTACTTACCTGATGTATATGTTGGGTCACCGAATCGTGTTGAACGTTACGGTCAATATAATACAATGGATTTAGATTCAGAAGTAAATGCTGCATTAGATATCCTTGCTGAATTTTGTACACAGAAACACAAGTCAAATGATACACATTTTAAAATTGACTTTAAACAACAAGCTACAAATTCAGAAACTACAATTATACAAAAATATCTACAGCAATGGTGTAGACTAAATTCTTTTGATACAAAAATGTTTAGAGTGCTAAGAAATGTATTCAAGTATGGAGATCAATTTTTTGTAAGAGATCCAGAAACTAAAAAATGGTTTCATGTAGATCCTGCAAACGTATCGAGTATTATTGTAAATGAATCTCAAGGCAAAACTCCTGAACAATATGTAATTAAAAACTTTAATATTAATTTTAAAGATAATGTAATGACATCTCCTTATCAAACAGGAAGTAATATTACTAGCAGTAATCCTCAGTATCAACCTTCCGGCGGTGCAAGGGGTATGGTAGGACAACCTCAAACATCGACCAGTGGTAGCAGATTTCATAGAGAAGAAAACGAAATCACTGTTGATGCTGAACATGTTGTTCATTTAAGTTTATCAGAAGGCTTAGACAACAACTTTCCTTTTGGTAATAGTTTACTTGAAACTATTTTTAAAGTATACAAACAAAAAGAATTACTCGAAGATGCTATTATTATCTATCGTGTACAACGTGCGCCAGAGCGCAGAGTATTCTACGTTGATGTGGGCAACATGCCATCACACCTTGCTATGCAATTTGTGGAACGTGTTAAAACGGAAATACATCAAAGACGTATCCCATCGTCGACAGGAGGTGGATCAAATGTCATAGACAGTTCATATAATCCTCTGTCAATCAACGAAGATTACTTTTTTCCACAGACAGCAGAAGGCCGTGGATCAAAAGTTGAAACACTACCAGGCGGTACTAACCTAGGAGAGATTGATGACCTTAGATATTTCACAAATAAATTGGTTAGAGGTTTGCGTATACCTAGTAGTTACCTACCAACTGGTGCTGACGACAGTGCCGCCCAATATAATGACGGTAGAGTGGGTACAGCATATATTCAAGAATTAAGATTTAATACTTACTGTGAACGTTTACAAAACTTAGTGATTGAAGAATTTAACACAGAGTTTAAACGCTACTTACTTGAAAAAGGTATAAACATTGATACTTCAATGTTTGATATTAGATTCCAACCGCCACAAAACTTTGCTGCATATCGTCAAAGTGAAATTGATAATGCTCGTGTACCAACATACACACAAATGAGTGCTATCCCTTATATTTCAAATAGATTTGCACTAAAAAGGTTCTTAGGAATGACTGATGAAGAAGTTGCAGAAAACGAACGCTTGTGGCGACAAGAAAATGAAGACATAATGCCAGCAGACGGAACTGATGCTAGCGGAGAACTTAGAAGCGAAGGAATTACAGGTGCAGGCATATCTGACGATTTAACTGGCGCAGAAGATGAACTAGAAGGAGATGTTACTCCTATCGAAGGCGGAGCAGAAGATGGTCCTTCTAGTGCAACTGATAGTCAAGGATCAGAAACAACAACAACTAGCCAAACTGTATAAATACTAACATGATACTACGTGAATTATTTTATTTTGACAAAGAAACTTTAGAGACAGTAGATGACACTACTTACGATCCTGCATCTGATGAATCTCCAGTAGATTATGACGATACAAGAAAAACAAGATTAACATTAAGCCAAATTAATAAAATAAGAAAAGCTAGTGAATTTCACAAAGAAGAACAGGAGAAGGAACTAGTATTTGTTAGACAAATGTATGGCATACAATCTAATGCTGAAGCAGGTGTTTAATAATGGTAAAACTAGATAAGTCTCAATACACAAAGTCTCAGTGGAAAGTTATCAAAGAACAAAGAAAAAAGACAAAGCAGCAAGAAAGAGAAAGTCGCGAAGCTGCAAAAAAACAAGTTCAAGTTAATACAATAAGCGACAATTTAGAAAATCAAAACAAATATAAAAAAGAAGAAAGCAAAGGTAAAATTGCCTTTGTATTAGGTAACGGTACTAGCAGAGCTAATATTCCATTGTCACCTTTGCAACAGATGGGAAGAGTTTACGGATGTAATGCTCTTTATAGACATTATAAACCTGATTACTTAGTTGCTGTTGATACTAAAATGATATTAGAAATTAATAAATCAGGATATCAAAAGAAAAATGAAGTTTGGACAAATCCAAACAGGTCATATGTAAAATTTAAACATTTTAATTATTTTAATCCGAGTAAAGGTTGGAGTAGTGGTCCTACTGCATTATGGTTAGCTTCAGAACACAAGTATGAAACAATTTATATTTTAGGATTTGATTATAGAGGATTAAATGATGGCAAACATTTTAATAATGTATATTCAAACACTGCAAATTATAAAAAATCTACCGATAGTGCAACCTTCTTTGGAAACTGGATGCGTCAAACATCAAGTGTTATACAAACAAACCCAAAAATAAATTATGTAAGAGTTATTGAAGATGACTCGTATATACCAAAAGATTTAGCTAAATTTAAGAATTTAAAACACATAAATGTTAAGAGTTTTATAGAAATTATTGAAGAAACTACTAACTCGTGAATAAATGGCCTGTTTTGAGCCTATTTCTGCGCACTTTTATATCTATTAAGTAAATACATTATGACAGCCCCACACTGGTTAAGTGTGATAAAATTTATAGGAGATAGATATGGCAGATCGTAATAAATTCGAAGAAATGCTCGACCTTCTTATCAACGAAGATAAAGATGGTGCAGAAGCATTATTCCACGAGATTGTGGTAGAAAAATCAAGAGATATATATGAATCACTACTCGAAGATGAAGCAGAAGTAGACGAGTCAGATGACGAAGTTGAAGAAGCAACTGATGAAGAAGTAGATGAATCAGATGAAGACCTAGATGAAGCAACTGACGAAGAAGTTGAAGAAGGTTTTGACCTAGACGAGTTTGAAGTAGAAGCAGATCCAATGGATATAGGTGGCGATGCAGCAGACAACATGATAGGTGACATCGAAGATGGCGACGACGAAGGCGACGAAGAAGGCGAAGGCGATGTTGAAGATCGTGTTGAAGACCTAGAAGACGCACTAGACGACCTAAAAGCAGAATTTGAAAAAATGATGGCTGGCGACGACGAAGGCGACGACGACATGGATGACATGGGCGACGACGAAGGTGAAGAAGAGCCAGAAGAAGCATTTGCGTTTGAAGCAACCGACGAAGAAGTTGACGAGTCAGACGACACTGAAATCGAAGAAGGTGGTCATTCAGAGCAGATGATCAAAGACAAAGAAAACATGTCAAAAGCAGAATTTGAAAAGAAGTATGGTGATGCAGCTAAAGACATGGACGAATCAGTAAAAAGCGCAGGCGAACAAATGCGTGAGTATGTAGAAAAAGTATCAGCTACAATGGGTGACAACGGTGCAAACACTAAGTCAGCAGTAGCAGGTAAAAACGATATGGGCGGCACAGCAGGAAATCTTGTACAAGGTGAAACAGCTGACGAAAGCGGTACATCCGGTGGATTAGCTAACCCAGCCGAAAAAGAAGATAACGCAGGGAATGTAAATGTTCCAGGCGGTAAGGCTTCAAAATCAATGAAGTCGCAACCAGGCCACGGCGCTGAGAAAAAGGGCAAGCCTGAGACTGCTGACAACAAAAAATCTGTTGTAGGCAAATAACCGTAAGGAAATCTAGATGAGAAACTTACAAGAGCATTTGACATTCGACCAAGCTAATATAGTGCTTGAGGGTGCCAACGAAGGAAAAGACCTTTATTTAAAAGGTATTATGATCCAAGGTGGTGTTCGCAACGCTAATCAGCGAGTGTATCCTGTAGATGAAATCGGCAGGGCTGTCAAAACTCTCAATGATCAAATTACTGGAGGATACAGTGTTCTCGGTGAAGTTGATCATCCAGAAGGTCTTAATATTAACATTGACCGTGTTAGCCATATGATCACGGAAACGTGGATGGAAGGTGATAACGGTTACGGTAAACTAAAAATACTACCAACACCAATGGGAAACCTAGTTAAAACGATGCTTGAGGCAGGCGTTAAACTAGGCGTCTCGTCGCGTGGTAGTGGTAACGTATCAGACGACGGCAGTAACACCGTTTCTGATTTCGAAATTATCACCGTGGACGTTGTGGCTCAGCCCAGCGCCCCCGGTGCATATCCTACACCAATTTATGAACATTTGATAAATGCACGTGGGGGAATGAAGGCATATGAACTAGCACAGGCAACAAAACATGACACTAAGGCACAAAAGTATCTTAAGGAATCGTTGATTAATATAATCAACAAACTCCAGTGAACAGGAGAAAGTAATGATAGATGCACTGAAAACACTCTTTGAAAACGATGTTGTATCGGACGAGATCAGAGCACAGATTGAAGAAGCTTGGAAAGGCAAGATTCACGAAAACAAAATGCAGGCAACTGCTGAGTTACGTGAAGAATTTGCTAGTAAATACGAGCATGATAAAGCAACAATGGTTGAAGCCATTGATGCCATGCTTTCTGAGCGCCTAACAGAAGAAATTGCAGAATTTACACAAGATCGTGCGCAGCTAGCTGAAGCAAAAGCTAAGTTTGCCGTTGCACAACGTGAAAATGCAAATCTACTAAAAGGGTTTGTAGCTGAACAGCTACAAAAAGAAATTCAAGAACTACGAGCAGACAAGAAAGCAATGGCAGAATCATATGCCAAGCTAGAAGAGTTTGTTGTAGAAGCTCTATCTACAGAGATAGCAGAGTTCCATGAGGATAAAAAAGATTTAGCTGAAACAAAAGTACGTTTAGTACGTGAAGCTAAAACGCACTTTGCTAAAGTCAAAAAAGACTTTATCGAAAGAAGTGCTACAGCAGTATCAGAAACAGTTGCAAAAGGTCTCAAAAAAGAGATTTCAGCACTGAAAGAAGATATCGATGCAGCACGTAGCAACGACTTCGGTCGTAAGATTTTTGAAGCATTTGCAAATGAATATATGGTTTCTCACTTAAATGAAAAATCAGAAACAACTAAACTTCTAAAAGTTATTGATGTTAAAGATCGACAACTGTCAGAAGCTAAGGCATTTGCTACGAAAGCAAAAACTCTCGCAGAATCAGTTAACAAAGAGAAATCACGCTTAATTGAATCAGCAAAACGTGAGAAGACAATTAATGACTTAATTGCTCCTTTATCAAAGGATCAAAAAGAAATTATGACAGACTTACTGGAATCAGTACAAACCGAAAGACTTCAAAAATCTTTTGACAAGTACTTACCATCAGTTATTGACGGAAATTCTCCAGCAAAGCGTAAGGCAGTAATTACAGAAGGCACAAAAGTAACAGGCAACCGCGAAATGGTTTCGCAAACAAACAGTAGTACAGAAGATGATAGTAATGTATTAGACATTCGTCGTCTTGCTGGATTGAATTAAGGAGATTGAAATGTCAGAACTACTAGAAAGTCGCTGGCAGGATACGAAGACAGCACTTCTTGAAGGCCTAAATGGCAACAAGAAATCTGTAATGGCCGCAACTTTGGAAAATACACGTAAGTATTTGTCAGAGACAGCCACTGCAGGCGCTACTTCTGCCGGTAACGTAGCAACTCTAAATCGTGTGATCCTACCAGTGATCAGACGTGTAATGCCAACAGTCATTGCTAATGAAATCGTAGGTGTTCAGCCTATGACTGGTCCAGTTGGTCAAATCCACACTCTACGTGTTCGTTATAGCGACACTGTGAATGCGGGCGCCAACGGTGCAACAGCAGGTGAAGAGGCTCTAAGCCCATTCAAAATTGCAACATCATATTCAGGTGATGAAGCAAACCCTGGTGCAGCAAACAGTACAGCAGCTCTTGAAGGTGCAGCTGGTAATCAACTAAGCATTCAGATCTTGAAGCAAACTGTTGAAGCGAAAACTCGTAAGTTGAGTGCTCGTTGGACGTTTGAATCAGCTCAAGATGCTCAGTCCCAACATGGTATTGATGTTGAAGCAGAAATTATGGCTGCTCTAGCACAAGAGATTACTGCTGAAATCGATCAAGAAGTATTAGCTTCTTTACGCACACTAAGTGGTGCAGCAGTTGAAACATACGACCAAGCGGGCGTGTCTGGTACAGCAACATTTGTTGGTGACGAGCATGCAGCACTTGCAGTACAAATCAACCGTGCATCAAACCTAATCGCTCAGCGTACACGCAGAGGCGCAGGTAACTTTGCAGTCGTTAGCCCATTTGCGCTAACAATTCTACAAAGTGCTACTACAAGCGCATTTGCACGTACAACAGAGGGTACATTTGAAGCACCAACTAACACTAAAATGGTTGGTACATTAAATAACGCAATGCGTGTCTATGTAGACACATATGCAGGTGACGGTACAGCAGTACTAGTTGGCTACAAAGGTTCAAGTGAATCAGATGCAGCAGCATTCTATTGCCCATACATCCCACTAATGAGCTCAGGCGTTGTGCTTGACCCAACATCATTCGAACCAACAGTGTCATTCATGACACGTTACGGATATGTTGAGTTAAACAACACAGCATCATCGCTTGGTAACGCAGCTGATTACTTAGCTAACGTTGCAATTACTAATGGTAATGTAAGCTTTAGCTAATATTATTTTTATAATAACGAAAAAAGGCCCTACGGGGCCTTTTTTTATGACTTTTTTAAAAAAAGTGGTTGACATTGTTTGTAATGATGTTATATTAGTTACATAAGTTAGGCGACGGTCTAAGTTAGATAGTGCAAGGAACGGTGTTGCGTAGTGACACAACTTGGCTAGTAGCTGTAGTGGCAGCATATGATTGTAGAGATACAAAGATATGTTTTTGGAAGTAACTATCCGATGCTAGGCTCCTCCGAATTTAGCGAGAGCTACTAGGAGGTTGTTGGTATTCTCAAAGTCCAACCTATCACCCTTATTATTAAAAGCTCGATACTTAACTGTGTCGGGCTTTTTTCTTATTTGATAAATACATATGTCAGATAGTGTGCCGCAAGGCGGACTTATGCTGTACCCGCAGCGTAGCTCATAGAACGGGCATAGGACTACTTTTTATAGGAGAAAAAAAATGGGAAGACCACTAAACAAACGATTATTCGGTGTAGCAGGCGTAGGACCTACAGCAGGCGGCAACGAAATTAAAGTAAATTTTCATAACGGCACAGCAGTTAAAGAAGGTTACATTGTAAAGCAAAAAGCATCAAAGAAATTTGTATGTGAAGAAATTGAAACACCAGGCTTATTTACTTGTACGCTAACAACTGGTAAACTACCAGCAGCATTAGCAGAAGGCGAAATGGCTATTTCATTCAAAATGGACGATGCAGAAACATACACAGTAAGTAAAATTTCTGGACGTAAAGCTACATTGTCAGCACCAAGTGCAACAGGTAGTAATGCTTATGATGGTGTAAGTGTAGCATGGAACTTTAGTACATCTGTAGCAGACGGTGCAGCACAAGTTGAAGAAGCTGGCGACGACAACACATTAGTTGGAACCGATGACGACGATTTCACAGAAGACGCATAAGGACTAACTTAATGGGACGACCGATAAATGTTTTTTGGGATTTCTTAGAAAATCTAAAAAACTTAGTAGTTTCAGTAAAGATTGGAAGTGCTAAGGCAACACCACACGGTGAAGTCTTAGCACAACTTTCTGAAAATACATTTGAGGTTGCAGACGATAATGGAAACATTGGTATATGTAGGTTGGTCGAAAAAACAACTGAAGAATTAAAAGAAAATGAAATGTCGATAAGGGCACTTTGTTTAAAAATATGTAGCTTTGTTTTTATAAAAAAAATTATGAATGATACAATGATTGATTTTAAGAATATCAATTATAAGTGGGATCTAGAACACGATTCAACTGAAAATATTATTTTACTTAGGACAATATAATGTCAAAATTTCTAAAAATACCATATGGTGACTATACTATAGAAACACAAGAAGGTGGTGTTATTGTATTAAACACTGGTAATGAAAATGGTGTTGTAAGAGTAACAGGCGACCTTATTGTACAAGGTAACGCAACTACTGTACAGTCTGAAAATATGACTGTAAAAGACAATATAATTATTGTAAACAGCGGAGAGACTGGCGCAGGTATTACACTTGATTCTGCAGGTATTAGAATAGATAGAGGAACAAATGCAGATACATTTTTTGTATTTGATGAAAATATTGCAAATGTAGTTCCAGGAGGAACTGATGGTGCATTTAGGCTTTATATTGCCGACGGAGGTAGTGGAACACTTAAAGGACTACAAACAAATCATATTAATACAGGCGGAAGTGACTTATATTTAATAAGCAACGGTACTGGTGTAATTACTGTCACAGGTACTACTGATTATGAAAATAATGTTTTTACATATAGTGATATCGCAACAGGTACAGTTGATTTAACAGGTGGTTCTAATTCTGATGGTGTTATCGATCCAGATAACATACCGAATACTAAATCAATTGTTGATTATGTTAATTCTTATTTTGCAGGGGTGTTCCAAGATAGAATTGAAGAAGGTACAATAACAAAAACATTTGTTGAAACTATTGACAGAGAAGATACTGGAAATCCGAGTGTTGTACAAATAGGTATTGACGATGTTGTTGTAAGTGAATTTTATGAAAATAGAGCTGAAATTCAAGGAATACGAATTTTAGATACTAAAATAGAATCAACTGTTAGTAATAGCGATCTTACTCTTTCAGCGCCTGGAACAGGTACAGTAAGAATTAACGATGTATTACAAATAAATGCAACACCGGGCGACGACGATGGATTATTAGAACCGAGTGCTCCGGATGATAGTTCTGCAGGATTAAAGTTATATACAAACGTTCCACAATTTGGCGACACTGGATTATATTTTGTAAATAGTTTTGATAGACGTGACGAAATAGTAAGTAACAATAAATCAATGATTTACAGTATGATATTTTAGGAATTTTTATGGCTATAGAACACAAATTTATAGGAATAACAGAAACAGCGTTGCTTACAGTGCCAGCTGCAAAGCAATATGCAATTACAACAATAATTGTATGTAATACATATGTTCCTAATCCGTCAGACGATCAAGAAGGTTTAGCAACTTTTGATTTGCACTTAATACCTAATGGTCAGTCTAGAGGTGATATTAACAGAATTATAAATCAAATGAGTTTACGTGCAGGCGAAACTTTTACGTTTGATAGTGAAAAAATAATTATTGAAAGTAGTGATTCTATTGTAGGAATAGGAACACCGGATGATATTACTAATCCTGGCAACACAACTTTAGCAGTTGTAATAAGTTATTTGGAGATATAAATGCCTATACGCAATTTATTAATAACAACAACAGATCAAGATTTAGTACAAGTTCCAGATCCTTATAAGGCAATAGGAACATGGGATCCATTAGACCCATTAGATCCTCCGGCAAGAAGATATGCAGTAACTAATATTTTAGTATGTAATAATGAAGTACCGAATATTGTACACGAAGAAGCCGGAACAACAAACTTTGATATGCACATAGTAAAACGTAACGAAGCTAAAGGTGATATTAATAAAGTTGTAAATTCACTACAAATGCCTTCAGGAGAAACATTTACATTCGATAGCGAAAAAATTGTTTTAGAATCAGGAGATAGAATTGTAATTGTTGGAGATAGTCCGACAAATTTAAGTGCTACAGTAAGTTGGTTGGAAGTATAATGAGATTAATTAAAAGACAAACAACAAATTTAAGAAGTATAACTGGTCCGGGCGTAAGATACGATGAAAACGATCAAGTTATTATGGATAGTAAAAAGGGGTTGTTAGTTCCAAAAGGTGAAGAATCTCAAAGACCTTTCTATCCAGAAAATGGTTATGTAAGATATAACACAGGTGACGAGCAATTAGAAGCTTATCAAAATGGTGCTTGGAGAGAAATACGGTTCAAAGAACCAAATCAAGATCCAGGTATTATAGTACAAAGTTTAGGCGTAGGCGATGCAAGTGAAGTTGACTTCGGTCCTCTTGATAGTCAAGATAGTGATTATCCTATTCCTGCCGCTGCACAAAATATATTAGTATTTGTTGAAAATGTTTATCAGTTACCAACGACAAACTATACATTAAAACAAAATCCTAGTGGTAAAGCAGAAGGATGGTATATAAGATTTGGATCTGCACCACCTTTAGGTAAACCTGTAACTGTATTACATAACTTTGACAAATAAATACATATGTCAAAGGAGTAAAAAATGCCTGAACCACAAACTGGACGTATAGGCGGCGGCGTATTACAAGACAATCTTGAGTTATATCAAGGCGGCGCCGGCAAGCCAAATTTAAATTTTAAAAACACTGCATCTAACACTGCGTTGTTACATCTTGATCCAGTTACTGGGCGAATAGGTATAGACTTAGAAAATCCTAGTAAAGATTTAACTGTAAAGACAAAATTTAGATCAGAAAATTTAAATGCAGATATTATGGAAGTTTTTCCATTATTTACAGCACAAAATAATACAGTTGGTGTAGACACAGACATACTGTATCTTACAGCAACTCCTGTTGATGGAGCAGATCCTAATATACAGTTGAGTGCATTAGCAACTTCTGACATACTCATAGATAATGAAAAAATTACAACTTATAATAGTGATGCTAATTTAGATTTAATTCCAAGCGGAACAGGCACAGTTGAATTTTTAAATAATGTTGACATATACGGTAGTATGAATGCTACAGGCAACATTTCAATGGGCGGAGATTTAATATTTGGGACTGGTCCTGAGACTCCTGATGAAATTAGTTTTGATACGCAAGTACAAAGTAATATTATTCCAGACATTACAGATACATACAACTTAGGTAGTAGTGATAGAAGATTTGGCGAAATACATTCAAATTTACTAAACGGTGCAGCAGTAGAAACAGGCGAAGTTATTTCAGGATTTGTTACTATCAATTCTAGAGTTGGAAATATGTTTTATGTTTCGCAAAACGGCGACGATACAAATGTAGGCGATCATGTACAAGGGCCATTTAGAACAGTAAGACGTGCATTAGAAGCAGCTGATGCAAGCGGCGAAGGAACTGTAACAGTACATATATTTGCAGGTGAATATGAAGAAGAACTACCTTTGATAGTTCCTGATAATGTTACAGTTAAAGGTGAAGAAATTAGAAACACAATTATAAAACCTGCTGCTGGTTATGAATTTGAAGATGTGTTTAAATTAAATGATAATTCAACAGTTGAAGATCTAACTGTAAAAGATTTTTACAGTCCAGGTTCTGCATTTAGTTTTGCAACAGATGCTGTGTTAAGCACACGCTCTCCATATGTTAGAAATGTAAGCGTAATTACAGCAGAAGGTTATGTTGAAAAAGTTTTATATCCTGATCAAAAAGATGTTACATGGTTTGGTCCCAGTGGTAACAAACAATCAAACAGAGGTTATTACGGTCTTAATACAAGAGATTACTGGGCAATAGGCTGGTTTAGAGAATATAGTGGTTTTCCAGCTAGATCATATTTAAAATGGGTTAACAAAGAAACTGGCGAAGAAGGTTCAGAAGATTTAAGCATAGGTTCGTTTGGCGGTAATTATGGTGATGCAGGCAGTTTTGTAAGTAATGGATTTCCTGCGCATAATACTTTTGTCATAGGCGAAGATAATCAAGTAGAAACAGTTACTTTAGGCTTTGGCCGACGTTCTGTGCCTACCCCTACAGGCATGTCTGGTATATCTGGATCTGATCTAGAATTAGGACAAGGTGAATCGTTGATCACAACCAATTATGCAGCACTTACTAGTGCATACAATACCAGTGCTGTTGTACAAGACACAATAAATGTATACACACTAGACAGTTATGCTAATGGACAACTAAGTTATTCTTATTCATTAGAACTAGGAGTAACAAAATTTGTTATTAGTGATGATTATATTGTTGTAGGAGATAACAACGGTGATGTCTACGACACTGCTACAGGGACACTACAACGTAATTTAGGTTTACCTTCAAATGCAGGTGGAAAATTTGCAATTGAAGGAACAACTTTTGTGAATGTTGAATCTAATACAATTACAGTATATGATTTAAACACAGGAAGTGTTACAGGAACAAAGACAGGAGTTCCTACACCAAATAATGTTAGCGGTAATACAATCGTAGACAATTATCTTTTTTATAGACCGGCTACTGACTTCCTTTACAGATATGATCTTCGTAATCTTACAAAAGATGCTGACATATATCCTTTTAGGAGTAGTAATTTTGAAACCGACGGCATAACATTAGCTACTGCATATAGCTATGAACTAAAAATAGCAGCATTTAAATCAGGTAGTGGTGCAACAGTTGACGGCGGCGTTATCGATTCGTCAAGTCCGACTGCTAGTATGCTGTTCCATAGTGCAACATTTATCACTCCGGGTGTAACTGGATTGTACATGACTAACGGTGTGCGAGTAGAATGGCTTAACAGTTTTACATATTTTGCAGACAAAGGTTTATTTGCAGAAAGAGGCACTACAGGACATCTTAGTACAGATGGTAGTACTATAGAGTATGGCGCAGAGCTTCGTAGTATTGGATCTGCTAATGTTTACGGTTACTATGGCGCCTATGCAGACGGTGCTGATACAATTATGTATCTTATTAATCATAATTTTGCATACATAGGTACACAAAATAAAATAGACAATGATCCTAACGATGTTATTGAAGAACAACAGTGGAATGATCTTAATGGCGGAAAAATATATGTAACTAACACTGACGAAAAGGGTAAATTTAAAGTCGGTAATGAATTTTTTGTAGATTTAGAATCTGGATTATTAAGTATTGATGCAGAGGATGTTACACTAGACGGACTATCTCAAATTATAATCTCAAACGGTACAGATCAAACAACACTTAATACATCTTTTGTAGAAACTGGAAATATTAGATTTGAAGGAGAAACAATGTATTCTCTAATAAGTGATCTAAATATTGATAGCGCAACAAATACTACAAACTTTAATTCAAATGTATTATTTGATAAAAATACAGATATTGTAGGAGATCTTTCAATTTCAGGAGAGTTGATTAGACTAGGTAATGATCCTGATGATACTGTAGATCTTAATGTAAACATAGAACAAGATTTTTATCCCGATCAAGATAGAACACATAGTTTAGGTAGTAATTCAAAAGTTTGGAATGATGTATATGCTGATAATATAGTAATTGACGATATACAAATATTTGATACTACAATTACAACTACTGTTTCTGATGCTAATCTAAATTTACAATCAAATGGCGCAGGCTATGTTGAAATTGAAGGAATTAGATTTAGAGAAAACACAATTACAACAACTGATGCAACAAATATTGAATTTACTACAAGTAATAATTTAATTGTTGAAGGGGAAGGATTAAGACTACCAGTAGGTACAAACGATGAAATAATTGAAGATGTAGGAATTTTAAGATTTAGTTCTGAAGATAATGTTTTTGAAGGTTTCGGCGATGGTAGAATTTCATTTGATGGCATCTATTCAGATGATAGACGAACTAGTATAATTGCTAATGATACAAACAATTATATTGATATTAACATAAATGCTATAAAAGTTGGAGAAATAAACAACGAAGGTATTACGCTACCCGGATTACAAAGTGATAGTGTTTTAATTAATAATAATGAAATTACAAGTTCTGAGTCAGATGCTGATCTTTGGATTAGAAGAAAAGGTACAGGAACGGTAACACTTAATAATCAAGAATATTTTAGAAATACGACCTGGACAAATCCTTCAGCTGGTGCATTTGAAATTATAAGTGGTGAAAATGGTTATGTAAAAGCAGGAGGCACTTTAGCTGCAATTATAGGACTAGCTGGCACAGTAATAACAGACAATGTTAATACTTTATCTACCGAGACTGATATTAGTGCAAGTTCATTATGGGAATCTGACAACGGAGTAAGAATTGCACAAGCAACAACTACTGCTACCGGCAATGGCACCACAACAGTAACTAATACTCAGATAGTAGGATCAACTAGTACAGGATCACAAAACTATTTTATTGATTTTGGTATAGATGATATTTCAGATGTAATCGATATAGAATTATCGCAAATAAGATTTAGAGGAAACTTTCAAGATACAAATGAATATGTTGATATAACATTGCCTAGCGATGACACAGCAACAACATATCTAACAAGAATAGGTGTATTTGAAGATAACGGTAATACTACAGACTGGACTATATCCGGAGTGTTTGGAGATGTACCGCAAGATACTAGGACATATTCTAACACAGGAACAGAAGCAAGTATTTTCCCAACACAAGTAGTAATAGGCGGCTCTGGAAATTATGGAATAAATGTTGAAGTAACTGTTCCGAGTTCACTAAACACTCTTGTTTCTGGTATGACAAATAATTGGGAACTAGAAATACAATATAAAATTACTACAAACACAAATCAGTTTGTAGAATATGCACCTGATGGCAATAACTATTATTATATATTTGACGAAGATACATCTATTTTACCTAACACTACTAGATATGCAGTGACTGATAGTTTAGATTTAAGTAATTTTACCTCTGCAAGATTTAAAGGCAAACTAATATTAGGTGACGGATCAAATGGTAGTAGACTATACGAAGGCGACGATATAAATTTTGAGTTCTCTTATGACGGATCTGATGATGCCGGAATGGTTACAATAACTCCAATAATGGAAATTGAAAATAGGTCAGAATTTGTTATATGGAAAGATTTTGAGATTACATTTAACATCGAAGATTCGACAGTTGATTTTTCAAATATAAAATTTAGAATTTCTCAAAATGGTACAAATGAAAAAGGATTAAATGCATTCGCAGTTACTGATTTAGTACTTGCTGTATCAGAAGACAGCGGACCTGGACCAGAAATAGGTGCATTCCGATACAATCCTTCTATTAAAGGTGTAGAAGTTTGGAATAATGTATCATGGATCCCCGGAACGGGTATTGAAGAAGATCCTGTTACAGAAGATTATATGCGTGAAGAAGTGTCTCTTTGGAGCATTCTACTAGGTTAATTGTAAAAAACGATAAATAATATTAATGCACTATAGACCAAGTATTGCAGGTACAAACTGTGGTCAACCCGCAATGTAAGGTGGTTGGAGGGACAGGATCCCCGTATTGAGGAAAAGAGATGGCTGTAGGTCGCATAAGTGGTCCGCTCTTAAAGCAAAACTTACTTCGTGAGGGAGTAAATCTAGCTTTTGAGACGGATCTTCTATATTTAGATGTTAATAACCAGCGCATCGGTATTAACAACGCTACACCTCAGTACGATTTAGATGTAAACGGTGTTTCGAGAACACCTACACTAGAAGTAACTACTTTAGCAGAAATAGGCGATGTTAGAATACAAGGTAACACGATATCAAGTGCTACAAGTACACTTGCCTTAGGCACATTAGATAACGTAGTTTATCAAAATAGATTAACAATTGATAGTATTGATATCGAAGGTAATCGAATTAGAACAAATACTACTAATGCTAATTTAGAACTTGCCCCACAGGGTACAGGACGAGTTGAAATACATAGCGACATGAATGTACAGGGCGACATTTATGCTACAGGTAATATTACAGCAGACGGTGTTATTACAATTGGCGATGCTGATACAGATTATATCGAATTTAATTCAGAACTTAGTAGTAATATTATTCCTTCACAAACTGATACATATACATTAGGTAGTGATCCTGATTCTGGCGGTAAAAGATGGAACGACATTTACGTACAAAATTTCTACGCAGAAGAAGTAAACAGTACTGCTATTGAAGCAGACGGAATTGATCTTATTTTACGCCAAGGAAATATTTATTATGTTTCTGAAAATGGAGACGACATACACTCAGGAACACATCCGCAAGATCCGTATGCTAGTTTAACGCAAGCTCTTAGTGTAGCATCATCTGGCGATACAATTCATATTACGCCAGGAACATATACTGAGATATTTCCGTTAACTGTTCCTGCAGGGGTAACTGTAAAAGGTCACAGTATGCGTTCTGTAAGAATTATACCTACAGTTGCTACACAAAATAACGATGGATTTTTATTAACCGGTGAAGTTACAATTGAAGACTTAACTATAAGTAATTTCTATAGTCCAGGATATGCATTTAAATTTGCATCTGCTGCAACTGTTACAACTAGATCACCTTACATAAGAAATGTTAGTGTAATTACAACTGGTAGTGTAACAACAGCAGAAGATCCAAGAGGATTTAATCAGGGTGATGCAGGTAAAGGCGCTTTACTAGATGGTAGTGTAATGGATGCTAGTTCAAAAGAAGCTGGTTGTCTTTTTCATAGTGCAACTTTTATCACACCCGGAGTTGATGCAATAACACTAACAAATGGTGTAAGAGTAGAATGGTTAAATTGTTTTACATATTTTGCAGATAAAGGCATATATGCAATAGACGGCACACTAGGTAAGAAAAGTGCTGGCGAAACAGCACTTAGAGTATCAGACCTTACTGGATCGTATTCTGCATCAGAAACTATTACATATTATGATACAGACGGTGTAACTGTACTAGCAACCGGAACAATTTCGAGTGTAGATGCAGATGGTAAAATTTATATATCTGGAAAGTCTGAAGGATTTGAAACGCCTACTTCTAGAATAGGCAAAACTGTTGCAGGTAACGGCGCAGCAAGTATAGATCAAGATATTAAAAAATTCGGTAGTGCAAGTTTAGACTTAGGCGGATCAGGTGATTACTTAACTATTGTAGCACAAAATGATTTTGGATTTGGGACAGACGATTTTACAATAGAAACATGGTATTACTCAAATGGTGCATTGCCAGCAACTAATGAAACATTGTTTGACTTTAGAGCAGGCATCGATGCAGATATTACTCCCTATGTATATACAACAAATACAGGTGATATAGTTTACTATACAGATAGTGCAGTTAAAATTTTAGGAACAAGTGCTCTAACAGCAAGTACGTGGCATCATATTGCAATTACTAGATCAGGTACAGATACAAAACTTTTTGTAGACGGTACACAAGTAGGGTCAACATATACTGATAACAATAATTACGGTGTTGCAAAACCTTTAACTATAGGTGCAAAACATGATGGTACCGAATCGGCAAATGCTCACTTTGATGATTTTAGAATCCAAAAAGGTGTAGCACAATATACAAGTAACTTTACAGCACCGATTGTTAATCTTTATTCAACAGAAGATACTGTACTGTTAATGAGATTTAACGGTGAAGACAGTTCAACTGTGTTCACAGACGAAACTATTCAACAGCAAGATATTAGATTTAGTGGCGGCGCAGTAGCAACACAATTTACTTTAGCTGATTATAGCGATTTCGGCGCAGAAGTACGTATGATAGGAAGTGCTTGTGTATATGGTAATTACGGATTATACGGTAATGGTCCTGGAGTAATTGTTTATGCTATCGGACAAAATTTAGCATACATCGGTAACGGTAAAGAAGTTACAAATGATCCTACTACAGTAATTCAAGCAAATGAAGTAGTTGCACTCAATAATGCAAAAATGAGATATAATTCTGTAGACCATAGAGGTGACTTTAGAGTTGGTGATTTATTTTACGTAAATCAAGACACAGGACAAGTTACTTTTAGTGCAGCAAACTTTAATGTTGATACTGATACAGGTCTTACATTTACAGATGGTGTGAATACTACATCAATATTAGCTGATAAAATTGATACTGGAAATTTAAGAATTAGCGGAAATACTCTTGAAAGCTTATCAGGAGATGTTAATTTTACAGCAGCATCAGATCAAATTAATCTTAATAATAATGTTAATATTAGCGGCGACTTAGATGTTACCGGAAACGTTACAATTGGTGGTAATATTGTAATCGGCGACGAAGTTACAGATAATATACAAATAGTTGCAGGAATTGCTTCAGATATAAAACCATCAGTTACTAGTACATTTAATTTAGGTCTTGCTAATAAAATATGGAAGAATCTATACGTTGAAAGTGCATACGTAGATGATATCTTAATTACAGATAACTACATTAGAACAACTACATCAGATGCAAATTTAGAGCTTAGAGCTAACGGCGCAGGGTTTATAACTATCGATAATTTTAATATTGATTCTTATACTATTAGTTCCACAGCTAGTGATATAATTATACAACCTGGCAGTGAATATACTAAAATAAATTCAACAGGTTCGTTAAAATTACCAACAGGTGATATAGCAAGCAGACCTACAGCCGAAGCAGGTATTATTAGATATAATTCTGAGTTAACAAGATTTGAAGGTTACGACGGTAGTGACTGGATTAAACTAAATGGCTTACAAGATGTTGACGGTGACACAAGAATTACTGCTGAAGCAACACAAGGTGCAAATGATAATATTATCAGATTTATAGTAGAAGATACTGTTATAGGAACACTTGATAGTGTAAAATTAGATGTTAACAGAGTAACTGTTGATGATATAGAAATCGATACTAATGTTATTACAACAATTAATACAGATGTTGATTTACAGTTTTCTGCACAAGGAACAGGTAGCGTAGTATTAGAAGATTTTGCATTTTCTAGTAATACAATTACAAACGTTGTAGAAGACGGTGTTACAACTTTTGTAAATACTAATAATGGTTATGTTAAAATAGCAGGATCAAACGGATTTGTACTTCCGGTAGGTACAAGTTTAGATAGACCAAATCCTGCATACACAGAAGTAGGTATGCTTCGATTTAATACAGCCGACGGAAGAGTTGAAGCTTATGACGGATCAGTTTGGGGATCTGTTGCAGGGCAAACTGGTTCGATATCGAGAATTGATGCAGAAGATATTGCTATTACAATGGCAGTAATATTCGGATAAGGATGAAATAAATGGCAACGTTTTTTAGAAATAAAGTAGTCAAAAATGTAGGATCAAAGCCAGTAGAAATTGTGGCAACAGAACCTACAAGTAGATTTACAATTATCGGGTTAAGTTGTACAAACTTAACAACTGACTTTGTATATATTAGCGTATATGTTGAAGATGATACAAGTAATACAGGATTTTATTTAAAAGATACACTTTTGCCAGCTAACACAAGTTTAAGAGCAGTACAACAGGGCGAAAAATTAATTATTGCTCCTGAAAATAAATTGCTTGTTAGTGCAAATTTAAATGACGCAGTAGACGTAATTGTAAGTTACGTTGAAATAACGTAAGGAAAATATAATGACACATTATGTAGGTAATACACCACAAGACGTTTTAGCAGGTATTATTAAAAGATACCTCTATGGTCTAAGAAGAAATATCGATGGTGAACTATACTTAATCAGATCGGATCAATTATCAGTTGCTGAAGGCAATAGTGTTGTTATTAACGATATCGGCGTAGAAGGTGAAAACTTTCCAGATTTTGAAGAAGGAATTGATTTTTTAGACGGGATTGATGAAGAACATAATATTGTTTATGACAATCTTCGATATCCACAACTTAAATGGGAAGGTAGAAGTTTAACCTATTTTATTGACCCAGATACAGGCGAATTTGTATTAAGAGTTTCGGAAGGTTATGATTTTCCAGAAGGAATATCTAGTCCGGGATACGGAGAAGGTTTAGACGGCGTAGTAGTAGGACAGTTGTCCGGCGGTGCAGAGTACTAAGGAAAAGATAAATGGCAGAGTTTAAGTTAGAACGATTTAAGTATGTATGGCGAGGTGACTGGGTCACTGGCACGGTATATAGTAGAGACGATATTATACGAGTAAAAGGTAGATCTTATGTTTGTCTTGTAGGACATACTGCGTCTACAGATTTTAGAGAAGATTTAGATTACATTGTACCAGAATCATCTCCACCATTAGCAGATCCGCGATGGAGAGTTATGACAAGCGGCCGCTCATTCGTTGGGCCGTGGTCGCAAGCAACATCGTACGACTTAGGCGATGTTATATTTTATCAAGGTACACTTTGGGAGTGTACAACAAATCATACTGCTACTGCATTCAGTTCTCAATCAGAAAACTGGACGTCTGTAGGATCTCATCAAGCATATGTTGGTACATGGGACAGTTCTGCAGATTATGTTCCAGGCGCACTAGTAAGATATAATGGTATTACATATAAATGTGTAACTGCACACGCTGCTGGTACGTTGTTAGAAGATAATGCTGCTGCCTGGGAAGTATTTTTAGATAATACAACTTATGCAGGCGAATTTGTTGGCGGCGTAAGTTATAGAAAAAACGACCTTGTAAGAAGCGGTGGCACTTTATACCGTTGTACTGAATCTCATACAGCAGGGTTAAATGACATAGATATTACAAAATTTGTAGTAGAGTTACCAGGTTTTGATTTTGACGGAGAATGGAATTCTGCTACATATTATCAAATAGGTGATGTTGTAATTTATAGCGGTAATGCATATTATGCTATACAAAATAATACAAATCAAAAACCATTTAAAGATAAAGGATCGTCGGTTTGGGTATTACTTTCATATTCATATAACTTTAAAGGCGATTATAGTATTAATGCTAACTATAAACCAGGTGATGTTATTCAACGTGGTGGAGATGTTTACATTGCAGTTTCAGAAGTTGAAGAACTTGACGGATCGACTAACGATTTCTTAGATCCGAGTATATGGGAAAAATTAATCCCTAGTGTAAAATGGAATAATGTTTGGAATATTGCAAACCAATATTATCCAAACGATCTTGTAATTTATAAAGGTAGTACATGGAATTGTGTAGAACAACATATAAGTGCAGATAATAATTTTCCAGGTGACAACGGCAGCGGATTTGAATACTGGGAATTATTTATTCAAGCTGGTTTAGATGCAGGATTAGAAGATGAAGGTGATCTACTTACATATGGTCTAAGTAGAGGAAACGTTGGAGACGGTTCTACAAAAGGACCTACTAATGTGCCAATCGGCAATTACGAAGAATTTTTAAGTGTAGACTCTGATATTGAATTATATTATAGAGATTGGATTTCAGATTCGGATGTAGTTTATGTATCAATGCACGGAAAAGATCAAACTGGATACGGTCTAGAATCTGAAAAACCATTTAAAACAATACAATATGCATCTGAATTTGTATTAAGTAATTATGATGCGCTTACACCGGTAAAAATTAGAGTTAGTACTGGAAGGTATTATGAAACTTTACCTATCACAGTTCCTGCTGGTTGTACAATTATGGGAGACGAACTACGAAGTACTACGATTCAAGCAGCTGGTCCTGATAGCGATTATGCTGATGATTTTCCTATTGCTAAAGATGGATATATAACTCGTTGGTCAGAAATTATGGAAGACTTTTTGACGCTGGTAGAAATTGAAAATACTGTCGGAAATGATCTAGTACTATCGACTGATTTTGCTCCATCAACATCAGAAGTTGCAACCGCAGCAGTTGCACTATTGACTAACTTTGTAGATTATTTAGAATTTTATATAAATGATACAGGGGTCTCAGCGCCGACAATTACGGGTAGTAATGCTCCTACATTAGATGTTGATAGAGAAGCAGCAATTAATATTATTGAACAAAATAAGGCATGGCTACAAGCAGAATTACTTGCATATAGACAAACAAATGCAGCCTCATATGATATGGACAAAGTTAAAAGAGATATACTTGTTTTAATAGATTCTGTACTTTACGATCTAAAATACGAAGGTAATTATAGAACACTAAGAGCAGCTGAAGTTTATTATAATAGATATAACGGTAGTACAAATGGTCCTGATATGTTCTATTTAAGAGATACAACCGGGATAAGACAACTGACAGTTGACGGTATAGTTGGATCGCCTGATGAAGCTAATGTATTTGAATTATACCAACGTCCTACCGGTGGAGCATATTGTGCATTAGATCCAGGTTGGGGTCCAGACGATCAATCAGTTTGGATTAATAATAGATCGCCATATATACAAGGTGTTACTACTCTTGGTACATTTGCTATCGGACAAAAAGTTGATGGCAATCTACACAACGGCGGTAATAGATCATTTGTTTCAAACGATTTTACACAGGTCATTAGTGATGGCATAGGTGCCTGGGTAACTAATGGTGCAAGAGCAGAACTTGTTTCAGTGTTTACCTATTACGCAGCTATCGGATATCTAGCAGAAGATGGCGGTATTATACGTGCAACCAACGGTAATAACTCATATGGAGTATTTGGTTCAGTTTCAATAGGTATTGATCCAAATGAAACACCTATAAACACAAGTGTTGATAATACTAATAATGACGCAATAGTTAATAATGTATATGCAGGTGAATTTCAAGACGAAGTGTTCCTATTTGAATATGTACATTGTGGACAAAATTATACAACAGCTACAGCAGATGTAGTTGGCGCCGGCGGCGGCATTGATGTAGTATTTGACCAAATTACAGATGGAAGCATATTCCAATCTCGACTGCTAAATGAAGGTTCAGGACTTGCAGGCGGTAGTGGTTATAGTGTCTATGGTAACAATGCTCAAGTAGGAAACACTACACAAATCACACTTGCTCAATCAGATAACAATCAAGATGATACATATAACGGTATGAGAATACTTATTGTAAGTGGCGACGGAACTGGACAATATGCTATTGTTGACGATTATGTAGCAAACACAAAAGTTGCAACAGTAAGAAAAGAAAGTACTGGAGAACCTGGCTGGGATCATATTGTTCCAGGAACAACAATTGAACCTGCTCTTTCTAACAACTGTGTATATAGAATTGAACCAAGAATTGTAGTGAGTGATCCAGGATTCGAAAAGGAAGCAGGCACTTTACCTAATGAAAGAACTTTTAAAGATTTAATTCACGGTGAAACTAGTCAAAATTATGCTGGAATAACATTAGGCTTTGGTACCGGAGAAATTGATGCATCAGTTGTTCCGACCGGAGCAGTTGTAAACGTATTACGCAGCGGCCAGCATTACGAAGTAACTATTGTTAATCCCGGATCAGGTTATGCTATAGGAGACGAAATTACAATACTCGGTAGTGATCTAGGTGGCCAAACACCGGCTAACGATTGTGTAATAAGAGTTACAGCTAATTCAGACGATAGTACAAATAGTATACAAGGTATAGTTACTACAGGTACAGCTCTATCTGGAATATATGTTGCTGTTGCACAACCTAACTTTATTGTATATAGTGCAGATGCACAAGACTGGAATGAAACATTTATAAACAGAGTTAGAAACTGGCATACTCTAGCAAACGGCAACGGCAAATTTGTTTTGATTGCCGACGATGACGATAGAGTAGGAGTATCATCTGACGGTATTAACTGGACATTTGAACAACTACCAGCTAATGAAGCATGGAGTGATGTTGTTTTTGCAGAAGGTAAATTTGTTATATGTGCCGAAGATAGTAATACAGTAATATCTAGTACAGATGGCGTAACATGGACACAAGCAACTATTCCAGACGATACATTAGGAGATTCTACAGCCAGTCAATGGACTAATATTGCACACGGCGGAGGCAGATTTGTTGTAATTGCAGGGAATGATCGAGCAGTTGCATATTCCGAGGATGCAATTACCTGGACAAGACTTGACACAGCTCTTCCAGCAGGCGCATTTGCTTGGGTAGGATTAACATACGGTAAGAATAGATTTGTAGCAGTTGACAGAGACGGTGCAACAGTTTATAGTTTAGATTTAGGTTTAACTTGGGCACAAGGTCCTGATATGCCACTTGAAGATGGTTCTACAACAATGAAGTGGAACAAGGTAAAATTTGCAAACGGAAGTTGGTTTGCTCTTTCAAATACCGATGGACAAATCATCGGCGCCGATGCAACACCTGCTACAGGTGCAACTTCTTGGGTAGCTACAAGTAGTGACGGCTATAACTGGCAAGGTAGAGATATGTTCTGGGTTAAAGATTATTCAGCACTAACTTATAATACACTAAGTGGAAAACCAACGTGGGTAGTATTAGCTAATAATTCTACAATACAAGGTTGGCACAAAGTTAGAACAGGTGCACAAGCTAAGTTTAGAGCAGTAGTAAATGGTTCACAGCTTTCTACAATGGAAATATGGGATCCAGGTAGTGGATATGTTGAAGGTGAAAACGACCCAACATTAACTATCTTTGATAATACATATACAAGTGAAGTTTTGTATAATTTACGCCTAGGCGATGGAGTATTAGGTCAGCCAACTTTTAGAAATAGAGGTACAGGATATAGAACATCTACTACAAGAGTTACTATTACTGGAGACGGATTTGCTGATATTGTTCCAGAAGGAACATTAGTTACACTTATTGGTGTACCGGCAGAAATTCCTGGTCCAGGAGCACAGCTTAGATTTACTACTATCGAAGATCTTGATACAGAGGAAGAAGGCGATTTAAAAATCTATACTGTGTCAACAATAACTGACTTAGGAGATGATGGTCAAAATGCTGGTACAAAACGTGCAAGATTTCAAATCACTCCGAGTTTGCAAATTGAAGATGGTTTACAAACTGGCACTACATGCGAAATAAGAACACAATATTCTCAATGTCGTATTAGTGGACATGATTTCCTTGATATCGGTACAGGAAATTTTCAGGAAACAAACTACCCTGCAATTTATAGAGATGGTAACTTCTTTGTTGCTGCACCAGAATACGAAGTATTTGAAGTAGATGGCGGAAGAGTATTTTATACATCTACAGACCAAAACGGTAACTTTAGAGGCGGAGAATTGTTTGCTGTTGAGCAAGCAACTGGTATTGTTACTATTAGTGCTGAATTCTTTAACTTAGACGGCTTGAGTGAACTTGCACTAGGCGGCGTAAGACTAGGCGGTTCAGGAACAGTTGTTAGAGAATTTAGTACAGATGTAAACTTTACAGAAGATTCTAATAATGTTATTCCAACACAACGAGCTATAGCAACATTCTTTTCTAATAGACTAAGTCAAGGTGGTTCAGAGATTGCTACAAATAATTTACAAGCAGGTGTTGTGTTAATAGGTAGCGAAGCAAATAGAATAGATGTAGTAGAAGGTGAATTGTTTATACCTGTTCCAGTACACTTTAATGGTGGAGAAGGGTATGGAATACAAGGATCCATGCTAGCACAAACAATGTTTTTAAGACAGAGCTTCTTTAACGAAGATCGAGCATAATATTAAGCATTATGAAAGAAAAGATAAATATTACAACGGAGTAAGATAAATGGCAGAATTTAAGTTAGGTAGAATCAGATTTGTTTGGAAAAATGACTGGGCAACTACTACAGTATATTACAAAGATGACGTTGTGGCCTACGGCGGCAAAATGTATATTTGTACAATTGGGCACTCATCAGCTAATGACTTTTTTATAGATTTAGATGTAGTACCATCTAAATGGAATTTAGTTAGTGATGGGCAAACATATAAAGGTGAGTGGGCAACAAATACATATTATGTATATGATGACATTGTAAAATATGGAGCAAGGCTTTATATTTGTAATACAGTTCATACATCTGCTGAAACTGCAAACGACGGATTAGAAGATGATTTATCAAACTGGTCAGTATATGCCGAAGGTCTAGACTGGAAAGGTGAATGGACTACATCAACTAGATATAGAGTAAACGACTTAGTTAAATATGGCGGTGTTACTTATGTTTGTAACGCACTTCATACATCTGCTGCAACTGCCGATAGCGGATTAGAAGCTAATAGCGCAAACTGGGATACCTTTAATGCAGGTATAGAATATAAAAATGCATGGTCAAGTCCTACTAGATATAAATTAAACGATGTTGTAAATTACGGCGCAAGTTTATATATATGTTCTACTGCTCATACTTCAACAGATAGTTTTGGTGCTGATGCTGCTAACTGGACTAGTTTTGTACAAGGATTTCAATTTGAAGACATTTGGATCCCTGAAAAAATTTATCAGCAAGGTGATGTTGTACGAAGCGGTGGCAATCAATATATTGCAAATACTGTTAATGAAAACACTGATCCTCAAACAGATGACGGTACAAACTGGTCATTGTTTACACAAGGTATAAAATTCTTAGGTGAATACAATGATGATTCTTCAGCTGTTGAATACGATGCAGGCGAAACAGTTTCAAGAGGCGGATATCTTTATGTTGCAAAACAAAAAGGTTCAGGAAACGATCCTACTGATACAGATTACTGGTCACAACTTGCCACTGGCTTAAAATGGACAGGTATATGGTTAGACGATAGAGAATATGTATTAGGTGATGTTGTTCGTTACGGAAATAACTCATATGTTTGTATAAACGGACATATTTCTGAAGGCGACGACTACTCAACAGAAACTGCAATTCAGCCTGGTGGCGGCGCAGAAAATTCACGTCCAGATCAAGATACAGGCGGAGCATACTGGAACGTGCTAGCTATCGGTACAGAAACAAGTGTTCTTAACACTGATGGCGATTTAGTATATTATTCAGGTTCAGGCCCTACTAGACTACCGATAGGTAAAGAAGGACAGTTACTAAGAGTATCTGAATCCAATCTTCCTGAATGGACATATTATGGTGTTGCAGACGATGTTTATTACGTAGCTGAACATGGTACTGATGGTCCTACTCCATTACACGGACGTACTTTAGATAAACCATTTAGAAGCATTAAATTTGCATGTGAGCAAATTGAAAAAGGAGCAAAAAATCCTGATGCAAGAAGACTTTTAGAATTAAACAAATATTTTATTCAAAGAGAAATAGTAGAATGGACAGACTGGCAGATTGCAAATGCAGGCACCGGTGAAATATTTGATGGATTTACATATGCTGAATCAAAATGTGAAAGAGATATGGGTTACATTGTTGATGCAGTGGTTTGGGATCTAACACACGGTGGTAATGTTGAAAGTAGAAAAGTTGCATTAGAATATGTTAATAATGCTCCTGAATTTTATACTTTAGGACAAGAAGCCGAAACAGTAGCATCAATAAATTATGGATTAGAAGTAATACAAAGAGTACTACAAAATACTGCACCTGATGTAAATTATCAAGTTGCAAATGGTGATAATTCAACAGCAGTTGTTGAACAATTTATTGACGAAACACTTGTTGCAGAACCTGTACTTCTTGATATTACAAACTTAGTTGGTATAGTTACAGATGCAATTACAGCAGGTAATGCAGATAACTTACCAGCAAGATTAATTAGAAATACACTTGTTAAAGTGTCTACAGGTAGATACTACGAAATGCTACCTATTATAGTTCCTGCAGAATGCTGCATTATCGGTGACGAACTACGTTCGACAAATGTACAACCTAGAAAAGCATCAAATACAACTTTAACACCTATATTTGATAGCAAATACAGTTTCCGTGCAATTCAAAGAATAGAAGATGTTATAAGTGATGTTGTACAAGGTATTGCTGTTACTCCTACTACAGGTAACACTACTGCACAAAGTAGAGAGTATCCATTTGGTATTGATGTACAAGGTACTGGGGCAACTCAAGCAGTTCGAACAATCAAAAAAGATATAGACTTTAGATTAGGTACTAAGATAGAAGCTGTTTTACCTCTTCCATCTGGGTTTGATTCAGAATACGGATATGCAAGAGATCTTATTAAAGCTAATAAAGATTTTATTAATGCAGAAGTATTAGCATACATTACAAATAACTATCCAGCTGTAAAATATAGTAAAACAAAATGTAAACAAGATGTTGGTTATATTCTTGATGCATTAACATACGATTTAACATACGGTGGTGATTGGCAAAGTGTTACAGCAGGATCTGCATATTATTCAGGTACCGGCGGCGCTTTACAAATAGATTCAGAAGAAAAAACTGCAACACTTGCAGCATATGGTTATCTCAAAGATATACTTGTTCCGATATCTAGAAGTATTTCAGTTAGTCCTACAGAACAATCAGCAACAATTCAGAATACTGGAGTCGGCGGCAGTGTAGCAGCAGGTACTAGTATTGAAACATTGATGGATGTTGTAACAGGAATTATTGATACCGGTACAATACCTACAATTAATTATCCTGATATTACTGGAGCAAGTGCAGGATTACAAGCAGATCATGCAGCTATTATTAATGCAGGAAATTTAACAACAGTTAAATCAAATGTAATTACATTTATTACAACAAACTTCCCTAACTTAACATATAATCAAACAAAATGCGAAAGAGACATTCAACTTATTGCATATGCAGCAGCATATGACGCAGCACTTGGTTCAAATATGGCTTCGATAATTGCTGGCATTTCTTACAAGAGAACTGCATCAGCTAAAGTATACGGTGATCAAGCAGAAGCAACTCTAGCAGCAAATCTTTATGCAGCAGAACTAGTAAAAGCTAATGCATCAGAAGCGTCAGCTGACGCAGCAATTGACTTTGCATATCAGTATGCAAACGATATGATCTTTAGTGCTACAGTAAATCAAGGTAGTAATAAAGTTACAGCTGATCCTAACAGTCACTTTGCAGTAAGACAAATTGAACTTAATAAAGATTTTATTAAGGCAGAAGTACATGCTTTTATAGCTGATTATTTTAGTGATACAATTACTGAAACTAGCTCAGTAGGCAATACACTAACTGTTGCTGATACATCGTGGTTGTCACCAGGTATGCCTTTAGAATTTATAAATCTTGAAGACTCAGAGTTAGCAGTTGGCAATTCAGGACTACTTGAAAACACAACATATTATGTTGCAAATATAATTTCTAGTACAACATTTACAATAAGCGATTCTTTAAATGGATCATTAACTACAATATCAACAAATGCAGGTAGTTTTAAAGTAGAAGCAGATTACACATATAGTCAAGCAACATGTTCAAGAGATGTTAATGCCTACTTAGATGCTGTTAAAGATGATCTATTATATCCTGTAAACTTTGTTAGAGACTATACAAATGACATTAGAGTTGTAATGCCAAATAACTATAAAACAAAGTTGGCAGCTCGTTATTATGCTAATTCAATCATAGGTTGTCAAGAAGAAGATTTCTTCTACTTACGTAATGGCACAGGTTTACGATTAATGACATTAGATGGTCTACAAGGTGACTTAGGACCACTAAACGAATATGGTACAAGAAGAGTTACAGCAGGAGCATATGGATCGCTTGACCCAGGTTGGGGACCAAAGCATGAAGCAGTTTGGATTACTGCACGTTCTCCATATATACAAAACTGTACAACATTTGGTTATGCAGCGACTGGACAAAAGATTGACGGTGCGTTACACGACGGTGGTAATGACTCGATTGTTAGTAATGACTTTACACAGGTTATTAGTGACGGTATCGGCGCACATATTCTTAACAACGGTAGAGCAGAACTTGTGTCTGTATTCACATACTACTCGCATATCGGTTATCTAGCTGAAAGCGGTGGTAGAATACGTGCTACAAACGGCAATAACTCATATGGTACATTTGGCTCAGTTGCAGAAGGTGTTGATGCAGAAGAAACACCAGTAACAGCAATTGTAGATAACAAGTTCCAGTATAATGCAACAATTAGTGATGTGTTCTGTGACGGTGACGGCTTAATTGTTATGGAGTATAGTCATGCTGGTAATGAATATACTGAAGCAGAACTTAATATCTTTGGTGCAGGTGATAATGAAATACTTACATTTGAAGATACAAAAGACTTTAGAGATGATGCAGTATTTAATGTACGTGTTACACAAGTATCAGATGCTGAAGAAGATTTAGCAGGTGGTAGTGGATTTACTATTGCACAAAACACTGCACAAGCAGGTAGTACAACACAACTTACACTAGCACAAACAGACGGTAATTTAAGTACAGCATATCCTGGTATGAAACTTATTATCACAGGTGGTGCTGGAGTAGGAAACTTCGGTATTATTGATACTTATAATGCAGGTACTAAAATAGCAACAGTTCTTAAAGAATCAGATGGTTCAGCAGGATGGGATAACTTCCAAGAAGGTAAAGATATTACAGCGCCTAACGCAAGTTCAACTTATCAAATTGAACCAAATGTTTCATTTAGTGCTCCGCCACAATCAGCTACACAAGGAGCCTTTAGTAGTAGTAAAAACTGGGGACAGATAATACATCATGCAACTACTGCACAATACATCGGTATAGCATCAACTACAACTGGTGACGGAACACTTGCAACATTTGATATAGATAAAGTAGGTGCAAAATATTATGTAACAGTAAATGCAGGCGGTAGCGGATATTCTAGACTTGATACATTAACTATAGCTGGTACATCAGTAGGTGGAGCAACTCCAGCAAATGATATTACACTTACACTAACTAGTGTAGGAGCAAGTGGCGAAGTAGTTGAGTTTGACTACGAAGGACTAGCTCAAAAAGGTATATTTATTGCAGGCGCTCAAAGTACAAATTTATATGAATTTAGTATTGACGGTGTTACATGGAGTAGTGGAGCATTTCCAGCAGGAATCAGTGGCGTATCTAATGCAAAAATGGCATCAGGATCAATTGATGACGGATCTACACTGTATGAACCATCATACATTGTTGTAGGCGATACGCAGGATTATGCGTATAGTGAAAACGGAACAACCTGGACAACCGGTACTTGGGCATCAGGTACAGGTGCAAGTCATGTTGCATACGGTAATAATATTTTTATGAGATTATGTGATAATGATACAGCAGTTTATACAAGTGTAGACGGTGGTGAGACATGGTCAAGTAGAGGAACAGTTACATCAGGACCTGATACAATTGCGTTTGGAATGGGACACTTCTTTACATGTTATAGTGGAACTGCTAACTTTGCTTATTCAAATGACGATGGCGATACCTGGACAACATCTACATTACCGAGTAGTAGTACCTGGAATAAAATTATCGCTGGCAAGAATAAAGTTATTGTTTGTGACGGCTCAGGAAACTCAGCATTAAGTACAGACAATGGTGCAACATGGACAGCAATAGCAATGCCCGCAGCAATAGACAGCATAACTTATGGTAATGGTGTATTTGTTGCTACTTCTGCAGGTACTAATAATAGAGTATATTATTCAGAAAATGGTAGAACATGGAGTACATATACACCAACTTTTGCAAGTAGTACACAGTTAGGTGTAATAGCATTTGGTAATCCTGGACAAACTGGTAAATTTATAGTAGCAGGCGATGGCACATCAAATCTTGTACATGACTTCCGTATAGGCTGTACAGCAAGAGGTAGAGTTAGTGTTGCTAGTGAAAGAATTTTCGAAGTAAAACTTTGGGAACCAGGCAGTAACTACACATCAGCACCATCCATTACAATAACTGACCCAGGAAACATTAATGACGCTACTTTTGAAGTAAGAGTCGGTAAGGGTGCGTTAGCTCAGCCATCATTTGAAGCAAGAGGAACAAACTTCGAAGCAGCTGATGCTGATGTTAATGATGATTTAAGTAATGGGTATGCAGACTTCTTCCAAACTGGATTGTTTGTTGCAGTAAGACAGCTAACAAATAGACCAGTACCGGGATCTAACATAGTATTTGATAGTTTACCAGATACAATATTTAAATTAGTTAATACTGTTAGTTTCTTAGGCAGCAATGATGGAAGTTATACAACATTCCTACAATTGAGTCCAGATATGGAAATACCGGATGCACCTGCACATGGTGATCCAGTTACAATACGTATCAGATTCTCACAAGTTAGACTTACAGGACACGACTTCCTAGATATAGGTACAGGCAATTTTGTCGATACTAATTATCCAGGTGTACCAGTTAATAGTCCAGCGCCAGCCAATGAAACAGTTACAGCAGACGGTGGACGAGTATTCTTTACTGCTACAGACCAAGATGGTAACTTTAGAGTTGGTGACTTGTTCAGTGTTGAACAAGCAACTGGTATTGCAACATTGAATGCAGAAGCATTTAACATTGCAGGTCTACAAGAACTAACACTGGGCGAGGTTACACTAGGTGGTAACTCAGCAGCAGTGAGCGAGTTTTCAACAGATCCGTTCTTTACAGCGAATAGTGATAATGTTGTTCCAACTCAACGTGCTATCAAAGCATATATTGAAGCACAAATTGGTGGCGGTGGTGCGTCACTTAACGTTAACTCTGTAACAGCAGGCGATATTTTTATAGCTACTAACACAATTACAACAGTGTCAGGAGAATTGATAAATATTAAAGCAAGGGTTAATTTCCAAGGTGGTGTATTAGGATTACCACTCGCATATAATTACATGTTAAGATAATAGAGAGGATAATTTATGGCAAACGGAAAACTAGGGGCAAATGCGCTAACAGCAGCAACTAATACAACTGTATACACCGTCCCGGTAGATCATTTTAGTGTAGTGTCGGTAAACTTTACTAACCGAAATTCACAAGCAAGAAACATTAGAATAGCACTAGCAGATACAGACAGCCCAACTACAGCAGAATGGGTCGAATATGATACAGAGCTAATCGGTAATGGTGTTTTAGAAAGAACAGGTTTTGTGCTATCAGCAGGACAAAAAATTGTATGTTTTTCAAACAGTACGGAGTGCAATGCTGTGGTGTATGGAATCGAAACATCAACAGCTTAGAAGGAAAATAATATGCCAAGAAGAATTAGTACAAGTATCCAAGGTGGACCGGTTTTAGGTACATTTACGGCTCAAAATAATAGACTACAAACCATCGAGCCAAACGATGATATTATTTTCGAACCAAATGGTACAGGTGATGTTCGATCTAATGCACATGTTTCGTTACAATCAAACAGTCAACTAAGACTAACAGATTCAGATAGTTCAAATTATGTTGCACTTGCTGTACCTGGAACAGTTGGTTCGAATATAACTTATACACTACCTGCAAGCGGCGTCACTGACGGATATTTTTTAAAAACAAACGGTAGCGGAACATTAAGTTGGGCTGCTGCTAACGTATCAGTAAGTAATAACACAACAAGTGGAACTACTTATTACCCAACTTTAATTACATCAACAAGCGGAATTATTACAGCAGTTACAACCAGTAATAGTAAATTTAGTTTTACGCCAAGTAACGGCACAATTAGTGCAACAAGATTTAGCGGTAATTTATTAAGTTCTAGTGTTGATATCAATGGCGGAGCAATTGACGGTACTACAGTTGGATCATCAACTCCAAGTTCAGGACGATTTACAAGTATTACTGAAACATCAAGTATAACGTATAAAGAAAATGTAAGACCTATCGAAGGCGCTCTAAACTCAATTAAGAGATTAGTAGGTGTAACATACGATAGATTAGACGGCAGTGCAACAGAAGAACCTGGCTTGATTGCGGAAGAAGTAGCTAAAATACTTCCTAATGTGGTTAAATACAACGATGATAAAACCGCAGATGGGATTACATATACTAAATTGACTGCATATCTTATCGAAGCAGTAAAAGAACTTACTGCTGAAGTTGAAACATTAAAAGGAAGAAATTAATATGGCTAGTTTAAAGAATACGACAATAAATGACACCGGATATTTAAAAGTTGCTTCTGGTACAACAGGTCAACGCCCAGGCGGAGCAAGCGCCGGCATGATGAGATGGAATACAAGCGATGGCAATTTTGAAGGTTATGACGGCAGTGAATGGCTACCGCTACCGCTGACAAATCCACCCATTCCACCAGGACAACAAAACTATACGAACCCAGGTTCGTATACATGGGTTGCACCTTCACAAGTTTACGAAGTAAACGTGCTTGCTATCGGCGGCGGCGGCGGAGGCCAGAATAGTTGGGCTAACCCAGGCGGCGCTGGCGCAGGTTTAGGTTGGAAAAATACTATACCTGTAACACCAGGCGGAAGTTATACAGTTGTTGTTGGCTACGGCGGCGGCAATGGTCAAAATGGCGGCAACAGCTATTTCCAAAGTACTAATACTGTTTGCGGCTATGGCGGCGGATCTGCACAAGGTCAAACAGGCGGCCCGAGAAATAACGGACGCGGTGGAGGATATAACGGCGACGGCGGCGGCGGAGGCGGCAATTCAACTGATTGGACTGGCGGAGGCGGCGCAGGCGGCTACACAGGACGTGGCGGCAACGTAAATGAATATCCGCACCCATATTCTGGAGGAGCTGCTGGCGGCAGAAATTACTCATCAACATTCGGTACAGGCGCCGGAGGCGGCACTGGTATATACGGACAAGGACCTAACGGTAACGGTCAGTATACTCCATGGTCAACATCAGGTTCGCCACAAGGTGGCGGTGGATTAGGAGGCTCCAGTGGCGAGAGAGGCTACTATGGACAAAATCCATGGAGCGGAACTGGCGAAAGTTCAAATAATATACGAGGTGGTGCGTACGGAGGCGGCGGTGGCGGCCCAGGTACAAGTTGGCCTTCTAGTTCAGGCGACGGTGGTCGAGGCGTAGTAAGAATCATTTGGGGAACTACAATCCCAAGATCATGGCCCGGCACTAACACCAACGATCAATAATAGGAGATAATAATGGAATTATATATTGAAATAGACGAACACGGTAATGCTGTAAATCATCCTATAGAAAAAAGTAACTTAGATGCGGCACCAGATAGCTTTAAAGAAGGTAAAACATTTGTTCCTTTTACTAGAACTGAAAGACCAGTTGAAGGAGTGTATCAAACCAACGATCATGCTTATAGTGTAAGTGCTGATCGTACTAGTGCATCAGATGACTGGGTTCTAAGAGAAATGACAGATGCTGAAGTAGTAGATAAAAAGAATACTTTAAAAGCTAACTGGAGAGCCGATGGCGGGTTTCCTTCGTGGGTGTTTGATGATGCTCTCGGTGTGCATGTTCCTCCTGTAGCATATCCTACAGATGGCAACGATCATTTATGGGACGAAATATCTACTAACTGGGTAAGCCACGATAGTATTATAACTCCGCATGCAGTTCAAACAGATATTACACAACCTGTGCCGGCATCAGCTGAATCAGGAGATGAAAAGTTTGCATGGAATGATAGTACAGGCGAATGGCAAGCATTTACACCTTTAGCTGATCCTGAAGGTCAAGCTGAACTATAAAAATCTAGTCCTCTAAATCCAGTTTAATAATACATGTAAGTATAAAACGATAATTACTACTAGTATTAAAAAAAAGGATTTAGAGGATGTCTGGCAGATTTAAAAGACTAATAAACAACCCCATACAACGATCACAATATTTTTCTCCGTACTGTTATTGGATGGAGTCTTTTTCTAACGAAGAATTAGAAAAAATTCAAGTATTAATGTCATCACAAAAGCTTGAAGATGGAAAAGTTGGAAACAGAGATAATGATCCAGCTAAACAGGACGGAAGAAAATTAGAAGACGTTAGAAGATCTAAACTTGGATGGCAGTTTCCGAACGAAGATAATAATTTTATATTCCAAAGATTAAATAGTATAATCGAAGCTGTAAATGAAGATTTTTATAACTTTGATTTAAATGGATACGAAGCATTTCAATATACAGAATATCATGCTGAAGATAACGGCACATATGACTGGCATATTGATTTAGAAACAGGTCAACAGCAACTAGATCCTCATCAACGTAAATTATCATTAACATTATTATTAAACGAACCCGGTGTCGATTTTGAAGGTGGCGAGTTTATGATGGGAAGAACTTCAGATCCAAAGAATGACATAGTACCTTGTGCAAAAGGACAATGTATCTTATTTCCGTCTTTTGTAATGCATAGAGTTGCACCTGTAACAAAAGGTGTTCGAAAATCAATAGTTATTTGGGTAAGAGGACCTAGATTTGTTTAATTAATTATTCCATTCGAAATAATTTAAATTTAAAACAACTCGAGTGCGCTGATCTGTACACGTACTGCCTGTATGTAATAGATTACTATCAAATATTACTAATCTATTTTCTACAGCCTCGACAGATTGATGGTCTTTAAAATATGTCTTACCATCATTAGTGTTTACATAGTAGATAGCAGTCTTTCCTTTAAAATTTGTAATGTCTTCATGATACTCGTGTATTACATTTTTATCTGCTCTCGGTATAAGATTTGCTTTTACTCTCATAATTGATGCAGGATTAATCTTGAAAAATAAAGGATCGCAAATATCATTGAAATAGTTACTACAAGGGGAATAATCTCGATATAAAGTGTGCGTAAATTGATAATTATAAAAATTAAGAAATTCATCTTTATTTTCAGGACGAACAATATTACTATTACAGAACCACGGAAAGTTTGCCCCTAAACAAATATCTTGTATTTGTTGGAATTCTTTTTTGTCTAAAAAATTATCAATTACATTCATAAAAGTATTTATAATATACATATATAACTAAATAATTTTATGGCAGATACAAACATACATAATTTATTTCCAACACCTGTTTATACAACAGGGTTAGACTACATACCACATCAAGACGAATTTAATTTTATAAAATCTCAAGATTTTCAACAAAATAAGTTTAATCATAGATCAGTAGATTCATACCTTCTAGAAAGAAAAGAACTTTCTACTTTGCGTAATGAAATTGACAAGCATGTTCAGTTTTATTTTAAGGAAGTTTATCAACCTAATAACCAGGTATCTTTACATATAACACAGTCGTGGTGTAATAAAACTTTTCCAGGAGAAATGCATCATAAACATGCTCATACCAACAGTCTCGTAAGTGGAGTATATTATATTAGTGCAAATCCAAATACAGATAGTATATGGTTTGATAAAGGCATTTTTAATCCTCTAGAAATTGAACCTGTTACTTATAATATTCATAATGCTAGCACCTGGTATTATCCTGTAAGCACAGGAATGTTAGTATTATTTCCGAGCAGTCTTTTACATTATGTAGATATTGTGCAAGAAGATCAAGAAAGGGAATCTAGAATGAGTTTATCATTTAATACATTTATAAAAGGTTCAATCGGAAGCGAATTCTTTTTATCGGAGCTAAACGTATGATTAACAATACAATTGACAAATATATAAAAGTTTATGAAAATATTATTGATGAAGATACTTGTAATAATACAGTAAAAAGTTTGAAAAATGATGAGCTATGGGAAGATCATTATTTTAATAATAATACAACACAAGAAAGAGTTACGTTTGTAGATGATTTACAAATGTCTTGGAGTGATATAAAAGAAAAACAAACAATACAAGATAATCTTTACAAAGCCTTAGAAAATTATATTATTAATGATTTAGATCATAAATGGTTTGCAGGGTGGCGTGGATACAGTCCGTTAAGATTTAATCGGTATAGTGAAAAGAAAAAAATGAAGTTACATTGTGATCATATACATGATCTTTTTGGGCCTGGTATAAACGGAATACCAATTTTAAGTATAGTAGGCGGGTTAAATAATGATTACGAAGGTGGCGAGTTTGTTATGTGGGATACGGTAATAGATATTCCTCCAGGCGCCGTTTTAATTTTTCCTAGTAACTTTATGTATCCTCACAAAGTAGAACCAGTAACAAAAGGAACTAGATATAGTTATGTTTCATGGGTATACTAATTTACTTTTTTAACCTTTTATAAAAAAATAATTGTACTAATCTAGAATTTTGTAAATTATTTCCAAAATTAACTCCATGACTATGCCATAAATGGCTATCAAATAATACCAGTCTATTAAATTTGTAAGGTATTCTGCAATATCGTTCCCATTTTGACCTATCAAGACAATCGCCATAAATCATTTCGTTTACAAAATTTTCATAACCTGGAAATCCTAGTTGTTTAACTTCTTCTAAATTTTTTGGACCTTTGTCGATTCCTAATATTTTGTGTGTATAAAAACTAGTACCAGCATCGTTTGTACATTGATTAGGCGGATTTAAAAACAATACACCTCCATAGTCAAAGTCGGGATCTATATGTATATCTTGTGCAGCATCTGCATCTTCGTGAGAAATACGAAAATATCCAGCTTGCATGTCTCTTGGATTTTCTAATTTTGTATTTAAGATGCCTTCAATATTTTTATGCATTTCATCATTGTATAAAAATCCTAAAGAATTTAAACCAGGATATGTAGAACCTTCTAGTTTTTTATATTCTAATTCTAAAGCACGTTGTCTTATTTCCCAGGGATTATCGTAAAAATCGTCAATTATAATATAATTAGTTTTCATAAAGGTTCTCACTATGTATTAAGGTGTTAATTTCGGGTAGATATAAATATTCTATTTTACTATTTCTTATAGATTCTAATGCGTCTTGTACTGTATGCACAATAGGATCGCCTGCTAGATTAAATGATGTATTAAAAAGTAAAGGAATATTTGTAATTTTATAAAACTCGTTAATTAAATTATAATAATTTTTATTTTGTTCTATATTTACAGTTTGTACTCTACAAGTTCCATCAACGTGTATTACACTAGGAATTATTTTTTCTACATCTTTATTGCACTCAAGGGCAAACATCATATAAGGGGAAGAATTTTGACCTTTAAAGTCAAACCAGTTTTTTGCATGTTCTTCAAGTATACTACATGCAAACGGTCTAAAGCTTTCTCTTCCTTTTACTTGATTAACTATATCTTTACCATCTATTATACTAGGATTAAATAATAAACTTCTATTTCCTAATGCTCTAGGACCAGCTTCTCCCTTTCCGTGGAAATACGATACAATTGCGCCTTTGGCAATAAGTTCAGCAATATCTTGATCAGTAACTTTTTTTTCAGATTCAAAATCAAGTAAATTATAATTGTATTCGGGATCTGTCCCACAATTGTAAATACTGAAAGATGTCTTTATGTTGTCTTCTAATAGATACAGATTGCAAATTCCTATACTATTACCTTCATCGCCGCATACAGGTTCAATAAAAATATTAATATCAGAGTCTAATTTAGATAACAGTTTACCATTTCCTACTACATTTAATGCAGTTCCTCCAGACATTACTAAATTCTTTTTTCCTGTTTCCTTTAGATATTTTGATATTAAATTATGTTGTTTCTCTTCAAAAGATTTTTGTACTTTATAGGCAAAGTTTTTCTTCTTTTGTTCTATTGCTAGATATGGATATTTTTTATAGTTAAATTCGTTATTATATATATTAGACTGATCTAGTATAAAACTGTCCATGTTAATTTTATAATCATCAAAGAGTACATCTGGTAATTCGCTGTCGTTAGTTCCGTAACTTTGAAGTCCCATTAATTTGCCGCCATCATCAGTAAATCCGCAACACTGTCCTGTTATAGTATATAATAATCCTAAATCGAAGTGATTAGAAATGTTAAATTTTGTATCTTCATACAGGCGATCTGTTGGAAACGCATAAGCCTTTTCATATTCGTGATCTATAATAGGAAATATATCTGTTCCAACTTCTAAATTTCTTGCTGTATGATAGTGAGAAAACAAATTTTTATAAACACAAGAAAAGCCTTTATCTTTTGAATACTCAAATATACTAGTAGTTTCTATACTTTCATAACCGTTTGATAGCATATACGATGATCCTTTTCCATCTTGTACAAACACAAGAGCATCATCGAATCCGCTATCGTTTACAGCCTTTGCAGCATGAACTAAATGGTGTGATTTATAATAACCGTACCACCCTTCTATATTAAAACCGCTTTTATTAAGAAAGTTTAACAAATAAAAACCATTATTAATATTATAATTATAACCTGTTACAAGTAATAAATCTATTTTTGTTTCTATTTTTTTTATTTCTTCTAGACAAAGATAAGGAATACCGCTATCGTTTTTTAATCTAGATAGTCTTTCTTCTTGATTAAAATATATTAATTCATTATCTACTATTAGACAAGCAGAACAATGTGAATTAAAATTTATTCCTAATATTTTCATATTGTCTTTCTAAAAAATGTCTATGGTCTATCGCAATCATATCATTATGATAATTAATTATATTTTTATATTCTTCTACAGAAGGTTGAATTTTATTATATACTGAATTATCTAGATTGTCAATCATATTAAGCCCGTATCCTACTTGTGTAAAACTTGATACTGCAAATGTTCCTGGAGTTTTGTGATTTAACATATCGAAATATCTAAAGCTTCCATCTTTTAGAGAATTATAAAGATTTTTTAGTTCTTCTGGCATAGGATTTTTTTCTTTAAATTCTTTCCAAAAATCACTATCTGATCTTTTCGTGTAATAATGAAGATATATAAAATAACTTTTATGATCAATACTGTTATTCATCATTTCATTATACAAACTTCTTGAATCATTTTCGTCTTTTGTAAGGACGTTTAAGAAATGTTTTAACGTTTCTAATTGATCAATAGTTTGCCAAATAGAGGTTGATTCTAAAGGTTCTAAAAAACTGCCTGATAATCCAACAGCAATGCAGTTTTTAATCCAAAGATTTTCAAATCTTCCAGGATCAAAATCTATTACTTTTCTTACTTCCAGTTTTTGTTTATAGAATTCTTCTGCTTCATTTAGTGCTTCGTCTACACTTATGTAATCAGAATCAAAAATATAACCACTACCAGTTCTATGAGGCAGCGGTATTTGCCAACTCCATCCATTTTTCAATGCAATACTAGAAGTATATGATGGCAAACTTTCTTTTGATTCTAGCCAAAATGGAATGCCTTTTTTCATAGGCATGTAAGATCTATAACTCTTCCATTTTTCTTTGTAAAACTTTCCTATTATTTCTCTTCTAAATCCAGTACAATCGAATATAAAATCACAGCTTACACTTCTATTATTTTTTAGTATTACTTTTGTAATAAAGTTTTTTTCATCATTTTCAAACCCTACTATTTCATCATCTATTAATTTTATATTTCTATCTATTGCTATTTTTTGCAAATAATTAGCAAACTCTTTTGCATCAAAGTGCAATGCCCAATTTACATTTTCGATATCTACTTTATTTTCATATGCTATTTTTTGTTGATAAAGATATTCTTTCATAGATAATTTTTTTGAAATTATTTCTCTATGATGATAATCAGTACAGTTACGATCAAATATATTAGGAATTTGAAAATCTATAATTTTATCATGAAATGCATGCATATATTTTTTATTATCGCCATTCCAATTCTCAAAACTGATACCATTTTTTATACTGCCTTTAATATGCGGTATTATATCTACAGGATGTATTTTTAAACTATCAAGAAAATTTGGTAGATGAGGAGTAGTTGCTTCACCGACGCCGATAGTTCCTATTTCGCTACTTTGTACTAACGTTACATTATGATCTGGAAAAAGTTGTTTTACAAAAAGTGCTGTTAACCAGCCCGCAGAGCCGCCGCCTGCGATCACTAAATTTTTCATGTGTTATCCTCTAATAATGCTACGTTAAACGCAATAGAAATTCTATCTACATCTGTGTTGTTGGGTTCAACAAAATGCTCTGCCCATGACGGAAATAGTATCATTGTACCCGGGTCTGTGGGAATACTATATACACTTGATGTTGTAGGATTAAATTGGTCTATTAACTCTTTTTCTATATGATATTGTTGCTGTACACAAGGTGTAGTAAATACTATATTTCCATCCTCTGCTGATTTTTTTATATAATACGTTCCAGAAAATATACTACCAGGATGTAAATGTGGACGATTAAAAGATCCGTTAGAATTAATATTGAGCCATATATTGTTTATTTTTGGAATTAAGTGTTTTTTAAATCCTAAGTTATTTTTTAATTCATTACATGCGTCTTCTATTATAGAACATAGCTTTTCAACTTCAGAATTTTGTTCTTCTAAAGTATCGCTTTGCCAGCCCTTCCAATTACTTTTTTCTACACCGTTATCTTTTTCTCTTTGCAAGTATGCATACTCTTCTAAAGAATCATTGTCGATATTAAGATTTTTTAAAGTAGATAGATATGTTGAAAAAAGATATTCAAAATTTAATTCCATATGAACTCCTTGCAGAGTATTTACCATAAATAAAGTACCCAGTTAATTTTTTAGATACATATTTATATAAAGGATAATTTATGGAAATTACAGTAGTCGGCGGTGGAACAGCAGGATGGATATCGGCTTTATTTTTAGCACATAATTCAAATGCAAAAATTAAAATAGTTGCGTCAAGTAAAATCGGAATACTCGGAGCCGGTGAAGGAGTAACTGGAGAACTAATGGATTTTATATTAGGAACTTACGGTGACTTTGGTATTGATCCATTAGATTTTATAAGAAAGACAGCCGCAATGCCTAAGTATGGCATATTGCATAAAGATTGGGTAAAGGATTATAATTACTTTGCGCCGATAGACGGAACTCCAACTGCTTTGAATTTACTTGATAGTGTAACTTCATTCTTAGCAGTAAACGATAAACAAAATTTACATAGAGGTACATATTTTGGGTGTTTGATGGAAGCTAGAACATCACCTATACTTAAAAGAACAGGAACTTACGAAGAACAGACACATGCATGGCATTTTGATGCAAGACTAGTAGCTGATTACTTACAAAAAGTTTGCACACGTTACGAAAATGTTGAATTAATTGATGCAATAATAAATGAAGTAACACAAGACGAAAAGGGAAGAATAGACAAGCTGATATTAGATAATGAGACAATTATAGACTCTGATTTTTATATAGATTGTTCAGGATTTAGACGAATACTAGCTAATAAATTAGGAACAAAGTGGATTTGTTATAAAGAAAATTTACCTGTTGACAGAGCTATACCTTTCTTCTTACAGTACGACGACACTACAAAACCAGATCCTTATACAGAAGCTCAGGCGCTATCAGCTGGCTGGATGTGGCAAGCTTCTATACAAACAAGGAAAGGCTGCGGCTATACATATTGTAGTGATTTTATAAGTGACGACGAAGCGTTAAATGAAATTGAGAAAACTCTTGGTAGAAAAATTGAACCATTAAGAGATCCATTTACTTTTGATACTGGAAGACTAGAAAATACATGGGTTAAGAATTGTTTAACCATTGGGCTTAGTAGTACTTTTGCAGAACCTTTAGAAGCAACTTCAATTCATGGTGCAATTGTACAACTTAAATACTTTGCATTTGAATACTTAAAAGATGATTTAGAAACAACTTTAAATCCTGCATGTATTAAAGCATACAATAAAAGAGTAAACAAAATGTTTGACGATTTTAAAGATTTTCTTGTAGCGCATTATATGGGCGGGCGTACAGATAGTGAATTTTGGAAATACATTACAAGCGGTGCAATTGAAACAGAATTTTCAAAAATGATTCGAGAAATGTGTAAAACTAAAATGCCAACACTTTATGATTTTCCGTCATATCCTGGAGCAGCAGGATGGCAATTGTGGAGCTATATATTAATACAAACTGGTCAACTTTCACCTGAAGTTTGTTCGAAATATCTAAACGATTTTAGTATAAATCAAGCACAGCAAGAACTTAAAGAATTACATGATAGAGTAGAAAGAATATATCGTGCTAATTATAGATTTGATCAGTTTACAGAAACTATTAAACAAGAAAATATATTATGGGAATATACAGGACAACTAGATTAAATATACGATAAATAATAGTATCGAATGGAGAATATAGATGGCATCACCTATTGTTGATCGTATAAGGATAATTCCTAGAGCAAAAGAATTTTTAGATAGAGCTACAGGTTCTAGCGGTGAGGTATTTTTTAGTAAAGAAACAAATACTTTAAGAGTTTATAGTGGCAGAACTATAAACCGAGGCGGATTTGAAGTACTCACTGACGAAGCGTTACCTAGAAATATTGCTGCAAAAGAGATAGCAACTGTAAAGTATAATGTAACTATTACAGGTCCACAAGGTGGTGATTCCGGTAACAAGTATGTGCTAAACGGAGAGTATAAACCAGCAATATCAATGGTAGTAGGTTACACTTATGTTTTTGATCAAACAGATCAAACAAATGTATATTTTCCAAATGCTGAAGGCGGCGCAAATAATCAACACCCGTTAAATTTTAGTTCAGACAACGCCAGTGGTGAACTCGGCGGTGGCACATCGTATTTAGAAAATGTAATATATATTCTAAACGGTGAAGAAGTAACACAAGCAGAATATTGGAGAGATTTTCAAAGATCTAAAACAAGACAAGTACAAATTACAGTAACAACCTCAACTCCTGAAACACTTTATTATTGGTGTCAAAATCATACACTTATGGGAAATACTATAACTGTGAGTATGCCAGGAACAGGCAGCGGTGGCGACGATGATAGCGGCGCAAATATTACAGTTAGTCCGTCTCAACCATCTGAAGCTACAAATGGCACTTTATGGTTTGATAGCGATGACGAATTGTTATATGTTTATGTAGAGTCAAGCGGATCGTTTGTAAGACCAAAGCCAACTGAATTTTTTGATTTAGGAATAACAGACGGTGATACTGGACAATTTTTACAAACCAACGGTAGCGGAGTAGTAACCTTTGTAGATCCTCCTAGCATACAATCCGGGTCAGATTTAATACTCGGAGATCTTATTGCAAATACAATAGAAACAAGCTCATTAAAAAATACAGGAATAGGAAATGCTGAATTAGAAACAGCAGCAAGATTAACAATAAGTACAGGCGACGGTGTATCTATTACAGGCGGCCCTTTAAGATTGCCTAGTTTTAGTGATACAGATAGAGATGGTTTAATTTCAGTAAATGGAGATATGATATATAATACAACTTCTAATAAAATAGAAGCATATCAAAACGGAAGCTGGGTCGAATTAGATACAGGAAGCATAACATGAGCACCGAAAAAGAATATGTAGTAGTTGTAAAAAGAAATAATAATTTAGAAGAATTAGATACAGAATTATCTAGCTCAACCGGAAGCGAATTTATACCTGAAAGATCAGTAGACGTTGTGAATTCTAGACCAGGCTCTAAGAGAATGACTAACTGGCTATTAAGTGACGAAGAAGCCGAAAGATTAAAAAATGATCCAAGAGTAGAAGCAGTGGAAGTACCTATAGATCAACAAGACGGTATAGATAAAATGCTTCATCTTACACAAGGATTTAACTTTGATAAAACTTCAGCAGTAGATAATACAAAAGCAAACTGGGGTCTTAGAAGGTGTATTGATGATACAAATTCGTATTCTGCTGGAACTACTGCACCGGATGGATTTTATCCTTATGGGCTAGACGGAACTGATGTTGATGTAGTAATACAAGATACAGGTACTAGTGCCGATCATCCAGAATGGCAAAACATGCAAGGTGCTAGTAGATTTATAGAAATTGATTGGTATAGCGAAAGTGGATTACCTGGCACAATGCCTGCAGGACATTATATTGATTATCACGGCCACGGAACACATTGCGCAGGAATTACAGCAGGTAAAACATATGGCTGGGCTAAAAATGCAAACATATATGCAGTAAAAGTTTCGGGATTAGAAGGGCCTTCGGATCCAAATGGAGGCATAAGCACAACTGACTGCTTTGATGTGATTCGATTATGGCATTTAGCAAAAACTAACGGACGTCCTACAGTAGTAAATATGAGTTGGGGATACGGTAGAACAATTACTACTACTGACCCGACTGGAGGGACATATCGAGGAACACCATGGTCTTATCTTGGTGAAACACAAAATCAGTTATGGCAAACGTATGGTATAGTTCCTCAACTAACTGGCCCCAGCGGTACAAGTAGAAGAATTCCAGTAAGACTAGCGCAAATTGATGCAGAGGTTGAAGACATGATTGATGCAGGAATACATGTTTGTATTGCATCGGGAAATCAATATTATAAAATAGATGTGCCTACAGGCCTTGATTACAACAACGAAGTGACTTTTAGTGGACTTAATACTCAATATCATCAAGGATCTAGTCCATATAGCGAAGAAGCATTTATTGTAGGTAATGTAGATAGTACTACACAACAAGATGGTGTAGTATTTAGAGATAAAACAGCAGGCAGTAGTAATAAAGGGCCTGGTACAAATTTCTGGGCCCCAGGAACTGATATAATAAGTGCTTGTAGTGATACTAATGTATTTGGTTCAAGTGCAGGAGATTATTTTACTCCGGGTTATAAAATTGCAAACATCGGCGGCACAAGCATGGCAGCTCCTCAAGTTGCTGGGTTAATTGCACTTCATTTACAAGTAGATCCTAATGCAACTCCGTTACAAATAAAAAACAAATTAGTAGCTGAAAGTAAAGATGTATTATATTCTACAGGATTAGATTCAGATTATACAGCATACGAAACATCATTAATGGGCAGTCCTAATAGAATGATGTTTTCGAAATACGGAAAACAACCCTTATCGTTATCTGGTACTGTATCGCTTTCTACTACTATTCCGCTATATTATCTATCTCAAAATGTTACTAGCATCGATGAAGGCGGCACAGTAAGATATACTCTTACAACAGTAAATATAGACGAAGGAACAGACATTCCGTTTACACTTTCGGGAATTACAACTTCAGATATTAGTAATCTATATCAATGGCAAGAAAGGTATGTTAGTAATACATACGAAGTAATTAGAACATTAACTGGTAGTTCTGCACCCGGGCAACGATATAGATATCGATTACGTTGGAATACATCAATTGTAGGTGATTATAATTCAGATTCTGCCTTTTCTGAAAACGGATTACTTACTTCAACAGACGGAAATACATATAGATTAGGAGTGGAAGAGTCTGCTTCAGGACCTGATACAATATTTTCTATTATAAAGGTTAATGATACCGCAGTAGATTTAAATGGAAATTTTTATGCAGGATATAATAATAAATCAATTATTGAATTAGCAATTGCAGAAGATACTACTACAGAAGGCGCTGAAGAATTAACATTAAACATAAACGGTACTAGCGTAACATCAAATCCAATAACTATTAATGATACATCTCTAGATCCTACATATTCACTTATAGCTTCTCCGACAACTGTTAATGAAGGAGCAACATTTAATGTTGATCTAACAACTACAAATATTCCAAACGGAACACCAATTCAATATACGATTACAGGTACAGGAATAACAGCTAATGATTTTACTTCTGGTAGTATATCAGGAAGCTTTATAGTTGTAAATAATACTTCTAATATTAGCTTTACATTAGCAGAGGACTTATCTACAGAGGGCACTGAAACAATTACACTAGCACTTAACAATGGCGGTGATAGTGTTGATGTTACTATTATAGACACTAGTACAACTCCTGTTGTTCCGACATATACAAGTCTTGCAGCAGATGTAGAAACGGCAGATGAAGGCGATACAATTACGTTTACTCTTAATACAAGTCAAATTGCTGATGATACAACAGTTGGATATACAATTACAGGGGTATCGGTAGATGATATAGACTTAGTAAGCTTAACTGGTATATTTACAATTGTAGGTAATACATCAACATTAAGCATAGATCTTGTAGAAGACTTAGATACAGAAGGTGCTGAAACTCTTATAATAACATTAGACGCAACTGATAGTAACGGAAATGGAACAACTTCTTTATCAGACAATGTGGTTATTGCAGATACAAGTACAGCGCCGCCGACCTATAGTCTATCAAGTAGTGTTCCAGATGTAAACGAAGGCGATTCGATTGTTATTACTCTTACAACAACAGATATAGCAGATGCTACTAGTATTCCATACACAATTACAGGTGTTGATGTATCTGATATAGATATAGCACTAACAGGATCGTTTACTATAACTTCAAATACAGATACACTTGCAATAAATATTGCAGATGATGCTACTACAGAAGGTAGTGAATCATTAACATTAACATTAGACGGACTAGGTGAAGATGTAAGTGTTGTAATTAATGATACTAGTATTACAGGATCACCTACATATATACTAAGCTCTGGTTCAACAACTGTTAATGAAGGCGATAGTGTAAATATTTTACTTAACACAACAAACGTATCAAACGGAACGGTTGTTCCGTATACTATTACAGGTATAGATGCATCGGATTTATCAAGCGGATCTATAACAGGTAACTTTACTGTTAGCAGTAATTTTGCATCATTGAGTTTCACATTTGATCAAGATATTACTACAGAAGGATCTGAAGTTATGAATCTAGCACTAGATAATAGTGAAGATGACATTAGTATTACAATTTTAGATACAAGTCTAGGTCCAACATATGAACTAAGTGCAAATAGTGTGTCCGTCGATGAAGGCGATACAGTAAATATTACACTTGATACTACAAGTCTAGCTAATGGCACATCTATTGCATATACAATAACAGGTATCGATGCAAGTGACTTGAGTAGTGGTAGTATTACTGGCAACTTTACAGTTAATAGTAATACAGATACAATAGCATTTGTCATTGCAAACGATGTTACTACAGAAGGTCCAGAAACTATGACACTATCATTAGATAATGGTCGAGATAGTATTGACATTGTTATTGCAGACACATCGATTCCTATAACATATGATTCATTAACTGCTGATGCAACCGAAGTAGGAGAAGGAACAACTGTTACATATACACTATCTACAAGCGGAGTAGATGACGGCACAACTGTTGGGTATTCTATCTCTGGTGTAACCGTAGATGATATTACAGCGGCGACACTAGGCGGTGTAATTAACATTAATAGTGGCACAGGCACATTTACTATTACATTAGAAAACGATTCATTAACTGAAGGTGCAGAAACAATGACTGTTACACTTGCATCAACAGATAGTTTAGGTAATAGTACTGGCAGTTTAACAGAAGATGTAACAATTCTAGATACAAGTGTTGCACCTGATTATGTTATCAGTGTAAGTGCTAATAATACACAAAACTATACTCTAAGCGGTAGTGACAGAAACGGTAGTGTGAACGGAAATGATCCTGCACTAGCATTTAATGTTGGTGATTACGTTGAATTCTCTGTAAATGCACCAGGACATCCTTTCTACCTCAAGACTGTTCAAGGTACAGGTACAGGCGATCAAGCCATAGGTGTAACTAATCAAGGTGCAACTTTAGGATCAGTATACTGGACACCAACAACTACAGGAACATATTATTATCAATGTGAATTCCACAATAATATGTTTGGCGCAATAACTATATCTTAATATTACAAATTTTTGCTATTTGTTTTCTAAGATCTACAATTTGCGATCTAGTATTATCCATTAATGACGGAGTTATTCTAGATCCAATTTTTTGTGTATGACCTGTGTCTACATATTCTACTAGTTCTAAAAGACTTGCAATCTTTTTTTGTGCTTCGATTTTTTTGTCGTTTGATAGATCTTGCATATGAATTTCAAACAATTTTAGTTCGTCTTTAAAGAATTGTGATTCTGATAGTTTAGGTAACATCTATATTCCTACATTATTACTAGGGTAAACAATAAATTTATCATTATCGTATATACCGTTATTAACTTCGGTAATTGAACTATTATCTGTAAGTGCTTCTAAACATACTGGCTTTAAAGTTTCAACTTCAAACACAGATCCTTCTTCTAGTTTCGATTCAAATACTTTACCATTACTTGTATCTATCCATTTTATAGAAAAATTTCCTGATGCAACAAACCAAGTTTTATGTGTCTTTTTTTGAAAAAATATATCGGTTTTACTTCCTGCTTGTAGGAACATCATATGTTTAGCACCATAGCCGTCAGCTTTTGCCCATACTGCTTCAAATCCCCAAGAATGTTTTTCTACATTATCACTCACTTGTGTATCTCCAAACTTATATTTCCTGAAATTGTAATTCTATAATCGTCTGATGTAAAAAATGGATACACATTATGTATCATTTCAGCAGGGAAAAGACAGATAGTATTATTCCATTCTTTGTCTACAGGCAATGATTCCTGCAATATATTTCCTAAACTATTAGTAAATTGAAATTCAAAGTGTCCAGCTAATGCATTATTTGCTTTTTTACCTGGACTATTTTGTTTTTCGTCTTCTATACTATATGGTATTTTGTGCCATATAACAAATGAATATACGCCGTTGTGATTATGTGTAGGATTAAATTCATATTTTTTTTGATAATTTACCCACAAACTTTCTAAAGTAAGTGCAGGACTTTTATCAACTAATAATCTTGATCTATTTTTTAAATAAGTAAAATGATTTTCATATTCTTCTACAAGCGGCATTAAAATTTTATACATTTCTTCTTGACACTTTTTATCATCTGCTAGATCAAATTCTCTTTCAATTTGTCCTATAAGTTGATAATTTACCGGAGTAGAAGTATCAAAATTATCTTGTATATCTTTAATTCGTTGAGATATATGAGACAGCTCACTATCTTGTAGTTTGTGTAACATATATCCTATATTTCTAAATTGTTTTGGTTCCATTGCTTTTCTCTAATAATAAATCTAACACTTCAAATACTGTCTGTAATTTTTTTTGATTAACTCTATTGTTTAGTGTATTTCTTACACCGTCGTGTAATGGTTTGGGCCACTTTGTAAAACTAACCCAAGCATATCCATCATGTTCAAAATTTAGTTTTGGAATAAATTCGTCTTGAACTATACAAATATATGTATGATAATGAAATAGTTCATCATTAGATATAAAAGTTTCTAATGGCATAGTTTTTACTATTTCTGGCAGAAACCCTATTTCCTCTTCAACTTCTCTACGAAGTCCTTCCCAAGGTGTTTCCTTACCTTCATTAGTACCTCCGACTAATCCCCATAGATTTTTTCTTTTACCATTATTTCTGTGTAAAAAAAGAAATCTTCGAGTGTCAAGAGAGTAGAATAAAGCACCGCTACAGATTATTTGTTTCATAATAATAATTAGCCATAAAGGTCAAGACGCCAGGTGCCAACTGGATAATCGCCTTCAACACTTATTAGCCATTCACCATTGCTAAACCTGTATTGTATTCCTGTATTTAAATTAGTAATATAAGTTATTTCATCTGTTTCACTAGCATCAAAAATTATATTCCATTTTGTACCAGTCCATTCTATTATATCATTAGCACTTGCTACTAATTGACTATTGTCTACATTTTTCCACGCTATTGCTGATTCTAGTGCATCTTCTCCACCGATATCATCTAAAAGTAGTATCCTAGTACCTGGAGTTTTAATATCAGAAGGATTACGTCTACGTGGATCAATTATATAATCTATACTAGTACGATCGCCGATGTCACTGGAAATAATGTCATCGTCAGGAAAACTGTCAACATCCCAGTTTACTATTAGTATTGTTTCATCTAATTCATTTAATGCAATTGTTCCAGTAAGAACTGCATCAGTGTCTAAACTTGTTAGGAATATTCTACTAACGCCCCCGGTATAAGTTCCTGGTAAATTTTCTGTTACTGAACGCCAACTTGTTGTACCGATAGAACCTCTACCGTATAACTGTGCTTGATTTCCTCTTATATATACACCGTATTGTCCATCATTAACATCAGCTGAATGTTTTGCAATTTGTGTTTCGGCTGTTTCACCAAACTCGCCTGTGAATCTACCCGATGTTGCAACATCGTCCCATCTGTTTAAAGATGCTTGATCATTTCCTAAATCAATAGTACCCTGAGTTTCGTCAAACATACTTGTAATAATATTAGTTATAGCACCTAGACGTTTTACTTTAGCCGGAGTGCTAATATAAATCGGAGTTGTAAATGTAAGTGTTGCTACATCAATTTCACTATCTACACCTACTGGAATGCTTCTATTTGTCCATTGTATATTATCAAGATTTATAACAGTTAAACTTGTCCAGTCGATATAATTGTCAGTAGTCTGTATTTCGAGACTCGGTGTAAAAAATACTAAAATTTGTTCTAATATTTGTAATTTTTGATCTGTACTACTTGCCCAGATATCTGCATTAACTCGCAGCAAATAAGGCATAGGCATAAGTTTTTCTACAGTATAGTTTTTACCTTGATAGTTAAGATATTGATTATTTTCTTTATCATATGCACGTTCTACAATGTTTGTTTTTTTAATAAAACTAGGATCTTGTATTCTATCTCTTTCTAATTCTAAACCTGTAACATAAACACTCATTCGTGGCGCACTAGGCAATTTATTTTCGCTATTTTCTCTAATTATATTAGCTACTTGTCTAGTAAGATCACCATACATTACTGGTATTTCTTTTAATCCGCCTTTGCCGTCTTGCACAGAAAAATTACTTAGCATACGTATAATTTGACTAATATATCGTCTTACTTGTCCGTCATAAAAATATAGCATTAATTATCTGCCCTAGGTTTTAGTGCTTTAGATATACTTTGTCTTTCTTCGACAGTTTCTCCAGCAATCTCGCTACTATTAGTGTTATTTACAAATGAATGTCTTTGTGTTATTCGATCAAGACTATTAGTTAATGTCATTCTAACATTATCTTCAACTTTTACCCATTTATTTCCGTCATATCTAAATAATCTATTAGGTAAAAAATCAGTACGCAAGAAATAGTCGCCGTCATAATTTACTCTAGGAAATTGTATTCCTGCACCATACGGAGCACCATTTGGAGTATCATTACCGACTAAGTATCCATTGTATGCACTTCTTTCAGGATTTGCAGAAATTTCGTCTGTTGTGTTAGTAATATTACTTGCATCTATATCTGTTTGATCTGCTGTTTCAAGATCAATTGTTCCGTCTTCGTTATAGGCCATAGTGTAAAAGTGCGTAGTGTCATAGCCACTTAATGGTGCGTCTGCTTCTGCTTGTTGCACTACTGCATTATTAATTTGCATTTCTTTTTCATATGTTGATAATACGTCTCTTAGTGTTGTATCGCTTGTTTCACTAACTGGTAAATCTAAAATTTCAGCATATTCTCTACCGTCGTATATTTGTTTTAATTTTAGTCTATATAGGTGTGGATACCAAGTCTGCGAAAATCCTTCAGCAGCTCGAGTAATATCTTCGATAACATAAAAGCGTTTTAATGCAACATCATAATCGTTTAATGCATACTCATCTTTTAAATGCGGTAATTCTATAACATCTCCGCTTAAAGGTTTTCTGCCTAAAGTTTTTACAATACTTCTAATATGCACAGTCATGAATAATGTATCATTACTTAAAAATAATCCAAACTGACTTAAATCAAAATCAATATCTTGAACATTATATATAGCTCTATGACTATATACATCTTTTTCGTATTTTCTATCTCTATTTTCTAAAAATAGCAAATCTTGTATATTAGTTTCATTTAAAGCATTGTATTGCGGTTGTGCAGCCGTTGCTTCATCTTCTTCAGGATTTACTGGTCCTAAATATTTGTGTATATTAATATCAGTTCCGCCAATATGAAACATTTCTTCAATCTGACGATCGAGAAATTCATAATCATTGCCACGTTCTGGTTTGTATAGTGATAAGCGAGGGATAGCCGTTCTCCTATTGTTATACATATTTATCGTAACGAATAAATACTATTGGAGAACTTCATATGACACTAGCAACACAAAAACAAGAAATATTTGATTATGTAAACGCATTCCTCGGTGGTGGAATGGTCGATGTTGAATTAGACCCGATACATTATCAAACAGCGTTAACAAAGGCGTTAACAAGATATCGTATGCGCAGTGATTATAGTGTAGAAGAATCGTATATGTTTATGCCAACAGTAATAGATCAAAACGAATATATTTTACCTAATGAAGTAATGGAAGTTAGACAAATTTTCCGTAGATCAATAGGATCAAGATCCGGTGGCGGAGGCGGCGGGACACTGTTTGAACCATTTAATCTTGCTTACACAAACACTTATCTGTTATCAGGTTCTAAAATGGGCGGACTAGCAACATATGATATGTTTAGTCAGTATCAAGAACTAGTAGGCAGAATGTTTGGTAGTTTTATAGAATTTCAGTGGAATTCGACTACAAAGAAATTGACAATATTACAAAGGCCACGCTCTGAAGAGGATCTTTTATTAATGGTATATAACTTTCGTCCAGATGAAGAATTATTAAAAGATTACCTAGCTGTACAATGGATTAAAGATTATACACTTGCGAGTTGTAAATATATGCTAGGCGAAGCACGTTCAAAGTTTGCTACTATTGCAGGTCCACAAGGTGGATCAACACTAAACGGTGATGCATTAAAGGCAGAAGCACAAACTGAGATGGATAAGCTAGAACAAGAAGTGTCGTTAGCTGTTGCAGGCGGCACAGGATATGGCTTTACAATAGGTTAAAGATCGTTATCATGTATATGCAATTGTATTAGTGCATAATGTAAAACTTTCATTAAGTCTTTTCTTGCGTCATCCTTAGAACCTTTTTTGCCGTAACGATTAGAATACTTGTCAACGTTGCCCATACAAAATCCAGTACCATGACCTCTTTCAATAATCACTTCAGTTGATTGAAATTTATTAGTAGCATAATGACCTTGATATGTACTATCAATATATGCTTGAAACTCTTCAATAAGTGCTTTTTCATTAAACTTGTAATCAATCGACATGCCGTACTCCTATTAATGCCTTATCATTACAATAATAATAACATAAAGTAAATTAAATGTCAACCTAAAAATCTGGAGTAAGATCGCCTTGTTTCCATAACGATCCTTCTTTTTGTAAAATACGCTGACAATTTGCACATATAGTTTTTAAGTTACTAGGTCTAGAATTTTCTAAACGCCCATCTATATGAAAAACGTCAAATTGTTCTTGATACTTAGATTTAAATCCACACTTTTCACAATAGTCTTTTTTAATATATCCTGCAATTTGCCACCTTGGAAGACCGTGTCCGATACTTCCATGCTTAACACAGATTTCGCATTTTTTTCTATAGTATACTTTATTACCTTTACGGTAATTAATTGCTGCTGGTCTTTGCTTACAAATACATAATGGTCTCATAACTTTATTTATCGCACCTTTTTCGCCCCTTTTTCGTATGGTTTAATAGGTGGATTTAAAATAAATCTACTAAATACATTAAGAACACTACCCAATAGGAGAAAGAAAAAATGGCATTAACATCACCAGGTGTAGAAGTACAAGTCATAGACGAGAGTTTTTATACTCCGGCAGCTGCTGGTACTGTACCTATGATATTTGTAGCTTCTGCTGAAAATAAGCTGAACGGCAGCGGCTCAGAGCTAGCAGCAGGAACACTAGCAGCAAATGCTGGAACACCGTACTTAGTTACTTCACAAAGAGAATTAGTTGAATTATTTGGTACTCCAACATTTTATACTGATACTAACAATAATCCGATTCATGCAGGAGAACTAAATGAATACGGATTACAAACTGCATATTCGTTATTAGGAGTTACTAATCGTGTATATGTATGTAGAGCAGATCTTGATTTAGGAAAACTAACAGCAAGTGCAACTGCACCAGGAGGCGAACCAGAAGCAGGCTCATACTGGTTTGATGTACAATCTACAGACTTTGGAATTCAAGAATGGAATGGCGCAGCTATTAATGCAGCCGGCGGACAAAGTTTTAATACTATAGTACCTATTGTTTTAACTCCAAATGATGTTGATAGAACAGTAGGCGAAAGTTTATCAGCACCGGGAGCACCTAAAGCAAGCGTAGGTGCAATAGGCGATTATTGCATTGTAGCCATTACCACTATGAATAGTACATACTATAAAAATAATAGCGGAACTTGGGTAGAAGTTGGGTCAGATGCATGGAAGTCTAGTCATTATACAGTAAGAGGTTCGTTGCAAAATCCAACAGTTACACCTAGTAATACAGTTATTATTGACGGCGCAGTAGCAATTACATTAAGTGGTGCATCGGCAGCATTAGCAGCAGTGGATATTAATGATGCAGGTATTTCAGGAGTGTCGGCAGCAGTTGTAGATAGTGCATTAGAAATATATACAACAAACGAAAGCTTAGTAATAGGCGCAGGAACAGCAAATGCAGAACTTGGGCTAGTAGCAGGCACTTATTATTCACCTAAAGTTGCTGTTGCTGATCATACAAGTGTACCTACGTTTAAAGCAGTAGATGTTAACCCAAGACCAACTGGTTCAATTTGGTTTAAAACAACAGAACCAAATGGCGGTATTGATCTACGTATAAAAAATTATAACGCTGAAACTAATTTATGGGAAAGATTAACTGTTCCTGCTTTTCAAACTAGTTCAGCAGCACTATATGGATTAGACAGAGCCGGCGGTGGGTCAAATCTTGTAACGGGCGATCTTTATGCAAAAGTAAATTTTGAAGAAGATACTAATCCAAAAGTTAACTTTAAATTTTATCGTAGAAATTCTAGCGGTACTACATCTATTAAAAGTCCTAAAATTACAACTGGATTAACAAATTTAGTTGCATATGACTTTGCAATTGCTGAAACAAAAACAAATTCAAATGTATTTGCTGCACCAGTAACTGTTAGTTTTACAGCAGCAGGCGCATCAGGTGATGCAGATACAATTGCAGGCGCAATTAACGCAGCAGGTTTAACAAATATTGTAGCAAGTGTTGATAGTCAAAATAGAATTACTATTGAACATAAAACAGGCGGTGATTTTTATCTTTACGATATCGACGGAGCATTAGCTTCTTCAGGATTTGCTGCATTTGTTGCAGGAGACACTTCAACTACATCAAACTTGTATGGTGCACCAAACCAAATTATTACAGACGCACCGACACTACTAGGTGAAGTTAGCGTTTCTGGTGTATTTTTAGCTTCAAACTGGAAAGTATTAAACTATACTCCAGCAGTTGATGCACCATTAAGCTTAACAGCAGACGGCGAAGTTTGGTACAGTTCAGTAGTAGACGAAGTTGATATGATGATACACGACGGTGCAAACTGGATAGGGTATTTAAATTATGATCACGGAAATGGTACTGGTGATACAGATCCAAATGGACCTATAGTATCAGCTAGTGAACCTACTGAAAATTCACAAGCAGATCCATTACAAGATGGCGATATTTGGATTGCAACTGGCGACATTGAAGAGTACGGAACTGTATACAAATATAACGAAGCTTTAAGTTCGTGGGTGTTGTTAGATAAAACAGATCAAACAACTGAAAATGGTATACTATTTGCAGACGCACGTTGGGGCACAGCAGGATCAGAAAGTGATGCAGCAGAAATTACAGATCTACTAGAAAGCAATTATGTAGATCCTGATTGTCCAGATCCAGCACTATATCCAAAAGGTATGCTACTATGGAACACACGTAGAAGCGGATTTAATGTTAAGCGTTTTGAGCGCAACTACATAGATACATCGGGTGATAACGAGCAATATACAGTTGATAGCGGAGATGTGTTTGATGCTAACGGTAATGCACAATCAATGGATACATATTATCCACACCGTTGGGTAACACTAAGTGGTAATAATGCAGACGGTTCGGGTACATTTGGTAGACTTGCACAACGAAAATCAGTTGTACAGTCATTACAAGCAAATGTTAACAGTAATCAAGATATCCGTGACGAAGAAGCAAGAAGATTTAACTTAATGGCATGTCCAGGATATCCGGAACTAATCGGAGAATTGATCACACTTAATTACGACAGACGCTTAACAGGATTTGTTGTAGGTGATTCTCCTGCAAGATTAACACCAGATGCAACATCTTTGAATAACTGGGCAGCAAATGTTCGTTCAGCAGTAGAAGATAATGATAATGGTGCTGTGAGTTTTGATGAATATTTAGGTATGTATTATCCATGGGGATTCTCAAGCGATAATAACGGTAATAACATTGCTGTTCCACCAAGTCATATGGCTCTACGCACAATGATAATAAATGACCAAGTTGCTTATCCATGGTTTGCACCAGCTGGTACAAGACGTGGCGGAGTTACAAACGCAACAAGTTCAGGATATGTAAATTCTGAAGGAGAGTTTGTAAGTATTTCTCTTAATACAGGACAAAGAGATACATTATACGAAAATAATATTAATCCAATTACATTTATTAGTGGAGCAGGATTAGTTGTATTTGGTCAAAAAACTAGAGCAAGAAATGCAAGCGCTCTTGATAGAGTTAATGTAGCAAGGTTGATTGTTTATATGAGAACACAGCTTGAACTATTAGCAAGACCTTACTTGTTTGAACCGAATGACAGAATCACAAGAGATCAAGTCAAATCAGCAGCTGATGCATTCTGTTTAGAATTAGTTAGCTTACGTGCATTGTATGATTTCATTACAGTATGTGATGATTCAAATAACACACCAGCTAGAATTGATCGTAACGAGCTTTGGTTAGATATAGCAATTGAACCAGTAAAAGCAATTGAATTTATTTACATTCCGTTGCGTATTAAAAACACAGGCGAAATTGCTGCATTAGGAGGTTGATAATTAGGCCCTAGGGCCTGATTACTAAAAAGAGCTAAATATATGTATCAAAGAGAGGATAAAATATGCCACTAACATCATTAAGAAATATTTCGGTTCCGATCGACGATGGCCAAAGAAACGGCACATTGTTAATGCCGAAATTGCAATACAGATTTCGAGTTGTATTACAAAATTTTGGTATTGACGGAGGACTACTAACTGAAGTAACAAAACAGGTTGTAGACGTTACTCGTCCAACAGTTAATTTCGAAACAATTACACTAGATGTGTATAACTCAAGATCATACCTTGCAGGTAAACATTCTTGGGATCCGATTACACTTACATTACGTGACGATGTAAATAATAATATAAGTAAAGTAACCGGACAACAGTTACAGAAACAATTTGACTTTTATGAACAAGCAAGTGCAGTTTCTGGAGCAAGTTATAAATTTGAAACAAAAATTCAAATATTAGACGGCGGCAACGGCGGAGACGCAACAGCTCCAACTGTATTAGAACAATGGAATCTAGTAGGTTGCTATTTAGAATCAGCTAATTATAATTCATTAGCATATAGTGCATCGACTGATCCAGTTACTGTTACATTAAGTATAAGATACGACAATGCAGTACAAACAGATGCAGACGGAACTACTAGAAATAATGGCGTAGGCGAACCTGTTAATAGACCAAGTGGTGACACGTCAACAGGACCTGGAGTACTAGTTACAGGTAACCAGTCAGTTCAAGGTTAATTATTATATAGTGGCATAACTATAAAATAGAGAGCTTTTGCTCTCTATTTTTTTATGTGCGTATATAATTGATTATAATAAATACTTTATAAGGAGATTCATTGTGTCGTCAATTCTTTTACGAGATGCTCAGCATGCCCATAATTTATATACACAACAGAGGCTTGATTTTTCTCCGAAGGTTAAGTATCTATATCATTGCTATTTTGACCTAACACCCGAAGCAAGATTTAAGTCTCCTATTTCTTCTTTTAAAAATAATTTAATAAATGTATTAGTTAAAAGTTTAAACTTACCTTCATATACATCACAGATTTCTACTGTGCAACAATATAATAGAAAAAAGAATGTTCAAACACGAATAGACTACGAACCTGTAACTTTTACATTTCACGACGATATGGCAGGACACACAAAAGACTTATTAAAAGAATATTATAATTTTTATTATAGAGACGGTAAGAAAAATTCTGGATTTGATTATGATCCACTAGATAAGTTTGCAAACAGTGTTCCTAGCTACGGGTTAGATAATAACTTTAATACACCCTTTTTTAAAGAAATTAAAATTTTTCAATTAGCAAAACAAGAATGGAATAGTTATACATTAATTAATCCAGTAGTGCAAAACTGGCAACATAGTGATTTGGATTATAGTGACGCCTCAGGTATTACTGAAAATCAATTAACAGTAATGTATGAATCGGTATTATATGATAGCGGATATGTAAATGATTTTGACACGCCAAAAGGATTTACTGCACCAGAAACTGGATACGATAATACACCTAGTCCTGTTAGTGATAAACTAGAACAATTTTATGCTGATCAACCTAGACCTTTTAGGCACACATCAAATAATTTTGGTTATCCTACTAATCCATTATTAGGTAGAAATTCTAGCACAGGTGCTCCTACATTAGGAGCAATAATAGCTGATTCAGTATTAAGTACCGGCGGCATAAATAATCTTAAATTTCCAGGTGCACCAGAAGTTGATCTTGCTATAAGAATTGCAAATACTGTTAGAGATGTAGGTAACGATCCTAGTGTACTTGCTGATAGAATATTAAACAATCCTGCTGCTTTAAATAGTCTAGTTAAAGTTACTTTAGGCACAGGTTCGTTTAGTGATTCGTATAGTAGTAGAAATTTTCAACAGTATGACACATTAGAAAGTGCAACACAGAAAGCAATACAAACCGAAATTATTGGAAAATTAGTAGGCGGCGACAGAAAGATTGTAAATCTAGCAAACGCAGTCGTAAATGCTATAAAATAGGAGAAATTTATTGTCACAGGTACCAAATACTTTAAGCCCAGATAGCGCAACAAAAGTTAAACGATTTTTTGATAAATTTTATCAACCAACAGCAGCATTTAGTGCAGCCGATATTGATTCAGCGATTGGTTATTTTTTAAAAAGAGGCTTTGAAGAAGTCAGTGCAACTTCAACTGCTAATATATTATTAGCACAAGCAAGGATTGATAAAATTCCTGTACAAAAACTATTAGACACTTTAGACGGCGTTAATGATGTACAACTTAATAATGTTGTAGGACAAATACTTAATAACAGCAGAGATAAAACCAGTCAGTTAGGTTTTAAAACTAACATTGAAGGTTTGAGACTCGAGGCTAGAAATATTATTGTCTAATGGGACGTTTTGCTCAAGGTAAGTATAATCTAAAAAACCCACAAAAGTATGTAGGTACAAAAACACCTACGTATCGATCAGGCTGGGAATTTACATTTATGAAAATGTGTGACGATCATCCTGCTATATTACAATGGGCTAGTGAAGCAATACGCATACCTTATAGAAATCCACTTACCGGCAAGCAAACTATATATGTTCCGGATTTTTTTATAGTTTATTCAGACAAAGGCACGAAGCAGCGTGTAGAATTAATTGAAGTTAAACCTGCTAATCAAGCAATGCGAGAAAGACTAGGCAGAAGTAAACATAATCAAGCACATTATGTTGTTAATCAAGCAAAGTGGGAAGCAGCTAGAGCATGGTGTAAACAAAAAGGAATAATATTCCGTATTGTTACTGAAGATGATATTTTCCACAATGGTCGTAAAAGATAAATAATAGTAGCATATAATGGATTGGACCCATGACTAAAAAATTAGAAGACTTGTTAAACTTACCTGATTCAAAAGAAATCATTGAACAAGCAGAAGATCAAGAAGAAGAACAAAAAGCATACGAAATCGAACAAGCAGAAACTTTTAGAGATATAGCCGAGTTTGATAAAATTACTGCGGCACTGCCAAGTGTAAAAGGCCTAGGCGAAGCAGCTGATAAAGAACTTAATGAAGTAGCAGATAAAGCAATGCAAGCATATGAAGATCTAATGGATTTAGGTATGAATGTTGAAAGTCGTTACAGCGGTCGTGTATTTGAAGTTGCAGGCGGGATGCTTAAAACAGGATTAGATGCTAAAGTTGCAAAATTAGACAAAAAATTAAAAATGGTTGAACTACAACTTAAAAAAGAAAAAATGGACAAAGATAGTAATAAAAATGACGACTCTATCATTAACGGCGAAGGTTATGTAGTTACTGATAGAAATAGTCTTTTAGAGCGACTTAAAGGCTTAGATAAAGATAAATAATACATAGACAACAGGATCAATGCGCAATGAGATCATTTACAGAAATACTTACCGAGTCTAAAAAGACTTATGAATTTAAAATAGGAGTTGCTGGAAACTGTCCAGACGACTGTGTAGATAAGTTAGAAACTGCTCTAAAGAAATTTAGTGTAATAAACATGACATCGGGTAAAAAGACGCCGATACAAGAGCGTCCACTAGACTTCCCGCAGTTACAAAATATGGAAGTTACATATTTTGAAGCAGAAGTTGAATACCCAACAACTAGTCAAGTACTACAAGAGTATTTGGGTAAGTGTTGTGGCATTGATCAATCATACATTATTGTACGCAATATGAATGATCCTAGAGAAGAATATCAAAAACTAAAAGACACTGCGCCATACGAATCTATGTTAACCAAAGAAGACATGGGCGGCGAAACTGCACAAGAAGATGTAGCAGGCAATCGTGTGATGAGTTTGTTAAAAGAATTAGAAACTGCTCGCAAAGAAAATGAACACAGTGGTGCAGAAGGCGCACCAGTTGGAGAGTCATCTGACATTGGCGATGTAGAAAATACTAAAGCAGTTGTAGGAGGCTGAAATTATGGATATGAAAAAAATCTTAGAAAATATGGATTCAGCAGCAGCAGGCGATAAGCCGTCAGTAGCAGGATCAAATGTTAACGATATGAAAACTATTTTAGAGTCAATTCAGGCAGTAGATGAATGTGGACCAATGGTTGACGAAGGACCTATGCCTACAATACCTGCACCAGAGATGGACAAAGGTAATCCAGTAACAGTAAGTGTATCAATGAATGCAAGTGGCAAAGAACATGTTGCTGATTTATTAGATATGATGAAGAACGCAGGACTAGGTGATGCAGCACCAGCAGCAGACAAAATGATGTCACCACGTATGGATATGGAACGCTTGTCGAGTATAATGGACGAGCCAGGATTTGACGATAAAGAAATGCCACTTCCTAAAGGCGATGAAGCAGATATGGAAGAAGGCGGCATGAAAGATGCTGTAACTGATATGCAAGAACAACTACACGATTTTGCACAAGAAATACAAAAAGGAATGCATAGTTACGACAACGTTGTTGATGAACTAAATGATATGTTTGACGAAGTTAAAGATATGGGCGATCCAATAGTAACAAATGCTTTTAAAGTACTTAGAAGTCTTGAGCCAGAAGACTTCGGCGAAGGTGAAGGCGGCGGTCCAAATCGTGCTTCTATGGTAGCACAAGATGCTATGGATATGATTGACGGTAGCGATGACAGTGACTACGATCATCTTCCAAATCTTGAAGGTTACGCTAACGAACCAGATGAGAAGTATGACGATCACGAAGTAATGATTAAAGATTTAAGTGGTGGTATCAACCGCGAAAAGAAATCATACAAAGCGGCACAACGTGGCGATAATCCAATGGCAACTGAATCTATAAAAAGTAAATTATGGGCAGCACTTGCTGAAAAGAAGATGCCTATGGGCGCAGGACCAGATGGCAAAAAAGGCACTGATGACGATAAGCCTGCTTTCTTAAATCAAAAGACTGGTGACAAGAAAAGCAAAGGCGGAAGCAAGCCTAAAAAAGGTGTAGTACCTCCACAGTTCCAAAAGAAATAAGAACGTTCTACCGATAGAGCGAACGGCCAAATAGCACCTTCGGGTGCTATTTTTTTGGGTAAATAATATTATGGCAGCATCATTAGACGGCGTTCTTATTAAGAAAGCTAACAAACAAGAAACATTCACAAATGAACAAGTCGAAGACTTGATGAAATGTATGGATCCTGACGAGGGGTATTTGTACTTTGCTCGTAAGTTTGCATACATTCAACACCCTGTAAAAGGTAAGTTGCTGTTTGATCCTTTTGAATATCAGCTGCGTTTGATGCACAGCTATCATAACTATCGCTTTAACATTAACATGATGCCTAGACAAACAGGTAAAACAACCTGTGCTAGTATATACCTTGCTTGGTATGCAATGTTTAATCCAGACCAAACTATTCTAGTTGCTGCACACAAATACACAGGTGCGCAAGAGATTATGTCTCGTATACGCTTTGTGTATGAAACTTGTCCTGATCATATTAGAGCAGGGGTTACAAGCTACAATAAACAATCAATAGAATTTGAAAACGGTTCACGTATTGTAGCACAGACTACAACAGGCAACACAGGACGTGGTATGAGTATCTCGCTACTATACTGTGACGAGTTTGCATTCGTACAACCAAACATTGCTGAAGAGTTTTGGACTTCGATATCACCTACACTGGCAACAGGTGGTAGAGCTATTATTACTAGCACACCTAACAGTGATGAAGATACGTTTGCTACTATTTGGAAACAAGCCGAAGACAAATTTGATGCACACGGCAATGAGCAAGAGCTAGGATCAAACGGCTTTCATAGTTTTGTTGCACAATGGGATGAACATCCAGATCGTGACGAAGCGTGGAAAGTAGAAGAAGTTGGGCGTATCGGTGAAGAAAAGTTCCGACGAGAATATGGTTGCGAATTCCTAGTATTTGACGAAACACTAATTAATTCAATTAAGCTTGCTGCTATGGAAGGCGACAATCCTGTACTCAATATGGGACAAACACGATGGTACAAAAAACCAACTAGTCAATATACATATGCTGTTGCACTCGACCCTAGTATGGGCACAGGTGGCGACTATGCTGCAATACAAGTATTTGAATTACCTAGTTATGAACAAGTAGCAGAATGGCAACACAACCAAACTGCTATTCCTGGGCAGATTAGAGTACTTGCAGACATATGCAAGTATTTAGAACAAGAAACTAATAATCCCCAAGGCATATACTGGAGTGTAGAAAACAACGGTATCGGCGAAGCATGTCTTATTGTTATTAATGACTTTGGTGAAGAAAACATTCCAGGTTTATTTGTTAGTGAACCTATGCGTAAAGGGCATGTTCGTAAATTCCGCAAAGGCTTTAATACTACACACAGCACAAAAGTAACCGCTTGTAGTAGATTAAAAACAATGATAGAAAATGATAAAATGGTTATACATTCTAAACCATTTTTATCAGAACTTAAAGGGTTTGTTGCAACAGGATCGAGTTTTCAAGCTAAGTCTGGTATGACTGATGATTTGATTAGTGCTACACTTCTTGCTATACGAATGATGGCTGTACTCAAAGATTGGGATCCGCGAGTGTATAATACGTTTACACAAGCAGAAGATTTAGAAGACTACGATCCGCCCATGCCTATATTCGTAAGCAGTAACTATTAGATAAATACAATATGAAAAACTTGAATACAATATCAGAAGACTTGTTTAATAAAATTAGAGGAAGATTTCCTAATTTAACTATTGGTGACCAAAATGGTAATATTGTTACTGAGCCGGCAGCTGCAAGATTTTTTGATTTTGAGTATAAAGAAGACGGTACCTCGTTAGGTACGATATCTATCTCGTTATCAGAAGACGACGGAATTAGTATTATATATTCAAGAGATTTTATTAATGATCAAGATAACACAACTCAAAAAAATTGGTATAACTTTTTAAAAGAATTACGTGAATTTGCTAAAAAACGCTTACTAAATTTTGATGTGAGAGATATTAATAAAACAAATTTAACAAAAAGAGATTATAAATTTTTAGCAAATCGATCTGGGGATAATAACATGAACGAAACAAAGTTATATGGTACATCACGTATAAGCTACCAAAAAATAGGTGAAGCACGTATAATGATTAAGCATACCGAAAGTGTTAATCAAGAAAGTGCTACAGGACGCACACAAAAAATAGGAAAGATCTACATTGAATCATCCGATGGTGAAAGATTTAGATATCCTTATAAACACCTAAGTGGTGCAAGAGCAATGGCTCGACATGTTAGCGAAGGCGGAAATGCCTATGACGATTTTGGTAAGCATATTGTAGGCTTATCAGAAGAAATGTCAAAACTACGTAAGTTTAAGAACTACATGGGACGTAGTGCTGTAATGGCAGAAAGCCTAGCAGGATATACAGACATTGTTAAAGAGCGCATTGCTACAGTTAAGAAAACAATCGAGAGCTTACAAAAGCCAGCATATTACAAAGAAACATTTGAAGCATTTGAAACCCCAGTAATGGAAGATGTTCCTAGTGATGTTGCTGAAAACTGGATTGACCAATTAACTATTAAACAGTTTAACGAAGAACTATCAGATGTGTTTCCATACATATACAAACTAGTAAGCGAAGCAAGTAAAGCAAAATCTCTAGGACCAGATGACTTAGTAGACGAAGGCGAGCAGCACGGCAATAGTAAAATTTATGACAAATGCAGAGATGGCTGGAAAAAGAAGCCAGGTGCAACTCGTGGTTCTAAAGGATCGTGCATCCCGGAAGAAGCAGAACTAGAGCAAGGCTTTGAAGAAATGATGGGTCAGTTTGCAGAAGCAAAAGAGTGCGAAGAATGTAATTGCGCACCTTGCGAATGTGACACAAACGAAGAAGAAGTACAAGAAGCATATATTGACACAAGTAAAGATGCTATAGAAGTACTAGGCGCACTACGTGGCAAAGGTAAAGCAATTGAACGTGGGCAAGATGACGATCAAGGCAACTTAGCAAATCAGTACGTAAGCGATGTATGGGATGTGTATTCATTTATTGAAGCAAGAACAAATGGATTTAGCGGACTAGACAAGAATGCCAAAGCTGCAATTGAAGGAATGATGAAACTACGTGGCGAAGCAAAGAAATTAGAAACTGAGCCAGGATCAGGTAAAAATTCTCGCTTTGGTAATGCTATTGTAACTGCATTGTATCCTGTAATGGAATATCTATATACAACAGACTTTGATAGAAACAAAAAAGAAGACGACACCGACGAAGGCAATGCATACGCACACGCTGTAAAGAAAGCTAAAATGAATGGCAAGAAAAAAGGCGACAAAGTAGACGGACCAGACGGTGACGAGATTACACTTGAAAAAGAACAAAAGACACCATTAGGTGAGTTCATACTATCTTACTACGATAGAGAAACAGGTGAGTTTCCAAAAGGTGAAACAGCAATTCTTACTATGGTAGAAAAAGATTACGGTGAACAGTACATTGACCCTGCTAAGGCATTTATTGAACAAATACAAGCAAAATTTGACGAGCATCAAATGCGTAATAATCCACAGCAAATGGAGGGCGGCGTGTTTGATAAATTTAAAAATAATATTGTACTATACAATCCGGACACTATGGAAATAAAGAAAATGTATCCAATGATGCACCGAAAGCAAGCTTCTGCAGATGCTGATAAATTAGGCTTAATTGCAACAGATGGAACACAGTACGTGCAACTGAAAAAAGACAAGAGGGATATGACTAATGTTGATTTAGACAATCCGGGTCCAAAGTACGCTAAAGCAAAAGCACCTGAAGCACCAAAAAAACCAGGCACATTAGATAGAATTAAGAGTTTAGCCGGTTTAAAATAATGCAGAAAGTCTGGATCTTCGGAGACAGCTATGCTAATGATACTTATGATAAACACTATGCCTGGTCAAAACGTATAGCACAAACTTATGATGTAAAAAATTATGCTATTGGGGGCACTGGCCCCGAATACATGATGCAACTTTTTCGAGATGCAATACAAAATACAGAAACTGACGAGTTAGAAAAAATTAATCTAATATTTTTCTTATCTGGCGATGAAAGAAAAAACTTTAATTTTACTATGCAGCCTGAAGATCAATCAATTATGATGAATGTAATTTTCGGCAGGAATGATGATCTTTACATAAGAAAAAGAGTTGCAAGATATAAATCTTACAAAAAGTTCTTACATAACTTTTTTAGAAGATACTATTTACATAATGATTTACAAGATTTTCGACAGTTACAATACGTAGGTATATTAAAAGAATATAGTGCGTTTTTTAAAAAAGTTCTAGTAGTAAATGTATTTGAAGACCCGCAAGATAGTTTGTTATATAAAAAATTTGGATTACCTATTCAAGACACAGAAAAATTTACTTTTTGTAAAGGTCCTAGTTTATACAGTATAGAAAAAGATATTAACAAAGAATTACCAAATCACATGACTCCGGCTAATCACGATTTACTATTTAATGAAATGGTAAATTGGATAGATCATAATATATCTCCTAATATCAATAATTTAAAAAAAATCGCTTGACAAGATAAATAATATCGTGTAGTATATAAGAGTGCTATACATTTTAGGCACAAGAGCAATATTAGTTGTTCTAACATAGGCATAACATATAGGAGAAAAGGCACTATGGCATCATTAGCAGAAATTCGAGCAAAGCTCAAAGAACAAGAAGCCGGCGCAGGCAGTCAACGCACAGGCGGTGGCGACAACGCAATTTACCCATTTTGGAATATGGCAGAAGGCAGTAGCGCAACAATGCGTTTCTTGCCAGACGGAAATGAATCTAACGATTTTTTCTGGGCAGAACGTTTGATGATCAAACTTCCGTTTAGTGGAGTAAAAGGTGATACAAGTTCACGACCAGTACAAGTACAAATTCCGTGTATGGAAATGTATGGCGAAACATGTAATATTCTTAACGAAGTACGTGGCTGGTTTAAAGATCCTTCACTAGAAGATATGGGTCGTAAGTACTGGAAGAAACGTTCATACGTATTCCAAGGATTTGTTGTAGATGATCCATTAAAGGAAGATACTACGCCAGAAAATCCAATTCGTCGATTTATTATTGGCCCACAAATTTTCCAAATTATCAAACAATCACTTTTAGATCCAGACATGGAAGAGTTGCCAACAGATTATACTGCTGGTATTGACTTCCGTCTTAATAAAGGATCAAAAGGTGGCTATGCAGACTACGGCACAAGTAACTGGGCACGTCGTGAGCGTCCGTTGAGTGACACTGAAATGAATGCAGTAAATACAAACGGATTGTTTAATCTTTCAGACTTCTTACCTAAGAAGCCAGGCGACATTGAGCAAAAAGTAATGCATGAAATGTTCGAAGCAAGTGTAGACGGTGAGGCATACGATGCAGATCGTTGGAGCCAATATTTCCGTCCAGCAGGCATGCAAGCACGTACAGGTGATCCGCAACAGGCAGCAAGCCCACAGGCTACAGCAACTAGCCAAAGCGCACCAACTCCAACACCAGTAGCTGAAACTACAACTGACACAGGTTGGCAAGAACCTGCTCCAGCAGCAGCTGAACCTGCAGGCGGAGCACAAGACATTCTTGCAATGATCCGATCACGTCAAGGTTAATAACGCAACTAAAGTGGGTTGCATTTTGTAGATGCAACCCATATTGTATTTGGCTTTTTAGGAGAATTTAATGGCTAGTAAAACATTCGATCCAACGAAGTTCCGTAATTCGTTGACAAAATCTATTACGGGTATGAGCGCAGGGTTTAATGATCCAACAGACTGGATCAGCACAGGAAACTTTGCACTTAATTACTTGCTAAGTGGCGACTTTACTAAAGGTATTCCGCTAGGTAAAGTAAGTGTATTTGCAGGAGAATCAGGCGCAGGTAAATCTTACATTGTGTCAGGTAACATTGTAAAGTACGCACAAGAACAAGGTATCTTTGTTGTTCTTATTGACAGTGAAAACGCACTTGACGAAACATGGCTACAAGCACTAAAAGTAGATACAAGTGAAGACAAACTACTAAAACTTAACATGGCAATGATTGACGATGTTGCTAAAACAGTTAGTACGTTTATGGAAGACTATAAACAAATGGCGGAAGAAGAACGTCCTAAAGTGTTGTTTGTAGTTGATTCACTTGGTATGCTTATGTCACCAACTGAAATGGACCAGTTCCAAAAAGGTGATATGAAAGGTGACTTTGGTCGTAAAGCAAAGGCACTAAAAGCACTTGTGACTAACTGTGTGAATATGTTTGGTTCATATAATGTAGGTATGTGTGTCACTAATCACACATATGCATCGCAAGATATGTTTGATCCAGATGACAAGATCTCAGGTGGTTCAGGATTTGTGTATGCAAGTTCAATGGTTGTTGCTATGAAGAAACTCAAACTTAAAACAGATGCAGACGGTAATAAAACATCACAAGTACACGGTATTCGTGCTGCCTGTAAAGTTATGAAAACACGTTATAACAAACCGTTTGAAAGTGTGCAAGTTGAGATTCCATATGAAACAGGTATGGATCCGTATTCAGGTATGTTTGATTTAATGGACGCAAAAGGCCTACTAGAAAAGAAAGGCAATCGGTACGAGTATGTTATGAGTACTGGCGAACCTATCTTAGAATTCCGCAAGCGTTGGACTGGCGAATTACTCGATAAAGTTATGGCAGATTTGCCAGCTAAGGAAGCACAAGTTGCAGCCGATGAAGCAGAAGCTGAACGGTTGGCACGTGAAGCTGAATTAGCTGAATTAGACGCCGCTTTGGTAAATACCGATGATAACTTAGTTGAGGAAATTGCTGAAAATGACTGAAGAGCAGATAGCCGAGATATGGACACTGTTTAAAGAATATCTAGATAAAAAACAAATTGAGCTAGTAGCAGAAAAATTTATTGATCTATTAGCAGATTATGGAACATCAGATCTTATAATGCAGGATTTAATTGGAATAGATAAAGATTTAGATAAAGCGATAAATTATTATCTAGAACAAGATTCTGACTTATATGTTGAAGATGATTTTGACGAGGATTGGGATGAATAATGGGATGGTATAGTAATGTAAGCCGAGATATTAATCAAATTCCGGCTGCTATACAATACTTTGAAAATGAACTTGTCCAGGCAAGAGCAGAAGTAAAACTAAAAGGCAATGTCGAAAAGGCAGCAGCAGAAATGCCTGGTATTGTTGAGTACCGTTTTAATCAGCTACAAGAAATTGAAGCAATCCTAAACTACTTAAATATCGAACTGCGTAGATTGCGCAGTTCGTTCTTTAAGAAATATCTTGAGAACTATCAACGAGCTCTGTCAAGCCGTGACGTTGAAAAATACGTAGACGGTGAGGCAGACGTTGTTGACTATGAAAAGATTATTAATGAGTTTGCACTAATGCGTAACAAGTGGTTAGGTCTGTTAAAAGGTCTTGATCAAAAGCAATGGCAGATAACAAACGTAGTTAAACTCAGAGTTGCAGGAATGGAAGACGCTACCTTGTAAATACTGCATGAGCAACACAGTATTAGTAACAGGTGGCTTCGATCCACTACACAGCGGACACATTGCATATTTTAAAGCAGCAAAAAAGTTAGGCGATAAACTAGTTGTCGGAGTAAACAGTGACGAATGGTTAACACGCAAGAAGGGTAGACCGTTTATGCCCTTTGAAGAACGCTGCGCAATCATTAAAGAACTTGCGTGTGTTGATCAAGTTATTGGATTTAACGATTCTGACAATACTGCTAATCATGCAATATTTCAATTACAAAGCACATCAGGGGCAAGTACAAAAATTATCTTTGCTAATGGCGGAGATAGAACAAAGTCTAATATACCCGAAATGCAATATACTAATGTAGAATTTGTATTTGGTGTAGGTGGGGAAGATAAAAAGAATTCAAGTAGTTGGATACTTAAAGAATGGAGTCAGCCTACTACTGAACGTGCATGGGGCAAATACACTATACTAGATAACGGCTCAGGCTGGCAAGTTAAACAACTTGAATTCTATGAAGGACATGCATTAAGTGATCAAAGACACTTTAAACGCAGCGAACATTGGCATGTAGTTGATGGCGTAATTAATATGTTCTTAGAAGACAAGTCTGGTCATCAAACTACTACATTATTAACTCCTGGAGACAGTATAGACATTCCAACAGGCTATTGGCATAAGGCTGTGAATCTAGATACTAAGAGTGCAAAAGTAATAGAAGTGTGGTTAGGTAATGAGCTCACCGAAGACGATATAGAAAGAAGAGATTAATGAAAATATTTGTAGGTTATGACACAAGAGAAGATATTGCATATCAAGTGTGCAAACACAGTATATTAACTAAACAGCCTGAAGCAGATGTGCGTCCTCTAAAACAACAGGAACTACGTGATGCAGGATGGTATAAACGTCCCATAGACAAACTTGCAAGTACAGAATTTACATTTACACGTTTTTTAATACCAGAACTTGCTAACTTCAAAGGTTGGGCAGTGTTTATGGATTGTGACATGATTCTTACTACAGACATTAAAGAATTATTTGACCAAGCAGATGACAAGTACGCTGTTATGTGTGTGCAACATGATTATACACCTAAAGAAGGTATGAAGATGGATGGTCAAAAGCAAACAATCTATCCACGTAAAAATTGGTCAAGTGTGATGCTGTTTAACTGCGGCCATCCTAGTAATGCTAAACTTACACAAGATTTAGTAAATGATCCTGAGATTAATGGAGCATACTTACATCGCTTTAGTTGGCTCAAAGATGAAGAGATTGGCGAATTAGATCATACATGGAACTATCTAGTAGGTGTGTATGATGACATTGAAACACCAAACTTAATACACTACACCGAAGGCGGACCGTGGTTTGAAAACTACAGAGATTGTGAATTTAACGAATTGTGGAAACAAGAATTATTTATTATGATGAATTAATTATGGCAATACATTTTAAAAATCCTAAGGCAACATTTATACATATTCCTAAAACAGGCGGCAGTAGTTTTGAACAATGGGTTTATGATAATATAAATCACGATAGACAACAGAAACACTGTACAATAACAGATGCAGAATCTGTGTGGAATAATCTAGGTACAACTTTTAGTTTTGTTAGAAATCCTTATGCAAGGATAATTAGTTTATATCATTTCATTGGTCAGAGAGCACTAGAAAGAATTGAGATGCGCAAACAAGGTTTACGCACTAAGAAAAGTACTAATCAAGAAGACGATATCTTAATAGCAGAGTATTATAATAAAGGCTTTGAAAATTGGATAGTCGAACATAGTGCAGATATAAAAAATCCATTTGATTTAGGTATCTGGTTATATAAAAGAAAAACTCCTATGGTCCATTGGCTAGAACATAGAGTAGATATAGTAATTAAATTAGAAGAGATTAATAGTAGCTTACATCATTTAGAAGATATTTTTAAATGTAAAATAGATTTGCCTCATCTTAATAAAAGCAAGCATAAACATTATAGAGAATATTATAATGATAAAACACGTAATATAGTTACAGAATTATTTAAAGAAGATTTAGAAACATTTGGATATAAGTTTTGATATGCCTAAGTAAACATAAAACAGACGAATACGTCAATATGTTTGCACAAGGGGCAAACTTACCTATAGAAAATTATTCATATGACTTTAAAAACAATCCTATAATGATACGTAGTATGGGAAAACGTAAACTTATACAATGGTGCTTAAAGAATAATCATACATTTTATTATATGGACAGCGGATATGTTGGCAACTATAAATCAGCAATTAATCCATTAGGATGGAAGAACTGGCATAGAATTGTAAAAAATAATATACAACATGAACGAATAATAGAAAGACCGGATGATAGATGGAAAAAATTACAGTACCCTATAGAAAATCTAAAACAAGGTAGACATATTTTATTAGTAACACCTTCAGACAAGCCTTGTAAGTTTTACGGTATATCACGAAATGAATGGGTAACTAAAACTATAGAAGAAATAAGAAAATATACCGATAGACCTATCAAAGTTAGAGATAAAGCAACAAGACCAGAACGTATAAAGAACACTATATTTGATGATTTAAGATATTGTCATGCACTTGTAACTTATCAAAGTATTGCAGCAGTTGAAAGTGTGCTATATGGTGTACCGGCATTTTCGATGGCACCGACAGCAGCAGACCCTGTCTGCGACAAAGATTTAAGCCTAATTGAAACTCCCACACTACAGGATAAAGATAAAATATATAAATGGGCTTGTCATCTTGCATACGGACAATTTCATATTGAAGAATTTAAAGATGGAACAGCATGGAGATTATTAAATGAAAGTTAAAACATTCATGATGACAGCAGGTCATAATCATGAAAGAGAAGTACTAAGAAATATGCACAACGGCATTGCATCTGATCTAATTCCTTCTAGTAAAAGAGAATTACGATATATCAGAGCTGTTAATAAAGCTAATGGCAGAGGAACAGGCGTTGAGTACGAGTATGGTGAAAAATATTCAAAATGCGATGTTGGAGTTATGTTTGGCAGTTGGAAACCTCAACGATCTAATATACATCACGTATGTAGATCTTCTATTGTTGAAAAATCAAATTGTTTTATTTGTATAGAAACACCTCTGTTAAATAGACGGGTACTCAAACCAAATACACATCAACGAGTCGGAATTAATGGCTTTTTAAATAGAGATGCTATCTGGGGTCCAGACGTTGATCATAAAGGTGATCGGTTAGACAAACTAGGCATTCATTACAAAGGATGGAATAATAAATCCGAAGGTCCTATAGTAATTGCTATGCAACTTGGTGGTGATGCAAGTTTAAGAAATAACGATATTAATCAATGGGTAAAAGATACAGTTAGCACGTTAAGAGCAAATACTGATAGGCCTATTGAAATAAGAACACATCCGGCAGTAAGCGAAAAAGGATGGGCAGATCATGATGAGCTTTTTAGACATTTTATGTTTAATAATTATAAAAATATATCGTTTACAAACGGAAAAGCACATCCTTGGGAAAATCAATTACAAAATGCATATTGTGTTGTAGCATATACAAGTGGATTAAGTATTGATGCTGCTCTTCAGGGTATTCCGGTAATTGCATGTGACGAAGGTAACTTTGCTTGGAATATCGGAGAAAGAAAATTAGCAAATGTAGAAAACATGCAATTAGCAACAGAACCTCAAGTTCAACAATGGTTAAATAATCTTGCATACTGTCAATGGACACCTGAAGAAATGGAATCAGGAGAATGTTGGGCACATTTAAAAGAATCAGTAAATGAAATATTAGAATCATCACAGGACGACAATGACTAAGAAAACAGTAATTACATATCTTAAAGGAATTCCTAACGCAAAAAATAAAGAAAAAATTGATGTTTTAAAATTTTTTGCAGAAGGAGTAACTAAGTATGGAGATTTAGGTGTTGCATCAGAGCAACGCCGTTGGTCAAAGAGTCATGCTGGAGTAATACAAGGATTTGTACATAGTTCTAGTCCTAATAGTCCGCATTTAAAATTACGTAGAGAAGTGATTGATAAACAAATTGCAAATAGAAGACATGCTATTATTATTGATAGTAATTTATTTTTATATGCAGATCCTGGTAATAGTAATCATTATCTTAGATATAGTAGTAACGGTGTCTTTCCTACTACTGGTAATTATTTTTGGGATGATCCTGATCCTAATAGATGGAAAAGTATCAGCCAAACCCTAAAGCTTTCACTAAAAGACTGGCGTACAAAAGGTAATCATATAGTAATATGCTTACAAAGAAACGGTGGCTGGAGTATGCAAGGCTTAGATGTAATGAGCTGGTGCAAAAATGTAATTGCAAGAATTCAAGCAGTGACAGATAGACCTATTGTAGTTAGAGCACATCCGGGCGATAAACGTGCAGTACAATATTTAAAATTAAATTATCCTAATGTTAAAACAAGTTTTACTCCAAACATTACAGATGATTTAAAAGATGCTTGGTGTGTTATAACATATAATAGTAGTCCTGGAGTAGCTGCTGCTATAGAAGGCATTCCTGTATTTGTATTAGATACAAATGCCGAAAATAGTCAAGCTTTTGAAATTGCAAATACAAAATTAAAAAAAATAGAAAATCCTTTAATGCCTGATAGACAACAATGGATTGAAAAAATTTCAATGAGTCATTGGAATTTTAAAGAACTGAGATCTGGGGAAGCTTGGGCGCATATAAGGAAATACATATGAAATTAATAGATTCTTTTTGCTACTTTAATGAAGCCGACTTATGTAAAATAAGATTAAATTATTATGCAGATGTTGTTGATCATTTTGTGATATTAGAAAGTACACATACGTGGAGAGGCACAAGAAATACTCCTAACTTTATGGAAAATGTTTGGCCTCATCTATCACAAGAAATTCAAGAAAAAATTCATCATCGTATTATCGATCATCCTAATGAATGGCTTAATGAAGCAAGTTGGAAACAAAAATTAGTACAAAACAAAATGAGAGATAGCCTTGTCTACGAAGCAAGGACTATAGATAAAAATGCTTATTTTGCTTATAATGATCTTGACGAATTTTGGGATAAAAGACGATTAACAGACATACTAGCCGCAGTGGACCAACATAACTATGTTGTTTGTTGGCAAGAATATAGGATAGTATTTGTAGACTGGATGGCACGATATGGAGGTTGGGGAGGCTCTAGATTTACAACATTAGATCGATTACCTGAAGAAAGGCCTATGAGCCATGGTAAATTTAAATATATAAAACATAAAGTATATTTTAGATTACATCCAATCGAAAACGGTTGGCATTTTAGTTATTTTGGATCTAACGAAGCTAGAGAAGCAAAATTAAAAAGTATTAAAGATACTAGAAACTGGGAGAAAAAAATAAGTAAAAGTTACGCACAAATTGCACAAAGCGTTACTACTATACAAGATTGGAATAGCGTATATAGAAAAGCAAAACAAAAAGCTAATTTAATGGGAAAGCATATACGGTTAGATCCTGAACTAGAAACATTATTCTATCAGTATCCCGAATTTTTTAGTAATGAATATAAATTAAAAAAGGAAAACAAATGAGAGGATTAGAAATAGGTCCTGGTAAAATGAAGGTTGAAGGTTTTGAAACTTTTAATTTAGGAGATAAATTAAAATCAGATGGTGGCAAATCAGATCATCAAGGTGATGCAAGAGACTTGTCGAGATTTAAAGACGGTGAATTTGATTGTGTATATTCTTCTCACTGTATAGAACATGTTCATTGGTATCAAGTGCAGTCAACTATATCTGAATGGGCTAGAGTAATCAACCCAGGCGGTACTCTTGAGGTTTGGACTGTAAATGGATTAGATGTAATGAAAGAAATAATACATTACGAAAACACTGGCCAAACTACAAAAAAATTAAAAGTTAATTGGCGAAAAGAATTAACCAACCAAGATCCTTACTTATGGTTAGTAGGAAAATTATATAATTATTGTATAAATCCAGAAGATGATTTTGATTACCAGCTTCACAGGGCATTACTTACACCTAAATTTTTACAACAGTGTTTTAGGAATGCAGGTTTAAAAAATGTTAAGCAAATGACCATGGATCAAAATAGATTGCGTAACAGACATGGTTGGATTAACATGGGAATTATTGGTACTAAATGAATTTTAGATCTTTTGAAGATATGAATGTTAGTATTGTTAATGTTTTAGATAAAATAAGACAATACGATATAGATTTAGTTGTTGGTATTCCTCGATCAGGAATAGCACCGGCGGCATTTATTGCCTTACACTTGCAATTGCCATATGCAGATTTACAAACATATATTAATAGACAAGCCTCAGGCACAAGCGGCAAACGAATAGATTTAAAAGCAAAAAATAGAGTGTTGTTAGTAGACGATAGTATTAATACTGGTTCTAGTTTTAAAAAATCAATATCTTTGATTAAGGCAGCAAATATCGAAGACGAATTAATAAAGTTTGCAGTTTGGTATTCTGATAAAACAAATTTATCAGAAATAGATTTATGTGCAGATTTTTGTCCTCGTCCTAGAGTTTTCCAGTGGAACTTATGGAAGCATCATAAGTTAGGTAGATTTGGTACTGACATGGATGGAGTTCTGTGTAGAGATCCTAGTAAAAAAGAAAATGATAAAGGACCTAAGCTATTAGACTTTTATCATAGAGCAGAGCCTAAATTTTTACCAGAACGGCCTGTAAAATTTGTTATTACAAGTAGATTAGAAAAATATAGAGATGTTACAACCGATTGGTTAAAGCGTCATAATATACAATACGAAAAACTAATAATGAAAATAGATTCGAACATCAAGCACGGGGTGTATAAGGCAAATATAATTAACTCAAACAATATGCTAATGTATATAGAAAGCGATCCAAAGCAGGCTAAGCAAATTTCAGAAAGAGTAAATATACCTGTATGGTGTACTGACAATCAAAAAATATACAAAAAGGATGCATAATGAATACAGTAAGATTTCCTAATAGTAATTACTTCCAGTAACTCTCTTTTCTGTTAACCATAATATCGGATGCTTTAGACTTGCCTGTATTTTTACGATCACCCTTCATATGATCGATCCATTTACCTAAAATTGTATTAATTAAAGGATGTCCACCGCCACCTGATTTTGCTTCTTTAAGATACATTTCTGCACTATAGTCGAGTACATTATTACTAACTGGTTTTAAATTTTTTAATAGATGTCCAAATACAAAACTATCGTGCCATTCAACTAATTTAAAAATGCCGTTTTCTGCATCTTCGTACATACGTTCAAACTCTTTAAGAAACTGATGACACACCGGATGATTTAGGTTCATTCCATAAAAGCCACACTCTGGCCATGTTTGTGATCCTTTGCCTCTACCTACATATGTTATCCATTTATCTTCTGGAAGCAGATGTTTAAATTGTTCATATGACCATTCGCTGTGTACAAACGTATCTGCATCCATCCACACACACCAATCTTCGCTGCGTTCGCATGCATCATACACAGCATAGGTTTTATTAGCAAATCTTACAGCGTCCCATTTAAATTCTTTATTCCAGTCTTTACGTCCATTACGTGCAGGATGCTTTGCAATATTTCCATTTGCATGTGGAACATTTTTATATTTTTCTTTAAATGCATTTAGTTTTGGTAAAACTTCTTTAGCATCGAGTATTGTTATCTGTTCTGAATTAGGATTTACAGGCGAACAATCTTCTGCGTATACAAGTAATTTAATTTTAGAATCTACTTTTTCAGCAAACGAATTTAAAAAACGTTGGCCGTATAAGTTAAGTCCCGGCTTGTGAAAAGTTGTAACCACAGTTATGTTAGTCATGTTGAATCCTTTGTAAATACTACTGGAGTATTTAACAATGAGATTTAGTTTATTCAAAGAATATGGTGCAATGAATAGCAAGCCTGTTTTTGAAGCTTTTGAAAAAAGTCTTCGTAACGCAGGACATATTGTAACTGAAAGTGATATGCATGCCGATGTTGCTGTAATATGGAGTGTGTTATTTAACGGGCGCATGACTGGCAACAAGCCTATCTGGGACTATTATACAAAAACAGGTCGTAAAGTTATTGTACTAGAAGTCGGCGGAATAAAACGAGGTACAACGTGGAAGGTAGGGTTAAATGGAATTAATAGAGATGCTTATTTTGGTGATGGCAATAGCACTAATGATAGAGCACTTTCATTAGGATTATCAACAAAGAAATGGCGCACAGACGGAAAACATATTCTCATATGCGGTCAGCACAACAAAAGTTTACAATGGCAAGGCATGTCAAGTATAAGCAATTGGTTCTTAAACACCTATGACGAAATACGCAAACACACAGACCGCCCTATAATATTTAGACCACATCCACGTTGTAGATTAGAACATATAGAACGTGGTCTTAAACACGTATACAGACAGGAGCCTCGACATGTTAACGGCACTTACGATGATTTTGACATGGGTTTTAATAATATATGGGCTACTATCAGTTATTCGAGTAACCCGGGAATACATAGTATCATCGAGGGTGTGCCTGCTTTTGTTAGTACCCACAGTCTTGCTTACCCTGCAGGCAATGACATTAATTTCTTACATGATATTGAACAGCCTCTAATGCCGGATAGAACACAATGGCTGAATGACTACGCATGGACAGAGTTTACCGTTGAAGAAATATCTGCCGGATTGCCATTAAATAGATTGACAAATATGCTATTATAAGTTATCTTATAGTATGCATGATAAAAACTTTACAATCGAAGATCTCCTTGAACTTATTACAGGTTTACAAGGAAAAGAAAAAATTGAAATAAATCCTACCGATACTACAATTATGTATAGTATTGCTAGACAGGTTTTCAAAGGTACATCGTTAACTGATAGACAATATAATTTAATGCAGGAAAAACTGCAAAATTATAAAAATCAGTTTATAGAAAAAAATATTAATTTTGATCATGCTGTACAAACCTTAAGAAATCCTTTGAGACATATAGATCGTAGTAAGTATATAAAAACTATTATAATGAATAAACCCTTACACGGAGTCGATAATACTCAAGAATGGTTAGAGGTAAGATTTCCTTTTGCAAAAAAACTTATAATGGTCATTAATGATATTCCTTATAAAACAGATGATACTTACCATCATGAAAAAGGTTCCCATGTACATCATTTTTTAAAAACTGAACAGATGCTTTTGCATGTAATTTCTGGATTTTTAGAAAAGAATTTTGAAATAGATAAAACATTAATAGAAGAATATCTTGAACTAAAGAAAATTAAAGATAATCCATTAGACCATTTACCCTGTATTTTTGAAAACAATATTTTTAATGTAGATGACAATATTGTTAACGAATTTAAAGAATATTCGCCATTACAATTAATTGATAGACATCGTAGATACGGATTAGTAAATTTAGATAAACTTGAAGCAAATAGTTTAATTACACAACTTGCTTATAGAGATGATACTTCGTACTTGTCTAATCCAACTGTTGAATCAATAGATAGTATTATCGAATGTATTTACACACTAGATAGATTTCCATTGCTTGTAATTTTAGATGAGCAAACAGCAGAGTCACAGATATATGAAATATATAATAGCATTAAAAATATTGTTTTAAATGCAGAGCAGTCGGTTTTGTTTAGACAAGAAGGACAGACAGAATTTAATAGTTTTGTTAAAGAAAAAAATCTTAATAATTGGGTTGACAACACTACAAAAGTAGTGTATATTAATAATAATAAACTTCCAAAAATAATGATTAAAAATGAATGGAACCCGATTACAACACTAATGTTTGGTAGTAAAACAAATAGATATATTGATTCATATGTACAAAGTACATGCGATTTAATAATTTATAGAGACACAATGATTAGTCCTCTTAGAAGGTATTCACAATATTATGGCAACTTGTAAATTAATAATCGAAGACGAAGTAAACATTAAGATCGAAGGACTTGATGTAGATGTACGTCGAAAATTAGCAAACGCTCTTAAGTTTGAAGTGCCGTATGCAAAGCACATGCCACAGTACAAGCTAGGACGGTGGGATGGAAAGGTTGCCTTTTTTGGAATCGGCGGCACTGGATATGTTAATCATCTTGATGTTGTACAAGAAGTACTTGCTAAGAACAGAGTACAAATTGTTGACATTGAAGATAAGCGACATCCGATACAGTTAAACTTTACGCCAGTTACAGAAACATACTGGAAAGACCAAGGTGTACAATGGCCAGAAGGTCATCCAGCAGAAGGCGAAGATATTATTCTACGTGACTATCAAGTAGAAGCAATTAATAATTTTTTGAATAATCCACAGAGCTTGCAACAGATTGCTACTGGTGCAGGTAAAACTATTACCACAGCAACGCTGTCACACATAAGCGAACCGTATGGTAGATCTTTAGTAATTGTTCCTAACAAGTCGTTAGTAGAACAAACAGAAGAAGACTATATTAACTGCGGTCTCGATGTAGGGGTGTACTTCGGAGACAGGAAGATGTTAGGTAAGACTCACACTATTTGCACTTGGCAATCCTTAAATATTTTGGACAAGAAGCATAAAGACGGAAGCGCAGTGTTATCACTAGCTGAGTTCTTAGAAGGTGTAAGCACTATTATTGTTGACGAAGTACACCAAGCCAAAGCAGAAGTTCTCAAGAACTTGCTTACACGCAACCTACGGAATGCACCCATACGTTGGGGACTAACTGGTACAGTACCCAAAGAGAAGTTTGAGTTTGAATCAATACACGCTTCGTTAGGACCTGTGATCGGTAACATCAGTGCAAAGGAATTACAAGACAAAGGTGTACTATCACAATGTCATGTTAATGTAGTACAATTAATAGATACAGTAGCACATGCAGGCTACCAAGAAGAATTAAAATATCTAACAACAAACACAGCAAGATTAGAATATATAGGCAAATTATTAAACACAATAAAAGACACAGGCAACACACTTATACTAGTAGATAGAATTAGTGCTGGCGAAGCACTTGCAGAACTTATACCCAACGCAACGTTTGTAAGCGGTGCAGTTAAAGTAAAAGATAGGAAAGAAACATATGATACAATTCGTGAAGGCGACAATGAAGTTATTATCGCAACCTATGGAGTTGCTGCCGTGGGTCTTAACATTCCTCGTATTTTTAACTTGGTTCTTTTGGAGCCTGGGAAGTCCTTTGTAAGAGTAATTCAATCAATTGGTAGAGGCGTAAGAATAGCAAAAGACAAAGACTTCGTGCAAATATGGGACCTTACATCAACATGTAAGTTTGCGAAGCGGCACCTTACTCAGCGTAAAAAGTTTTACAAAGAGGCGCAGTATCCATTTACAATAGAAAAAGTGGATTGGAATTAATATATGAGAATATTAACATTAGAAAATAAATGCTTTGAGTTAGATGATTTACCTGAACAAATAGACGACGATATAAGATTTTCTGTTCTTGATAATAGTAATCCTAAAGAACCAGATTTCTTCTTTATTCCTTTGATCTTTTTAGAATCATTTAGCGCACCGGCGATGGTACTAGAGATAGACGGTCATGAAATTACAATGCCAGTTGATTGGAGTGTAGCTGTAGGATGTAGCGAAAGTGGAAATGATTTAGAAATATTACCATTAACTAGTTTAAATGATAGAGGGTTCGAAGCCTTCTTGTTTAACCCGATGACTAGTTATAAAACAGAATTTAAAGAATTAAAAATTGTAAATTTTTATTCTGACGTAAAATGGTACTTTCCGAAAGTAAAAAACGGACAATTACTTACTGTACCTATTACAACAGGCGAGAAACCTTTGTGCGCATATTTTATTAAAGAAATTAGTAGACAGTGCGAAGTTATAGAATACTCACTTTTAATTTAGAGAAAGGAAATAATATGGGAATTAAAGCAGGAAAAATTTGGGGTAACACAGAGTTGATTCATGCAAACGGAGCATTAGAGTTTCATCGCATTGAATTCAATAAAGGTTACAAATGCTCGGAACACGAACATCAATTTAAATGGAATGGCTTTTATGTAGAGTCAGGACAGATGCTTGTGCGTGTATGGCAAGATGACCAAGGACTAGTTGATGAAACTATTCTAAACGCAGGCGACTTTACACAAGTTAAGCCAGGCAAGATTCATCAGTTCGAAGGACTCGAAGACGGTGTAGCATTTGAACTATACTGGGCTGAGTTTAATCACGATGATATTGTAAGACGTACAAGTGGCACAGAAGTAAAATAATGAAAGTGTTTCCATTATCTGATTATTATTATATCAATGATGTTGTAAAACATATTGATTATAAAGATGTTATATTAACTGACATTTCTATGATGTCAATTGAGCAATCTAAATCAGATTTTGAAAACATTAGTAATTTTGATTATCGTAGAGACGATACTGTAAAAAGAGTATACGAACATAATTTTCGTAATCTTATAACTCCTTATGTTGCTGAACTAGGAAATAAGTTAGGATTTATTGAGTACTATATACATGGCTTTTGGTTTCAGCAGTATACAAAAAATGATTTTCATAGTTGGCATAATCATCATAGTTGTAATTTTTCTAATGTATATTTTTTAGAATTGCCTAAAGGTAATTATGCAACCCAACTTTACGATATTCAGAAAAATAAAATTATTGAAATTGAAGGCGTCACTGAAGGTTGCTTACTTACATTTCCAGGTCATTATATACATAGATCCCCTATGCTAGAATCAGATACACGTAAAACAATTATTAGTTTTAATACAAGTTTTAACGAAGTAGATTATAAACGTATAAATGAGAATTTGAATGAGTAAACAAAATTCACCAGTTTAAGAATTTAGAAGATGGTGTCGCTTCTAAATACACTGGTTCGAATAACCACAACGACATTGTTCGTTGAATACTAGACACCGTAACAAGAAAGAAGAAGTAGAATGTTTAAAAACATAGATAAGAAGATGATGCTAAAACTTGCACTATTGCACGTTGTAGTCATCACAATTAGTAATGCACTAGTTGCAATTCCAGTAGAGATTGCTGGTATTAAATTAACCTGGGCAGCATTTACGTTCCCATTAGTTATTCTAGCAACTGACTTGACAGTTAGAATGTTAGGTAAGAACATTGCTCGAGCAACTATTGCAGCAGCATATCCGATTGCAATCATTACAAGTATTGCAGTAGTACTAGCAGAAGGTGCACCGGAGAGTGTAGCAATGCGTATCGGCTTTGCAAGTGCAACAGCATATGCAGTAGGTACAATGCTTGATGTATATGTATTCCAGTACTTTAGAGAAAACTGGTCAAAGCAATGGTGGATTGCTCCGGCGTTGTCAACTGTAGTTGCAAACATAATCGACAGCTATACATTCTTTGCAGTAGCATTTAATAACTCAGCAGATGAGTACATGGCTGCTAATTGGATGGAAATTGCAACAAGTCAAGCAGGCTTAAAGATTGCTGTAGGCTTAATTATCTTCCTACCAGCATATGGGTTACTACTACGTTACATGAATGGTACGTTAAGTGATGCTCCAGTAAAAGCAACAAAAAAGGTAGCTAAGAAAAAAGCACCTGCTAAGAAGGCAAAATAGTTTGGGAAATTTGATTCCAAATGAAGTATTGATATATGAGCGTAGCAACGGTGTTGTTTACGCTCATTATCGAGACAAGCCTGAGATACCTCGTTGGATTATAGGCGGAGATCCAGGTGCTGTTGCAAGAGCGCAAGGAGAGCTATTAGACTATGGCGAATGGCAGAACATGTGTCAGTTAGCAACACAAAATACTACACTAAAAAAATTAATGGACAAGCTAGTAACAACCTATTACATGGTAAAGGATAACAAATGAACAACTATATTTTTACAAGCGAAAGTGTAAGTGACGGGCATCCTGACAAGGTTGCAGACCAAATTAGTGATGCACTAGTAGATGCCGGACTTGCTAATGGCGATGAAACAACTCGTGTAGCTATTGAAACGCTTGTAACTACTAATATGGTTACACTAGCAGGCGAAGTAAAAAACTTTAACGTAACTGGAGATCAAGTTAAAGAGATAGTACGTAATAAAGTCAAAGAAATTGGCTATGAGCAAGATGGGTTTCACTGGGACAACTTGCGTATCTATAATGAGATCCACGCACAAAGTGGAGACATTGCATTAGGCACAGACGATTTTGGTGCAGGAGATCAAGGCTTGATGTTCGGATATGCCTGTAATCATACACCCAGTATGATGCCAGCACCTATCCATTACAGCCATGAGATACTAAAGAACTTAAAAAGCAAACGTGGTGCTATACTAGGACCAGATGCTAAGAGTCAAGTAAGCGTAGAATACTATGGTGCTAGACGTGACGGTGTGATCAAACGTATTGATCAAGTTGTGATAAGTACACAGCACACAGAAGGCAACGTAGAAGAAGCAAGGCATCTTTGTAAACTTGCCGCAATGGAAGAATTAGGAGACTTAGTCGATGAAAGAACTACATGGCATCTTAACCCTACTGGAAATTTCGTTATTGGTGGTCCTGACGGTGATGCAGGTGTTACTGGGCGGAAAATTATTGTTGATACTTATGGGGGTTTTGCTCCTCATGGTGGCGGTGCGTTTAGTGGCAAAGATCCCACCAAAGTCGACAGAAGTGCCGCCTACATGGCACGATGGCTCGCCAAGAATGTAGTAGCAGACAATATGGCAGACTGGTGCAATATCCAGTTGAGCTATGCTATCGGTGTCAAAGAACCTACAAGTATCTATGTTGATTCAAACGGACACAATGCTAGTATTGCTAAGTTTATCGAACGTGAAATTGACCTGACCCCAAAAGGAATCATTGACAGATTTGGATTATTCAGTTATACTAACTATAGTGAAAATTGTACATATGGACACTTTGGTGACAACGATGTACCATGGGAAAGTATAGGCTGGTAATGAGTAAAAAGACATGCGATGCATTTTTTTGTAGTAATAAATGCAGTGCAAAATATAGATACTGTTATAGCTGTGCTAGAAGCAGAGGCTTAGTTGGAAACAATGGATTAGGTATATTTGGATGGGCAGTTATACTTTTAATTCTGTGGGTAGTATTTTATTAAGGAAGAAAAATGAGAATAATAGCAGGACCATGTCAGCACGAAACACTAGCACAGTCTAGCGAGATTGCACGTGAGTGTAAACGTGTATGTGACAAGTATGGAATTGAGTATTACTTCAAAGCAAGTTTTGACAAAGCCAATCGTAGTAGTATCAAAGGCAAACGTGGCGCAGGCATGGAAGCAACGCTTACAGACTTTTTAGCACTAAAAGTATTGCTAGGCGTAAAGACGCTAACAGACGTACATGACGCAGTACAGGTTAGACGTATTGAACGACAGTTTAAGGATGCAGTTGATGTCTATCAGATTCCTGCGTTCTTGTGCAGACAAACAGATCTTATTCAAGCAGCCTGTGATACAGATAAGATTGTTAATATTAAGAAAGGTCAGTTCCTAGCACCGTGGGATGTAAAAGGTATCCTTTCAAAAACAGAAGATGCTAAAGAAGTTTGGATAACAGAAAGAGGTACTAGTTTTGGATATAATACTTTGGTTGTTGATTTTACTGGGCTTCAGTATATGCTTGACAATTACGATGTACCTTGTGTTTTTGATGTTACCCACGCTGTCCAAAAGCCAGGAGGCAATGGGGAATCGAGTGGCGGTAATCGTGATTACGTTCCAGGTCTTGCTCGTGCTGCCTCTGCTATGGGCATTAACAACTTCTTTATAGAAGTACATGCTGATCCAGACAACGCACCTAGCGATGGTCCCAACATGCTTAAACTAGAAGACTTTGAAGGAGTTGTTAGAGATATTATTGCACACCAATATACAATACAAGAAATAACAACTATTGAATTATGAAGGGAAAAATTTATGAGCACAATAATATTAATTCCTGCTAGACTAGAAAGCACACGCTTTCCTGAAAAAATGTTAGCAGACCTTAATGGAAAAACCTTAATTAGGAATGTATGGGAAAAATGTCAATCATTTGGATATCCGTCATATATAGTTTCAGATAGTAGAAAAGTACTAAATCAGTCTCCGTTATGCTTTTTTACCCAGCCAGCGGAAAATGGAACTGAACGCATTTCGATTGCTACTGATGGCTCTCAAGTAACGGCTACAAAAATAATAAATGTGCAAGGAGATATGCCAGATATTACTTTAGATATCATAAAAGCTGTTGAGCAAAAACTAGACGATTATTCAGTTTCGACTGCATACACGAAAATGTCTAAGGAAAATCAACAAGATCCTAATAGTGTTAAGATGATTCATAATGGAGATACTGCACACTGGTTTTGCAGAGCCCCACTGGAATACGGAGATCATCATTTAGGTGTTTATGGTTATAGACTAGAAGAAATAGCAACCTATAGAAATTTAAAAAAATACAAAGAAGAAGAAAAAGAACAACTTGAACAGTTGCGCTGGATACAAAACGATGTTACAATAGGAGTAACAGAAGTTGATTTTAACGGTATTGAAATAAACACTCCACAAGATTTAGAAAGGTGGAAACAAAACAATGGCTAGAGAACTAATAGACAACAAAGATAAAAAATTAATCGAGCAGTGGCTAGAAAATAATAAAATTACTGTTTGCGAGTCAGGTGCTATTACTGAAAATATTGAATATACATTTGGTTCAAAGAAAAAGAAAGCGCCAGAAAAAAATGCCAAATAAACATATAGACCTATTTAAAGAAATGATTCCTGCATTAGATGCAGGAATTAAAGACATGTGGGAAGCGGCTGAAGAAGACGGACAAAAAGAAATCAAAGGCGACCTATGGAATCTTAATAGATATATGAGTAGTGTTTCTGGTAATAGAGAAAAACAAGAACTTGCTGTGTTTAAAACAAACGAATATTATAATAAAAACTGGGCTATACTAGGAAACAAACATCCTAAACTACAATGGTTAATTTTATGTCAATGCGGTAATACAGGAAAAAAAGAATTTCATCCGTGGATCGGTTTTAAAAAACGAGACGGAAGTACAGGCAAAGCAATGAAATTATTAGAACAAATTTATCCGCATATGAAGACAGACGAGGTAGAATTACTTGCTAAAACATCTACAAAAAAAGAACTCAAACAATTGGCTCAAGAACATGACATTGACGTCAAACTCTGATAAACCATACAAGTGCGAATACTGCGGAAGCAGTTATGTAAGAGAAAAAACTCTTGCAGCGCATATGTGTGAGAAGAAGCGCAGAGCTTTGCAGAAAGATGAGAAACGTGTACGTTATGGCTTTTATGCTTTTGGTAGATTCTATAAACTAAGTGCAGGCAATAAAAAAGAAAAAACATATGAAGAGTTTTGTGCAAGTCCTTATTATAATGCATTTGTAAAGTTCGGCAGTTTCTTAAACAATGTAAAGCCTCTGTATCCTGAAAAGTATATTGACTATGTTGTTACTAGTGGAGTTAAACTTGACCACTGGTGCAAAGAAGAAATGTACGAGAAATATGCAATTGATCTTGTACTTAAAGAAGATGTAGCAACGGCACTGGAGCGCAGTGTAACAACAATGATGGAATGGGCAAGTGAACATGAGCCTGCTCCTTGGAATCACTATTTTCACCACATTAGCCTTAACAAAGCAGTATGGAATATTAGAGATGGTAAAATAAGTCCGTGGCTTATTTTAAATTGTAAAAGCGGTAAGGATTTATTAAGTAGATTAAATGATGAACAATTGTCTCTTGTATATCATGTTATTAATCCACAACATTGGGCATTACGGTTTAAACGACAACCGAACGATGTACAATTAGTAAAAGACATAGTAAAAGAAAGTGCATTATGAAAATATTAATATTTGGATTACCCGGTAGTGGCAAAACTACGCTAGCAACGCCCTTTGCCCAACTATTAGGCGGCGTGCATATCAATGCAGATGCAGTACGCACAAAGTATGACGACTGGGACTTTACACCTGAAGGACGTATGCGACAAGCACAGCGTATGCGTCATCTAAGCGACGGTGTTGTAATGGCAGGTAAGATTGCTATTACAGACTTTGTATGCCCTACAGAAGCAGCACGTAACGCCTTTGACCCTGACTTTACAGTGTGGATGGATACTATTAAAGAAGGTAGGTTTGAAGATACAAACAAAGTATTTGAACAACCGCCTAAATGCGATTATCATGTAGCAGAGTGGTTTGAGGATACACACCAAACACTAATGCTTGCAGTTGAAAGATACCAATATTGGAGAGCAAAAAATGTTTGATAGATTTAAGCCTACTACACAAATGTTAGGCCGTTGGCAACCTTGGCATGCTGGACATACAGAACTGTTTAAACGAGCTCTTGCCGAAACAGGACAAGTATGCATACAGATTAGAACTGTACCACAAGACACAGATGCGTCAGGCGGACGCACAGCAACACAAGATGACAATCCGTTTATTGTTACTGACGTAGAAGAAAACATCAAAAAAGAACTAGCAAAAGAAGGCTTTACTTATAACGAAGAATATGTTATTATGATAGTTCCAAACATTGTAGACATTAGTTATGGAAGAGGCGTTGGATATACATTTACTGAACACGATTTAGGTAAAGATATACACGACATTAGTGCAACAAAAATACGCAAAAAGATGAGAGAAGATGGCAAACTTTAGAGAATTAAAAAACGGCGTAACTGTATATGAACTTGAAAAGCCAGTAGAACTTATTGTCAAAACAAAAGCACCTATGAAGTGGAAATTAGTTGATAGAGAGACTGGAGAAGAGTATATCGGATGTACACCCAAAGATGGTGAATACCACTGGAGTAAAATAGAGGGATCAGATGATTAAATACGTTATAGACTTTTTTAAAGATAGTTATAAACTATCACCGTTTGCATTTTATTGCGAACTAATTGAAGCTGTAATGCTGATAGGTGCTAGTGCAGTATTAACATATACTGTGCTAGATCCTGCAACTAAGATCTTTATTCCTATGTATCTAGTAGGAAGTATTCTTGGTGTAATTAGTACGTGGATTCGCAAAGCAGGGTTTGCTATCGTGTTAACATTATGGTTTGTAGTAATGAATTCAATTGCTATGATACAATTATTTTTATTATAGGATAGAGTATGCCAGATATTGATATTGACTTTGCTGATCGTAATATTATCTTAAATAAGATACAACACCGAACGGCAAAATTAGATACAGGCAAGAAGCATAACACCGGAGTTTACGCAACTGAGATTCCGCATAACCCTGTAGATAACCTATCTACAATTGAACATAAGACAGCAGAAGAGCGTGGATACTTTAAACTTGATTTTTTAAATGTAAGCATATATAAAGATGTAAATGACGAAGTACATTTACAATCACTAATGCAGAAAGAACCACAATGGACTCTATTACAACACAGCGACTTCTCAGATCTAATCTTCCACCTCAACAACCAGCATCAGTTGTTAAAGATTTTAAAGCCTTGTTCAGTGGAACAACTAGCAGCAACTTTAGCAATTATTCGGCCAGCCAAGAGATACTTGCTGAACGAAAGTTGGGAAACGATAATGAAAGAAGTGTGGACAAAGCCGACTGACGGTGCATACTACTTTAAGAAAGCACATGCTATAAGTTATGCTATGGCATGCGTAGTACATATGAATTTAGTATGCGAGAATTTTAGCTCTTAGGCTTTCTAATAAGTTGAACGTGTTTTCGTTTAACTCTTTTAATTGATAAGTTATTTAAATTTACACAAGGGCCTAATGACACTCTTACGTCTTTAGAGTTCATTGTTACAATAGAATATTTAAATGGATCTAATTCACTTTTCAAGAATATGTTAATAGGTATCATTCTATTTGATTCCCACCACCACACATCTCCTAGTTCTAAAAATTTTGTTTTTTCTATTTCAGTGTTTATATTAGTATACACATACATACTAGTTACCCATTGATCTTGATTTATGATTATACCAATGTATTCATTTCCGCCATAAGTTACTACACTTAAAAATGGAAAATTATCTTTTATATCTTTTGTTAACATGCTTTTCCGATAAATATTAGTATGCAATTAGTACCTAGATATTTAGTCTCAAACACAACCACAGCCGTAGTAGATATGGCAGGATTCATTACGGAGTATAGACCAGTGTATAATAAACAACTTCAAGTATATAAAGGCATTGATAATGTCTTAGATTTTAGACTATTAAATGCAGATCAAAAAGCAATTGACCTTTCTAGTTATACTATGAAATTTGTAGCATTTGATGAAAATAAAAATCTAGTAATCGAACATGACGGAGTTCAACTTACATCAGATGGATCAACTCCGATAAAAGGATTATTTAAAGTAACTGTTACAGAAAATGATTTACTTAATATTAAAGATCAATATCTAAGTTATAATATATACCTTAATGATCAAGATGACACAAATGTAATAACTTATTCTAATAGTCATTTTGGCAACGACGGAATAATAAAAGTTAATAGTAGTGCATTTCCTGGAGCAAAAGAATCTAAAAGCATTTCTACATTTACACAAGTAACAGAAGATACCCCGTATTGGATTTCAGAATCAATTAATGCAGAACCAGGTATTAATGGTAATGAAGCATTACACACTGCTGCTATCTATAGCGATAGCTATATAGGGGATATAATATTACAAGGTACACTTGATAATCAAATCGATGAAAGCACTTACTGGTCTGATATTACTACTGTGAGTTTTACAGGATCAGAGTCAGAACCTTCGTTTGTAAATTTTAATGGTGTACTAAGTCATCTAAGATTTAAAGCAACAACTTCTCCTGCAGATAGTATTACAAAAATATTAATTAGAAATTAACTTGACAATATTATAACTTGATGCTAGTATAATTGTATGAGCATCGTATCTGACACCTTGACTTTATATTTGCCTGCAAAACGTAAAACCACTCCTAGTGGTTGGACTAGTTTCATTGCACCCTGTTGTATACATAACGGTGAAACACAAGATACGAAAGGCAGAGGCGGAGTTATACATGAAGGTGAAGCAGTAAGTTTTCATTGTTTCAACTGTGGATACAAAGCTAGCTGGCAGCCAGGACGTAATCTTAGTTATAAGTTTAAGAAGTTACTTGAATGGCTTAATGCGCCTGACGACGAAATTACAAAACTAGCATTAGATGTTATGCGTGAAAACGAAGGGGTTGAAGTAAAACAACACAAAGTTGAACTACCGGAGTTTAGTACTGTACAATTGCCAGAAGATGCTATTAAGATTACAGATATAAAAGAATTCAACAAGTTTAGTATGTCTATATTAGAATATATGTCTGCAAGACAGTTGAACTTAGACGATACAGATTACTATTGGTCACCGAGTCTTGCTTATCGCGATAGACTTATTATACCTTTCTACTACGAGGGGCGCATAGTCGGATATACAGCCCGTACAGTAGGGGAAAGCAAAAGCAAGTACCTGACTACTATGCAACCTGGTTATGTGTTTAATTTAGACGAACAAGGTCCTAATAAGATATTCTGCATACTATGCGAAGGACAAATTGATGCATTACACATAGATGGCTGTGCCATCGGTGGTAGTGACATAGGTGATGCACAAGCATTGTTGCTCAACAGACTAGGCAAGGATATATATGTTGTACCGGATAGAGACAAAGCAGGTAGCAAACTAGTTGAACAAGCTATTGACCGAGGCTGGCATGTTAGCATGCCTGACTGGGATCAAGACATTAACGATGTAGGTGATGCTGTTGATAAGTATGGTAGACTATACACATTGTATAGTATTGCAAGTGCTGCTGAAAGTAGCCCATTAAAAATTAGATTGAGAGCAAAGAAATGGTTTTAATTAAGAAAGTTTGGTCTATATTTATTTGGCCGTATACACGAGTTAAAGAAGAAATACGATTTAGAAAACGTTTAAAAGAATTACGCAAGAAGGACCCGTTTATTTACAAATGATTACTTGGGGTATAAGTGCAAACAGTCACGATGCAGCATTGGCTGTATTTACTGACAACGGTTTAGAATTTGCTAGCCACACTGAACGGTTCAGCGGAGTTAAGAATGATCCGCATCTTAACAAAGAGATAATTAACTATGCACGACAATTTGGAGAACCGGATGAAATTATTTGGTACGAAAGACCCTTTAGAAAAACTCTTAGACAGATTCGAGCTGGACAAGGACTTCGGTTGGCCGAAAATAATGTTAATCGTTATCTTCGACAGTATGGTATATCTGCTCCTATTCGTTATACTGATCATCACCTTGCCCATGCTGCTGCCGGTTTTTATACTAGTCCTTTTAGAGAAGCCACTGTTGTTGTTATTGACAGTATCGGTGAATTTCAAACACTCACTATTTGGAACGGAGCCGACAACGGACTCAAAAGAATCTACTCGCAAAGCTACCCACATTCCGTTGGACTATGGTACTCGGCCTTCACGCAGAGACTGGGACTGAAGCCACAGGAGGATGAATATATCCTTATGGGCATGGCAGCATATGGAGACCCCCTAAGGTTTTTCAACGAGATACTAGAAGAATTTTTTCACCCTCTTGAAGATGATAGCCTTAAACAGATCTTCTTTAACAAGCCAACCATCAAACTTAAACACAACTTGCATAGAGGATGTCAGTGGTGGCGCCCAGACCTTACTACAGAGCAAGACATGTTTGACATAGCGGCTGCTGTGCAAGGAATATATGCGTACATATTGAAGTACATCAGCAACTGGGCTAGATGGAAATCGCCATCGGGTAACCTAGTGTTGATGGGAGGGTGCGCTCTAAACTGTAGTGCAAACGGCACTATCAAGAGTGATTGGAACGATGTATGGATTATGCCCAACCCGGGTGATGCAGGAAGTGCTATAGGTGCTGTACTAGCGCATAGGAAAGAGTTTATGCCTATGCCACATGTGTATACAGGCTACGAAATAGAAGGAGATTATCCCGTTGAAGAAGTTCTACATGAGTTGCTTACTACTGGTATTTGCGGTGTCGCCAATGGTAGAGCAGAGTTCGGGCCCAGAGCTTTCGGACATCGCTCCTTACTTGCAGACCCCCGCGGCACAGATATCAAGGACAGAGTCAATACCATCAAGCGTAGACAGAAGTTTAGACCCTTTGCTCCAGCGATCCTCGAGGAGCATGCCTCTGCCTATTTCGACGGATATGTCAGCCCCTTCATGCAATACACTGCAACTTGCACGGATCCTGGATTACCTGCAATTGTCCACGGGGACGGCACCTCTAGGGTACAGACAGTTTCTGCTAATCAAAGCGTGGGCTTTAGAAAACTGTTAGAACGCTGGTATGAGGAAACTGGATGCCCTATACTACTGAACACAAGTCTCAACATCAAAGGCAAGCCTATGGTTAATACTGTAGAGGATGCAGTAGAATTTGAAGAACACTATGGAGTAAAGGTATGCACGGCTGCTGCAACAACGTAATACAAACAGAAAACAAACAAATAATTGAGTTTGACAATCACAAGTTTTGTGTTATAATAAGATATTGTAAGACATGTGGACAAGTAAAAGCGCAATCACATATAACGGAAGCAAAGAATGGCAACTAGACAAAACACAGACTATGGATATGATATACAAAAAGTATATCTAGAAATGATGATGAGCGATGCTGAGAGCTTTGTACGCTGTCAAGCTGTGTTTGATCCAGATAGTTTTGATAGAAGACTAAAGGCTCCGGCAGAGTTTTTAAACAATTATGTTATGGAACATAATGCATTGCCTACGCTCGATATGATTAATGCAGCAACTGATGTACAATTAAAAGACGTAGGCGAACTGCAAGAGAATCATTACGATTGGTTGATGCAAGAGTTTGAAACATTTAGTAAACACAAAGCACTAGAAGCGGCAATCCTAAAGAGTGCTGACTTGTTAGAGAATGGCGACTATGGTGCATGTGAAGACTTAGTTAAGAAGGCTGTACAGATAGGTTTGCAAAAAGACTTAGGTACAAACTATTATGCTGATCCAAGAGCTAGACTAGAAGGCATTAAGAGTACAAACGGACAGGTAAGCACAGGCTGGCCAGCTATGGATAAGAAACTGTTTGGTGGCTTCAACAGAGGCGAGCTGAATATCTTTGCAGGTGGCTCGGGTGCAGGTAAGAGTTTGTTCCTTGCTAACATTGGTGTTAACATGGCTGAGAAAGGCTTGAACGTAATCTACTTGACACTAGAGCTTGCAGAGAGTCTAGTTAGTATGAGACTTGATAGTATGACTACTGGCATTCCGAGTCGTGATGTGTTTAAGAGCATTGACGATGTCGAGATGAAAGTTAAGATGATCGGCAAAAAGTCAGGTGCGTTCCAGGTCAAGTATATGCCATCGGGCAAGACAGCAAACGATGTACGTTCATACATCAAAGAGTATGAAATTAAAACTGGCAAGAAGGTAGACGTGCTACTGATTGACTACTTAGACTTGTTAATGCCAGCAAGCACAAAGGTAAGTGCAGAGAACTTGTTTATCAAAGACAAGTACGTATCGGAAGAGCTACGTAACCTAGCAATGGAATTGAACACAGTGTTTGTTACAGCGGCACAGTTGAACCGTGGTGCTGTTGAAGAAATTGAATTTGATCACTCGCATATCTCAGGTGGACTTAGTAAGATCCAGACTGCGGATAACGTGTTTGGTATCTTTACAAGTAGAGCAATGCGTGAACGTGGACGCTATCAACTACAGCTGATGAAGACACGTAACAGTAGTGGCGTAGGACAAAAGATTGATCTAGGATTTAACTTAGACACACTACGCATTGAAGACTTAGGTGAAGAAGATGAACAAACAACAACAGGATCTCAAACTGGATCATCGTTACTGAATAATTTAAAACGTGGCGGCGGCACAACTACGCCGGCAGATACAGTAAGTGAAAATCCTAGTGAAGGCGGCAATGTAGGTAAAATTAAAGCAGAAACAAATAGTACACAATTAAGAAACTTTCTAAATAATTTAGGAGATTAAAATGATCTGGATGGAATATAACATCAATCAAGCTGGTGACAATTTTCGTATCGAAGGCGATTGGCACGGTGAAGTTATGGGACTAGACAGACAAGGTAATCCTGGTAATAAAGATCGTCCGTTGTATCAACCCGGCGATGTGTTTATAGTTAATCAAGACGGATGGTTAGTTAAGACTGACGAAGTTAATGCACTACTGTTAAAACATGAGTCAAAAAAATGAGATACTATCTAGGACAGTGTGAATACAAATGGACACACGCTGATTCCGAGATGGAACATTTATGGATACGTCGAGAACTAGGTGACGAATTATATAAAACTGTAGAGTCTAACAATTGGGAATGGCAACTACTTCGCACTAGTTCAACATCGTTACCCGGGGATATCTACTGTCGCTGTGACATATATGTAGAGATACCAGACTCT